GATACAGGTAATGGCTTTGATGGCGGAGGTGGTGCGTTCATTGACGGATTAGTTCGCTTACCTGCATCTGGTACTGTTAAAAATTTATATACGATTTGCGCTGCACCAGGAGATGGAGGAGGCAGCGCCGACCCTAATTCACAGAACTCAAAAAATGGGGGTTTTGGAGGTACAGGATACGCGTTCAGTAATAATTCTCTCCAAAGTTCAAACGGCGGTCTTGGCGGCAACGCAGGGAATGAAGAACAAAGCGGCGGTGCGGGTGGTGGTGGTGGCAGCGGCGCGCTATGGTATGAAGCAGATGGGTTATTTATACCTATTGCCGTATCTCCTGGCGGCGGCGGCGGCGCCGGCCTGGGGCATACCCCTAATATTAAAGATCCAAGTATAGTACCAAGTAATAGATTGAATAAAAACATTTTTATTGATATTAACGCCGGAATTTTTTTAGGTGGCATTGCCGGTCAGGGATCAAATAATCTACCTCCACAGGTTACTTCGCCATCATACGATGGCGGTGCGGGTGGTGGTGGTGGTTCGATGTCTGGTACCGGCGGAATCTACCCAACTGAATTCATACAAGGACAAACCCGACCGCAAGATGAAACTGCCGGCACAGGCGGCTCTACTGGTTTTGCTCAATATAATACTTCTTACGTACTCTCGTCAAGTAATTATGCTTTCATTAATAATAATTCCAGCACCTCGAGGGGCACCGTCAACACCGGCTGGCAATCGGGTAATTATGGCTTTGGCGGTATTGGCGGCACCTTTTCTATATCGGGCAGTTCTGGAGTTCAAGGAGTTACTTCAATTGCGTGGAGCACTCAAGTTTCTCAACCTAACCTTACCCCACCTGGAGTTTAAATGATTAAGCATTCTTTTGTAATTGGCTCATTGAGCTGCTCTCAAACTAATCCGGCCAAGCCAGATCTTGTTGTTGCGCTGCAAGTACAGTTCATGGCCGTAGATGATACTGATGGAATTAGCGCAAATATGGGGGCAGTTCTAAAAATTACAGAACCCGATCAATTCATTCTATTTCATGAATTAACGGAAGGTGTAGTGAACTTATGGGTAGAAAATCACGAGCAGTTCACAAAGATTAAAGAAAGCCTTGAGGGTATTATTGCCATGAAGCAAAATCCGCCAGTAATTGAGCGTACAGCGCCGTGGATCTCTAAGGTTGTTGTTTAACATTACTTGACTCGGGTTGGCAAACCGGCGGATCTGCTAAATAACTGTGTTGAATACTGAACCTGAAATTAATTTTACTTATCGGGTTTTTGTGTTAAGATTCATCTATCGAACGTTGAGGCGCCGGACAGAACTACGTTACCCGGGCGAACGTTCACTAACCTTATTAAGAGAGTATCATGACTAAATTTTGTATGCAAACTTCAAATCGCTTCTGGCAAAATTGCCAGCGGTTTGATTTTGCCCGCAAAAATGAACATGAGATTAATACACACTTCCAGGCTGGAGGTTCTAAAGCGTAAGCTCTAGAAATCCAAATCCAACCTGGGAGACTATGAAAATAGTTTCCCAGTTTTGTTTTCGACTGGATTTAACAACCGCTTTAAGCTTAGCGGAATAGAAATAAGGTTGGACCGCGATGAAACTGTCGAGTAGCCTTCAGACAGACGAGTGCGATAAAGGCAAACAAATTTAATAGGCCTGCTGTGAAAGCAGCGGGTTTATTTTAAAGCGCAGCTAAGTGAACTAGACCAGGTAAGTAGAGCCAAAATCTCGAACTAGCGCGCTTTAAAATGAAGGGAGTAGGTGGATTGGCGACACGCAACCTTCTGAGGGTTGATGCACAAGGTTCGATTCCTTGACTCCCCGCCAACATTGCCGAGTGAGCTAGTGAAGTCATAGCGCTGGATTGAAAATCCGGAGAACATGGAGCGTTACCGTGACTCGGCACCAGAATACTACCGTTCCACTTCGGGTGAGGTGACCTGCCCTTCAAGCAGAGAAGACGAGTTCGACTCTCGTACGGTAGATAATTTGTTCCGTGATGACTGCTGGTAACGGTCAGTACCCTTTCAAGGTACCGCCTCAGGGCTAGGGTTCGACTCCCGTACGCGATACCATTTTTCGTGTTCGACTTCAGGTGAGGTCAGCGGGTAGAAAGCCCGCGTAGACAGGTTCGAGTCCTGTACACGGAATTAGTTATTCAGTCGTTTAAGTGTACTTTGCTCCAGTGTAGCTCAGTGGTAGAGCAGCTCCCTGTTAAGGAGACGGTCGTTGGTCCGATCCCAGCCTCTGGAGCAAAGTACATTTTAAAGTAACAACGCCTACACGGTGTAATCGCAAAAAACGAGAGCGTCTGTTCTCGTGATTAATTCTGTGTAGGCTTTTCAGTTGGGTGCAGGCGGATTGGCGACGCGCGACCTTTTGAGGGTCGAAGTACAGAGTTCGATTCTCTGGTGCCCTACCAACATTTAGTTCCAAGGTGTTCATGGACGCACACGGCCCTGTCACGGCTGAGGAGAGGGGATCGTTACCCCCTGGAACTGGCGAATATATGTCTGCCGATGGATACGGTTTTGGCCCTGCGAAGGCTGAACAGCAGGTTCGATTCCTGCCAGACGTACCAACATTAATGGGTCTTAGGCCGAAGAGGATTAGGCACCTGGCTTTTAACCAGACATTAGGGGGTTCGAGTCCCCCAGGACCCACCAATACAGCAGGCTGATATACTTACCAGCCTGCGCTACCAGTTAATCCAGGAAAATAATTCTAGCAGTACCGCTTTGCACGGTATTGAAGGTTATTGTAATTGTGTCTGGATCGTTGATAGTAATAGAGTCCGGAAAAATAACGGACTTGTTATTATCAAACGCCTGCACTATTACATTCTCCGAATTGAAGTTATGATTGACTACCCAGGTCATGGCGGGTGTAGTTACTGGCACGATTGCTTTACGAATACCATTTCCTGCAAGCGGCAAACCCACAAGAGCCCCGTTCACAAAGGCAAGTACCTGCCCTTCTTGAAGTGTAATAGCGTCGAACTGACGAGGTCCTGCACCACGTCGAACGATAATAGTTTCTTGGGCTGGGTCCGTGTTTAGGTAGCCACGTTTTGGCAATTCTACCTGGACAAAGTCTTCAAAAGCACTCATTATGCCACCTCTTCAATGTCTACTTGCAGGGTGCCGGTGGTATTAGCGCCAGCAAAGTCTGCATCGGTGAGGAAAAGAAAACCACCGTTTGGATTGTAAGTACCATCTGCGTTGGTGATGGTAAAGCCTGCAAAGAACTGTGAAGTATCAGTACGACGCGTCAGCACAGAAGATCCAGTATAGCTTGCGAGTGTTTTGGTAAAGTCAGTAACGTTAGTACCAATCGCTGCTGTTTGCGAGAATGCTGCAAAGACAAGAGTTCGACGAACAAAACCACCAACAACATAAGAGGCACCAGCGGTAATTGTAGAACCAGCTACATTTGCAATATTCGTTAAAACAAGCGTGTTAAACGTTTGTGATCCATCTACATCTGCATCAGTGATTCTGAGCGTACGTGAGTAAACTCCGGCTGAGAACGTCCATGCACCCTGAAAAGTTCCGCTTGAAGCAACTAGAGTTGGCAGCGCATTCAGCAGTTGATTTGCGGTAATACGTACCGTGTAGTCCTTACCCGCTGGTGTTGATGTAAGTCGGGTTGGATTTCCAACAATTGAAATTGCTGCTGTTGGAGCCGTATTTGCAATTGAAATAGCTGCTGTACTAACCGTAACTGCGGCGTTCGAAGTTTTTGTTGCGGTAATTGTATAGTTCTGAACTCCAATTACATAGCCACCGCTGACACGCGTTACGGTCTTTGTTGCACCATAGACTGATGGGTCAGTTACTGACAGATCTGCTGAAGAAGTGTATGTAACCGTATCTGCACTAGTAACAGCAGCGGTAACAGTCGAGGACTCTGTGCCCTTCAGCGCAGATTGACCAGTTGGGTAAGTAATAACACGAGCTGCAATGCCCGGATAAGTCTGATTCAGTGTAACTGTATTAGTGGTAAGGACGGTGGAACCAAAGGTTCCAAGAGCGTTGCGCGCCCGAACTGATGCACTTTGAACGCCAGATGCCGCGCCCACAATAAAGGTGCCTGTTAAAGTTTTAAATCCGGTACCACCTGAATCTGTTGCTCCCAGCGTTAGCGAAGAAATAGATTTTGCTGCACCGCTGACTATAACTTCAGCGTACGTTGCCGAGTTAGCTACAACACCAGAGATTGGCAGCACGTCATTTTGCTTTACCTCTGTTTGAGATCCTGGAAGCACTCCAATTGTGGCAGTCTGTACGGCTGGGCCTGCTTCAGCAACGGTGATTGTTGCAGTAGCTGTTGCATTTGTGTTTGACGTAATTGTGACAACAGAGTTCACAGTAATAATTAAGTCTGCAAAACCAGAGAAGAAGCGACGGTCAAACTGGTCTTCTGAAATGGTACCGGTAATTGGTCCACCGGCTTGTGGTGGCTCAGTTGTTACGGTAACAGTTGGAGAATAAAAAGCTGATCCACCCTCTGCAATAAATGAGACACGAACGTTTTGTGTATCAGTCGTGCCGTTAATAATGACCCTGTTTGCTGGAATAGTGTTGGGAACAAATTGCTTATTGCCAACAATACCCGTTGATGTTGGGGAAATGTCTGTGATGAACACACCCCCTACAATGGCACCCGAGATCACCTGAGCATCAACATATCTCTTTGTTGCTATTTCTTGAGGCAGTGTTGGATCAGTAGTCGCGGTGCTTTGATAAATCTTCATTTGTCAAGCTCCTGTTAATATAAAATACATCTTTAAGATACAAATCCATATTTATAAGTGCTGCCATGCCCCGTTTTGACGCGGGTGAAAATAAATGGCGGTATAACATTAACATCCCTCTGCTTACGGATTAAGCTCGAGCGCTTCGAACGCTTGATGGGTGGTTTGACTCCATCCAGAGGGGCCAAGTTTCAATGGTGCGTTTCGCGTGTTTGGTATTGTAAATACTTCATATTACCAAAGGGGAGTAACAATGATACTGCGTGAATTATTAAAATTGACAGAACAAAAGGTGTTTGCCACTGGCAAAAATGGAGCTCCAAGTAAATGCTTCCGGGAGGTTACATCACCTAGTTTGCCTAAAGATACCATCATAGGTTATGGCTCTGTCAGTGACGGAACAGAGACAGTTACACATGTGTTCCTTCTGGATGATAATGGAGACATTCAAGAACCAACCATGATGAAAGGGCAAACAGGCTTTGCGAAAGGCGCACCTATCACTCATCTGAAATACAAAGTGCTTGGTACGATTAAGCTTGGTGATCTGCCGAATGACGGCACTGATGGCATGCAGAAATGGAAAACTCGTGAAATAGCCATAGCAAAAATTGCCAATGAGGCAGCTAAGACAACTTAACATCAGAATTACGATTTCAATGGTGCCTGTAGTGTAATGATTTAACACCTCCCCCTGTGAAGGGGATATAGCGGGTTTGATTCCCGTCAGGCACCCCATTTTTTTAATCAGGAGTTATCATGACAGAACTACAACGTGCAAGTGCACGATTATTTGGCCCGCACGGTATTGGCTGCAGCGATATTAAAATTTTTCCGGGCGATGGTCAGTTCACGGCGGAGCAATTAGCAGGTGAAATCAACAAAGCGTTAGACGCGCTTCAGAGCGGTAACTATGAGCTCGTGCTTGAGGATGACTGATAGTCTGACTCCTGTAACGACCGTTACACTTTAAACCGGCATTTTTCTCAGGTTGATGTTATAATCACTCATCGACTCACGGAGAACAAAAATGCAAAAATTAGTTATTATGTGGGATATCGAAGCAAGTGAAACTAAAAATGTTTCTTTAACTTCACCAGTTCTCTACGAATCGCCAAAGAAATTTCTGATGGATTTTGAGGCGGCTGTTGTACAGTCTAAGAAAAATAATCAATCTACTTTTATTTTTGCAAATCTCGCGTGGCGAACAGCGGATTTTTACTTCTCTGGTTGTGACATACCAATACTGCCTGAAGTCTTTACGCTTGACCAATGGTTTGAGGATTTTGTTGCACTTTAAATTAAAAAATATCAGGTTGATGTTATAATCACTCATTGACACTCGGAGAGTCTCATGGAAAAGCTGATAGTAATCTGGCAAAAATCGGACTTTTATCACACTGATATGCCGACACCTGTTCTGTATGAATCACCAGAGAGGTTTCTTAGCGATTTTGCTGCAGCAATTCGTGCTGGTGTCGCCGCCCGCGAGCCAGAAATAAAATTTGCTGGTGTTGAGTGGGTCTGTGATGATTTTTATTATAATAATGATGTGATCATGTATCCGGACGTGTTTACTGTTGATGAGTGGTTTGAAACATTTGTTCCAAAATAATGTACGTACTGCTCAATTAAGCGTATAATTTTATTCAATCTTGTAAACCGGAGAATCAGATGCATCGCACCGATACTCACACTCGTAGAATTTACTGCGTAGATGTTGCGGCTTCCTTTGCTAAACATCGTGCTGATTTGGTAGCTGTGGCAAAAGCTGAAGACTTAACCGTTATTTTAGACAGCGCCGACGGGTTCGTTGCAGAGGGTTTTGATCACTGCAAGAGTCGAATCAGATATCTTGCTGGTTCAATTGATCAGCCATTTGCGAATGGCCCATCACTGACTTGCATGGACGGGCATCTTATATACCACACGCTTTTCCTGCCAAAAAGCGCTAAACCAGAGCAATCACGTAGAACGCAAATCGGCAAACAAATTGGAGGCAACTGCCACGATGTATAATAAGACTAAAACTGAAGCACCATTCATCCCTGATGGTTATTTGGACAACGTAAATCAAGCTATTGCCGAAGCAAACTCGCGCTTGAACAGAGCAGGAATGCCAACTTATTCAGACCTCTTAGATATGCTTCGAACAGCCGAGACCCTTATCACGGGAGAGTTTAATTCTGCATTTGCCCACCAAGATGAAACTATTCAGCTGATGGCACAAATACACAGTGCTTTCATTTATGCGGGCCGCAAAACGTGAATCATGTTGAGCTCTCCAAGCTAGCACACTTCAAGCAATGGAACACTTCCTGGGTGACACAGACACGGCGCCCACCTGAAGAGCGGGAGAATACGATCGTTGCCAACACCAAGGACCATTTTTATTGTCGAGAGTAATATGAAAAAATTAGTTATTCAGTGGAAACACGGCGATGACTGCACGTACAGCTGTACTTTAACGCAGCCAGTTCTGTATGAATCAGCTGAAGCGTTCTTAGTAGAATTTGAAGACGCGGTTGTTCAGGCAATGCACGCGGGTGTTGCAGAGTTTACATTTGCAAATATAATTTGGAACACTCACGAATTTACAGCGTTTAGTTTTATATATGACTGCACGTCCCCCGTACTTCCTGCAGTTGCCGAGCTTGACGAGTGGTTTGAAATTAACTGTCAAGCGGTTAATTAGTTTTTGTGAGTTAGCACTAGTGGAAGTGCACTGCCCCCATACGGCAGAACGAAATCAGTTCGAACCTGATACTCACAACCAAACATATTGCCCTTTAGTTATAATATCACTTCAGTCAGAAAACAAGGTTGTTCTTTTATAATCCTTTTTTCGACGGTTGCTAAATAGATATTGCAGGAACAAACTGTCGTTGACAGTCTCCTAACTACTCAAAGGACATAAAATGATTAAATCTACTCTCGTAGTTCTGACTGCCGCTGCATCGCTTGGTCTGACAGGCTGCGCAACTAAGCAACAAACTGGCGCGCTGGTTGGTACCATTGTTGGTGCTGCAGTGCTTGGCCCAATTGGCGGCAGTGCAGCTGCTCACATTGGTGCGGCAATTGTTGGTGGTGTTATTGGTAACATTATCGGTTCAAAGATTGGTGCAAGCATGGATGCTCGTGATCGTATGCTGGCTCAAGACGCAGTTGCTCGCAACCAAAAGACCACAATCACCAGCACAAGCTCGAACGCTGTTTACGTTGTAACTCCAGAAGACCAGGGTAACGGTACCTCCAGAGTTACCATGGAACGGACGCAGGACGGTAAGACTTCTTCAGAAACAGTTATCATGAAGAAGCCAATCCGCGAGTAATCAAGGTTAGTTCAGTTATAAATAAGAGGAGTCTTACGGGACTCCTTTTTTGATTTCAATGCACCGATGCCAGAATGGTAATGGGCGCAGCTGCAACCTGCGTATTTGGCGGTTCGATTCCGTCTCGGTGCTCATGAATATGGGGAAATAGTTTAGTGATAGAACAGGGCACTCCAAACGCTCTGGCCGAGGTGTGATTCCTCGTTTCCCTGCCAGCTTTATGTTAAAATATTATTTTAACTACTAATATTACAATGAACGCACTTGAACGAATTTGGGCCCGAGCCACTGGCCACTTAATGGGCGAAACAGATCAGGATCGTCCTGATGTTCCAGTGTTAAAATTAAAAGAGGCCAGAATTGCTTTGGCTCTAAAAACATTCTGGATTGTGCTTCATACTGTAACCTGCGTTGCGATCATTGCAAATGTAATCAGGCACTGGTAATCACAATGAACGCTACCTCGTCTGTGGGATACAGTATTGGGACTTCTAATCCTGAATGAGAGGTTCGACTCCTCTACGAGGTCCCATCAGCCACGCGCCAGCTAAATAGCTCTATATTTTTATGGAGCCTAAATGATTAACCTTCCACGCCTGCAAATTCTTGCAGAAGCACGCCAGCCTGATTTAAAGTACAGTGACAAACGCGTCAAGGGCGCACTTGAAAAAGTAACACTTGAGCTCCAAGGTAACAACTCTGGTGCCATGACACGGCTTACAAAACGCTATGAGCGCCTGGACCGATCAGCAAAGCTGCTGACTGAAAAACGAAATGAAGTAAACGCGCAGATTAAAAATGTTGGTGATCAGCTCTTTGATGCTGAGGACAGTATTGCTACGCGAATTATCGAAACAATTTCATGCACCATCATGTTAACTGCTGCGCAGAAAGCAGCTGACAAAGCGCCAAGCAAAAAGATTGATTTTGAATCAGCATACGCTGAGCTTGCAAAGCTAGTGCCAGAGCTGCAGGAAAAAGTCGATATGATTACTGCTAAGTACACCGAAATTATTGCCGCAAAAGATACTCCAACGGCTCTTCGAGTAAAATTGAAAGAGGGAATTTTGGATACCTTAAAGAGCTGGATCAAAGGGTTTATCAGCGAAATTAAATCTTGGGGAACATCTTATGACGCTAAGCTTGCCAAAATTAAGGCGCTGCTGAAATGAAATTAAGCGAACTTCTATGTGAAAACGCGTCTGGTTATGATAATCTGAGTTCGTCTGCAAAAGAAATGTTGGCTTATCTTATTCATGATAAGTCACACGTGTTTGATAAAATCTCAACCAACAAAGACATGGTTGAAGTGCTCAGCAAGCACTCTGAAAAATGTAATAAGACACTGTATCGCGGTGTTTCACCTGCAGAGCTAAAGCAAATTAAGGCTGGAAAACCGCTTTCCTATCACACCTCATATTCAGAATCAAAAGAAATTGCTGAGGGTTTTGGGACAGTTATCACGGTACTTCCACCAACTACAGGTTTTTGCTATTGGAAGTACCAAAAGAAAACTCTTGAAGCTTTGCGCAAAAACGATCCAGAAGAATTTGATTCTGTCGATGGAGAACACGATCTTAAATTATCTCTTGACGAAAAAGAATGGATTTTTGATATTGGTGTAGTGTTCACGGAAACCGCTGAACTTACATATAAATTTGGCGCCGCAGAGCAAACAAAGAAAGCTGATGTTGCGGCGGCTAGCGATGCTTTAAAAATTGAAGACATAAAAGTCGGCGATAGAGTCTCGTTCTTATCTGATACCACATACGGGACAGGTGAGAAGAGTAGACAGGCCGGTAAAGTAGTGTCAATCACTAGAGCTGGAGAACCTATTCCAGCCGTTCCAGGCTATGATTTCAGCATAAACAATAAAGATTCACAGCCGGGAAAACCTACAAAATTTGATTTGTTGTTTGTGAAAGCGGAACATGTTAACCTCGCTGGTAAAATTAGCTATGTGCCGATGCTCAGCAGTCAAATTGTTAAGAGTGCTAAATTTAGTTGGGAATAGATAGATAAGCGTGTTATAATAGTTTCAAGATAATTCGAGAGCGAGTGAAAGACGAATTATGCTGCCTAGAGAAATTTAGGTTCTGCGGTTAGCAGAGGTAACAGAGTCTCGCAAGTTATAGGGGCGTGGTGTAGTGATAGCACAAGGGTCTCCAAAACCTTTAGTGGGAGTTTGATTCTCTCCGCCCCTGGTCCTGGTTAATTTGTACAAGTAAAGTTCCCTAAGACCCTGCACGGGACAACCCACCAGTAAATGGTCTAGCACAGCCTAGGTAAGCGGAACCAATCTATAGTTCTAAACTCCATAATCAACAGTTTACACCTCTCTGGTAATAGAGTAGAATAATCTTTTATTCTGGTCTACGTCAAGGGATTTTATGAATCGCATTGGTTTTGCCTGCAAATGGATCGACAGCGCGTCTCAGGTTAACGCAATTGGCGCCAATGATCCGGCAAAAGAACTTAATCCCTGCACTACTACAATTACTTGGCTTGCAAAGCAAACGCGCGAAGTGGCTGAGCAAAAGCTGTTTAGCCTCATGAAGTACAATATTGAGGCCACGCGTCGGTTAGTAGAGCGAGTTGGCCAGCAGCCTGCGCACTTGCGCATGGTGCGGCTCAGCAGCGATTTGCTCATGGCGTACACACACGTAGACCACCGTGATTGGTGGCAGCGCCCTGACGTACAGGACTATTTGGAAAAGAATTTTAGAGTTGTTGGCGATTTAGCACGAGCACTAGACGTGCGTCTTAGCATGCACCCTGGCCAGTTCTGCGTACTAGCAAGTGTCAGCGATGGAATTATTGAGCGCTCAATTGAAGAATTTGAGTACCACACGGACATGGCCCGATTTATGGGGTACGGCTCAAAGTTCCAAGACATGAAAATCAACGTCCACATTAGTGGCAAGCGTGGCCCACAGGGTATCAAGGACGCACTCCAGCGACTGTCGCCAGAGGCGCGCAATATGATTACCATTGAAAACGACGAGATGAGCTGGGGTGTTGATGCAAGCCTGGCGCTGGCAGATGACCTGGCCTTGGTGCTTGATATTCATCATCACTGGATTCGCACGGGTGAATACATCCAACCAACTGATTCGCGCTTTCAGGCCATGATCGAATCCTGGCGTGGTGTGCAGCCCGTAATTCACTACAGCGTAAGCAGGGAAGATGTGTTGCCTGATCATGTTACGACCGTGCTGCCCGACCACGCGGCCCTGCTAAAAACAGGTCACAATAAATCCAAGCTCAGGGCGCACAGCGATTTTTACTGGAACACTGCAGTAAGCGATTGGGCAGGCAGCTTCCAGCCCTATGCAGATATTATGTGCGAATGTAAATCCAAGAATTTAGGAAGTGCAGCTTTTGCAGCACAAGTTTATAAGTAAAACAACACGTCTGTAGCTCAATTGGACAGAGCAGCGGTCTTCTAAACCGCAGGTTGTGGATTCAAATTCCGCCAGACGTACCAGATTTAAAACGCTATTTGTCACCTAATGCCTCTATATGGCGCGTAATACACATAACACTCTCAGGCACATCTAAATAGAACTCTCTATTATGCCTTTTTCGTATGAAATTTTTCAAAAAAATATTGGCGTTAATGCTGGCACTTCCATTTGTCGGAGTGTCCCTGGCTACTGATCGCCCGCTTTATACAATTTACACTGCGTCCGCAAAGGGCACGTACTACCAATTTGGCCTTGATATTCAACGCGCCTGTCCTCATCTAAAAATTCAAGTAATCAACACACACGGCTCCCTAGACAACGTTAATAATCTGATTCAGCCATCAGTGATGAGGACTGGTCACCAGTTTGCTCTTGTCCAAAATGATGCGCTTGCTGCAATGACTGAAGATGAACCGCGGCTTAAGGCGCTGATCACTCCAGCAATGCGGATGTACAGCGAGGAAATCACCGTGCTTGTTAGCAAGAGCTCTAATATTCAATCGCTGAGCGATCTTGCCGGGAAACGAGTAGCAGTTGGAGTTGTAGGATCTGGTACCTGGTTTTCGGCTGCCGCCATCAAGTCTCAGCTTGGCATTACATGGGCTTCGATTGAAATACCAGCAGAAGAAAGTTTACTTGGTGTGCTGTCCGGGGATATTGACGCGCTTATTACCGTAAGCGGCCACCCAGTAAAATTTTTTAGTGAGCTTGGAGCCAGCATGAAGGGTCACGTAAAGCTGCTTAACATGAGTGGCGTTGAGCTGGACCAAATGTATAAAACCGCGGTGCTCCCAAAAAACACGTATCTTTGGCAAGACCGCGCCGTAGAATTACGCTCCACGCGCTCCACTATGATTACTCCTTCATCAACTCCTGAATCGGCCACACGCGCCCTTATTCAGTGCATCAGCTCGAAACAAGAAGAGCTGCGAGCATGGGGACACCCAAAGTGGCGCACCATGCAGTTTCCAGCAGTATCAACAAAGACTAAGTAGCCATGGATCCTAAAAAAGATAAACTGACAGAAGATAAACTGACAGAAGATAAACTGAGTTGGGTTCCTGCAATACAGGATTTTACCGACAAGTTAACAATAACACGAATTGTCACAGCACTGTTTGCAGGTATCATGTTCACCGGAATGATGATGGTGTATGAAAACCGTGATTTGATTTTTGAAAAAATTTACAATACCGGCCAGCGCCCGCAACCCAGCGCAATGCTTTTGTCAGTGTGGGATGTAACTCCTAAAACAAAAGAAGATTTAATTTCCCTAGTAAAGGGTTCCAGCTTAATTTCTTTTGCGCTTATTACTGAAGTTGACTTGCAGAAAAACCGCAGCACTGCTAAGCACTGGTTTCTGGACGATCCAAACGAGGCGCAAATCCGAGCGCGGGCTTCTACTGCCCTGCCGCAGGCGGTGTTTGACTATGACGCCAAAAACACGCAGCAAATGGTAGGTGTGTTAAACAACGATTTTGTGTGTGCCAAATTTACTGACACAATTTACGTGCGGTCATTTCCTGATCTTGCAAAACGTGTGCCAGTAATATGCCGCATTGCAATTCCACCGTTTTACGGGAAGTTTGTAGGTATCCTAACATTTGGCCTGCGCGTACAGCCTACAAAGGACGAACTAGACTCGATTAGACTTGAGGCTTCTAGGCTAGCAGTTGAAATTTACTTGCGCGATATTCTAAAAAAGCAACCAACAAAGTAACTGGTAAACCTGGTAAACTAGCCAAAGATCCCTAAATAGCTTTGTCAAACGGAGCGTGTATGGATCTCAAGAAAGTTTTGCCAGTTGCAGCAAATGTGATTTCTTGGCTGTCACTGAAAAAGATAGTCATGCTTGTTTGCGCGGGTCTAGTGCTCATTTTTGTCATGACGATTTTTGAAAATCGCTCGGTTGTAACCAAAATCTTCAAACCAAAAGACTATGCAATTCCAGCTGAACACCGGCTTGTTGTTGCTGACGACACCCAGAAAAAAATTCAAGAGTTAGTAACACGATCGCCCGACATCAACATGATCATGATCATTGGCGCAGAGATCAGAGTTAATCAGCGAGAGCTTGTTTACTACTTTTCGGATGACGTAACAATTGATCTAGCAATGAAAAGTTATATTGGCACCCACTCGACACGTCAACCAATTTTTTCGGTTGACGAGCGCAATAACGCGCAAATGGTCAGCGTGATTAATGGCGAGTTTGGATGCTATAAGTACGAAGCTTCAATGAGCACGATTATTGCGCCCGCAGTAAGTTTGCAGGCACCAGCAATTTGTCGCATATCACTGCCACCCTACTATGGCGAATTCAGCGGCTATGTGAATATTACGCTCTCTAAATTCCCCGATGTGGCACTGCAAAATCAAATCAGAATTGACGCTGTTAGACTGGCAACTGAAATTTACGACAGAAGCCAAAAACAGTAATCAGCTGGGCTATTAGCACAGGTATTGTAAATAGAATAACGATTATGTTCTTAGGAGGACTTATGATTTATTTTATTATTGGCGTAGCAGTTGGCGCAGCATTCTCACCTTTCTGGATCAAGCTTTGGTTTGCAATAAAAGCCAAAGCCCGCGATCTATCGGATAAAAAATGATCCCCGATCTACAGGTCGGCACACCTGTCCTGGCACTGATGGCCGGCACTTTTGCGTGGGTGCTCTTTATTATTGTGCGCAGAGGCGTGGCATGTCATTCCTGGCGCAAAAACCTAAACCGACGAGCTGAAACAAACAAAAAAGCAGAGGCAGTATTACACCGACGCCGTACTGATGGCTCTCTAATTGACACGAACTAGACAGTAAATACGCAGAGTAATAACGGGAGCCAATTATTCGGGCTCCCGTTTTAGCTTTAACACTAACCTAAAAATATATTATAATTGGAGTCATTATGGATTCAATAGATGAACTGCAGTACGAAAAACGCCCAAGGGCCGGTTTAATTCCGTACATGTGGGAAGATGGCATTTTGAAATTTTTGATGATGGTAAGCTCGAACGCTAAATTTGGCGGACCACGACCAATGATTTCAAAGGGTAAAATTGAAGAAGGCGAGAACACGTTTGAGTGCGCCATTAGAGAAGCTGAAGAGGAGCTTGGTCTAGTGCGTGAAAATTTGGCCGCTGTTCCAATACTAATTGCCAGCGAGCGTGTTGAGCTCAGGAGTGGAGCGTACAGACTTACCGTATATGCAGCACCAATTCAGGACAAGTGGGACTTTAGTAAGTGGTGCGACGAGACCGAGTATATTTTATGGATGTCGCTCGAAGATTTTCGTGAAAACGGTCGTAAGGACCACGTAAAGTACGTCGAGCAAGTAGCAGCTCTAGCCGCTCGCCTCTAGGAGAAACAGATGCACAAGCACCAGATCCTTGCTCTTGACCAGCAAGGACAGCCGCACCGATGGATTAGCGCAGAGCTTGCAATTACATACCACGCCAAAGGTTTGGTCGCTTGGCAACTGGGCGATGAGGCGCACTTGTTGTTTCGTGGTGGTGACAACAGAGTAACTGGTCAGCAATCTCAAATTGTTACTGCTCCAATCGTTGCAATAAAGGGCGAGTCCGTGGCCGGCAATAAGCGCGCCAGTCGTGTGCCAACGCTGTCTAACAAAGAACTCTTTGCCCGAGACCGGTGGACGTGTGCGTACTGCGGCCATATCTTTAATGACACTAAGCTTACTCGTGATCACGTTATCCCGGTGAGCCGTGGTGGTCTAGACGTGTGGACAAACGTAGTAACAGCGTGCGAATATCATAATCACAAAAAAGATAACAAGCTTTTGCAAGAGGCCGGTATGGAACTGCTGTACGTACCGTACACACCTAATCGCGCAGAGCACTTGATTCTTAAATCAAGAAGGATGTTACCTGTCCAGGCCGAATACCTGGCACAATTTATTCCTCAGGCGAGCAGGGCTCATTATCTGTTAGATGAAGTACAACATTAGCATTAGGGAATTTTATGAAATTGTCTGAATTAAACGCCGCACCAATAATCGAAGAAACTGTCGGTTGGTATATTATCAGTAACGCAGAGGATTCATTTCCGGATGCCGGTCCATTTGAAACTTATTCAGAAGCCAGACGAGCCAGTCAAGGCTATTCATGGTACAGAGAAGAAGACTTTGACATTGCATACGGTCGCGCCGATCCAGCCAGCCAGGATTTTTACGACCTGAAGGAACCAGACAAACAAAGAAGCCCTACAGATTAAAACTGTGTTAAAATTTATTTGACGGTAACTACTTAGGAAAATTATGCAAGTTAATAGCGAACGTTACGCGGAGTATTGCTTTAGGGCCGCCAGCATTGTGTGCATTGGTCTTACCTTCCTGTTCTGGGGTGAATGGCTAAAGGTGCTCTTTACTTGGCTGGGGCTTGTTCCAATGGCTATTGTGTTTGCATTTTTTGTAGGGGTAGTACTGCGAGCCATGGGCGGTACACTGCCCGACACCGAAGAAGCCACCGAGCCAGATCACGTTTGGCTAGAGGGTACAACAACTAAAGTATCAGATGAGATTGTTGGCGTCTATATGGACACGCAGATTCACGCCTGGGTTCTCATGAATAATCCTACTGAGGGTGGTGAGGACGTTAAGCTATTCTGGGAAAGCACAGTAGATCTTGAGGCAGGGTTTGATCCACCGCCAAATAGATGGTTCATGATCTTGCCACCGGGTTTGTTGTACCTGGAGCCAGCAAAAGAAGAAGCCGAATCGTTAACCACTACTACAGAGGAATAAAATGTTGCGTGCATGGATGAATATTTTACCGCTTTTTATAATAAAGATCTTGGCTAGAAAATACGGTGAGCACTTTGCATTTGGTGGAATTGCTGTGGCTCAGGCTACACCAGGCGTTTTTGTTCAAGTCAGTAAAAAGTAAATCATGTAATAATTTTAACGTGGTCAGTGACCACGTTTTATTTTCAGGATGCGCACTGTTATAAATAGTAATATAATGACAATACGCGCTAAATAACAATATCACTCACACTGATACAACTAGAGGATCGTATGAAACCGCAACAAAAACGGAATGCAGTTTACGCAGTGCTAGGTGTTCTAACACTGGTAGTGATTGTTGCGCTTGGAGTTAAACTTTACCGAGATAAGGGTACTCTTAACACAACCGGCGAATTAAGCACCGCTTCAAAAGAGCAGCTAAAAGAAGAAGTTTCTGATACTAAACACGTGTTTGGCGCCTATGTGGTCAGAATCAGCAAGTCTTCAAAAGACAACCCTATATTATGGTCGGGTTCCACTAATCCGGAGTTTAAAAGAATTACTGAGAATTTTTTAAAAACAACAGGCGGAACTGGAGTTGGAGCACAGTATTTTGAACCAACAACCGGTAACTCTAATTTAATTTCACAGGCAATTTCAAAAGGTCAAATTGCCTGTGATCGAATTGAAAATTCAGCTTTACCAGCTGCTATACCAGAGATCACAAAGTACGCTAAAACCGTGTGCTTTGGACCGCTTCCGCCGTTTGACACGGACTCAAGAGAGATAATTATAGTTTTACTTGACGTGCCAAAGGAAAGCTTGAATGCCCAGGTACTCAGAAAAGAAATTTTGCGGATCCAATTAGAAGTATATCACCGCGAATATCTTAATCAAGAGATCTGGTTTGAAAAAGTAATTAACCCACCAGGAGTAAAATCATGAAGAAAACAGTCCTAGCACTAGCAATTCTTGCAGCAAGCACCGCAGCCTCGGCTCAGATATCGTTTACTATTTCCGATACCGGTTATGGTCGTATCACCCTTGGCGAAAGCGTTCAGCCTGACGTGGTCTATCAGGAACCGCGTACCGTGTATCAAACCTATCAGAATTACGAGCCAGTCTATGTCCGTGTTCCGGTTCAGCAACAACAGAACTGGTCCAGGTATTGTGCATCGTACAACCTGTGCAATCGCCCAGTCTATTTTGTGCAAGAGTCTTGGTACCAATCTGAAACTCGCAATAACGACGACTTTGAAGAGCGCCGTGAAGAAGCACGCGCAGAAGCACGCGCCGAGCGCCGTAGGTTGCAGGAAGAAGCACGTGAAGCGCGCGAAAATCGCAAAGACTACCGCCGCGATGAACGCTATGGCCACCGCGATGAAGTAGACTACAAAACTCGTTGGGTTCATGCAGCAAACGAGGGTCAGTCTTTCACGTTAAACGGAACAGCTACTGTACGTTATGGTGCTAACGGCAAGTTCGTACAAAAGAACGTCACGAATGCCGGTGCCTGCACCAACGCGTTCTTTGGCAGCGATCCAGCACCAAATGTTCGTAAAGAATGTGATGTGCTTACCCGCGATAACCATGACAGCCGCCATGACGACTACAGAACTCGTTGGGTTTTTGAGGCAAACGAGGGTCAGTCTTTCACGTTAAACGGAACAGCTACTGTACGTTATGGTGCTAACGGCAAGTTCGTACAAAAGAACGTCACGAATGCCGGTGCCTGCACAAACGCGTTCTTTGGCCGTGATCCAGCGCCAAATGTTCGTAAACAGTGCGATGTTCTTACCCGTTACACACGCAGTAACTAATCGCGGGGTCTAATAGACCCCTGGAAGTAACACGGCCCCTTAACTGGGGCCTTTTTGTTTTCCTACGAAAATACACGATAAATAGGCTATCTGTCATACAAAGGAAAACATGAACACTATTCTACGGGCAATGATCAAGCCCTTTTTAATTTCAACACTATTCTTATTCTCTTTGCTTGGGGTAGTGTTTGTGATTGGTCGCATGATTGGCTATGATGCGGTACCACCAGTGCAAGTACTCTACGCTGCCACTGATGTCACATGGTTAATCCAGGCCAGAGCCGCGGTGCACAGTACTGTTACTGTTACCCTAGTGCTAATGGGCATGGTGCTTTTGGCTTCTGCAAAAGTTCAAAGATTCACATATGGCCGCCGTACACTTGGAATGACCGCGGTTGGATATATGCTGCTGACTACGGCCGCGTGGAACATGACTGTTGTAGGTTTAATTGTTTACGGCGGGCCATGGCACTTGATGAGTTTTATTATAGGATTTATTGAAGCCGTTATGGTGACAACTGCTGTGCTAATTATATGTCGTGCAGAATTGCTTAAGAGATCCGTGCGTGGAGAAAATCGTGAACAGCAGATTCGCTAAACCATTCTTGATTGCTCTCGCCATAGTGCTCACGGTCATGTTTGCATTTACAGCGCTGTTTTCAGCTGAGAAATTAAAAAAACTAGACTATGTAAACACTGGATTTTCAAATCAGCTGCACCCGCAGACCATTAGATCCATTGAGGATTACTCTCAGCGGTATCCGTTTATTGGCGCTATTTCGTTAATTGGGTTTGACTTTCAGAAAAATACCAGACTCCCAGTGTTTACAATAATTCCAAACGCCCAAATCAAGGAAATAGTTTCAAAGTATCCTGCTGGTGCCGACATTGCGCCAATTTTTACCAGTGATAAAAAGCAAAACGACGCAATGTCCGCGCTCTTAAACGGTGAATTTGCGTGCGTAGGCAGCAAAGCAGGTGCATTCTCACGGATCTTTAAATTGCAAGATATACTAACCACGTCCTGCAGAATTCCTATTTTACCGGCAAGTGGGCGCATGATTGGTTATCTTGCCGTGCACCTCACAAAAACTCCGACGCCAGCTGAATTAAAGCAAATTGAAGCTGATACTAAAACTATCGCGGCCAGCATTTACTATGGAGAAGTTGTGCCATAACTGTTAAACACTGTAACGCACTGTAACGCACTCGTGGGTCTGCACTGTTACAAGTTCAGACCCACGGTGGTATTCCGTTACACTTTAGTTTACCACGATCCTGAAAACATGATATTATGTCTCTACTCCACCAGCCAAGAGATTAAATGAATACCGCGCAAATAGCACTTCTCTCAAAAGCAACTGAACAAGTTAATTCAAATCAGGAACTTGCATTCTTTGCACTCGAAGCAGAGTTTCGCGCGAATGGACCTTTTCATACTGCAAAAAAGTATGACTGTCTAGTGAATAATAGCGGTGAAGAGTTTGCGATTGCCGTCATGAGTATGCAGAATTCTATCGTGCCAAGGAGCTACTAAGATGGGCTATAAATCTATCGCGGTTATCGATCACGACGTGCTGCAAGAGGCACTCAATAATCCAGAAGAATTTGTCAAGCGTTTATTTACCGCGTGTTTGGCGCAGGGTAAATCTAAATCTGTTTCAGTAGCCGGCTGCACACCTGCAATTGTATTATGGACTGGTCCCGCTGATCAAACTCCTGTTCTGCGTTTTGAAGATTTTAACTGCGAGCAAGCAACTGGTGCAGTACTCGACGCGTATGAAACGGCTCTTGCAAAACGCGGGCGTGCTGAACAGGCTAAAAAGAAAACCTTAGGTTACGACTAAGCAAGCCGTTACAGTTTAATTTACCACGATCCTGAAAAAGGTGATATTATGTCTCTACTGACTAAACGTGCTAAGAGAAAATATGACTGCTAATTCATTTCCTAATTTACGTAAAACAGTACATATTCATGCGCACTTTACGGCACAGGATTGGAGTTTGTCCGGCTCCGGTCTTCTAAACATTGCTGCACATATGCTAAATCGTCAACTTGAGCAGTTTGTTAACGCTGGTGGATATACCAAAAACGACGTTATGGAAAGAATGGTAACGTATATGAAAGAAGAACACTTGGAGTCTGAGGAAAATTATGCAGCGTGCACGCCATTTCTGAATAAAGTTCTTGATGAAATTTACGGAGAATAATATGACTATTCACTATGACTTGCTTGGCACTCACCCAGAGCTAGATGATGTTCAAGTACAAGAAGCAGTAACGCACTTGGGTCTGGCAATGGCTTCGCACTCCTCCGCGGTCAAAGATTTTGCCGATCGGCTCTTAAACATTATCAAGCACCACTACGGCTTGCTGCTCGAAGATTTTAATTCTCTTGGCGCTCTTCTAGACGCGGTTGAAAGTGTAGAACAGGCAAACGCTGTTCGCTGAGAAGCGTGATATAATTTAAAAAACTGCCAGGAAAAACTATGAGCTTTGATAAAGACATGACGTACCTTCAATCCCTGAAATTTGTAACTCTGGGTATTATTAGAAGTCCTCTCACTGTTGATGAACTGTATGAGCTAAAAGAAGCTGCAACAACAGTTTTTTATTTGGTGTTTGCCGCGCTCTTCAGAATAGCGTGCTTGATTGCACTGCCAATCACAGCCCCGCTGTTTACTCTGCTGATTATGCAAGAGCGCCGAAAGGCCGCCAAACAAACTGATTTTAATTCTGCTAAAGAACAGCGCGCGGCATTTAGAATAAATCGCGATGACTGAGCTCAACAGGTTCCAACGACTGCTCATCTCTGCCCGGTACTGGTTGCTGGGCATCGCTGAAACTGACTCGCAGTACTTCAAAGTCCTTGAAGCACTGGAGTTCAGCCGCGAGCATCACAATGGCGAACGCAACGGCGGCGATCCGGAATTTATCCATCAGCTGGGTATTTTCCATCATATTCGTACGCTGCACCGGCACCTGAAGAATCCACTCGTTGTGTACACGCTTATTTTCCTACATGACGCAGTTGAAGACAAGAACAAAAGTACTGGTGAGTTTATCTCGCTGACCGAGATTGGCGCCAGATTTGGCCCAATTATTGAGGCCAAGGTTAAAAAGCTTTCCAAAGAAATTTTAGGTCAAAAGAACAGTGAGTATTCGTTAGACGTAATTTTTGATGATGAGGACTGTGGGCCAGCCAAAGGTGGTGATCGAGTTAACAACGTATCAAGTATGGTTGGCGTGTTCAAACCTGATCGCTTAGAGCGTTATGTAAAAGAAACTGCTGATGAATTTCTGCCACGCTTGAAAAAAGCTCGGCGAAAGTTTCCACACCAAGAAGCCGTATATGAAAACATTAAGCTTGAGCTAATTAATCACTTACAACTTATTGCACACATTACCGGCACGCCAGAACATGAAGCTATTCAGTAAGCTCAATGCGTGGTACAGCAATTTAGAGCAGCCATACCGGGCCATGCTTTTTATAATTCAGCTGTACGGAGCATTTATTGTTTTTAGATTTGGCGCTATTTTTTGGCTGCGCGTGCCAATGACACTCGGCCTGATTGGTTTTTTAATATTGTTTTTGCTGAGCATTTCACGGTGGCTCAGCGGATACGGGCTTACTATGCTTGCAGCAACTGCTGGCGTGCTCACATATACTGCGTACATAACACTGTGCTAATCTTGCGCTGAAAATCAGGTAAATTAAATGATTAAACTAATTACTGCGGTGGACGCCACCAACGCAATCGGTAACGCGGATGGTTCGCTGCCCTGGCAGCTCTCGCACGATCTTGCAATTTTTAAACAGAAAACTCTTGGTTCTACCGTGTTAATGGGCCGCAAAACCTTTGAGTCCCTGAACCGACCCGCGGGCCTGCCGGGCAGAACAAACATTGTTTTAAGCTCTTCACAAACACGGTTTACTGAAATTCAAGGGGTTAAATTTGCACGCGGATTTGATCAGCTGCCAGCTGTAGATGGTGATCTCTGGATCATTGGTGGTGCTGCCGTGTACGCCCAGGTACTTGATCGCGGAATTGTTGATGAGCTACATGTTACGGAGGTTCACACTAACTCGGGTGCCAGCGTTCATTTTCCAGTTCAACTTTACAACACTCAAGAATTCGTAGCCAACCAGGCAAAGCTAGGGATTATTTGGGTGCTTACTAATATTCACCAGCCGACTGTATCGCACATTGGAATTACAATTAAAGTTTACAAGAGAGACCGCCGTGGCATCCCCGTACTTTGAGTACTCCAAAATAATTTGTAACGGTTCTGCCCTAAGAGTGCGAATTGGCAGCGAACTGTGGTATGATACACTTCAGGCTGGAAACAAGCAGAAACAAATTTTTAGCTTTAACGTGCTAGAAGAACAAACTGCTCCGCCAGGAATGAAAAAGCTTAGAGCATACACGGTTATAATTTTATGGTTTTGTTTATCAATTTGCTTTTAAGAGAAAAATGAAAAATCCATTTAAAGATTCTGGTTTTGATACACTGATTGGCACTGGCACAATCATCATCGGAAATATGATGATTGAGCCGGGCTGCACTGCTGTTGTTGATGGTCGAATAGCCGGTGAATTAATCGCTGGAGGGGCAGATCTAGAAGATACCGGTAAAACAGTGCTTGTGGTACGGGGTACGGTTGAAATGAGCAGCTCTATTCATGTACACAACGTAACCGTGAGTGGACATTTAAAATGTAAAACATTAATCGTGAACGGCCAGCTCTCGGTTAAAAATGGCGCCAAGATCACCGCCGAAACTATCAAGTACCGAGCGCTGCACGTAGAATCGGGCGCGATTTTGCTGGGACAGATGATTCACCTTGATCATGTGCAGTCTGTTTCAGAATGATTGCTATAGAGTCAGGATCAATCAAATAAACTTTACTGCGCCTCTCAGTTTAGTGTTATAGTAACCATGTACCACGAAATAACCACCCAAAGGAGTTTCACATATGTCAGCACTTACATCTCTTGCTTCTAGCTTTGCTGCTAAGTTCGCAGCTCCAGAAGTAATTTCACTTGAAGCATATCTGGAAAAATGTTCTACAGATAAGATGGTGTTCGCAACTGCTGCTGAACGCATGGTTGCTTCGATCGGCGAGCCAGAAGTTGTCGATACCTCAGACGATCCTCGCTTGAGCCGCATTCACAGCAACAAAAAGATTCGTGTTTATTCTGCGTTTAAAGATTTCTACGGCGCAGAAGAAGCAATCGAGCGTTTAGTTGCGTACTTCCGCCACTCTGCTGCTGGGCTGGAAGAGTCAAAGCAAATCCTGTATCTCAAAGGACCAGTTGGCGGTGGTAAGTCCTCCATTGTCGAGCGCCTCAAAAGTCTGATGGAGAAGCATCCAATTTACGCGCTGTATGATGCCAGTGAAAAAGATCCTGAAATGCGGATCTCTCCAGTGTTTGAATCGCCGCTTGGCTTGTTTAACCCGCACGATGCAGAGCACGCTGCAGTGTTGAATGAATCCAATATTCCACTGAACTATACTGGTCAAACAGTACTGAGCGGCTGGGCACTGAAAAAGCTTGAAGAGTTTGGCGGTGACATTACCAAGTTCAGTGTTGTAAAGCTCTTTCCAAATAAAGACACGCAAATCGGCGTGATGAAGGTTGAACCAGGCGACGAGAACAACCAAGACGTCTCGGTGCTGATTGGTAAAACTGACCTGCGTAAACTCGAAAAGTACTCGCAGAATCACCCGTACGCCTACACATACTCAGGCGGTCTGAATCGCACAAACCAAGGTATGATGGATTTTGCCGAGATGTTTAAAGCAAACATCAAGACGCTGAATCCGCTGTTGATGGCGACTCAAGAGCGTAACTACAACGGTACTGAGGCTATTCCAGCAATGCCGTACACTGGTATTATTTGCGCGCACTCTAACGAGAGCGAGTGGTTCGCATTTAAGAACAACAAAACTAACGAGGCTTTTCTTGATCGTGTGTACATTGTTGATGTGCCGTACTGCCTGCGCGTTGATGAAGAAATTAAGATTTACCAGAAAATGCTGAATGGTTCCAGCTTGCGCGACGCGCCTGTGGCTCCTGGTACTCTTAAGATGTTGGCACAGTGGATGGTACTTACGCGGTTGCGCGAGCCAGAGAACTCAACAATATATGGAAAGCTTCGTGTATACAACGGCGAAAACGTCAAGGACACCATGCCAAATGCCAAGCCGTACGAAGAGTACCGCGATGCAGCTGGGGTGAACGAGGGTATGAGCGGCATGAGTACGCGCTTTGCCTTTAAGGTGCTCTCATCGGTATTTGATTTGCGCCCTGAAGAAGTCCAGGCAAACCCGGTTGATCTGATGTTTGCGATTGAAGAAGCCATTAAGAAAGAAGCACTGCAAGAGGAAACACACAAAAAGTTCTTAAGCTTTATTAAAGATTGGCTCCATAAAGAGTACTTTAATTTCTTGGAAAAAGAGCTGCGTGCTGCGTATCTGGATAGCTTTAATAGCTTTGGGCAAAACATGTTTGAGCGCTATGTATTGTTTGCTGAAGCATGGATTAGCGATGAGCAGTGCCGCGATCCAGAAACACATACCTTGCTGAATCGTGAAAGTTTGAATCAGCGCCTGGAGGAGATTGAAAAACCAGCTGGTATTGTTAACGCAAAGGATTTCCGCAATGAGATCGTTAACTATGTGCTGCGTTACAAGCACAAGCATGACGTGGCTCCAAAGTGGAATGAGTACGAAAAGATTAAGGTTGTGCTTGAAAAGCGGATGTTTAGTGCTACTGAAAACATCATGCCTGTTATCTCCTTTGGCCAGAAGCAGGACAAAGAGACTGAAGAAAAGCACGGTAAGTTCCTTGATCGTATGGTAGAATCTGGTTATACAATTAGCCAGGTTAAAACCCTAGTGAGCTGGTGGAGTTCGAACAAAAAGAGCTAGCAATCCGGAATGATTCAGCAGGGTGAAAATCTTGCTGAATCTCTGTGAAAGAGCATATTGAATCTACAAGAAAAAATTAACGCATATCTCAGGACCCCTAACGGGTCCTGGTCTCGTTCCAGAATGGACTCCCCTGAAAATGCGGAATTGATTCAGGAAATACGCTTAAAATTTCCACTCCTTGATCTTGAAGAAGCAATTTGGCTGTGCCTGCAAAATGCTGATCCAAGTACATGTCAAGAGTGTTCTGCACTTATTAAATTCAAATCGCTGCGCACGGGCTATGGTGGCAGATATTGCTCAATTAGCTGCTCGTCAAAAAATACCTCGGCTCAGGCGCGCGTAACTAAACTTAAGAACGGAACTGACGGATCGTTTGGCTCAGTGAAGTTTAAACAGTCCATGGTTGACAAGTACGGAGTTTCAAACTCAGGCCAAAGCGCAGAGATTAAAACAAAAATAAAAGAAACGATGTTGGAGCGCCATGGGGTTTCCAGCGGGCTACAACTAGTGCAAGATAGAAGTGCTGCGCAGAGTTCAGCAGCAAAAATAAAAAGAGCTGTTACTAATCTAGAAAAGTACGGCACGGCTCATGCAATTTCTGCTGTGGTTACCAGAGAGAAATCTGGTGCAACGCTGCTTAAAAACTACGGTGCAACTAACCCCATGCACTCCGTTCAGATTGTTGCCAAAATGTCCGGCGTAAAGTTAGAAAAGTACAGAGTGGCGCGGGTTGCTGCGCTCTCTTCAACCGTTGAGCTGATCAGCCCGGTGGGTGATTTAAAATCTAAAAATAGTATGCTTAGCTGGCGGTGCGTTCAGTGCTCTAATGAGCTCCAGAGCAATCTAGATGACGGAAAAACACCTCGCTGCATAATGTGTTATCCTCACCAGAAAACCGGATCAGCGCTGGAGAGCAAATTTTTAGATTTGATAAGCAGCGATTTAGGCCCCGTCAGAGTAAATGACCGCACACAACTCAGTCCACTGGAACTTGATTTTTACTGGCCAGAGAAAAATATGGCGGTTGAAATCAGCGGGTTGTACTGGCACAGCGAAAATGTCGGCGGTCGTGGTAATAAAGAGCTGTCTAAATTAGAGCAGTGCACTCAGAAAAACATAAGGCTGCTGACCTTTTACGAGGATGAAGTACTTGGCAAGGCGGCAATAGTGCGATCAATTGTGCTTGCAGCGGCCGGAGTTTTTAAAAGAAAGATTGCGGCCAGAAAAACCACCGTGCGAGAACTAACAGCGCAGGAATGTAGAGAGTTTATTGACTTAAATCATATTCAGGGTTATTCAGGTGGTTTCTTGAAATTGGGCCTTGAGCACCAGGGTGAACTGGTCGCGGCGTTGGTGATTGGAAAATCCAGATTTAAATCAAAGAGTCAGTACGAGCTTATTAGATTTTGCCAAAGTTTAGAAACTCAAATTGTTGGTGGATTTGCTAAGCTACTGGCAGCGGCAAAACGGCAGGTTTCTGGGACGTGCGTGAGCTATGCCGACCGCCGACTCTTTACTGGAGCGGCGTACTTGAGGCACGGCTTCGGGTTAGACTATTACACCTCTCCTGGTTTCTACTGGACTGACTATCGTGTTAGAATAAATCGTCAGCGTTTTCAGCGGCATAAGTTACCAGCAAATGAAAAGACTGCCGCACAAATAGTATTTGAGCGCGGATATGACCGGATTTGGGACTGTGGACAAGCAGTCTTTACAGGAAACCTTTAAGGAATAAAATGGAAAAGCTACCTACAACATCGTACATCTTTGTAGACCGCCGTGTTCTTGGTCGCGGTAAATCAATGGGTAACAGGCAGCGGCTCTTGCGTCGCATCACCGATGCAATTCGTCAGGCTCGCCCAGAAGACATTGATGCTGGTGGCGTAAAGAGCATGGGCGGCGGTGCAACACCACAGGGTAATATGAATCCGGTAAAGGTCACGCGGCAGTCCCTGTACGAGCCAACCTTTCACTACGCCAGCGGTACTGGTACTCACGACATTGTTCTTATTGGCAACGACGAGTGGGAGCGTGGTGATCAATTCCCAGTATCCAGTCCTGAAGAAGGCCAGGGCGGCGGTGGGCCGGGTGATGATGGTGAAGATGATTTTATTATCAACGTAAGTCGCGATGAATTTTTTAACGTGTTCTTTGAGGACTGCGAACTGCCTGACCTGGTTCAGACACACGAGAAAGAACTGCCGGAACTAATGCCCAAGCACGCTGGCTTTCAGAAAGAGGGAAATCCTGCACAGCTTAATGTTGTACGCTCGTTTAAAAATGCACTGCCACGCCGTCGTGCCCTGTCAAAAGACTCACGTGAACAATTAGAAATACTAGAGGCAGAGCTAGCAGCGCTAAAATCCGGAAACTAGTATAACCACTAAGAGATCTAATTATGCGCGTCAAGACAGTAATTATTTTTACAATTTCAATTGTTGTGTGTTTAGTGGCGGCCTTTGCAACAACGCTGCCACAAGCGCTATCACTGCGGCCGGTCTTTGCCGGTGTGGCGCTTTTCTCGTTTGCAGTATGTTTATCACTGTGGTTGTTTACATCAGGGCGCAGTTCTGAAAAAAGATCCGATGGAACTCTAGCACTTGTGCCCCTGAATAACCCTGCTAAGACTGAAGAAACTCCACTCAGTGGGGGCACTTACATGTACACCGAAAGTGGTGGTGGAAACTATCAAATTAACATTGGTTTTAAGAGCATGTCTGAAATGCACGACGCGCATGACTTTCTGTGTGATTTAATTAAGGCGTCTCCAAAATCAAATATCGATTATAGGTGTGTACTGTCTTGTGGCTGCAAGAGTTCGTATGGTGGATTTCCATCAGAGTGGGATGCATCCGATCGCGATGGCAGTCTTGCTATTGCCAGTGGTGTGCTGTGTGAAAAGTGTTTTCACGCGTTTGAGGCGCGGCCAGCACCGCACAATTAACGCCAAGGAAAAGTAAAAATTTATGCAGCCCATCGGGTTGGTTATAGGTTATGATAACGTATGCACGTCCTCTAAGGGTTTTATATGAATGAGATTACTGGAATCACTGACAAAGAGCTTAAGATTGCCGAAATTGAGCTGCAAATCGCAGAGCTCAAGGCTAAAATCTCGGGCATACCGTTCTTTGAAAAGCTAGATCTGCGGTATACCAAAAAAGATAAAGTGCTTGTCAAGTCCGCCGATGCCGTGTTCTGCATGATCATGGACGTATCAGGATCAATGGATGAAGACAAAAAGCGCATGGCCAGAAAATTCTTCAGCCTGCAATATGCCTTTATCAAACGCAAGTACCCGCAGACTGATTTGGTTTTTATTGCACACACCGAAACGCCAGAAGAACTTACTGAAGAAGAGTTCTTTACAACGCGGCGCAGTGGTGGCACCGTTCTCTCGCCTGCATATACTATGCTGAATCAAATTATTAAAACCCGGTACGACGCAAACATCACGAATATTTATTTGTCACAGGCAAGTGATGGCGACAATTGGTCTGATGACAATAATAATATTATTCCTGAGCTTGAGAGCAACGGCCTAATGGCCAAGCTCAGATACATGTCTTATGCACAGGTTGGCGAAAGTTTCTCCTCTAGCTATGGCGGTGGAGTAACACTGTGGAGTGTACTGCAGTCAATTATGAACACTAGCAAGAAAATGGCCATGGTTAAAATTGGCCAAGACTCAGAAGTTTTTGATGCGTTCCATAAGATTTACAAAAAGGGCAAAGACCGCAAGTAACATAATATGATCCGGATAGCGGCTGGGTTAGATGCTCAGCCGTACTGGGAACATAACTTTATGTTGTACTAACTGATTAATTGTGTTATAATTTATAATGCAAAACGCCAAGACCGCCAAATTCTTAAACTTACTGAACGTAAGCACAGTAAAAGAACTCAGGGCAGCAGAACTTCCATCATCATGGTCGTACATTTCTAGAGCTCGTTATCTTAATTCCACCGCACCACTTTACTCTTTGCTGGACACGGTAAATTGCAGAACGCTTTCTGAGGCAGCATATACGCTGCTCAACGGCCCTGGAGCCTGCAAAGTGTGTTCATCAGGTACTCCATTTAAAACTTGGAAGTCAGGCAGAGCAACGTACTGCGGAAAAGCGTGCATGCACAAAGACGCCGACCTGGCTCTTTCTCAACGGCTAAAGCGCGAGGCAACAATGCTCGAGCGCTATGGTGCAAAGCACACGCTAAGTTCTGCTAATCTGCGCGCAAAGGTAGAAAAAACTTCACTGACTAAGTACGGCATAACTCACCCGGCTTCATCAGATGCGTCAAGGAATAAAAGAAAAAAGACAAACACTGAGCGCTATGGTGGTCCTTCTCCGGGTGCCTCTGCTGAGATCTCAGCCAAATACGGTAAAACACGACGCGCTAATAAAGCCACAAACCATATTGCAACAGCAGAACAACTTGGGTTTAAACTAATCAGTGGAGATCCGTTTGACCGAGAGCCAAGCACTTGGCAGTGCTCCTGCGGTTCGCAGTTCTCTCATTCATGGATGACTGCGCAACACGCGCCAATTTGTAGAGTCTGCACGCCAATGATTCGCGGCACTTCTAAAGAAGAGCAAGAACTTGCTGAATGGCTCAGAGGTCAACTACAAATTGAAACTAATTACCGAATTTATACGGGCAAAAAGACGTACAGCGAGCTAGATGTCTTTGTTCCATCTAAAAAGGTAGCAATAGAATTTAATGGGCTGTACTGGCACAGCGAGCTATTTGGTCGCGGCTCCAGGTATCACGCAGATAAAATGAAGCTCGCCGCCGAAAACGGAATTAAACTTGTTCAAGTGTTTGAGCACGAGTGGTCAAAGAAAAAAGAAATTTGCAAAAGCATTATCTCTGCTAAGTTAGGGTTAATTAAAAACAAATTTCATGCCAGAAAATTAGAGCTTGTCCAGTTAGATAAAGCTGAGGCCCGCGCGTTCTTCGATCAGAATCATATTTCTGGAAACAGCACGTTTAACGTGGCTTTTGGCTTAAAGTTAAATGGAGAACTCTTGTGCGCCGGATCATGGGCACAAGATCGATTTGCGCGTGATAAGAGCAAAATTGAACTTATCAGGTTCACCAGTAAAATAAATTGTTCAATCTCTGGAGGACTTGGTAGAATAACAGCAGCAGCTCAAGCCTTTTTCCCAGGCAGAACCTTAAAGACTTTTTGTGATCTGCGATGGGGAACTGGCGATGGTTATACAGCAGCAGGTTGGGATAGAATAAAAGAAACTGCACCGGCATATTGGTACTTTACTGGATTAAATGTGAGTCACAGAAGCATGTACCAGCGTAAGAAGTTATTAGAATTAAGCGGTAAAGATAGTGGTACTGAATGGGAACTCGCGCAGTTCTGTGGGTTAAACAGATTTTGGGACTGTGGAAATGCCGTCTTTGAAAGGGCACCGAAATGAGCGATCTAATTATTACATCAAAAACTGACTGGACTCCCGATCTATTAGAGCGAGTCTGGAAAGAAATTGAAAAAATCTCTATTGAAGAGCTTGAGCTGATTCCAGGCCGAGATCTCTATACAAATCAATTTGAGATTGTAAGCGCGGAACAAATGCTGGATGCGTACGCCAGTATTGGTTTACCGGTGCACTACAACCACTGGAGTTTTGGAAAAGACTTTTTGCAGAACGCAAAAGCCTATGAAAAAGGCGAGCAAGGTTTAGCGTATGAGATGGTAATCAACAGCAATCCATGTATTAATCTGCTGATGGAGGAAAATTTAGCTTACATGCAAACAATGGTGATGGCGCATGCTGGCGTAGGTCACAACGCAGTATTTGCTAACAACGTGTACTTTAAAGAATGGACCCAAGCCGGCTCCATTATTGACTACATGTTGTTTGCTCGTGATTATATCAGGCACTGTGAAGAGCGCTATGGTGCTATTGAAGTTGAACTAGTGCTTGATGCGTGCCACGCACTTGCAGCCCATGGCATTGACAAGTTCAAGCGACGCCATCGTCCAAAATTGTCAGAAGAAGCGCGTCTGAAAATGCTGATGACCAGCGATGACCAGCGCCAAAAAGAGCTAGACATCATTCTGCAGCGCACTACCATTGATGAAAAGCTTGAATCAGCAATGGATCTAGACGAGGGTGATTTCCTAGAAGAAGACGAAGAAAATATCCTGTACTACATCATGAAAAAATCGCCCAATCTGGAGCGGTGGAAGCGTGAAATTATCCGGATTGTTTACAAGATTAACCAGTACTTTTCGCCACAGGGTCCGACAAAAATCTTGAACGAGGGCTTTGCCACGTTTTGTCACCACTACATCATGCAGCGCTTGGAAGAAAAGGGAATTATTACCAGCGACGCTTTTATGGCGTACCTGACATCGCACAGCGGAGTTATCTTTCAACCAACGTACGACAAGCGCTACTACAGCGGCACCAACCCATATGCACTTGGTTTTGCAATCTTGTCAGATGTAAAGCGAATTTGCGAGAATCCAACTGATGAAGATCGCCAGTGGTTTCCTAATTTGATCGGGCAGCGGTGGCAGGACGCTATTAAAGAAGCAGCGTTTGAGCACCGTGATGATAGCTTTATTATGCAGTACATGTCGCCTAAAGTTATTCGTGATCAAAAATTGTTTACGGTTAGTATTGACTACAGCAACGATGACGAAGCACCGGATGCTTTTGTCTCTGAGATTCACGACGATATAGGTTATGCAAATATCCGCAGTGCTCTTGCAAAGTCTAAAGAGCGCGTGAACTATGTGCCGCAAATTGTAGTTGAAGGCGCTGATCTTGAGGGCGATCGTACATTGTACCTGCGGTACGACGCGTATCAAGGACGCGAGCTTGACGAGGAAGATGCTGCTGCAGTGTTGCAGTACGTAGACAGTCTGTGGGGATATACTGCAGAACTTGATGCCTGATCCTGAAAACAGTGTATAATAGCACTGTTGCTAATTTTATTCGGAGACAGTATGGACTTATCTTATCTCGCAAATTTATCTGAAACTCAATTTGAAGCAGAGCGCTACCGATTGATTAAAGCAGAGATTGAAAAGGCACCAACACCGGTACTTAAAAAGAAAGCGCTGGCTCTTCAGTTTGAGCTTGACGCTCTCAGAGAAACGCTGTCTACAGAGGACTTCTTGCAGTCAATTGCGCACAGGATAAGAGACAATTTAGAGAACATAGAAGATCAAATCCAATATGCAAAGAGTGTGTAGCCAGACATACTCAGACTAACCACGCAAAAGAAAGGGACTCAATGAGTCCCTTTTTATATGGCGCTACATTAATCCGCAGCAGTGCAACAGGGCACCACCGGTTAAGTTAAGTTCGCTTCAATCTGGTTTCTTGTCGTTTCAATTTGATTAAAAGCTGTTACGGCTGCTTCCAGCGTCGCAGCGTTTTTAATCAAGTACTTGTCCATCCGCAGATTGTCAAGCGCAAAAAGTGCAGACCTGAATCCTGCAGCTTGATTTAAAATAATCCCAGCGGCAGTCTGATAAGTTATGTTATTATTATTAGCAAAGCGAGTAATCCACTCTGTTGGTGCTATCGTGAAATTAGAATCAGTATACTCGCGAGCCGCCTTTTCTCTTTCGATATAGCCCATGTAAAAGCGCGTCTTTTTTGTAATTATTTCGGCGATAGTATCGTCTACTGTTACCATCATTTGCTCTCGCTTTTGTATATCACTGAGAACAGGTGGCGGTGGAATTATGAATTCCCCCTTAATCTGCTTTTCAAGCGCTCGATCCGCAAAGCCTGATATGTTATCTTCTTTTACAATTTGCTCAGCAAGCGCAATAACACCAGCTTCAGTGCGATCCGGAATTGGGCTAGGAAAAAACTTACTGCTCTCAGTTTTTAACGACACACCTGCCGGGTTAGTTACCGTAAAGTTAAATTTAACGCTTGAGATTCCAGTTTCATCACGCTGAGCGCTAACATCTTCAATTATATATGTGTTCATTTGTAATCCTTAAATTTCAGCGTTGATTATAGCGTTTGCTTGTGTAAAGCCGTGGTTGGGGCCAGTGGTTATAACCACTGAAAAAACATAGGTTTGTGGGTTAGTAGTCACAACCTGCAGGTTTTGCGCGTTAGCGTACGCAGCAGCTGGGAACGTTACTACTGGCGCCGTCCTCATGACTGTGCCCCATCGACCTGTTGTATACACGGTGCCACCAGTAGCGTGGTAACCACCAAAAATTAAATCGTTGTGCACAGTGTAATATCGTTGGCACAGTTGTATTTCAACAGCACCTGGTCTGCGCTCAAAGCTGTTTAACGCACCGGGTTCTAGTTGAACTTGCGTAATTTCAAAAAAGTCGCCTGCGGCGGGTGCCTGAACTCTAATTGCTATTTTTAGGAAGTGGTCAACGCCGAATGTTTTACCCACAATAGAAGGCATAGTAAATGTTAAAGAAGACCGCTGAAACGCGGCGCCGGCGTTCCCAGCACTTACTTGAACAACTGAACCAAAAGTTGAGGCACTTGCACCACCTCCCGTCCCAAAATTTTGCTCAATGTACACTGATACACTTTTAGCTGTTGCACCAGTGCGATGACTAAAAGACAGTGTTACTAACTGACCCGATAGGGTAGCCACACCCTCAACGCGCTGGCTAATATCATAAAACGTAGTAGCACCACTTGTAGTTTGGGCAATGCGCATGGCATTGCTTAGGCCATCAACAGTCTGTGGGTTTTGCGTTGTTTGGCTTACTGTGTACGACGAGCCCGAAAGCGAGTCAGTGGAAATTATCCACCGATCCGCAGTGTACACGCCGGTAACATTAGAAAAAGAAGTGCCGCGCTGCCAGATGCCAAACCCCGGGTTAATAAGTCGGTTTCTAAAACCTGTGGCTGCCGTGATTCCACTCAGCGCGGTCTGTACAAATTCAGTAGTGGCGACTTTAGTAGAGTTATCTGCCAGGGCCTGAGTAGGGGCACTAACAATTGCCGAAAACGATGTGTTTCCGGAAAATGTATTAACCCCCGACAGTGTCAAACCTGATTTATATTCAAGAGCAGTACCAGCAGCATTGACTCCCAGCACCTGATTTGCAGTACCAAGCGCGGTAAGATTTGTACCACCTTTGCTAATTGCCAAAGTTCCACTGATATTGTTGAGAGCAAGATTTGCCTCGGCAACATCAATGGTTGGGTTTCCTGCAACTCCGCCGCCATCAGTGACAGTAAGCTTTGTCGATCCTGCAGTAAGCGTACGTGTTGCACTGGTACCAGCACCAGTAACAGCGTACAATCCTGTAGTAACAGTATTTGCAAGAGCTGTCAGATCTGAATCAAGGCCTTGTGCATCAGTGATGCCGTAACCGGCTAATGTGGTTGGATTTGTACCAGCGGTTACACGCCCAAATGCGTCAGTTGTTACTGACTTGTATGTTCCAGCGGCACCAACTGCCACCAGGTCAATTGCCGGACCGGCCGTAACTCCATCGCCATTTAATACTGATACTCTACCAGCGGCACCAGTAATCGATCGTGTTGCCCAAGTATCCGCACCGGTCCGCGCGGCAAATCCATTCCCAGATAATCCCTCAAGAGCGGCCAAATCATTTGACAGCAAAAAGGTCAGTGTTCCGCTGTTTGTAATAGGTGATCCGGTAACAGTAAAGCCGGCAGCTGGTGCAATTGCAGCAACTGAAGTAACAGTTCCGACATTGAGCGCAGCAATAGTGACAGATCCTGTTCCGTGCGTTACGGAGATACCAGATCCAGCTGCAATTGTTTTATACTCTAACGTACCGCCCGCAGATACAACGCCCAGCACCTGATTTGCGGTTCCTGCGGCGCTTAAATCCGTACCGCCTTTTGCGATTGACAAAGTTCCACTAATGTTGTTGAGAGCAAGGCTGGATTCAACAACGTCAACCGTTGGGTTTCCTGTAACCCCATTACCACTTGCTATTGAAATCTTGGTTGACCCGGCAACAATCATGCGTGTAGAGCTTGTTCCTGCACCAGTAACGGCGTACAACCCCGTAGTAATGGTGTTTGCAAGAGCTGTTAGATCTGAATCCAGACTTTGCGAGTCAGTAATGCCATACCCAACCAGAGTTGTTGGAGTATTAGTCAGTGTATTCCAGTTCTGCGTTGTACTGGCAGCAGTAACACGACCATAACCGTCAGTAGTTACAGCAACGTACGAACCTGCAGTTCCAACAAGTGCCAAGTCAATAGAGTCAGCGTTAACAACGATCCGGCTCACAGCAGCGCTTACAACATCAAGTGAGTTCAGCGTGCGAGTTAAACCGTTTCCAGCGGTTAGTACTGTGCCGTCAACATAGGATTTTGTTGTTAGATCACCAGCACCTACGGGAGCAACACCTGCTACTGGCAGCGTGAAAGACCAGGCACCAGTAATTGTTTCTGTTCCGGCGTTTCTGGCCAAGAGAGCGCCATCTGTGATTTGCGACTCTGTAACTGTAAGTGCGCCTTGATGCTGCACAACGCTGCCTGCAGAAATTCTGGCGTTGTCAAATGCACCGCTTGTGGTTTGGGCAGCAGAAATAGCTATTGGTGTGCTGCTTGCAGCGGTAACTAAACCCTTGTTGTTAACTGTAAGCGTTCCAACTGCAGCTGCCGTGCCAAACACACCAGGGTTAACGTTTACAATTGCAAGCAGCAACTCTGCGGTGGTGCCAGTAACAGTGCCGCTAATATCGCCGGTGATGGTGGTGCTTGGCGCAGGTCCCGATCCTACTCGCTGCCAGGCGTTAGTCTCATCGTAAAAGTATAATCCTTCTGAGGCGTTATTTGTATTGAGATAGTAAATCTGGCCGCTGGTTCCACTGGTTGGTAGTGCAATTCCACTTGGGGTAACTAGCTGCTGCTCAGTGCTGATTCTGGTCCATGCGCCGGCAATGTAAATGTTGAGGCCTAGAATAGTATTGTCAGCAGATGTGTGAAAAAATAACTCTCCAACGTTTGGTAGTGCGGGGAATGACAGACCAGAGGCAACCGTGAGGTTAGTAATTACTGATCCTTCTGTAAGCTGAATACCATCATGACGCATTATAATTCCGATATGGTTAGGGGTGACAGCGTATTTACGAATATAAGACCAATACCATAAATAAAGATCGATTACTGAGAAGACCATGACATCCACTGTAGCCGCTGTTATTTCAGACACTAATCCAATCCTTGCTGCGACTATTCCGTGGCCGGAAAAAGGTAAAAAGGTAGAGCTCATTGCAGAAAAATTTAAAATTTCTGCCAGTGAAGCCAGTAATATTTTTGAATTTGGATGTGCTGATCGGGGCTGGGGTGAAATGTCCACTGAAGCCAGGGGCACGGTGCACACGGCATATCAAGAAATTTTTCTTGAAGAAGCAGACGCTGAAGTTTCCCAGGCAGTTGTGATGGCAACACTACAGAAAGAGTTTAACCTGTGATTTCATTTAAGCAGTTTTTAACCGAGGGCGGCAAAGCTACAGAGAAGCACGGAACCGTTCGTGCTACTCAGGCGGACATGCAGGCAGCTCTTAAGTTTGTGTCAAATGCAATTGAAGTTCCAGTTTCTAAGCTGGCCAAACAACTGCTTGGCTCGGCACGGCTAACACACGCTGGGCATCAACTAGATTCAGGCGATGTAGATATTGCGCTGCCACTAGAATTAAAAACCACTGCCGTTGAAAAATTAACTGCGGCAGTTGGATCTAAACCACTTGCAATTGGCGGCTCAACTTTTTCCTTTGCTGTTCCAGCCGGCGATAAAAAAGTCCAAGTTGATCTTATGTTTGTAACAGATTTAGACTGGGCCAGTTTTTCGCATTATTCAAGCAAGGACAGCGCGCACAAGAGCGCCGTTCGCAATGAGCTGCTGCACAGTGCACTGAAATTCTCTGCAGAAGATGGAAAAGACCTGCGCGTCAAAGATGCGGGTGGAGAAGATATTGTGCGTGCTTCCCGCGCGTACAAGCTTGATACTGGCGTAGAGCGAATTTTTAAAGTAGCCAAGAATAGAAAAGATGGCAAGGGCCGCGTAAAGGGAACCAGTGCTGTGTCTCCGCTGGAAGTACAGGCTGCGCTAGATGCGTTAGGGCACTCTGGAAAATTCAGTTCAGAGCAGGACCTTATCACGGACCCAGATAAATTTGCTGCGCTGTTGTTTGGCAATACGGTTACCGCTGCTGATCTTAAATCCGCTGAACAACTAATCAAACTTATTGCCGCACACTCGTCAGCAAAAGAAATTTTCAAAGACGCGGTTAAGGGTATGATCAGACGAAAACTTGTGGTTCCACCAGAACTAGAAGAATACAGATAAAGAAAAAGGGAGCTAATTAGCTCCCTTTATTATTTCTGCAGCAGTTAAAGCTTGTTGACAATAAGCCTACGATTTAACTTTTGTACTTCTTCAGTCAGCTCGGTTATTTGAAGCTGCTGAGCCTTGATTGCTTCAACAAACAACCCAGCTAAGTTACCGTACGCCAGCGCGAGCATGCCACCATTATCAGATACTGCTTCTGGTAGTACAGCTTGCACATCTTGCGCAATCAAACCTGTTCTGCGCTGGCCAGTTGCAATGTCAGTAAAGTTTACACCATTTAAACCTTGCACTTTAGCCAAGGCGTCTGGTATTGTTGAAATATCAGTTTTTAATCTGGAATCGGAAAAGGCGCTGATGTTACCGCCTGATGAAATGCTGCCATTTGCAGTAATGTTGCCGCCCGCATCAACACGAGCCACAACACCGCTTGATCCATTACCAAAGAACGTGCCGTCTGTCCCGCCAAAGTAATTTAAAAATACGCCGGTTGCGCCTTCAGCAGAATCAAGGTGCAAGTTGTTTGCCGGTTTAGCTAATACTGCTGAAGTGTCAACTCTATTAAATGCTCCAATGTTACCGTCTATTACGCTTGTAAAAAGTGTTCCCTGCACCGAAGCATTGCTTTGCACTACAAGCGTTGGAGTTGTTACTTGACCGCTAAAGGTAGGACTTGCGAGCTTTGCATATCCCGCGGCATTACCTAACTGACTCAGGTCGGTTAAGTTACCCTGATCCCAAAGAGTTCTAAAAGCACCCCACACACCAGTGTTTCCAGTATTGTCGTTCACGCGGAACTTCAGGCCGTTTGGTGCGCCTTCCTCAAAGTTCCAATTCGCGGCGAGCTGCATTGCTCTGGCACCACCACCTGCACCACCCACAACGGTAAGGCCTACGTGAAATGCCCCAATGTCGCTAGAAGTAAACGAATCAAATCCGCTTATAGAGTTTATGTTGAACTGCGGTGGCGTCATTGACAGAGCGCCTGAGCTGCCCATGTCATAAAACAGAGCTGGCTTAGCGTGCGCGGTAAATCCACTTGCTGGAGAATTTGGAAACGTTTGCGTGGCAGTATTAAGTGCAACGATTCCGGTCCACGGCACGCTCAGCGCATTCTGCGCGGTAGTTGCAGTAGTTGCAGTAGTAGCGCTGTTTGCCGTGTTAGCAGTTGAAGCGTTACCAACGCTCAGCGTGGATTGATCTACGAATTTTGGTGCTGCGGCTCCCTGAGAAATAAGCACTTGGTTTGTTCCGCCAAGTACTGCACTAACTGACACGCCAGCGCCATAGAGCACTGCACCTGCGGCTGGCGGAATTACAGTTCCAAGCCCACCAAATTCAACCCGTAACGCGCCATTTAAAAAGTATGTTGGCAGATCTACGTATGAAGCACCATTTAGGCCGTCCAGTAAATCCGCATTTAGCCCGCTGCCAGCCCCGTCATTTTCAGCGGTCCAAACTTTGGCACCTCTAAAAGTCAGGCCAACAGCAGAAGCGCCATTTACAACAAGCGCTTGGGATAAGTTTAGCGTGCCGCCTGAGCCGGTCCATGAATCGCCGGTACCCATAGATATGATACCGTTAACGGCTTCGATTATTGACGGCTTATTAGTTCCACTGCCGTCTTGGTTACCAAGAAGTACTCGTTGTGCGCCCGCGGCCTGCGTGATTTTTAAGAATGATGGCACAGTAAGTGCGCCAGTCATTGTATCGCCGCTCTTTGAGACAAACAAATCAGGTGAAGTTGCCTGCACCCAGTCTTGAGTAGGTTGATAACCCAGAGCGCCAGTATTGGCGTCCTGAATAAAACCAAACATGTACAAGCCTTGTGAACCACCAGTTCCGCTGTCCGTCTTGAAAAACAGCGATCCGTCGGGGGTGGTATTAGTTGGCGGCAGCAGCGGACCGTACGAGATCATTGCGCTGCCGTTGAGGATTTTTGCCATTTATGCTCCAGAAGAACCGGGTTGTCGTAGATCTGCTATTTAGCCTGATCCTCGGCCTGTGGTAGTAGTACGCCACAAAAGTGTTAGAATTACTAATCACTAGTAAAGAGGAAAATATGGAACACCAACAAACTGGCGAGTTAAACAACGATTTCCGCACTTGCTTGTCTCATCTAATGGAGAATGGGCTTACTGCAAATCCTCGCGGCACTGTTACTAAAGAGTTACTAAATTACAATATTTCTTTGCTGGACGCGCGAAATCGCGTTATTACATTTCCAGATCGCAAAACTAACCTAAAATACTTGCTTGGCGAATTTGTGTGGTATCTCACTGGAGCCAATACGGTTAATGGCATATTACCTTATTCAAAATTCTGGGCCAATATTACAAACTCAGGCGATTTTGAAGAGATTGGTTATGCAGCCGGAACTATTAATTCAAACTACGGTTACCGGTTATTTGGGCACGACGAGTTTTCGGACGTTCCAGGCAAGCGCGATGAGACTGGTACAATCCAGTGGTTGAGTCAGTGGGAGGCCGTTATTGATCTTCTCAGCCGGGATAAAGACAGTCGTCAGGCAATTTTAAATATTCACCGCCCAAGCGATCGCCATCCAGGAAACTCAGATGTGCCGTGCACACTGTCTCTGCAAGTGTTGATCCGCGAGAATAAGCTGCACATGATTACCAATATGCGCAGCAACGACATTGTGCTTGGATTCACAAATGACGTGTTTCAATTTACCATGCTGCAAGAGTGTTTGATGGTTCAGCTTAAAGATGTCTACCCGGAACTAGAGCTTGGCACGTATTTCCACAACGCTGGTTCCATGCATGCTTATGACCGGCACTTTGCAATGGCTGCAGCTATTATTGCTGATGAAAATGCAGTCGAGAAATCCATGATTCCAATGGACGAATTTAACCTGGGTGTAGTTGAGAAACTAGCATTTATTGAGCAGTTATGGGTTCACCACGGAATGCCTGCAGCTTTTGATTTCGCTCAAGTGCCATCTTTTAACGAGCTGTCTCCTTACTGGCAAAATTTAGTTAAGTTCTGTTTTTCCTCGGATCCTGCAGCAGAACTAGCAATCTTTAAGTAAGACTTACATGAAATATAAAGAACAAATAGAGGAAGCTTATAATTACCTTGGGTTCACCCCTAGAGGAAACCAATTAGCGGACATCAGCTTGATTTTAACTGGTTTTCTTGATGAAGGATTTAAGACTCAAATCTTGTCTGCACCAACTGGTACTGGCAAATCTATAATTGGCGCAATTACTGCAGAAGTTCTGCATAAAATTAGAGCTCCTGACGTACATCACGGGGCCTCTTTTTTACTTTCGCCAACTAACATATTGAGCGAGCAATACCACAACACTTTTCAAAAAGGCCGTGATCCGCTTGACACCCGCTTCAGGATGCTAAAGGGCGCCAGTAATTTTACCTGTGCAGCGCTGTCAACCCCAGAGGAACCCCAAACAGCAGAGCATTGCGCAATCAGAATGTTTCAGAAAGCTGACATGCTGTCAGTCATTGCCGACAACTGTGACAGCTGCGAATTTGCCCTGCAAAAAAGAATGCGCGACAAGGCCAGGCATTTAATTACAAATTATAGCTACTACTTTGTTGACCGAATGTACTTGGAAATTCTGGCCAAGCGCACCGTCACCGTCTTTGACGAAGCGCACATGATCAACGATTTGTTCACAGAGCACAACGCAATTTATTTCAGCGATTCTAGACTCAAGAAAATGGTTGATGAAATTGGTGAGCACCTGTCTATTGGCCACCGCGGAATTTTTAAAATAATCAAAGAAATTAAAGAAGCCATGAACAATGGCGAGATTGAACAGCACACGTACATGAAGTACTTGGGGCTGCTTGCAGATGTCTATGGTCAGGTAACTGAAGCCGCGCAACTTGAACTAGAACGGTGTAACCCACGCAACCAGACAAAATACATGGCTCTTAGCAAGCTATCAAAAAAGTATTTTGGCCTTGGTTGCAAGATCAGTGACTTAATGATCTATGACTACCCACATGCTTTTGAGTACAAAGAAAAAAATCCAAAAGAGAAATTCTCAGAGGATGAGGTTTCGGTTAAGCCAATTTTTGTTGGTGAGATGTTTGACAAGTTAATTAACGCTGAATTTAATTTGTTAATGAGCGCGACTCTCAGCGAGCAGTACGCCCGGCGCACAATGACCCTTGAAAATGCTAAACACATTAGGCTGGCCCCGTCGTTCCCGCGAGAGAATAAAAAAGTTGTGTTCTATAAGCCTCAAAATTTAAACCAGACAACGCTTAAAACTCCGGTCACAATCAAAGCGCTGCAATCGGCAGCGTATGAAATCGCAGCGCATCACTCTGAGTTGGGCCACCGGGGCGTTGTGCTTGCGCCTAGCTTTGCTCTTACTGGAGATATAGCCGCGGCGCTTGAGGCCCGCGGTCTTAAAGCCAGAATTTACGAGCATCAGCGAGGTGAAAAGCTAGCAGAGGTGCTTGGTAGATTTACTCGTCACGCTGATGGCCCCGCAATTCTTCTTACGCCATCGGGCTTTGAGGGGCTAGACTTGGTCGGCGATTTAAGCCGGTATCAAATTATTTTGAAGGCGCCGTTTGGCTCTCTAGGCGAGGCGCGCATGAAAAAGATTTTGGCGGTTTGGCCGGACATTTATTCTCTGATGACATTATCAAAATTAGTACAGGGTGCCGGAAGATCAGTTAGATCAGCAGAAGATTTTGCTACTACGTACATGTTAGACTCGAATATTCAGAGGCTGTGGACTTCAAAACAAAACGAGTGGAGCAACGAGTTTCAGACCAGTTTTTCCAGCATTCTGTCATAACCTGAAGCAGCAAGACTATAACTTTTAAATTCTGTATAGAATAGAGCTATGAGCGATGACATAGATGACATGATGGCTGAATTAGACCGCGGCTTTTTAAGAGGGCTGTCGCTAGGTAGGGCGCCAGGTGGTGGCTTTACCGCTAAGAAGCGGCGCCGAAGAATTAAAGCTGAAGACAAGCGTAGGCAACTAGCCCGCCGGTACAAATCAAAAAAATTACTTGACCCAATAGAAATGAGGAACCATATGGAAGACGCGCCACTCCGGACCAAAGAAGCTCAAGAGACAAGCGGTGTTATTTTTGGTGCCTACAGTACCGACGAGTGGGTATCTAGTACTCACCTGCGCACATCAATTGAAGCTGGTAAAAATACTCTTGCTATGGAAGGCACGTGGGTAACTCCAGCGGGCTGGAAATTGAGTGAGTGGGTCATGCAAATTAGTGATCGTTATAATTTTGTTTCAATGAACCGAGCGCTTGTCTTTATGCCATGGGGCATGATTGAAGCCAGTGTGAGCCGCGGCAAATTAGAGCTTGAACTAAACGGCACTCCAGAAAATGTTTTGGCGTTTATCAAAGCGCTGGACGACAGAACTACCACAGCACTAAAGCGAGCTGAGAATTTAATTGAGTGGGTTTACAGCGCCAGAGGTGATTCTATTTCAGTGCCACTGAACTACCGCCCCGCAATTAATGGTGCCTATCCATGGCTGCCAAAAGATCTAGACAGCTATATTGATGACTACCTTAATTCACAGGCCAGCGTACTTATTCTGATTGGCAAGCCTGGAACCGGTAAGACTACATTCATCAAAAACCTGATTCACCGCAGCGGTGGTGATGCAAAAGTAACCTATGATGAAGCGGTAATGTCCGGTGATTCGTTGTTTGCTGGCTTTATTGAATCAGAAGACCGCTTTATGATCATGGAAGATGCTGACATGTTCTTGAAGAGCCGTGAAGATGGGAACAGCATGATGCACCGGTTCTTGAACGTGAGTGACGGCCTGATTTCGGCGCAGGATAAAAAGCTCGTATTCAGTACGAACCTGCCAAGCGTGCGCGATATTGATTCTGCACTGATGCGACCAGGCCGCTGTTTTGACGTGGTGGAGTTCCGCCCTCTCACTCGTGTTGAAGCACAAGTAGTAGCCTCTGAAATGTCGGTTGAGCTGCCTGATGGAAATGAGTTCACTCTTGCCGAAATATTTAATGTGCAGCCAAGTGGTGACGTTAACAGCAACGCCCGCACCGTAAAACGTAAGATTGGGTTTGCCTCATGATTATTTCATCGCGCCCTGATGAATCATTTTCAGCGCACGCTGATTTTACTCAGGCAGAACTTGAGCTTATGACCGTGCTGTTGTATAATGTAAAGCTCGGCAATGGTTTTACTGAATGGAGAGACGCTGCTTTTACGCTGATTAACAAATTAGACGATATGGCGTTTTACAAATATCAAAATATGGATTTTGCTGCCGATGCGGTTGCAAAGATAAACATGGAGATTCACTTGCTTGATTCCCGTGGTCGTGCTGCAGGAATCTTAAATGAAGATTACGAAATAGTCGTTTAAGGAGCTAGTGTGGTTAAAAATTTAATGATTGAGGGGCTTGATCGTCTCGGTAAAGATACGCTTATTGAGGGCATTCAAAGTCTATTAGGTTACCATCAGGTACTGCATTACTCAAAGCCAATGGCTCTCAAGAAGTATCTTAATGACCTGCAAATGTATCAACGAGTCTCGTTTACCGTGATGTTTGATTTGCTAAACAGTTATCACCGGATAATTTGTAATCGAGCGCACTTGGGCGAGTGCGTATATGCTCCTCTGTACCGAGGGTACGACGGAAACTACGTGTTTGACATTGAGGACAAGTTTGACACTAGCAATACTCGGCTAATTTTGCTGACCGAAGATTTTAAAATTGCTCGACACTTTGTTGACGACGGCCTGTCACTTGGCGCAATTGAGAATCGCGAGCGCGAGCAAAATATGTTTATTGAGGCATTTGAAAAATCAACCATTGAAGATAAGAGAATTATCTGTGTTACTGACGAGAAGCTGGGCGGTTTTAAACCAAAGCACAGGGTGCTTGAACTAGCGCTTGCCGCATGAGACTGGTCCTGACGAGTGATACTCATTCACCCGTCAGGCCAGGTGACATTCCAGATGGTGACGTATTTGTACATGCTGGCGATTTGCTGCGCACCGGTTATGTTACTGAATGGCCCGCTGCGCTGGACTGGTTAGCCGCACTTCCTCATAAGATTAAACTGTTTGTGCCTGGCAATCATGACTTTCACCTTCAAGTCTATCCTGGCCCAGCGCTGCAGGATTTACGGCGAGCAGGTGTGGTTGTGGTTGGCTTGCCAAATAACCCTCATTATGAAACTTACTTGTTGCCTAACAAGATGTCGTTACTAGGCCTGCCGTACGTGACCGGACTTCCACGGTGGGCTTTTAACACTACGGAAGTAGAGCTCTGTGCATACCTTAAACGGGTTGGCAGGCATGACGTAGTCATCAGTCACGCGCCGGTATATGGAATATTAGATCAGGTTAGTACTGTTAACTCCGGCATCACTGCGTACCGATCATATCTCCTTGAACACACACCACTGTTGTGGGTGCACGGCCATATTCACGAGTGCTATGGATCTGCGCTTGTTGAGGGCTGCCAATTTTATAATGTTGCCATGTGCAACAGAAAGTATGAACATGCTAATGCACCAGTAATTGTAGATCTCTAATCGGTCAGAGATTTGTTACGTGTGATCCCATAAATTGTGAACTATTCTTTTGTTGCTGACAGTATAATGGTGTTGACATTGTAAATTGTTAAAAAATGTAACATTTAATTATAAAAAGAAAAGGGAGTCACAATGAGTACCGAACACCCAGCTTTTCAGATCTCGGCAGCACAAATTATAGCAAACAGATATTACGCACTTCTTGCCGTGCACGGACCAGCCATTGCGCTATTGCTGCAGTGCAAAGAGGCGCACATTGGCATCTTGCTAGACCAGCTAGCAGCTCAGAAAAACTGTGAACATTCCTGTATAAACAACAAAGACCATCAATAAACGCACCTTGCCCTGCCGATAACAAGTGGTTAATTAAAAATAATAATATGGGAAAGATCATGCGACAATTTAGAAGAATCACTGATTTAATCAGGACTAATTTATTTCGTTTAGCTGGTTCATCCATTGGCGGCTGTACATACCTGGTACGGGCCAACCCCTGCTCATGCACGCAAAAGGCGTGTATCTGTAACCCATGGCATATTCTAACTCCTGAAAAAGACGTTCTTGTTACGTGCATGGACAAAAAAGACGCTGAAGAAATCGCAGAAACAATGAACCTGAAACGGCGCAAAAACGATTGATCTACCCAGGATTGGTCCGACCGGTATTTTTAACCGGTGTATGATCTCTCTATCAGAAAATATTTAAGCAAGGAATACAATGAAGATTGCCGTTATTAAACTTGGTGCCAGAATTACTTGGGAAACAGACGCAGCGGTCGGGCCGGGCGAGGCAATCTCCATCTGTAAAGCTCTTACACTGGGTGGTGCAGAAGTTCACGTGTTTACTAAGCTCCTGACAAAAGACACGCTTGACCCAAGTTTAGTGTGGCACAACTTGCTAGATGATACCGACACTGGCGCACTTGATGCTCTACTCATAATTAACGGCAATGTTAATTTTTTTGGAGGCCAAGAAGACGAGGCGCAAATTCTAAACTACAAAATTATCAATCAGTTCGCTGGTACTGTAGTGTACGTGATGTGCGACCCCGAACTGCCGCTGTGTCAGATCTGGGACAGCGTAAGTAAAAAGCCGTGGGGCTCAAAGTACAATGAAGCCGATGTTAACATTACGCGTTTAGATATTAACGTGCTGTCACAACCCTTTTCGGTACCCAAGGTGCTGGGTCGCTGGACAAATAAAAAGGGTACTGCACCCGTTGCCCGGCTGTTTCACTTTCCAATGGAGAGATTTCCACTGTTGAACGAGTGGTTAGATCCTAAGCCAGCACCAGAGATTGATCTGCTATATGGTGGTACTACGCGCGGTGGGCGCCGAGTTCCTAATTTGTTTAAGTGGTACTACGGCATGCCAGAGTCTATCAAAACCGAAATTTTTGGTTCTATTGATCATGATGATTTTGTAAAGCATACGAAAATTAATCAGGATTTGCTGGCAAGTACTCGTGCACCAGATTTTACTGGCATGGTGAAATACCGGCATGTGCTGCCAAAAATGAATAATTCACTGGCTCACCTGGTAACCGGCGATCCGTCCTATGAAGAACTAGACATAATTCCACAGCGCACGTATGAGTGCATTGCTGCGGGTAACGTGGTTTTTGTTGATGCGGCAATGGACATCAGCCGGCGAATTTACCCTGCTGGCGACGAAATGGCAGAATTTTTATATGTTAACACGCGGGCTGAGCTGATTGATAGAATTACAGCATTAAAAGAAGACAGCTCTGTACGGCAGTACGTATTAGATTATCAAAAAAGTGCTACAAATTTTAACGCCGTAAATTTCTGCACATCACTAGTGCAGAAAATAAAATCACTAGAAACTTATCCCTGGTGCCGAAAATAAAATTACTAGGAACCACAAAATGAATAGCCTGGACGGTTGGTTTGCATTTGCACTTTTACTACTTGTTTTTGTTTGCTATTTTTCGCTAAGCGGTCTAATGATACCGCACGCTGGGCTGATCACACTTGGCTATGCTGTAGTAATGGCAGTGCTCACATTTGCTAAGCATAAAAAATAACGGCACACAATGAGCACCATGTTTACACGGCTGTCTGAAAGCGACCAAGCCGCGCTTCATCAGCGCGTGCTGTATCGACAAATTAAATTTTTAAATCCGGTGATGCGCTGTGATCGACAAATTTTGCTTGTTGGTGATCGTCCGGCGCCGGATGCACCGCTTGATCCTGATTTTCACTTTACCCCATTTGGCGCACTGCGACATTCCTCGCTGTACTTGAATTTAAAACTTCACAGCGCAGGCATTCAAGAGGAGCGTCTCTCCTGGGTAAATTCGCGGGATGCCTGGGGAGAATATAGTTCGCACAGCGTGTTGCTCCAGCCTTGGATCTTGATCATAGCGCTGGGTGGCGCTGCAGAGCAGTGGCTCAAGCGGTCGGTTTGCCGCAGTCCAATTATCCGAGTTCCTCACCCAGCCGCGTGGAAACGGTTTCACGCCTCAGAAGAGTACCAGTTAATCCCGGAGCTTGTCAGAGCTCTTGGTGTCTGAACCCTATTTCAGGATTCGTACGAACTTAAAAAGTTTAGAATATAAAAATGAAAAAGCTAAAGTTAATTCTGTTTTGGGTAACGTTTCCAATCGCGGTACCAGTTATGTACGCGGTCGGCGTTTTTGCGGACCTGGTAGGTACTAGGGCTCAGGACGCGGCAGAGATTTTCTTTGAGCATATGTCTGATTTTGAAGAATGGTGTTTTGATAAAGAATAACTGCGCACTAAGTTAGCACAACACGAGAAAGATTATGCTTAAATTTGATCACCCAACGCTTGTAACCTTAACCGCCCCAACGTGTGCAGGAAAGAATTTTTTACTTGACGCTCTCGCGGAAAATTTTGGTTTTTCGAGAATCGTCAGCACCACTGATCGTGCAGCTCGCATGGGCGAGATTGAAGGCGTGCACTACAATTTTATCAGCACTGAAAAATCTCTAGCAATGGAGAGAGATAATTTGTTTGCAGAACTTGTTACGTACAACGGCACGCGGTACGGAGTGACCCATGTAGAGATGGCAAATAAAGTACAGGCTGGTTTACCGCCGCCAATTGTAATTCTCGAGCCACAGGGGCTGCAGATTTATAAGAAGTACTGCATGCAGCAAGGTTGGCAACTCTTCAGCGCGTTTATCAATACGCCTGAAAAGATCCGGCTCAGTAGATTAGTTCAACGAACAACAGATGATATTTGTACTGCAGTAGACAGCCTAGAATCAGATATTCTGGCCGCATCTATTGCTAAAATAATTGCCGTGAACAACGCGCGGCTGACGTCAGTAATTGAGAATGAACGGATGTGGTTGCACGCAAGCGACTGGCACGCAATTGTTTCCGGTACTGACATTAAAGAGGCACTAAACACAGTGCAATTAGGTGTTGCAAATCGTAAGCTTAAAAACGGCGTATATCAATAACTTTACTAATAGGAAATAAAATGACAAACTCAACTACAATCATCAGCGCAATTGAATCAAACGAAGCTCAAGAACTGTACGCAACTGGTCTGAAATTAACATCAACAGATCGGCAGCTACAAAACGGCACAATCTCGCTGATTGGCACCGTTAACAAGCAAAGTGTTAAGTACCTGATTACTGCATCAGGTAAAGTGTTCAGCAATGGTTTTCTCGTGCGTACCGTGCGTGGTGCATACCCACTACAGCAGTACCGCGCTGGACTAAAGGCCGCTGCACAATTGCTCTCTAATCGCACTGCATAATGACCCAACGGGTTCATCCAACGCCTCCTAGCAACAGGGAAGTTTGCGACAGTTGCGGGCCGGTGAAGAATGGAGCACACAAGTGGTGGTGCAATGCCATCTCAATTGCTGTTCCTCCAGCAATTGTACTCACAGTAATAGTGCTTGTATTGCTGATTGAGTACTATTAACCTGAATTCTCAGGTGTTGCGCAGTACAAGCAGAAATAGGAAAGAGCCCTCAATTGAGGGCTCTTTCCACATCCTTGATAATTTCCTCTTATCAAGTTGGAGCGGATTGTAACAACTGTTACCTGCGCAGGAACAGATAAGGAATTACTGCAAATTATTAAATGATTGTGTTTGCACAGCTTGAACAGTCGTGATGTTGTTAAGCGTTGTCCACGCAGTGCCGTCAGACGAATACTGAAATGCATATGATTTAGCATGATACCCACTGCTGGCATCAAAAGCAAACATTTGTACAGAACTTATTGCTTTAGTTATTCCAGCACCAAAGTTTATTCCCCAGTGAACAACCAAGTTACTTCCCTCAGCACCTACATTTTGCCAATAAGTTGACACGTCTTCGTCAGCTGCCTTAGATGTGTCAAATGTCCCACCTAAAGTCTGATTAGATATAGCAATGCCACCTGTTGATAAGTTTGGCCCAGAACAATCAATGCTTTCATAGAATCTGTATTCGCGAACAGCATGAAAATATGGTGCGGTGCCGTACGGATCTATCCAGCTTGTGTTTGTTGCGAGCAATCGCCAGTACTGATAAGAAGCCTTGGTGTTGATAACACTAGCTATAACACTAGCCTTGCTAAATTTACCAAGCCCGCCCAATAAACCGTTTGATAGTGTGCTAATAATCGGCATATAATTTTCCTATTTTAAGCAAACTTGGTAGCAGTTGCCAAGACCGTGTATGTTGAAGCTGCCGTCTTGATAACTGTTAATGAGTACGAATCAATTGCATTCACTGAACCAGCTGTTGGTGCCGTTCCATTCCATTTTGGCGTTACTACAGTACCATCAATTGTAAAGACGGTTGGATAAAACGCAGTAGCGCCGTTTGTGACTAGCACCGCGATCGACGCTGACTGGCCAATTGCCATGGTGTTATTCAGAGTAGCTGTGCTGCTGCCACGGATGTTCAGCGTGAAGTTAGCAGTTGCAGCAACTGTAAAGTTCCAAACAGCGGCAGTGTTTAGATCAATTTGTGTTGTTGCTGTTGGCGCGGTAGCTGTGGTGTTTACTTTCTCCAACATTGCTTGAACACTGGTATTACCAGTAAGTGTTGCACCAGTAAGTGTTGCACCAGTAAGTGTTGCACCAGTTGATGAAACATAACCCTGAGCTTTTACAAACGCGGTTGTTGCAAGTTTTGTTGATGAGTCTGCAGTAGCTGGTGTTACCGATGTTGGACTAATCTTAAAATCTAGAATCTTAGAAGCACGGTTAATGCTATAAACTATAGTTTGAGTGCCTGTATCACCTTGAGCAACCATGTTAAAATTTGAACCACCATCACTTCCAGACTCAGCTGTGTTATCAGCGTGCATATTCCAACGACCGCTGGCGCCACTTGTCCAATACAGTGTTCTGAACGAACCAGCAGGACTGCTTATGAGGAGATTATTGGTGGTTGCGGTAATTGTGCCGACGTTATCAATACGGAAGCGTTCCGTATTAGCTGTCTTCATGTAAACAAAACCCGGTATTCCACTGCCGCCAGCACCACCAGCAAGTGTTATATCGCCGCCGCCAGCCGCCCCAGTATTGTTGTTACCACCACGAACAATTACGCTACCAGCTCTCTGTTGTGCTGAATCAGCACCACGCACTGTTAATAGTCCAGCTGCATTGGCTGTAGACACGTCACCAGCATTAACTGTTAAGTCCCTTTGTTGATCTGATCTAAAACTAGCGGTAGCAGTACTGATCGTTATGGAGGTGGGAGTTATAGTTATTTTATCTGCCGCAACTGTTGGGTTGGTAAGAGTTAAAGCACTACTTGCCGCATATGTAAAGTTTGACGACGCGCCAAAAGCCCCTGCATTGTTATATTGGATTTGTGTATCAGCACCCGCAACAGTACCACCAACACCATACCCTTGTGCTTTAACGAATGCAGTAGTTGCTAACGCCGTAGAGCTATCAGCGGTTGCTGCGGTTGGGGCTGTCGGTGTACCGGTAAGGGCAGGTGATACTGCATGCACGCCGGAACCGGTACCAGTTGACGTAGTTGTTCCTGTACCACCTTGCAGCACTGATAGCGCTGTTGTTAAACCAGTAAGCGATGTGATGTTAGAGTTTGCGCCTGATGTAGCAACGCCACCGACGTCGGCCGCGACCAGAACAACAGCTCCTGTTTTGCCAGCTACGGATGTCACAGATCCAGCAGTTGTAACATACCCTTGGGCTTTAACAAATGCCGTGGTTGCGAGTTGAGTAGAATCTGTAGCCGGGGCTGCCGTTGGAGCTGTTGGAGTACCAGTAAAGGCAGGTGAAGCAAGTGCAGCAACTCCACTGACGTCCGCTACAGTAAGTACAATTGCGCCCATCCTACCAGCAACACTTGATACTTCGCTTTGTGAACCGTCAATTCCGTCCCAGGCGGTGCCGTTGAACAGAACCAAATCGCCAACATTAAAACTAACTAGCCCATTCAACGAGGAAAAGAAAGTAAATGTTTGAGTTGGGTTAGTGAACGTTGCTTGATCAATTGTTAGAGATGTGCCACTTACTATAGTGACGGTTGCTGTGCCAATGATGTTCCCACCAGTAACACTTTGACCTACTGTAATTCCAGTAGAGCTGATCAGTATCGTAAGGCCGCTGTTACTTTCCGTTGGTGATCTTACGGTTGTAGTACCTGGTAACAATCCAGCTGTTGATACTTTGTAGTATTCACCTTTTACGCCAACACTAGAAACAAGAGCGGGAGTGTTTGTAACAGGATTCCAAGTACCCTTAAAATCAAGGCCACCAGCTACACCTGCAATAGCCGCATCAACGTAAACTGAGTCTGGCTGTCGAAGCCACGCAGCGCCTGAGTAAACGTGCAGCCCTAGTCCAGCGTCTGTTCTAAAAAAAAGTTCGCCAGTGCTTGGATTAAGTGGAAATGTGGTTCCCTGAGCAAGTGTCAGGTTTTGAAAAGTAGAGCCCTCAATAAGGGTAAGGCCATCGGTCAACATAAAAGCAATCTCCTAGAGTAGATCGTGTATTTAGTCTTAACCTGAATTATCAGGTGTCAAACCGCCTCACGCCAGAGATAGAATGAATCTTACTTTGGTGTGAGGCAAACATGAAAAATTCCCTGTACAGAATAGAGAGCTCAACATGAGGCTCTGGATGTGGCAGCTGCTGATTTGCCTGTTTTTGCTGGCGTGGACGGCCGTTGGGATTTGGGACTGGAGCCTGTGCGTTGAGAGCGGCGGTGATTCTCTTGCGTGCACGTTCAGGTATCCTGTTTCTCAGCTGTATCTACTGCAGTAACCGTTACAATTCTCTTGTGTTATTAATAAGAGCTAATTGTTAGAATATACTCAATTACTAAGGAACAACCATGTCTGATTTAATTAGCCGTATCAATGACATTACAAAAGACGCCAACAACAGCGATGACGTAAAAATCAAAGAGCTAATAGGTTTCTATTTTAAAAATACTGTGTACCTTTCTCCAGATATGATTGGCCTAATTCTTTTTAATATTGAGCGAATTGTAAATGCGCGTGTGATTAAAAATCCGGATCCTGGTGTTCCGCTTAATGCAGGTGTTAATGTCGTGCAGCTAGTACCAAAACATCCAGACAGGCGGTCCAATCGCGGGCGCGAAATTTGATACCCGCGAAAGATTAAAATGATTCCACCAGATCAGCCACTGAACACTGCGGTTTTTAAAAGTAGTGATTTGATAAAGTGTTATAGACCGCCTAGTCTTCTGTCAGTAATGCCTGGAAATAAAGTAATGTTAGGTTCGTCAGGGCCGTGTATGATTGTTGCTGATGTTGATAAAAATGGCGATGCAGTATGCCAATTTGAAGATGATGGAAAATTGGTGCAGTATACTTTTCCCTTAGCCATGCTTACGTGCTTTGGCGCTGAATAATATTGAGATTAAAATGATTCATATTATCTATTTGATTCTAATTGTCCTTGCATACAATTTTGGCTGGACAGCTGCACACCGAATGGTTGCAAGAGAATCCGAGTTGCTTGGCAAATTCTTTGTAGGTTCTAAAGTTTTTAAGAGTGAGCTGATTGAAGATCGCAGTCCAGCAGTCAAGGCAGATCTTCAACCGATACCGCAAGATTCTATTTCAACTAACACTGTTAAAACTTCAGAGTCTGCAGTAGATTTAACTCACTTTATAGTAGGCAGCAAAGTATTTTTAAAATCCGGTGGTGCGCTAATGGAGGTTATTGGAATTCTTGATAACACGGATGTAGTCTGCTGGTATAGGAAAGATTCAGCAATTACGTTTGGAACTTTTCCACAAGCTGTGCTAAGAGGTTTATCCAAGCAAACTAAGTAATAATTGCATTTTAACGGGGGCTAACGTGATATTAAATCTTTCTACAGAAAAGCATTTTGAGTTGTATGTTCTTGCTGCCATCGCAGCACCAGGCCCAACTACAGAGCAAATAACGACGGCTCAGAGGATGGATAAAAACTTGAATCCATATAACGACTACAATAAACCTAAGTTGCGAGATACGGTTGAGATTATTGCTGATTACAAATTAGGCTGTGCAGACATTCTTCTAGCACGAGCAGTAAAGCAATTTGAAAAGGCATGATGTTATATGTGCAAAAACCCATGTAAAGAATGTCCGTTTAAAGTTGAGAACGCCGGGCAGCTGTGTCATATCATGGTAGACCAAATGGAGGATAATGCTCAGTACCTCAAAGGGTTTCCGTGCCACATGAAAAACCCTAACAACGATATCCTGACGTGCGAGTCCCCAGCGCAAAACGCGAATGACTGCTCCGGGTTTAAGCGGATGCGAGAAAATCAGATGGCGGGATATGACGTAACTCTTCACCCAGATGTCGTTAGTTCATTTGACGAATTAATGAATTACTAAACGCTATTTGTCACCTAATGCCTCTATAACGCGAGAATAAGATGCGATTTTACTGCTTTGTTAATAACGTCTATATGTCTGCCATCCAACACGGAATTCAGACCGCTCACGCCGTGTCAGAAATGAGCTTTAAAACCGCTCGTAATCCTGAAGCTCACGCAAAATATCTGATGTGGGCAGCGTGGCACAAGACGATCATTGTGTTACAAGGCGGGAATGTAGAGAATCTGCTGCGCTTAGAAAATGAAATAACTATATTGGCTAAGGAACTCGAACTGCCAGCTGTATCGTTCAGAGAAGATGAGGCGAGTCTCGGCGGAATAATTACCGCTGTGGCCGTGATACTTCCAGAAGCACTCTACGACACTGAGGTAGTGAAAGACGAAGACGGCTATACTGCCTTTAAACCACCTGTGGTTGGTGCGCAGTGGATCTCTGATTCATGGAGCCCCGAGCATAAACTGCTGTCGTTAATCAAGCTTGCTCGCCTTGCCTAGTCCAGACTCTTGACCCAGCGCTGATTAATTTTGGCGCGCTCTTCTGCGGTTATGGATAACAGCGCTTTTGCAATAATACTCGGGAGCACTGTGTTTCCCTTTAGTACTGCAAAATTGTAGGCGTAGTCGAATCCAATCTGAGTTGCAGAGGTAGGAAGTTCAGTATTTTGGCGCAGCCACAAGTACGTGGCGTGATCCATTACTGCAGCCTCTACCGCGCCGGCGAGCATGGCGTCCATTGACAGCGAATCATTATCAAATTCAACCAGCTTTGCAAATGGCAGTTCGCTGTCAACCCAGGCTTTTACGGAGAATTTTTTTGCAATACTTACAGATTTGGGCAGCTCCAGTACTGGGGCAGTGGTTACCAGCACGCCGCCCACTAAAGAATATGGCGGCGTAAATTCCAAGTACTCTAGCCGTTCAGCATTAACTCTAATTGTGGTAATAAGATCTACTTTTTTGTCTTGAACGGCCACCAGTCCGGCATGAAATGTGCTGAACTCAACGGGGACTAATTTTAGCCCGGTTTTCCGCTCAATTAGTCGCACATAATCTATAGACATGCCGCGGAGTTTATCACCGTCCTTAAACATGTACGGTGCATGAGCTGTTTCTGCAACAAAAGTAATTGTCGGATTAGCTCTTATATATTCTTTTTCAAAAAGAGTTAACCCAATATCTGGTTTAATGGGCGTACATGCTGTGAAAAACGTAGTAGTAAAAAGAAGAATAAATTTAAGCATCATCTAGCCCCGTGAGTGATGTACTTATTTACACCCGGAAATTCATCCTGATCTATATCGTTTAAGCGGGTGTTTTTCGATTAGAATAAGTTCTTATATGTTATTGGAGACAGTATGACTAGCCTGGCAAAAACAAACATTGAGCGCCAAATTGCAGCGCTTGAGCAACTTAACGGTGTTATTGAATCAGCGGTATATCAGAAAATTGTTGATGCAGTTACCTCAGTGGCGCGGCAGAATTATCGTACTCGGGTGCTCATGGCTGGTGTTGGTAAAAACGCCAATATCGCCGCTAAAATTTCAGAGACAATGGCAAGCTTAGGTATTCCTTCTATGCCAATTAATGTGTCGCACTTAGGGCATGGCGATTTTGGCTATATTGGTCCCTACGATACAATCATTCACATTTCACGGTCAGGTACTACGCGTGAGATGCTTGTGGCAATGGAACACATTGCGCTTATTCGACCAAGTGTGCTGCAGGTACTGATTCACTGTAAGGCCGGCAAACCCGCAAACCCACATGCCGGTCTGGAGTTGTTTATTGGCGCAGTCAAAGAGGGTGATGAGCACGGCTTGGCTCCAACAACAAGCACCACTGCGCTGCTCTGTATTTTAGACTGCATTTCTGTAGAAGCCTCGCACAACATTAAATTTGCTAGACTGAACTTTTTAAAGTTTCACCCGGATGGCGCACTTGGCGCGTTGCTTAAGGCTGAGCAGGAGAAGACAAATGTGTGAGTGCGAAGTTTGTAAGCACGGCCGGATTTTTACTAAGAAGATTGAGGAACTGCTCCCAGAGCAGCGAGATTATTTTATCAGCCTGTACGAAGAGCTAATCGAGACTAAGTTTGATCTGGAGTATAAAACAGCCCTCATTAACGGAACACTGTCTAATTCAGTAGCCCGGTTATCCAAGGCACTAGAGCGCGCGGAAAATAACATTCGGATTATAAAGGGCAAAGCTTCATGCGTACTTAACCGCCCTATTCCAGGCAGAGAGGAATACTAATGAACGTAGTAATTGTTGCAGGTGGACTTGGATCAAGACTGGCACCGCTCACAAACAACGTGCCAAAGTTCCTGGTGAATATCGGCAAACAAACTGGTTACGTTGAACAGGTCAGATACTGGCTTAAAAATTTGCCACTGTTTGATGGTGGGAACTTATCGGCCAATACACTCAATCTTACTGTAATTGTGCACAGCGCTTATGCAGACATGGTCAGCGAGTATCACAAGATGTATTTTCCGCTCGTTGAGCTCACCATCAAAACTACTGACGCGGCTAATGGATCAGCACATGCCATTAGTACTTGCTGCGAGCACCTAACTGGAGAATCGGTCTTTTTCCAGTGGTGCGACACCATGCCAAATCAACCGTTTACTGGTGATATGTTACGGTGGATAAGTGGAAAAGCGAATATTATCTTTACTAATTACGACCACCCAAATCGCTATGGCACTAAGCAATTAGACGAGCTTGGCCCGGTTGAGGCTGTTTTACAGCCAGACGGCCGCGGCGGAATTTTCGGCCTGTACCACATTAGCAACTTTAAACCGCTTCCATACGCAGACGGTCAAGATTTCGTAGAAGTAATTTCTCAGTACGGTACAAGCTATGAAGTACGGCTGGACTCCATAGTTGATTGGGGCGACATGCCTAAGCTTGAGCGCACTCGCTCTACTGCTGATTCCGCTCGAGAGTTTAATAAAGTTGAGTTCCACGGTGAGCTTGTTGTAAAGTCCTCCTTGAACGAACAGGGTGACGGCCTCATTACCAAAGAAATGAATTGGTATAAGCTATTAAATGAGTTCAATGCGCCACTGCGTGGTATCAGAATTCCTAATACGTACTTTGGATCTGATGGAAAAAGTTTTATTATGTCCCGCGTTAAAGGTGTGCCAGTATTTGAGCTGTGGCCGAGCCTGGACTCTGAAAATCGCGCTCTTGTTCTACAGCGGTTAATTGACCAAATGAAAAAGTTACATAGTCTGCATTCGATAAATGTGTCTAAAAAAGTTATTATCGACGACATTAAGACTGAGGCTCGAAATAAACTAATTTCCAGATGGCATGAAATTCGCGGCTTTGTTGAATGTTTTGGCGCGGTGAGCAGTGTTAACGGACAGGAGCTCTCTGGCTGTGGGCGAGATTACCCAGAATATATTATTAATTCGCTGTGTGACGAGTTAATTGGATGTGACGGAAATTCTGGAGTTTATGGCGCCCTTAACTTTTATTCTATCGTGCACGGCGATCTACAGATGTCAAACACCATGATTGACCCTGACACTCTAGAAGTTTCTATCATTGATCCTCGTGGATATTTTGGAAAAACCCTAGGTTATGGTCTGCCTGATTATGACATTGCTAAGTTGCTGTACTCCCTTAATGGATACGACCTGTTTAACTACTCTAAGACCTTTCATATTGACGTGGTTAAAACTCCTTATAACACGACAGATATTAAATTCGATATCCCTCAGCCCGCTCTGGGGGGCTGCGAAGATATAATCGCACGCACCTTTAGAAGAGAACACCATATCTGGCTTGCCATCATCTTTCTTGGTTTGGCACAGTACATTAAAAATGATCCAGTTAAATGTATTGCTGCACATTATCACGGGCTGAGCCTTGCAGAGAAAGTGCTGTCCAGAAAGATATAATTCAGCTCTGGTTGTACGGTGTACTTTTCTAAAAAACTTGTATATAATCTCTCCTAACAGGAGTGGATATGAAAACAATCTACAAGTATGTGTTACCTTTTATGGAAATTGTGCACATTGATTTGCCAAAGGGTGCAGAGGTTATCAGGTGCGATGGGATCGAGGGCTTCATTTATATTTGGTGCGTAATTGACACTGAAGCTCCTCTTGAAAAGCGCACGTTTTACCTGTTTAAAACTGGCGCAAAAATAGATGATAATCTGAATTTAAAATATCTGGGCTGTGGTGCGATCTTTATTCAGATGGAATTAATGATGTACATCTTTGAATCAAAAGATCCATGGCGCCCATATTCAGCTACTTCAACGGTGTGCTAGCATGCTAATAGGAAATGCGCCAGTAATTCTTGGACCGTACGGTTTAGACATTACTGAGTTTCTATTCTGCCAGGACATGCCAATTTCTTTAGTTGGCAGTACTGGCGTCTCCATACCCGACAATTTAAAGTTTACAGCTCCTCTAGTAAACGCGGTCAAAGCAGACCTCCATAAAAATAATATTAAGTTAGATGGGGTCTACATTTATTTGACGGCTAAAAATACAATTGTCCCTGCAAATCAAGAACAGGCGCGACCGGGCTGGCACACTGATGGCTTTGGCTCAGCTGATCTGAACTATATTTGGTACGATAAAATCCCAACGGTGTTTTGTGCTGGTGAGCTTGAAGTATCTGACGATCATGAACTTTCAATGTTAGAGATGGCTCAAGGCTGTGAGGGCCGAGAGCTTAAAACCTATCCCAACCATTTCTTGTTGAAGCTAGACCAAACCGTAATCCATCGCTGTGGCACTTCAGAAAAGACCGAGCAGCGCGCATTTATCAAAATTTCAGTATCCAAGAACAAATACAACTTACAGGGTAATGCTAAAAATTACCTGCTGAACTACGACTGGGACATGCTGCCGCGAAATCAAACTCGTAACAATCCACACAAGCCAGAATAACCGTTACAAAATATTTTTTTGGGATCAGTGTTATTTTCCAGAAAAGGTGATATTATTCTTCTTGTACCACTGGAGATTATATGCACAGCTCAAGATTACTGGCAACGCAGATAAAATGCGGATTTTTGTTTCAGCCAGCAGGATTTTGGATTGGGGCGCACTGGTCGCGGCATAACAGACGCCTCTGCATTAATGTGCTGCCATGTTGCACTATGTGGATCGCGCTACCAGGTGGAAATCTTCCAAACAAGGTTAAACTCTAATATGAAGACTAAAATGGCAGAGCAAAAAGACCTAGACATGGATCTTGTGTATTCAATTGTTCGTGCTGCAATAACTGCCGCGCGCCGTGATCAGATTAAAAAAGTTTCGACCCTAAGAGAAATTCTGATTACTGAATTTTGTGACAGAGCTGCTGTTAATGCGGCGTTGGTTATTTGGTCTGTTAATTCAGAATAATTCGAGAATATGAAGACTGAAATGATTGTTCCAAGCTTACGATAATTTTAACTTTTTTGGAGTTTTAATGGGCGTTGAACCTGGGGAAAAGCGAATCAAGGACTTTGGACTCTGGCTGGACGAGCCAATGGATCTTGACGAATTTTTTGGAACGCCGCCGCCTTACCCAATAATGCTGACCAAAGCAAAAAGCGCTATCCTTAAACTGTGTGCAGCCGCCAAAGGAAAAATGTTAAAGAAAGTAGCTTAAGGAAATAAGATGAAAATCAAAACATCAGAATTAAAAGACGCCGCCCTTAATTATGCAGTGGCTCGGGCTTCGGGAAAGCGTCCGAGCATGTTTATATTCCAGCAGACCGGAAAATTGGCAGCGGAGCACAACTATTCAACAGACTGTGCACAGGGCGGGCCGGTCATTGATCGTGAACATATTGGCACTGATTGGTGCGGGTTTGGCGTCTGGGAGGCGTGGGACGACAAAACTATGCCGGCGCCGCGCTACACCGGCCCCACACGCTTGATCGCAGCTATGCGTTGCTACGTTGCCAGTTGTTTAGGGGGTGAAGTTGAGATCCCAGAGGAGCTTTGTAATGTTAATTAAAGTTAATACTTTGGCCGACCTTGCCCTTAACTGGGCAGTTGCGAAAGCGCTTGGGGAATACGAGCACAACCTTGAGCCAAAGCAGTTTACGAAGCTGCACGATGCTGGGGAGTTTCACTATTCAACCGACTTGTTCCAAGGTGGGTCAATCATCGAGTGGGAACGTATTAACCCTACACCGTACACGGTCGGCAAAGATTGGTTCGCCACGCTACCGAATGCCACGGGCGGTGTATGTGTTACAGGCCCCACCCTGCTCATTGCAGCCATGCGCTGCTTTGTGACATCGAAGTTGGGAGAGGAAATTGAAATACCCGATGAGTTGTTAAGTTAAAACTTAATATGGAGCTGACATGGCTGAGCCAATGGATCTTGACAGATATTTTGGCACGGCCCCACCACCCTCTAAACTAGTGATTGCAGTACGGGGTTGGTTTAAAAAATTGGGAGGATAAATTGCCAGAAGGCCCGGAAGTTAAACGTGTTGCCACAGGACTAAACGATGTTATCACTGGTCTTACCATAACCGGTGCAGAAATTATTAGTGGTCGATACACCCGTGTTGGTGAAGCTCTTGGGCTGTCTGCTCTAGTTGGCTGTACGGTAACTGGTGTGCGGTGCAAAGGCAAATTAATTGTATTTGATTTTATTTCCGGCGCAGGTAATAAATTTTCGGCGCTGAGCACGCTTGGCATGACCGGCTTTTGGACACCGGATTCCAGATTCAAGTACAAACGACTTGAGTTTAAGTTCAGTGATGGCAGTCAAGTCGGGTACCATGACCCTCGTAACTTTGGCACTTTTAAAATTGTTAGCACTGAACAGGCGCAGAAAAAACTCAATGAGTTGGGCCCAGACATTTTGGATGTTCAGCTCAGCAATAGAACCGAGTTACTAAAACAGTTTATTTCTCGAATAGAACGCTATGGCAAAAATCACACGCTTGCCACGGCACTACTGGACCAACGAATTGCCGCTGGTAGTGGGAACTACATCAGAGCTGATGCAATGTACCTGGCTGAGCTCTCACCACACCTGGAAGTGCACACGCTGGACCATGACCGGTTAAAGAGAGTGTGGACTGCACTTACGGAAATTGGCGAGGCGGTAGAACTAAATCGTTATCCACGCTTATTTTTACTGGGGGTAAGCAACAGGCTTGCTGAATTATCTCAGCGGGTACCGGTGTTTGACGAGTATCAGCACTTGGTTTACTACCAGCAGACATCTCCATTTGGTACTCCGGTTACTTCATACCGAGATAAAAATAAACGGACTGTTTGGTACGCTCCAGAGGAGCAGCGCTGAAAATAAAATAGGGAGCCAATGGCTCCCTATCATTTTTACAACACAGCAGTCAGTTACTTCAAGCTGCGAAAGAGCAAGCCAGCAAGAAATCCAACAGCTGCTGCAATACCAACGGCAGCGGCTGGTTGTTCACGAACTTGAGCGCGGCTCTTATTCATGGCTGCAGCGTGGGCGTCTTTTAACTGCGCACCCTTAACTTTTGCAGCAGCGCTTGCCTCTGTAGCCTTTGACATGAAGCGGTCAATAATAGGCTTTGCTTTTGTTTCAACCGTGCTCTGTGCAAAACGAGCCGAACCAGCTGCAGCGGTTACTGCGTCCAAGCCGGCTTTTTCGGCCTGGTCAATCACTGGGGTTTTTGGAAAAGTGTCCATAATAAGTCTCCTTAATTAACGGCAGTATCTGACGTTATTTTCAATAAAGCAATCACTGCGGCGATCATTGCTGCCACGGTGGTCGTAAGTACGTCCATTGCGCTGAATTTGCGATCCAATTAACCCGCCAACTGCAGCACCGCCAATAACTGATGCTGTGTTGCCACCAATTAATTGTCCGGCAACTGCGCCAATAGCTGCACCACCAAGTACATTTCGTTCGGTTGGAGACATGTTAGCACAGCCACTCAGTGCTGAAACTGCAAAAACTACTGCGATTAGTGATTTCATTTTGACTCCGGTGTAACAGTAACTGATCCACGCTTGACATCAACGTCTGGCGCAGTAAAATCAACGTCTGGTGTTTTTACGTTTGGAACAGTAACAGTCTGGTCTTCCATCTTGATAATAGGAGAACCGTCAGCTGCTGTCTTTACATCAGGGGTAAAGAACAGGAAAAACATCAGCGCAATAAAGGCAATAATACCAACCACGGTAATAATTAACCCGGTGTTTGATTTCTTGCCCGCCTTTAATTCTGAATCAGTGTTTTGATTTCGTGGTACCATGTGATTCTCCTTAGTAGATGATCAAAGCGATCTTAGGTTATTTAGCAGAAATACCTTTTAAGCAATGCTTTTTAATCTCAGTTTAACCCGAGCGCGGCTCATAGCGCGGTCATGCGTTGTACATTTATCGGCTATAATGTATAATGATTAAATCAACAGCAAAGTCCTATCAAACCAGACAATACTCTGACAGATTTTAAATGCAAGCGGGATGTTAAAATGAAAGCTAAACTAAGACGTTATCGCCGGCGGTTGTGGTGCTGGTGGGTTGAATGCAAAAGAGAACACTGCTGGATTAGCGCCGATGCGATTTCAACAATGATTGCCGAGCGCAAACGGCAAGACTCGCCAAAAACAGAACCTGAAAACATTTTAGCAAACGCAGCACCCGTACGAGAAGAGCGCGCGTGTGTTGAGTGCGGACGGCGCGAGTACCTTAAAAATAAAGACTGGATTAACTTTGGCCCGCGTTCGCAATAAAGGATTTATAATCCGCACAAGCGGGTGTACATAGATCACCTCCACGAATTAAAGAAGTGAACCTGAATTTTAAAAGGTGTATAATACACACAGTTCTATACACAGGTAAAACATGACAAAGCATATTGCACAAACGTATCACGTCTTAGACGAGATAGAGCACGTCCGAAAGCGGACGGGAATGTACGCAGGCTCTACTGAACTTACTTCTTCAAACGAGTGGGTCTATGATCCTGCTGCCAAGAAAATGGTAAAGCGAGATGTTCAGTACATTCCAGCTTTTGTCAAAATCTTTTCTGAAATTCTGGACAACGCAATTGATGAAGCCCGCCGCCACGGCGTGTGTGATGCTATTCGAGTAGAGTTTGACCAAGACGGTTCTATTTCGGTAACTGATAATGGTTCAGGTATTCCAGTTCAAATTCACCCGCAAACCGGCAAGTACGTTGCTGAGACGGTTTTTTCTAATCTGCGAGCTGGTTCTAATTTCAATGACTCTGAAGACCAACAATTAATCGGTACTAACGGAGTCGGCAGCACGCTCACAAATATCCTGTCAAAACACTTTAGAGTTGAGTCGTGCGACGGTAAAAAGCTGCTTCGTCAGGATTTTTATAATGGTTTGCGCGAGCGCACAGACCCAAAGATTACGGCCCACAATAAAAAGTATACTAAAATCACCTTTACTCCGGACTATGAGTTCTTTAAACTCACTGAGCTCAGCACTGACCACGTGCTAAAGATGACAAAAAAGGTTGCCGACGCTGCTGCATGTAATCCAGCAGTCAAGTTCTATGTGAACGGCGAACGGTTAAATGTTGCAGACTTTGGCGACTACATTGCTCTCTATGCCACTGATTTTGTATACGATGACACCACAGATTGGAAGGTCGGTATCTCGGCGTCAGACGGCTTTGAGCAAGTTTCCTTTGTTAATTCCGTAGAGACTTATCAGGGTGGCACGCACGTGTTCTATGTAATGGATCAGATTACTGAAGCCATTCGCACGTTCTTGAAGAAAAAATACAAAGCAGACGTGAAGCCCGCCGATATTCGCAATCACATGCGCGTATACATTAGCGCAAACGTGAACCGCCCTAAGTTTTCAAGTCAGACAAAAGAAAACATGATCAGTCAGCCCGGCACCTACAAGACTAGCTGGCAGGTGCCGGACAAAATGATCACAAAACTGTTGAAGTCCCCAATCATTCAAACAGTGCTGGACTGGATTGAAGCCAAGGCAAAAGCTGCCGAGCTTGCTGAGCTCCGTAAGCTGAATAAGGACGCCAGCAAGACTAACCCAAAGCGCGTTGATAAGTTTGACGACGCCGTGGAAAAGACTGATCGTCACCTGTGCGAGTGCTATTTTACCGAGGGCGATTCCGCACGAAACTCAATTCAGTCTGCACGCGGTAAAAACAGGCATATTGGTTCGTTTTCTCTGCGGGGCAAGCCAACTAATGTGTATGACGAGGACATCAAGGAGTTAATTAAGCCTCGCAAGAGTGGTGAGCTCTCTGAATTTGCTAACATGATGGTTGTAACTGGTTTACAGTTTGGCGAGCCAGTCAACAGTATTACTCAGCTCAGATTTGGCAAGCTCGTAGTGCTCAGTGATGAAGATTTAGACGGGTACCATGTTTCTTCTCTTGTGCTGTCATTTTGGGCAAAGTACTGGCCAGAGTTGTTTAAGCTTGGGGTTGTGTACCGCATGAATACACCGCTCTACATTGTCACTACTGGAAAGGGCGAAGTGCATGAGTTCTTTACTGATGAGGATTTTGAAGCGTGGGCACTAACAGCGCCAAAGCACAAAGCTGACCGGTTTAAGGGACTGGGTGGTTTTGATACTGATACGTTTGGCAGGTTTTTAGAAAACCGCGACAAATATCTGACCAGAATTACGGAACTAGAGGCTGCTGATATGGCAAAATTTGAACTAGCGTTTTCAAATACCAAAGCAGATGCTCGTAAAGAGTGGCTGGACGGCGTTAATTATTTTCAAGTCACAGAATGAACTTAGAAGAATTACCAAGGGCAATCAAAATGAGTCATGAAGAATTAAAATTACTACTGGACCTGCTACGCACCTCTCAATTGGCACTTGACGAATTGTTGATGCAAGGGAAACAAGAGTATGCACGAGATCTGGAGCACGGAATCAGAATTCTGAAAGATGAAATTAAAAATAGCTATTAGGGTTACTCCATGAATCAACAAAAAGAAACGCTGTACGAGATTTATCAGCGCTCGCCGCAAGAATCACTGGACGAACTTTTTGCTCGTGCAGCACAGAGATGTCCTCTCCATCGCGGCAATAAAACCGCATTTATTTCTCAAGCTATGTTTGGACTTAACAATAGAACAACGCGGTACGGCGGCTATAAGAATATTTCAAAAGCTTACTTAGCTGAACATCTCCACAGGATTGAATTTTGGGACGGTGCTCCATCCATATTTTGGCTTGATCTTGTTCACAATGAGCGGACTTATCGGCCTGTTTTACTCTCTGAGGCCGATAAGTATCTTGATTCAACTGTGATATAATACTGACATGACTAAACAAGACAACAAGATCAGCGCCTCAGAGTTCATTGACGAGAAACTTCGCCTGTACTCCGCGCACTCCAACGTCCGGGGCATTCCATTTATCGGCGATGGTTTTAAGCAATCACACCGCAAAGCGCTTGATGGTATGATGCGCCGCGGCGAAAATGCTGACAAAGATACAGTGGAACGTATTGCCGCTGCCACTGCCTCGGTAACTGATTATGCGCACGGTGTTGGATCACTTGAGGGCACGATTGTTGGCATGGCGCAGAACTTTGCCGGCTCCAATAACCTGCCGCTCTTTGAAGCGCACGGCCAGTTTGGTAACCGGCTCAATAAGAAACCGTCGGCCTCACGGTACATTAAAACCAAGCTGAGCCCAATGTTCCGTCAGCTCTTCAGAAAAGAAGATGATCTGATTTTTGAGCGGATTAATTCAAACGGCCTGTGGGTAGAGCCAAAGTACTTTACGCCAATCTTGCCGCTGGTGCTCGTTAATGGCGCAGAGGGTATGGGTACTGGGCACTCGTGCTACATCATGTCCTACAATCCCAAAGACATCAAGTCCTCAATTCTAAAACTGCTTGATGGTAAAAGTCTAAAACCTAACTCGTTGCTGCCGTGGTGGCGTGGTTTTAATGGTACAGTAGAGCGTGACAAGGTTACTGGTCAGATCGTAATCGAGGGTAAGTACGCGGTGAAAGAGGGCCGCAATGTCATCATCACTGTAACTGAGCTGCCAATTGGTGTACAAAGCGACCAGTACAAAGCGCACCTAGAAAAGCTAGAAGATCGCGGCATCATTACTGATTATGATAATTTAAGTGATAAAAACGGTTTTGAGTTCGTAATCAGAGTTCCTAGAAGCACCCTGGCTCTTCCACCAGACGAGATCAAAAAGCTCTTTAAGCTTATTTCTCGTGAGTCTGAGAACCTCACCGTGTGGAACAGTGATGGTGTTCTTACTCGTTATGAGAACGTAGAAGATTTGCTCGGCGATTTTGTGGTGTGGCGTGTAGATCGATATGAAGATCGGCGAGTAGCGCTGATCAAGAAGATAAAAGCGGACATTGCCTGGGCTGGCTTAAAAATTCGCTTTATACTGTTTTATATTGCAAATTATAAATTCTTCCGAGATACCTCTAACAAAGAGCTGCAGGCTCGGCTTGTTGCTGAAGGATTCGAGCGGCACGACGAGTTGCTGGGCATGCCAATGCGTAACTTAACGCGTGACAAAATTGCAGAACTTGAAAAAGATGTTAAGGACTTAGAGGTAGCGCTCAAGGGCCTCATGGCTGATGACGCAATTTCAATGTTTAAACGAGAACTTGAGGAGCTAAAACTACCATGATTATTTCATCCCGTCAGGATCCAGCCGCAGCGCCAGCTGAAATTGTTATCAGCATTACAGAGGACTACACAGTAGATCCACCTGAGCTGCGAGTAATACGGGTTACGCCAAATCAAGATACACTGCTCTTGATTAAACATCCCGCTGATAAAATCAGCATGTACGACCTTGTTAATATACTGCATAAGCTTGACGTCAGTATAGAGTACGAAGAGCTCCGCCCCTAATTTAAAGCGCCCATGAGCAACGAACCATATTCAGTACTTGGCATTCCATTTGGCGCAGACGTAGAGGCGGCCAAAGTTGCCTATCGCAAACTAGCAATGCTGCATCACCCTGACCGAGGTGGCGACGAGGTAATGTTCAAGCGAATAAAGGCAGCTTTTGAAGCAATTGAGGCAGGATGGACACCGCCAAAACAATCCGCTCAGCAAGCTCCCCAGCAAGCACGTAAAAGAGCGGCACCCCGCGCGCCAGCGCTGCCAAAAACAACAAAGTACCGCAACACCGTGTACGTGGTGCTTGAGGTAACGCCGGAGCAAGAGGCCACGGGTTGCACAATACCATTTAACCACGATGGCAGAGTGCTGCAATTCTCAGTTCACCCGGCCATGATTCCGCGCGACACACTGCAGTACTTTAGGGTGCATAATTTTCGTGAAGATTTGGTAATTGGCATTGAGAATAATGATTTGCTAATCAGTGTTACTCTTAAATTTACAGTACCACCAACTCATACTTTTAAAGAGGCGTCAGCACTTGACGAAGATCCGCCGTCTGATATGAAGTGCAAGCTTCCAGTCTGCGCGCTTGGGCTGTTTACCGGCGGAAAGCTAACAACCCTTGATCACATGAATGAGGAAGTTCAAATTTCCCTGCCGGCAGGATATAATCCAGCTGAGCCTATTGTAGTCAAGGGTCGCGGTTATGGCGGCCCGCGCGGGCGCGGCGATTTATACGTGCAGATTGAACCAGTTTTCTCGGTGCCAAGTGCACTGAGCGCCAATGATTTAAAACAACTACAGCGGCTAAATGAGATGGTAAACACATGACACAAGATTACTACCGAGTGCTGGGCGTAGAGCGCGGTGCCTCTGAAGAAGCAATTAAAGCAGCGTACCGTAAGCTGGCAATGGAGCATCACCCTGACCGTGAGGGCGGTGACGAGGCCAAGTTCAAGGAAATAAAAGAGGCGTACGAAGTGCTTAGCGATCCAAGAAAGCGCGCTAATTACGAGCAGCCAGAATCTAGAGGCTGGGGCGGCACAGGATCATCGATTGACGAACTCGTCAGACGCATGCACGAGCAAATGCGAGCTCAGCATCAGCGCGCACAGGAAAACTCAATTCCATTTATTCACATAAAATTAAATTTGGAGCGTGCCTTTAACGGCGCAACGGTTAATTTGCAACTGCATGGTTCAACTATCCCCTATGCAGTCAGACCCGGAATACCACCGGGCGCCACGTACACGGACTCTGTTAAAATTGGTGATAAAGAGCGCCAAATTCAGGTGCAAATAACTATTGACACTGGCGCATTTGACTTTAGGGCAGTTGGATCATCAGACGGGCATTTTTTCTGCGGAGATTTAGAGACCACGGTTAGTGTTGATGCTCTTGATATTCTGGCTGGCGGCTGGATTGACGTCACCGATTTCTGTGGTAAAAAGCTAGCAGTCAGAGTTCCTAGTGGTTTTGATTTGCAGCACCGCCTAAAAGTTGCGGGGCACGGGTACTCGAATTGGAGAGGCGAAAATGCTGCTGAACGCGCAGATTTATACTTGAGAGTACTTCCAGTGTTTAAACCTTTAAAGGCGCTTGATCTTGCCAAGGTAACAGAACTGCAGCGCCTTGTTAAGGAGGCTCAATGAAGCTGTACCGCGTAATTTCGGGCGGGCAGACTGGGGCAGATCAGGCTGGGTTGTTTGCAGCCACTAAATTTAAAGTGCGAACTGGTGGGACTGCTCCAGATAATTGGAATACATCTCGCGGCAGCAATCCACTGCTGGCTGCGTTTGGACTGCAGGCCTATGGAAATTTAAACGAACGAACAGAAATAAATATTCGCGATTCTGATGGCACGGTAATTTTTACAGAGCAGTTTGATTCCCCAGGTTCAGTGATCACTCGATCATTTTGCCTGAAACACAAAAAGCCATTTCTTGATATCGATCTGTCTTGTCATGTTGCCAAAGAATTAAGTGGCGAGCTAACAGCGGTTGGTGGTGGATTATCAGGCTGCGAAGTAGCGCAGAAAATAGCCGCCTTTTTGCGAGAACATAACATTGGTATTCTTAACGTTGCTGGTAACCGAGAGCGCCATAAAAATAATCTGACATTCAGACACTCGGCACTGCTCCTGTCTGAAACCTTTTTGTTGCTGGCCCTTGAAAAAGAGCTTGTTCAGGATACCGAACGTTTTTAATTAGACTAAAATAGTATATGAAAACACTCTTAGATAAAAGTAAATTCTTGTCCTTTTTGCTCAGGCATAAACCGCAGGTTGCAAAGCTCACTCTTGACCGTGAGGGCTGGTGCGCAATGTCTACAATTTCGCAGAATACTGACATCACGTTAGATGACTTACTTGAAATTACGCGGTCAGATGATAAAAAACGGTATACTATTAAGGGCGATAAAATCCGCGCTAATCAAGGGCACAGTACGCCTCTAGTAGAACTTACTTTTGAAAAACGAGATCCTCCTGCAGTACTCTACCACGGCACCACTCTTTCTTCCTGGAACGTTATTAAAACTGACGGCTTGAAGTCAATGAGCAGGCATATGGTGCATCTTACTGACGACCAAGAAATTGCAACTTCTGTTTCTGGGCGGCGCCGTGGAGGCCGTGTTATTGTTATTGTTGACGCAGCCGCCGCATCTGCAGCCGGATTAGAGTTCTTTGTTTCTGATAATGAGGTGTGGCTCGTAAAAGAAGTGCCGCCTCAATACATCAAAGGTGAAATTTAATGGACCAGGCACTTGAGTATCTAATACCCGCGGTGGTGGTTTTTATAGTAATGGGATCTTTGTTGTGGATAGACATTAAACTAATGTTTACTGCGTACAAAGAAACAGGTTGGGAAACTGATTTACAGGAACTGTACGGTAAAATCCTGGCCAATGGTGAGCTGCGGGCAGATCGCACTGGAACTGGTACTATTGCACTGTTTGGCGAGCGATTAGTAATTGATTTGCGACACGGCTTTCCGGCAGTGACAACGAAAAAATTAGCGTTTAAGTCAATGGTGGCAGAGCTCCTGTGGTTTATTGAGGGCTCGGGAGATGAGCGCCGGCTGGCTGAAATTCAGTTTGGAACCAGAGATGAGGCCAAGCGAACAATTTGGTCCGACAACGCCAATGCCGAGTACTGGAAGTCGCGCGCAAAATTTAAGGGTGATCTTGGCCGGATATACGGCGTGCAGTGGAGACACTGGGCAACATACACCAGTTATGACACACTGTATCACCCACCGCTTTTTGTTGTTGGCGAGATTGATCAGCTTAAAGAATTGATCAATAAACTAAAAACAAATCCTACTGATCGGCGCCTGATTTTGTCCGCTTGGAATGCTGGCGAGCTTGACAGCATGGCGCTGCCGCCCTGCCATATGTTTGCACAATTTTACCTGAGCAATGATAACGAACTGTCATGCCAAATGTATCAGAGATCAGCGGACGTTGCACTCGGGATCCCTTTTAATATTGCCTCTTACGCGCTCTTAACACACATGATTGCCCATGTTATAGCAGCAGACGTTGGAACCCTTACCATGGTGTTGGGTGATGCGCATCTTTATTTGGATCATATTGAAGGAGTAAAGAAACAGCTTTCTAAAAAACTTTATGCGCCACCAATTTTAAATATTATTCGAAAAGTGGGTAATATTGACGATTTTAAAATGAGTGATTTTGAATTATTGAACTATCAACATCATGCAGCAGTTGCTCTAAAAATGTCAATATAAGCAGACTATATGGAATCAGGAATCTATGCTATCCGAAATACAATAAACGGAAAACTGTATATTGGTAGTGCTAAGAATTTTCATAAACGAAAACTAGAGCATTTTAGACGGTTGAGAAAAAAAGAACATTTTAACATTAGATTGCAGAGAAGCGTTAACAAGCACGGAATAGGCAACTTTGAATTTATCATTCTGGAGCGCGCTGAATACAGCATGTTAATAAAAGACTTAGAAGACAGTTGGATTAATAAACTAAACTCTAAAGCAAGTGGGTATAATATTGCTGACGCTACTTTTGGCGATATTTTATCGAGTCATCCAAATAAAGAAAATATTAAAAGGAAAATTTCGGCTGGACTCTTAAAATTATCAGCGTCAATGACTCCGGAACAAAGAAAAATAAAATATGGAAAATCTGGAGAATTAAACCCTATGTACGGACGCGCCATGCCGGATTACGTTAAAAGCGCGGCGGCTGAAGGAATTAAAAAATTTGTAGTCCAACACGGGCATGGCCCGACAAAAGGAATTAAGAAAACAACTGTTCATAGAGAAAAACTGTCAATTATAGCAAAAGCTAGGGTGGGTGAGTTAAATCCATTTTACGGCAGAAGGCATTCTGAAGAAGCTATTCAAAAAATGTCTGAAAGAGCAACCGGAAGAAGGTGTTCTACTTTAAGACCTGTAGTCGTCTATGGTATAATTTATGAGAGATTAATAGACGCAGAAAAGGCAACTGGAATTAAAGTTTGTACGCTGCATCATCGTGCGAAATCAAAAAATCCTAAATTCAACTATATCTATCATTTAGACAATCCAAAATCATGAGTAAAATTTTCTATCGCTATATTCGCCCGGCAGTTTTTAATATTACTCGGGCTGAGCTTGAAACAAATCCTCGGGGCGGCATTTGCCTCAGATTTGAAAAGGGTGAAGGCGATTTGTTGTACTTTTCTCACTCACGCTGTGATGATTCTGAATTATTTTCAAAAGCGGTGGCTAAAAATATTGCAGACCGCCGTGCTATTGAAACTGCTGAGGATGAAAATAGGCCAACGGTGCAGGCTTCAAAGGACACGCGCGTACTTGTAGAACAAGTTATTGAGGCGTGTCAGCATTGTTGGGAGGTCTCGTCTCAGGCAACAGCTGTTTATCGAAAGCTAGAGTCAAGAGAACTGGCAGCTGCGCTGGAAAAAATGATGCTAAAGAATTATGATGTTAAAGCTCGAGCACATATTTGGCGCGCGGGTATTGCGGCCACAGGCACAGCAGCGTTCTATTCTAATTGTCAGAACAAAGGTTCTTATCTGTATGAGAGCTAAAACTTATACTGGAGACATTTTATCTGTAGAGTCAGGTGTTATTCTCCAGCAAGTAAATGCGCAGTGCGTGATGGGCTCCGGGGTTGCTAAGGCAATCAAAGCAAAATACCCAAGTGTTTTTGAAGAGTATGTTGCTGACCTTGCACCATTACCTGCGCGGCAGCGGCTTGGCCGGCTAGTAATGGTGCAAGTAAATTCTGATTTACACGTTGGTAACTTAGTAGGACAAGAGTTCTATGGCCGCCAGGTGGTGGCTTATACCGCAGGCGGTCTAGGTACAACTAAGTACACATCGTACGATGCACTTGATAGCGCTCTACTTAAATTTAGACGGTGGGCTCTAGGCCCCATCGGTATAAACGAGGCGGTGCACTACCCTCTTTTGGGAGCTGGCCTGGGTGGTGGGCACTGGCCAGTAATCAGAGAAATCCTAAATTGCAGACTAGACGGGCTTGAGCACCACCTGTGGTTGATGCCAGGGGTTGTAGAACCAGTGTAGCCCAGGTTCAGGTGGCTAAATAGCGCTCTATACAACAATTCTACGTATGCTTACATTCCGTCAATTCCTGCAAGAAACAACAATTGCTAGTTCTAGACTTGGTGCAAAATCCAATAAGGCTACAATGCGCAGAGTGCTGTCTAGAACTTTTTCAGCAGTGTTCTCAGAGATGGAACCGTATTTTGCGGATGCCACTCCACGCACGTTCAAGCGCGTGTACAATTCTTTTTTGGCCGAATTTCCGGGTGAGTGCGAAAAGATTGATTCGTACAAAAGCGATGGCGTTGGCCCGGGCGAGTTAATTGCTTATTTTATTTTTAACAATATCACTATTGGCGGCGGATCTTCACCAATTGATTTGTTCTTAGACGGCGAGCCATTTGCTGAGGTAAAAGCCGGCGATGGCAGCGGCGACCGAGTTCAAGATTTTAAGCTTGATACCGAGCACTCTAAATCCTCTAAAATTCTGCTCAAGAACCTTGGGGACTTTAATGATGAGTACCGCCGGTTGACGGGCGAGGATCTGCCTAATTGGAATGGGGCCGGAGATGCCGCCACTACTGCACTCCGACAGTGGCGAGGTGTTGATCTGGCAGCACTTGGTTCAGAGGATGATGATCTAAACACAATTGATGACATTGAGGACAACTGGGTCGCTGCAATTTTGGATGCCTACGTTCGAGATAAATACTTTATGCTTGTGAATCGAAAGACTCTACGAGTAAATTACTTTGGGCAGCTTGGTGTCGAGATGGTCGACTTGCTGCGCACCACCCGCGGTCAGCCAAAAGCCGCAGTTTCTCCATAGGATAGTATGGGCACTCATGTTGATACCCGTGACACGCGTAAAAAAGTACGTGAACACGACGAGCTTGCACGTCGCAAGCGCGCGACCTTTAAGCAGTACCTCAGAAATATTGAGGAAGACTTGCTTGAAGATGATTTAGGGGAAATACAGGAAGAAGATCAGGACGCTGACGGCGAAGAATAATGTTTCACCGTGTGTGAAGGCTAAATAGCCCGACACTGAGGATTTAACATTATGCTGATTGTACCACTCTCTGGTGATAAAGTTTCTACTGGTGGCGAAGAAAGAACTGTTCTTTCGTATTCGCCATTTAGGGGTGCGCCTTCTGTTCTTGTTGAGATGCCAGCCGGAAAACCTGCTAACGTCCCATTTACTGAAATAACGGCAATTAACGGCACTCCAGTAACTATTACCCCAGGTAAAGTTTTTAATGCTTCGAGCAAAGTAAATCGGCGCATGCACTTACCACAGCCTGACGATACCATTATGGTAGACGATCAGCGATTAAAAGTTTCCACAGTTAAAATACACGAGCGCGGCTCTCTCACTACCGGTCTCTTGCTTGTATGCGAAGATACTGAAACAAAAGAGCGGTTAACTGTTAGACTCTCAGATATTGAGCGATTAGAGAGGGCTAACGGCTCTCAAGAAAATTTAAAAAATATAATGCGAACTGTCTATCAAGAATACCTAGGATCATCGGGCAGCGCCAAATGAGCGCGTTTATTGCTGGACTTGAGCGTGATGCCCTAAAAACTGCGTGGCAAACTTATATCATCAAGCACGGATTTGAAACAATTCAAGTGCTGGTGCCTCTTGAGCGTACTGCGCAATTTGAAGAACACCTTCCATCTTCGCTTTCTTCTAAACAAGCAGTTCTGTCGTTCGTGCGTGAGCACGGCGGCGAACCAATCTAAGAGGTCGTATGGCGATCCCATTAAATCTCACACAGCTTTTTAGCAATAATGCCGTCAGTCTTTTAGTTGCCCCAATCTCTGAGCAGAGTACATCGCTTGAGGTAATGGCAGGAATGGGCGAATCATTTCCTTCTCCAGGCTCAGGTGAATATTTTTTAATTACACTTGAAGATCAGGCAGCTACCCGCCGCGAAATTATCAAAGTTACTGGTCGCGCTGGTGATATTCTTACTTTTGATCTTGCCGACCGCGGGTTAGAGGATACCGAAATAGCTGCTTGGTCAAGTGGCCTGGGCAATGACACACTGGTTGATCACAGAATTACCGCTGGCACACTGCGCCGAGCAGCACAGCTGCCACTGGCTCAGTTTACCCCGGGTCAACAATCATTTAATCAGAATTATACTCTTATTCCCGGAGCACAAACTGTGCTTGAACTTGAGATCAATATTGCCCCTGGCAGCTCTTGCCTCTATGTGGGTGGTCTCAGACAAAAACTAAACGTGGATTACGCAGAATCAGCGCCAAACAAATTAACTTTAGCTTATTCGCTGTCAGCTGAAGACATTGCACTTGGCCAGCACATCACCATTGACTTTGTACCAATGGCGTCTTAACCCATAAATAGCACGATCACTTAATAAGGAATTAACATGGCACTGACTAAAATCCGTGGTAATACGCAGATCCTTGATCTTAGCGTAACCAATACACAAATTGCTGTAAAAGACGCGCAGAATCCGCTCGGTATTCTGCTCTCAAAAATTGAAGATGGCGAGCTGCTTGTTAAAAGTAATGGCTCAGTGCCATTTACTGCTCCAGTGTCTGGCGTTGTGCCAACGCTTAACACCCACCTGGCAACAAAGGGCTATGTTGATGGCGTTGCACAGGGTCTTGACATTAAGCGCTCGGTACGCGTTGTTACACAGGCAAACGTTATTCTGAGTGGAACGCAAACGGTTGACGGTGTTGCGCTTGCTGCAGGCGATCGCGTGTTGGTTGCTGGACAAACTGTTGTTAGCGAAAACGGCATCTACACCGTTGGAACTGGTGTATGGGCTCGCGCAGAAGATGCTGACAACACACCAGCCGGAGAAGTAACCTCGGGCATGTTTACGTTTGTTGAAGAAGGCACCGTTTACGCCAGTTCAGGCTGGGTGCTAACCGCTGCAAACCCAATAGCGCTGGGAACAACTGATCTGACATTTGCTCAGTTCTCTCAAGCCGGTGTTTTTATCGGCGGTGCTGGTCTTACTAAGCTTGGAAATACCATTGATGTGGTTTCCGCAAACGGCGGTATTGTTGTTAGCACTGACAATATTGCTCTTACGTTAGACGGCACTACTCTGGCAGTTGGCGCCACAGGTCTTAAGCTTGCAGACGTTGGCGCTGGCCAGGTACTAGTAGGCGATGGCGTTGGTCATGCACGTGGCGTAACAATTACCGGTGATATCACAATTGACCAAGCAGGCGTTGCTGTATTGACTGCTGGCTCCGTAGATGGTAACGCAGTTGCTAATGGCTCACTGGCTCTGGCTAAGCTTGCCAGCGGTGGAGCTGGCCAATTAGTAGTTGTTGGCGCTGATGGAGTTCCTGCTTATACCACTCTCTCAGGTGACGCAACAATTTCGGCAACTGGCTCGTTGCAACTTGGTGCTGGTTCAGTTAGTACAGTTGAACTCGCTGACGCCGCAGTAACACTTGCTAAGCTCACGCCTCTTGCTGTAGGCCAGGTTATTATCGGCACAACTGGTGGTACTAACACTGCAGTCACGTTAAGTGGTGACGTAACTATTACCGAAGCCGGAGTGGTGGTAATAAACGCAGCAACTGTTGTTAGAGTTGCAGATATTGTTACTCGTGAAATTCCAACCGGTATAGTAAACGGTATCAACGACACGTTCGTACTGGCGTTTGCTCCAAAGGTCGGAAAAGAAACAGTATTCGTGAATGGCATCATGCAGGATTCAGGCGCTGGTAACGATTACACAATCACCGCCGACACAATTACTATGCTGTATGCACTTACGGCTGGTGATAAAATCCGCGTGTCGTATTTCAAGTAATAAGCAATAAGCAGTAGAGATGGGGCGGCGTGTTATGCCGCCCTTTTATGCAACACCTAATTCTAGCCATTAAGACAGAGGACAGCAGTGCGTACACAGATCCCAGGCAAGCAAATTCTTGATTCGACGGTCGATACCGCCGATCTAAAAGACACCGCTGTAACTGATGCTAAGCTATCAGATAGTGGCGTACTTCCAGGCGCGTACACAAAAGTTACCGTCGGCCAAAAGGGCCGTGTGACGCTTGGGGAAAACCCGACTACTATAGCTGGATACGGTATTACTGATGCAGTTTCAGAAACTGATCCACGGTTCTTGATTTCTGTTATTACCGCCAAGCATGAAGCTGGTAACCCATTGCACCGTCATTTGCACGGTACCCCCAATCAAATTATAACTACAGATGCAGGGCCTGGTCTCTCGCTCGATGTAGGTATTGCGCCTAACCCAATCATTCCTGGATCTGGCGGTCTTACTTTGCCGATAGGTACAACAGTAGAAAGACTCACTGGTACCAACGGTATGATCAGGTTTAACTCTGATTCACTCGAAGCTGAAATTTTTAGAGCCGAGTGGGACGCCGTAGTTATGAGCTCGGATAATAGGTTAGCGCCCGGCCAAACACTGATCGTGTCAAAATTGCCGGGCAAGGGACAATTTTCCTCTATTGGCGCAGCGCTGGCCTCTATTACCGATAACAGTACGACCAAGCGATACACCATTAAAGTGCGTGCAGGAACCTACATTGAATCAACTCTAACAATGAAGCGCTGGGTTTCAGTTGTTGGTGATTCAGGCTCCAGCACAGTTATTGAAAATAGCAATCCTGACTCGCACTTGATTATGGGCGCTAATGACGCCAGGGTGCAAGGCGTTACACTAACCGGATCTACGGGAACCGGATTTGCAGCGGTGTATTTTAAAGACGCACCTGAGAATACAAGCACTCGCATTATGTTGGTTGAGAATGTTACATTTGGCGCTAACTACCGGCACATGCACGTTGTTTCAACGGGTTCTATTACCGCCATTTTTGCAATGACTTGTTTATTCGGCGGCACAGCCGTGTATAATCAGGCGCTTGTTGCTGAATCTTCTAATAATGGCTTTGCGCGAATCTTCTTAAAGAGCGGGCAGACTGCCAGCGCGACAGCGCCACTGCCGCAGGAATTTGCATATGCGACAGGTAAAGGCGCTGAGCTTGTCATGTCCGCGTGTCTGATTAGAATTTCTACATCAACTCCGTCTGGTAAAGGCGTAAGAGTTAGGGATGGAGGTCTTATTAGGATAAGCGGCGTAACCATGCGCGGCTTTGAAATTGGAATCTTTGCCGAGAACGCCGGTGTTGCTCCCACCGTACAGTGCTATAACGTAGGTATGGAATCCAACACCACAGATTTGATGTTTGATCATCCGGGTACAGTTGGCACTTATTTTGGTACGGCGGATCGCACTAAGGTAATAGATAATTCTGGAAAAGTGTCTATTTTGTACCTGGATCCCGTTGATCCAGGTATCAATATTGTGGGTTCTCTTAACATTGGCACCACTGCATCTGCACTGACAAACGTAACAGATTTAATTTTAAAAACACCAGCGCTCGGCGTGCTCTCAGGCGGAATTATTTCTAGAGCCAGTGGGCTAGTAGTAGATGTTACTGGTGGCAAAGGGTACCTGTGGGCTAACAGCATGGTCAAGCGTGTTGTGTTTACCGGCGCGCAGTTTACAATTGCTGCAAGTACTTCACCGTACATTTATGTGACCGAAGCTGGAATTATTGCATCGGCACTGTCTAAGCCCGATCCAACCACAACTATGTTAATCGGGCGCGTTGTGGCTGGAAGTTCAACTATCGCAACCTATGTAGATCTGCGGACGCGACTTGACGGGTGGGGAACAAACGTTGAACAGTACCTTAGAAATGTTATTGGCCCGGTGTTTATATCTGGTCAGACTGTAAGTGAAGGCACAGCACCGCTAAGCATAAACGTTTCTGCTGGTGTATGGAACTATGGAACACAGACCCGTCTGCCAAGCGAAACTCTAGGTGGAGCGTTCTTTGACATGTCACGATCTGGTGGACAAGTTACTGTAATTGCGCGTACTACATTTAGCAATACTACAAGAACCGGCGCTACTGACGAAGTGCCGCTGACAGCTGGGTACTTTGCAAAACACACGCTCTTAACTGCGTCTGACGGAGCCGGGCAGGCTTATTTTGTACAGCACGCACGTACTGAATACGCAACTCTTGCGGCAGCCGTTGCCGCCCCACTGGATGGATTCTTGCTGGTTCCTGACAGCTCCCCGCCAATCGCATCGATTATTGTACAGCAAGGCAATCCAAACATTGTGCAGATCATTGACCTGCGCCCGTTTGTTGGGGGTGCACGCAGCGTCAGCTCTGCGGGCGGCGTTACAGTGCACGGCGATTTACTGGGGCTCTCAGCTGATAATCATTTACAGTACTTGCGAGTAGATGGCGTCAGAGCAATGCTTGGTGATTTGAATTTAGGTGCTAATTCAATCACCAACGTTGGAACAGTAAATGGTATTTCAATTACTACTCACGCTAGCCGCCATCAACCAAATGGAGCAGACCCGCTCTCTACTGGATCAGCAGTTGGCATTAGCACGAGTACAGTAAATGGAATTGGCGTTTCAAACGACTTAGCCAGAGCTGATCACACGCACGCTTTGACTGGAGTGCAAGCCAGCAGCCCGGTTCTTTCGGGTATTACTGCGCTCTCTGGAAACGGAATAATTGTAAAGTCTGGTACTGGTGCGGTTACGCGATTAATTGCTGGCACCGCAGGCAGAGTAATACTCTCTAATGCTGACGGCGTGCTTGGAGATCCAACGATTGATCTAAGCACAGTAATAGCACCGGGTACGTTTACTACCGTTGCGGTTGATGCGTACGGTCGCGTTACAAGTGGAAGCGCCACACAGGACTGGACAACAATTACTGGCACTCCAACAACTTTGGCCGGCTATGGCATTGCAAATGCACAACCGTTAGATGCAGATTTAACTGCCCTTGCGGCAATAGGCACTACTGGTTTTTACATAATTGCAGGAAACGGTGCCAGCGTAACAAGATCACTAGTGGCGCCAACTGATGGCATCTCAATTGCTAATTCAACTGGCCTGGCAGGTGATCCAACATTTAGCCTTACAAATGATCTGGCTGCCGTTGAAGCACTGATAACCACCGGAATTGCGGTACGAACTGGTGCAGATTCGTGGGCCACGCGAATTATTGCCGGACCAACTAGCGGTATTACAGTATCAAATGGATCTGGTGTTGGTGGAAACCCAACGCTGAATCTTGTTAATGACTTAGCAGCACTTGAAGGATTAACAACATTCGGTTTTGCTGTTCGCACCGCCGCAGATACCTGGGCTACGCGAGTTATAGGCGGTACAGCTGGTAATATTTTAATTACTAACGGAACCGGCATCAGCGGTGATCTGAGCGTTAACTTATCAACAGTTGGAATTGCTGGATCTTACCACTCGGTCACAACTGACGCATTTGGGCGTGTTACTGCTGGTACAAACCCGACAACGTTAGCTGGCTATGGTATTACTGATGCACAAGGCCTTGATTCAGATCTGACTGCATTAGCAAATACTGCAACCACCGGCGCCTATACAATCACTGGTGCAGGCACCAGTGCAACTCGCGTACTTACAGCTGGATCAACAAAAGTTTCTGTTGTAAACGGTTCTGGCGTTGTTGGTAATCCTACAGTAGACATTGTTGAAACTAATTTGGTGCTGAATAATATCGGCGGCGTACTTAGCACGACAAAGGGCGGCACAGGCTTAGCGGTTATTGGCGGTGCAAATTCGTTGCTTGGCGTCAATCTTGCTGGAACTGCGCTTGAGTACAGCGGTTTTACAACTGGCACAAACCTTGTTTTAACGCGCTCAGCAAATCTTTACAACTTAGTGATTGCGGATAATCCAGTTTTTACCGGAACGGCTGGTATTGTTGTTCCTGCCTCAACTACTGCTGCGCGAGCAAATACCACTGGCGCGGTTCGGCTGAATACTACGGTTAGTCAGTTTGAGGGTTTTACTGGCACTCAATGGGTACCGCTTTCAACGGCTGCTTCAGTCACTCAGTACTTTAAAGGTTCTGTACCGCAGACATCTGGCACCTCAATTGTGCCGTACGGTAATACTGCTCCAACCATAACTCAAGGTACTCAACTCTGGTCGCAAACACTTACTCCTTTCTCTAATTCTTCTTCGGTAGAAGTTGAATTTACTACCATTGGGGACTTGTCGAGCTCCTCTGCGTATATAATTTTGTCAGCATTCAGGGGTAACACACTTATTGGTATGTCTGTTTTGGCTTCTGGCAAACTAGCTGGTGCAGACTTTACAAGCTCGTTTGTTATTCGGGTTATTGATATACCTGGCACAACTACACCGGTAACTTATTCCGTTCGTGTGGGCGGATCAGTAGGTACGTGGTACGTGGGCCGTGGGCAGAACGCAACATTTGGTGGCACTAACCCAAGCTATTGGACTATAAAGGAATTCTCATGATTGTTGATTACATTACGGTTCTTGCCACTAAGTTCAAAGGTGTCATTGCGTCTGCCACGGATGCTACAGTGTACGAAAATATTGTTGTTGACAGTAGTGGGCTGCCCCTTCCGTCAAAAGAAGATCTTGATGCGGCGGTGCGCGTTGCAACACGCGAAGAAATGTGGAAACTAATTCAGGCCGAGCGAGATAAACGCAGCCAGTCCGGTGGCTACAAGGTTGGCACAAATTGGTTTCACTCAGATCAGGCATCGCGCACGCAGCAAATTGCTCTTGTCATTCTTGGAGCAGGGTTACCGCCAGGAATTATGTGGAAAACCATGGGCGGTACTTTTGTCACTATGACTCAGCAACTCGCAGGTCAGATTTTTAGCACCGCCGTGCAAACTGATCAACAGATTTTTGCTGCGGCTGAACAGCACCGCGGTGCAATGGCATCAGTTGCAAATCCAGAAACGTATAACTACAAGACTGGTTGGCCACAGTCGTACGAAGATTCGCTGGCAGTATGAGCCGTTTGAACTAATTTGTTTAAATAGTTCACGCAGTGCAGGATAATTTACTGCGCACAAAGAATCCAGAGTATGTGCCAATAAGGTTAGGTGTGTGCTTTATTTTTGCAATTAAATTAGTACGCGTATCAACAGGGTTTAAATGAAATCTTACGGAGAACTTGATTTTGAAGGTGGTGGTGGCATTATAGATCTTAGGATTCAGGTTGGCACGGCGTTTCCAACGGGGGTTGAAATAAAGGACGGCTATTTATTTTATCTTAAGACCGGCATTATTGCAGATCCTTACGTGTATAGAAATAACACTTGGATTAAAATTCAGGTCAGTGACTTGAATTTAGATCAAGAAGTAAGAGCACTGTTAATTCGCGGCGTGCTCTCTAATACCATCACAAATACAGCACAGCAAAAAATACTTCGCACACCAACCGCTGATGTGCCAGGTATGACGCTTACTCCCCGCGCAGGCTCACACTTAATAACGTTTAACTCGCAATACAAGAGCACCACCAAGGAAATAACCATGCAGGCTGTAGCAGATCTGTTAATGGCGTACACGTATTTGATGGCCGTACCAAACACAAACACCACCCATACTGCAACATTTGGCAGCGGAGAAACACTAGACCCAGGCGTGTACCTTGTTGCGGCTGCTGGCTCACTAGCCGGGGTTTTAACGCTAGACGGCAAAAACAATCCAAACTCCGTGTTTATTTTTAAATTTGGCGGCGCTTTCTCAACAACTGCGACAGCGTCTGTTGTGCTGATTAACGGTGCGCAAGCGGCAAACGTATATTGGGTTGTTGAGGGTGCTGGCTCGTTAGGCGCCCTAAATAATTTTAAGGGCACTATGTTGGTTCACGAGGCGGCAGCATCGGCGGCTGACGGGTGTACTATTGAAGGCAGGCTGTTTTCAACGTCTGGAGCTGTTGCAATAACAAACGCAACTATTACTGTCCCGGTACTGGGTCCCTTTTCTACACCAAGCTCGGATCTGGGGCTGTTAGAAACCTACGGCATCTTCACTAGCTTGGGCGCGATTTCAAACACTGGTGTAACTTCCATAACGGGCGACATTGGCACTAATGGTGGGGCTATTGCAGGTTTTGAAGCTTCGACTATATCCGGCTCGATAACTATTCCTGGGATGAAGGCTGCACTGATTACCCTAAGCGTGTATCAAAACAATGTTTTAATTGGTGACTCTGTTAGATTGCTTAATAGTGCTAGTGATGTTGGCGGTGCCGTGGCGCACTTGCAGACTACTGCAAATATCCTGGCTGGGCAGAGCATAAGCTTAAAAATACGCGTGTTGTTAGGCGTCATAGAGCTTGGGAACAGAAATTTAACGGCAATAAAATTAGCGTAACTAGAAAAGATTAGGAGTTCTAGGTATGAAAAAAATAATCATAAGAGCGTTTTCTAAAGTAGTAACAGCTATTGGCAAGGTAGAGTGGATGTCAAAGAGCCGGATTTCGGCATCGGATACTGATAAGATAAGAGATTTACTTACATCTAACTATTTTATTATCTTGACCCGTCGTCGCAATCACCTGAGCACGTACTTTACTAACCTTGCTGATTTTGTGCTCAGCGGGCGTTGGGGTTACTGGTCGCATGCGCTAATGAACCTGGAAGACGAGGTTAAAAGAGACAGTGACTTTAAAATTGTGCCACTCTCCAAGACCGCGCTTATAGAGGCAACAAGTGCTGGAGTACATAAGACACCTTTTGAACAGGTGTTTGACGTGCACTCAGCTGTCCTGATGAAGCCTAAACTGATGCCGCTGGATCATTGGACGTTAATATTAGATCGCGGCAAAGAACAGCTTGGAAAGCCGTACGATACGCTGTTTAATATTGCAGACGCAAATTCTCTTAGCTGTGTAGAACTGGTACGCTATATATTGCAGGGCGAACCAAACTATGAAATAAATTTTGCTAACTTTGAAGCCCTTATTAAAAAGAGTAAAAACTTGTCGCCGCAGATGATATTTGACTGTGGTGATTTTGAAGTAGTGTTTGAAACAAGAGTTCGTTAATGGCAATTAATTACTGCACAGTTTCAGGTTCAACAATCAACACGTTCTGTAGTCCGCAGCGTGCGGCGGTGCTGGCCAGACTGATTGCAGTACTGCACCCAAGTATTGAGCCGCCGATCTTACGGCCCGCACACGTCGGCGGCGGTGGTGGGCTGGCTGGTAACCCGGTACGAAACGCGCCAGCTAATCAGCAAAGGTATGCGAACTACCAGCAGTCACCACGCTGGGAGCCACCGGTTATTTCACCTGAGAGTGACCGAATTATTGTTACCGCCAAATTTCAGAATTTAAGTGGAACTGATCAGCAAGACGTATTGCAGCGTTTGGATATTGTGTACGTAACTAACCTGCGTGTTGAAGCTGTCACGGTGGATGTAAATATTAACAACCTCACAGTAAATCATTCTCTAGACTAATATGCTGATTACAAACTCTTCCAATAAACTTACCTTTGACGTAAACATTCAAGGTACTGCAGCGCTGCCAACCGTGCGCTGCATGGTAGGAGAATACCCAAGCTTATCATTTGACGCAACACGTCTCCCTACTGGCGAGTATGAAGTAATCATAGATTTGCCAGCAAACTTTCGTGTTGGGCCACAGCCGTTTAAAGTCGAGGTGCTTTTGAACGGGCGGCTGTTTACGCCAATTAATAAAAGCATTGACGTAAGTGCAGGTGATCTGGCGGAAGAGAGTATTCCTGTCCCAGCGCCAAAGCCAGTGCCGAGCCCGGAACCAATTAAAGAACCAATTAAAGAACCAATTAAAGAACCAACCCCACAACCACCACCAGTTTCCGCAGCAAAAAAAGAGTCGCTGCTTTCCGCTCTTGAAAATTCAGTTACTGCAAAAAAAGATAAACACACAGCAGTGCCGTCAGTTGCCGTACAGGAATCAATTAAAAAGAAACCAGCACTGGTTATCCCAGCGCAGCAAAAGCCAGTGGCGCCAATTAAGTTTACAATGGCTGACATTGCTAATGAATCGTATACCCCAGCGCCTGCAGTAAAGCGGCCAGTAAAAAGTGCAGAACATACTAAAAATATCCCAGTTACCCTTATCAAGGGTGAGATCATATACCGGTGAAACATGAAAACATTAAGCGACAATGTCGTAACTAAAGAAGATTTACTCGTCCTTACAGCTGAAGTGGCAAAACAGGCAAAGTTACAAATTGAAGAAACAAATAGGGTAAGAATGCTTACTGCTTTATTTTTTCTGGCTAATTTAGCATTTACTGCTGCGCTGCGCTTTCTGCCATGAAATTTTTTCTGCCGGCTCTACTACTGCTGGGTAGCTGCACATCCCTTCCTCCCAAGGCACCAGGTGCACCAGTCAATACTACTGTGATTTTTAGGACTTGTGAAACGCAGGCCGCAAAAAACTATCCAGTAATAAAGCGATCAGTTCCTCGCAAACGCGCAAATATCACATGTAACTTGACTGACATCATACGGTGCGATGAGCAACGACACCCACCCGCCGCTCGGTCTGAAGTTGACGTTAATGAAAAACCTCGCCAAAACTTTATTCTTACTTGCTTAAGAGCAAAACTGAACGGCGCGTAATAGAGGCATTAGGTGACAAATAGCGTTTTGTCACCTCTGTACCGTTACACTTTAAAATACACTTCTTGGTAATACGTGATATTATAGCTCTGTCATCCTTATAAGGACACGCTATGAACAAGCTGTATTTTGCCGGAATAATTTATTTCCTATTTTCCCTGTACAGCGCAGTTACAACCAAGAATTGGTTTGGCGTGGTGGGCTGCATTGGCATGATATTCTTCTGTGCTGCTTGCCTCCACGATCGAACAAAACCTCCTTCACCACCAGATTACTAATATCTAAATACACCAGAATCATATTAAATCGGGTCATCTGGCGCACACATAATTCTTAAAGGTAAAAACGTGAAATTATCAGAAATTTTGAATGAAGGTTTTAAGGGCGATTGGGCTATTCTGCCTGCCACAATGACGCTATATGATAAACGCACCGTTGATATTATCCGCGCGGCCTCCGAATGGACTGAGTGCACTATTTTAGTCTGCCATAATGAAGATGACAGAATCTGTTTTGTTTCGAGTGCAGGAGATGCGTACAAATATTACGCTGGAGATGTAGGTAAGTCTTATTCTACACACCACGATCAAACAGGTGTGTCTAAAGGTCGCTACACAATTAAAAATGTTGTGCACTTTTTTGATGGCGAAATTAAAAACAAAGTCAATGAAGTTGGATTAAAGGAAAAAGCTTCTCTGTCCGTCTTCAAATAATTTATATTAGGCCAATACCGCGCCAAAAGGATTACTAATGAGCCAGTTCCCGGTTATTCGCACGCTGAGCGATATCAGCCCTGCTATCGAAAGCAATCATCAAATCAGAGTAAAAGTTGACGACAGCACCGGACATACTGTTGTTTGCTATATGGTGCAGGACGAGGATACTTTCTCCGGTGATTCGCCTGAGATAGAGCGGGAGTGCCGCGGTATTACTTTTGACAGCGCTGGTAATATTGCTGCCCGCACCATGCACAAGTTTTTTAATGTTGGCGAGCGGCCAGAGACCATGCCTGATCAGATTGACTGGTCAAAAGTTGATCGAATCATGGAAAAGCGTGATGGTTCCATGGTGACTCCAGTGCTGACACCACTCGGCCCGTCGCGGTTTAAGTTTAAAACTAAAAAGACTTTTACTTCTCCAGAATCAATTTGCGCGGACCAGCAGGCAGTATATCAAATTAGATATGACTGGATCGTTGACATGTTGGAGAAAGGATTGACTCCAACCTTTGAAATGACTTCGCCCCGATTTCCAATTGTGGTAATGTACAGCGCAGACGAGCTCACACTGCTGCACATCAGAGAAATGGTATCTGGTCGGTATTTGACTGCGGAAGAAATAGTTTTTACGCACCCGCCGTTTCCAGTTGTAGAAAATATGGTTGCCCAGTTCTGCAGCGAGAGCACACCAAGTCAAGTACAGTGGGAAAAGCTCCGAGTGTTTGCCGAGACTGCCACAGGCATGGAAGGCGTTGTTATTCAGTTTCACGGCGGTGAGATGATGAAACTCAAGACTGCTTGGTACATTAGCTTGCACCACTCGGTTGTGTTTACACGCTGGAGAGATGTGGCTCGTACTGTGTGCGCTGATCAGGCTGACGATCTCAAAGCTGCATTTACAATGGTGGGGCGTTCAATTGAACCGATCTTGAAAGTTGAGCGTCGGATTATGAGCGAGATCTCAAATACACAAAACTCTGTAGAAGAACAGGTTAAAATCGGTCGAGCTCTTGATTGGTCGATCAAAGATATGGCACTAGCGTTAAGAGATCATCCGCTATTTCCACTGATCATCCGAGAATTTAAGGGTCAAGAGGTAGACTACATGGAACACTATGTTAAAAACTATCTTGATGACGGCTGGAGTTTGGAAGTAATTCCTGCTGTTTAAACTATATTCAATTTCTTTAATCATTGCAGAAAATCATGAAATCTTTTTTAAAAGCGGTATTATGGGTTGTTGTTCTTTTTATCGGGGTTATTTTTGCTGCTATTTATGCACAGAAAAAATCGGACGAAGCAGGTGCTAAGAAATATAAAGAGTCTTTTGTGTACGAACGTAGTTTCAATCCAGCTGATGAAATTTATGTAACTGACTGCATGAAACAGGTCAGTTCGTATTTCTTAACCGGAAATTACATAATGGGATTTGAAAAATATTATGTTAAAGTGAAGCGCCACAAGGATGAAGACTATATTTTAGTAGCTATTTCTGGAGCTGAACTTAAAAGATCACGTGTACCCAATGAACTTTTTATCGCACCACGCGCTATGGAACCTCAAGCGGGATTATGTATATACCGTGAAGGTACTCAAAATCTTGTTGAGACCCATTACTCAACAGGTGCAAAATGGATTGTCAAGCAATATTAAAATGATTCCACTACAACGGGTTGTTAAAAAAAAAGAAATCAACAGGAGTTAACACCAGAAAGCTGTTAATAGAAAACGGACACATATTTAACCAGTAGAACTAAGGAAAAATAAGCGGTGCGACAGTCAAAATATAGAAGTCTTCAAGAGGCCCTGGCACAAGCGTTCTGGGGATTTATTGTATCTTTGGCGCTGCAAATTTTTCTGTCTCACAAATACAACATGCAGATCTCCCTCATGGATAATCTGCACATCACATTCCTGTTCGCGTTCGTGGGCATGGTTAAAAGCTACTTTGTTCGCCGTTATATGTCTAAGGGCGATCAAAAAGAGCAAATCGCAGAAGTAGATAAGTCGTTACACTCTTCTGACACCGTTACACTTTAAAGTGTACTTTCATCCTGAACTGGTATATTATTGTCTCATACGCTGAGAACATGATCAGGAGATAAAATTGAAATCAAAAATCACAGAGCAATCAGTATTTCAGATTGAAACCAGTATTGCTCAAATCTCTGCAGCTCGCGCTAAAAATACAGATCCGGCCACGCGCGAGTTCCAGCGCAAGACACTTGAAAATTTAGAAATCAGGCTGCAGTTCGCTGTCAAAGATCGCAACGCAAAAGCTGAAGAATATTTGCGCGAACATGGCGGTGCAGATTGGTGGCAAGCAATTGCTAAACTCTATCCTATTACCTTCAGCGAAGAGCTCTGCAAACACATAGTAACAAGTAAAGCACGAGATTGGGAAGATGAGTTGTGCTGGGAATTTGCTGAAAAATACGAGGCAGTTGAAAAAGTGCAGCAGTTAATTGTGTGGCTTAATCAAAATCGTGAACGTGGATTTGGCGATCGCGATGCGGATCTGGTCAAACTTGCGCAGTAACCGGAGAAGAAAATGTATTCGACAAAAGTGGCGTTTGTATTTGTTGTCAATAACAGCAACAGCAAAATTGTCGTGCACGCGCACGATGAAGAAACTGCGTTTGAGCTAGCGCAGGAACAAGTTGGTGCGGACGGTGGATTTCGTTATAGCCATTGCGTAAGTGGGCCTGGCAACGATGAAAAGTTCGCTGCACAAACTGCTCAATTGGAGAACAGCAATGAAACACGGTAAATTTCTGGCTGCGCTCGCACTAATCAGCGCGCTGTGGATTGGGCTGTACTTTCTCGGAATTAACGTGGTTTCAACAGTTTTTAAGACTTTGTTAGGATCGTAAAGTTAAGAGGGGTCAGCAGATCCCTCTTAATTCTTTTACTAAGCGCTCTACAGATTAAAAATTCGGTGTGAGCCAGGCAGTTCAGATGACTCTACGTGTAGAACTGTTCAACACACGCTGTCTCTAGAGACCGTTTAGTCAAAGTTATACTGGAATGAAATTAAGGGAGCCATTGGCTCCCTTAATTATTTTAGTGCTCTAAGAGATTAAGCCGTGCGAGTACCACTGCTAAACGAATGGCGTGTCCTGCTTACTTGACCGCCTTTAGTTTGCTGCTCGTCTGGACCGTCCAAATGAGTTAACAACTCACGAACCAGTGCTGAACGCTGAATATCGCTGTGGCCAAACTCAATCACATTGATATTTTTCGACCGACCGCGCAAGCGTCGAGTTAACCACTCCAAACCGTTTTCCGGCAATCCTCGCAAATCACTCTGGGTTACGTCGCCGTTGACCACAAACGTTGAATACTCACCGGCTCGGGTGACAAACAGTTTGATCTGTTCGATGGTGGTATTCTGAGCTTCATCAAGAATTACATACGCATTGTTAAACGTGCGACCGCGCATATAGGCAAGAGGTGCAAATTCAATTTTACCAGTCTCAAGTAACTTTTTAGCCATGGTAACACCAACAAGCTCCTCAAGTGCGTCAAGCAGCGGACGCAGATATGGGCTAATCTTTTCCTCAAACGTGCCAGGTAAGAAACCAAGATTTTCACCGGCTTCGCATACTGGGCGAGTCAGAACAATTTTTGAGACGTCGTTTGCTAGAAGTTTCTCGACGCCTACGGCCATTGCGAGAAAAGATTTACCTGAGCCAGCCGGCCCGGTACCTATGGTAAGTGCGGATCCACGAAGAGATTCAAGATAGAACTCCTGTGAAATTGACTTTGCTTGAAGTTGCGTTTTAAGGCGTATTACTTTTGTACCCTCTTGGTTAATTGGCTGCGGATATTTTTGCTTGGTGGTTGTGGCGAGCTTACGACCCATACTATCCTCCTAAGGACTGGGTTCACAAACGGCGTCTTCCTAGAGATCTTTCTCCAGGTGACGAACGGGTTCAACCAGAGGGGCGTCAGGAAAAAGCTGCGACCACAGAATACGGTCGCTCAAAGTTAGGAGTAAGCCCATGATTGTCTCGAGGACAGCCGCGACGTGATGCGAGGCTGGGGAGTTTGGTTTTAACAAGATATTAGTCTTGCTTTTGCAGGACAAAATTAATCCACTCTACTACTCCAACCGACCGGTTGTGTAGCAAGCTTTCACCAGCAACAATACAATCCAGCAAATAACTTGCCAGTCGTACGTGGTCACCGTCGCTGAGCGCCTTTAGCGCGTCTTTGACAGCCGTGGTGGTGGACTCATCGCCATAATTAACAGGATTTTCAAAATGTAGGTCTACACTCTTCAAACCATTCTTGAAGAACCCAGCCACGCGGGCCAGGATAAATAGCTGATACGGATTAGTGATTTTACCAGCGGTAACTATTTCCTGCAGCGTCAAGTCAATTAATTGAGTTGAATGGCCAGGAACACCGTAAATAAATTCGTTTTCGTTAATGATTGTTTGATGTAGGTTCATAATAGGCTCTGTGTTCTTGATTATATATTTAGCCACTCTTGCCGGTTCGTGTTACTACTGTATGTCTTTAGGAGAAACAAAATGTCTGAATCTTGGGTTGACACACCACAGGTTGAAATACCAGCACCACATACGTGGGACACGCTGTCCCTTAATAATTTAATTGATGTAAAAAATCAGTTATTGAACAAACAAAGTATGGCAAGAGGCGCACCAGCCTACGTTAGTGCTATTAACGATTCACTGGCGCAATTAGAGCAGATTATTTCAGAAAAATCTAGCGATTCGCGCGGCGCTTAGCGGCAGATTTTGTAACTGCGGGTCCGTCGATATACTCTACCACGCGATCTACAAGGCCATATTTCAAACACTCGGCTGGGGTTAGATACCGGTCGCTTGGAGAAAATAACACGTCCATGATTTGCTTTTTAGACATTGTAGAGTGCTTTAAAAAGTGCTTTACAAATCTTTCCTCGAGCTGTGCGTACGCAGCGTGTACTGCAATAAGCTCGTGTTGCTTGCCGGAAAAATAACCACTGAACTGGTGCGCCATTACCTCGGCGTTTTTAGTAAGAGTTCTGAGACCCCTAGTGCCACCGGAAACAAGCAGCACTCCCATTGACGCCACAGTGCCAATACCTACCGTGCTAATCGGCAGTCTAGAAGTTTCCATGAGATCGATAATTGAAAAGCCCTCGCCAGTTTCACCGCCCACAGTGTTGATCAATATGGTCAGCGGGTCACTTGAGTTACGGGACAGATTGGATTTTAAGATGAACTCACAGGCCGCATAAGAAGTATCTATATCAATCTCTCCAAAGAGCATGTGGCACCCAAGGGACTCTAAACTGTGCATATCGTACGGCAATTGGTCATCTATCATTGAATCTGCTGTTTTACGCATGGCGTCTCCTGGTGTGTACAGACTATTTACTGCGGCTAAAACGGTACATGTTAGAGTAATCCTGGTTCTAATTGTGCTGAACCTGAATAATTATAGGCAGTAAATTCTGATATTACAGCTGGCTCTAAATAGCAGTGCTCTGCCCTTTAAAGCTAGCAGTGTCAGAGCGCTCTTGTTTCAGCTAGCGGAACTTAAGGAGTCACAATGTATTCTCTTTTCTGGCGCTCGCCAGCTCTACCATTTCTACAAAAGAACACGGCAATTGCTGTGCCAGCAGGCTCAATTGTTTCAAACGCGGCGTCACTGCGTTTTACCGGCAAAGGCGCATCAAACTACGGCAAAGTGCAGCAAGAAAATCTCTTGCGGTTGCTTGAAAATTTTGCTGGGCCAACAGCGCCAGAGTATTCAACCGTTGGCCAGGTTTGGTATGACACAGATGTCACAACGCTTAAAGTAATGGTGCGTTCTGCTCCCGAGCCTGATGCGTGGCGCTCTCTTAATTCAACACAAATTACTGGTATTGGTGAGGGTCCGCCAAGTCCAGCAAGTTTAGGTGATACTTGGTTTTCGCGAACTGGCTCAGCTTCAGGCATTCAGTACGTGTACACGGGAATTGGGCGCTATCCACAAACAGGCAATGAAATCGGCGGGTGGGAGCAAGTATTTCCAACTGTTGAACGCGCTGCCGGCCGCGAAGAATATGACTACATGCTGGGTCTGTTAAAAACACTGATTGGAGACACGTCTGAATCGGGCGGCAGTGGTGCGTTTAATCGGGCAATTGCCAATCTTACTGACTTTGATTTGCTTGATGCAAGTTTGGTAGAAAAATTTAACAGCCTCTTGCCTCTTGACAGAAACGTCCTCAGCTCTGGCGCAAACAGCAGCCTCTTAAAAGTAGACCCAAACTCAAACGACTGGGATTTTTTACTGAGCGCTGCAAAGTACGCAATTAACAGGCTAGACGTGCCGCTTGGTTATCTTACTGACGTGAGCCCAGTGCCGTTTGTCACTGACGGTCGTGCACCACCGTCAGCTCTTAAGGAGCTGGATCCAATTAACCCACAGTATCCTGATGCACTGCGTTTATCCAGCAGAAAAACCGGTACTATTGCGCTTGGGCGGTACTACCAAGAAACGGTAAACGTCTTGCGCACGGCTGAACGAGTCAGATACTTGTTAAAAGGCATGCAAGGAGCCAGTTTTTCTGACACTGTAGAGCCCACCTCTGTTGGCGCGTTTACTTATTCTGGTCAGTTTACAACTCCGGTAACTCACGGGCTGTTGTACCGGTTTGACCAGGCCAGTCGCGCACGGTTCTTTTTTGCAGGTGGCGCTCTCACATTTGCTGGTACACACGCACCAGGTTCAGCGCCAACTGCTGCTGACATTGACCTTAAAACTATACTGGAAACTCACGGCAGAATTAGATTTACTGCTGATAGAACTTTTATACTTGACGGTGCTAACTCGCCAGCGCTTGCTGTACAGCCAATAAACTTAGGATTCAATGATCTGACCCTGGGATCAACGGTACTTGCGGTGTTTAACGTTGGTGCTGCCACAATCAGATTCTCTGCAAACCTCGTTGATGGTGTGGAGTCTGGGATTGAGGATGGCGTTAACCTGGTAATTGAAATCACCACAACGGCGGGAACCACTGGCGTAACAACCGTTGAGTGCGGCTATATTAGCGATGGTGAACTCTTTAACAGCCCGCCAGTTCGCGTGTATCCACAACCGCTGGCTCTTACTGCAACTGACAGGACTGGTCAGTTCGCATAATCATCCTTATCTCCTGAGTGTACTTTAGTGCTGACTTATCTTAAAATCAGCATGACTGCACACAAAGGAGATATATCTTATGAAACGTGTTCCAATTATCAGCGTTGGCCAAGTTTACTTACACGGCGATTTAAATCAGTATTTGGTTGTTACTAAATCGACTGGCGGAGACGTTCAGTTCAGGGGGATTGGCTTTAGTGGTATGAACGAAGCTGAAGTATTTCTTGGACGATTCCTGCCAGTAGATCCCTGCGATCTCTCAGACGACGAGTGTATTGAGCTAGTAAACCTGTTACCAGAGCAATACGACACCCTGTTAATGGGTTGGATACACGGCTGGACTGGTGAGGATGAGGACGAATTGTGATTAGTGCAGTCTCAATTTTTGTTCTAGCTGCGCACTCCGCCGTTATTGCGACCTGTGCCGCACGTTGCGGCCATGACACATTTGCTGCAGTGGCGTTTTACGTATCGGCCGCAGTGTTTAGCCTGTCCAGCGCTGCTGGAATAGCAGGAATTCTTTAGGAAAAAATATGGCTCGCAAAATACTCTCTAGCCGCCCGACAGAGGACAGCAATCTTTCAATTTTGCAGGAGCTGTTGTTTGCGGTGAAACAAATGCTTGACTACGAGGATGATCCAATTCCTGGTGACTTGGACGCCACCATCTTGGCGCTGGATGAAGATGTTATTGAACTGTTAGTAGAATACAGCGATCTGCACCATGACTATTCAAACGCCAGGGGCGACAACATGGTGATGACCATACGAAATAGCGCGCTTGAAATAAATCTGGAGCAAAAAACCGCAGTGATGGATGAGTTGTTAAAGCCAATAGATCCCAATGGAGAAATTTTATCTGACGCGCTGGGTGTCCTTATTTATTCGGGCAGCGCAAAAACAGAAACGGAACTATCAGAAGACGGCTCTGTTACTGCAGTGTTTTCTTTTACTGAAGAGGATCTGCGTCAAGCACTGGCGCAGGCAATAGAGTCGTATGTGGTTGATACACAAAACGAGTTTACTGGCAAATAGCACAGTACCACCAAAAATAAAATAAGGCTCTTTGAGCAGAAAAGAAATCATGCACACGCTTATCGTACTGTGTCACCTGCGCTGGGATTTTGTTTGCCAGCGCCCGCAGCACTTGCTCACACGACTGTCACAGTTCTACAATGTAGTTGTAATAGAAGAGCCGGTTTTTAACGATAAATCAGAGAGCGCTGTTGATTTTTTAAAGATCATGCGGCCCGCTGACAACATCACAGTGTACCAGCCGCATACGTCAGTAAGCGAATTTGGTTTTCATGACGAGCAACTCGCGGCAATGCGGCCACTGCTGCAGAATCTAATAGCTGATGGCAGCCCGCAGGTTGTATGGTTTTACACCCCAATGGCGCTGCCATTGTTGGACTGCTTTAACGCTGAAGCAATTGTATACGATTGCATGGACGAGCTCAGCGCGTTTAATAACCCACCACCGCAATTGCTGGAGCGTGAGGCTGTCCTGTTAAAAATCGCAGATTTAGTCTTTACTGGTGGGCCAAGCTTGTACAAAGCCAAACGCGACCGCGCTAAAAGCGTGCACTGCTTTTCAAGTAGTGTTGATGTTGCGCACTTTAAGCGAGCACTAAATCGCTCGGAACCGCATGAAGCGCTTGCAAATATTCCTGGCCCACGCCTTGGATTTTACGGCGTAATTGATGAACGGTTTGACCTTGAACTAATAAAAACTCTTGCTGATCTAAAACCAGACTGGCAAATAATTCTAATAGGCCCAGTGGTAAAAATAGATCCGGTAACTCTGCCACAACGCGCTAATATTCACTATTTGGGCCAGCGCACTTACGACGAGTTACCACTGTTACTTGCGGGCTGGGATGTGTGCCTGCTGCCGTTTGCACTTAACGCGGCAACAAAATTTATTAGCCCAACAAAAGTGCTTGAGTACATGGCTGCTGAACTGCCAATTGTGAGCACCAAAATTACAGACGTTTATGAACCATACGGCCACGTGGTGCAGATTGCGGATGACGCTATTAGCTTTGTGGAATGCTGCCACCGCGCGCTAGACATGACAGTACCTGAAAAAAGAGAAATGGTTGCAAAGATGAGGATAGTGTTGTCACGCACTTCATGGGATAAGACCTCAAAGGAAATGCAAGTTCTGATAGAAGCCAGTTTAGCTTAATTATTAGATCAAATAAAAACGCCTGAACTATTTTACTAGTTCAGGCGTTTTTAGTATTGAGAAAAAGAATCAGGGACTTGGCAGTTTCTTGGGATTAGACAGTACGTTCTCAGCGCCATATTGATTTCTTAAAGCAAGAGCAAGATTTGCTTCAAGCCTTTTGGCTTCTTTTACGGTCAAATTTGTCTGCAGCACTGCCATCTCAACAGTGATGGCAGTCACGCCCTGCAAGTACGCCTCATCAAAAATTTTAATAAAGCAACCAGTAAAACTAACCCTATTGATACTGGAAATATGCTTTTGAAGCCGAATCTTTGGCTTACCCGTGGTTTCACCAGCGTAATAAAGCTCTCTATTAGAACCGCCGTGTAAAGTTAATTTAAGCTGGTATACAGAGCTTGTATTCTCTATTACTAAATGCTCGCCGATAATTTTACGCCCGACAGGAATGCCCATCATATAATCAATCCATGGTGATTGGAAAGATGTTAGGCGTTGCGGTATCTTACTGGGCTGATCACGTACAATTTTTAAATTTCTTTTCATTGCCGTACTCTATTAGTTAACTCGGCATAGCTCTATTATACTGTTTCAGCGCTGGCAACCGTTACACTTTTCTTGGATCATTAACCCGAAATGGTGTTAAGATGTCTCTATTGCAGCTAACAAATACTGAGAAAATCATGCAAATAGCAGAACGAATTAATTCTAAACTGTTCGCGTTTGACAGTGTAAAGCGCCAGTTTAAAGCTCGTCATGATGTGCTGCGTATCATGGGGCACAAGCCCTTTGCTCGGCTCTATTCTGAGAATGCGCGCATTTCAGAAATTGGTTTTTTCTTAGCATCACAGCGCACCGGCGTAGCACAGTGCTTTTTATTTGTGCGTGTACTTCGCAGTGGTGATCGTGTAACTGGTTGGTTGTTTAAGCCACTGCTCAACACTGGTGCAACTGGCGTAGAGTTAATTATTACTAACGATTAAACCTGTGATAAGATGCCTGAACACACGGAGGACTCATGCTTTTAAATGTGGCTAATCTTCAGAATTATTATCGGCTCGGATACAACGTCTTGCTTGAGGGTGAAGCGGGCGTGGGTAAAACCGCGGTAATTTCTCAGGTGTTTGAAGGGCTGAACTGGAAGTATTTCAGCGCAAGTACACTTGACCCATGGGTAGATTTTGTCGGCATTCCACGCCACGTAAAAGATGAAAAACTAGGTGATGTGATTGACCTAGTGCGGCCGCGATTTATTGTTGAAGATAATGTTGAGGCTATTTTCTTGGATGAGCTGAACCGCGCGCCGGACAAAGTGCTCAACGCGGTGATGGAGCTTATTCAGTTTAAAAGTATCAACGGTCGTAAACTGCATAACTTAAAAGTAATCTGGGCTGCCATTAACCCAGCGGACGATCAGGGTGATTACACCGTATCGCACCTGGACAAGGCACTGCGTGATCGGTTCCACGTGCAAATTCAGGTTCCGTATAAATTAGACGAGAATTATTTCAAGACAAAGTATCCTCAGACTGCTGATGCGTTTATTGCTTGGTGGTGCGATTTACCAACAGCAGTGCAGAAAACAGTATCGCCACGGCGGTTGGATTACGCGGCGGCGGCCCATGAGAACGGCTGTTTACTCTCGGACTTTTTGCCGGCTGAATCTAACATAGGCAAGCTTAAAAAGGCAATCAAGGCTATTCCATTTCAGGAACAGCTCTCAGAATTACTGAGCAAAAACGATGCCACCTCTGCTGGTAATTTCCTGGCCGAAATTAACCACGCCACAAAACTGCTCTTGCTGATCAATCAAAAAGATCCTACTGCGGTTCAGTTTTATAAGAAGTTCGGCGCTGTGTTGCCAAAAGAGCTGGTAAACGCGCTGGCGCCGCAGATTAGCGCTTTTGAATCCGGCGCGCGAATTACTACCTTCAATGAACTACTGCCAGTGCTGAATGGAAAAGCTGGTGAAGTTGCTATTACGCAAGAGATTAATAGCGTTGCGTTTGCGTACTCAAATGAAACACTGCACGATGCAGTAAAACGCGAGGTTGCCAGCCCCTCCATCGGGCTTAGAAAATTAGTCAACCATATGACTCTTGTAATGTCTAGAGCACCCGAGCCAGTATTGCGGGCTGCAATGTTTAAGCCAGGTACTTGCGAGCGGTCTAATTTTGCCGCATTGGCGCTGTTTATTGCTGACGCTGACAAAACTTTTGCCCTGTTTTCTAGAGAGGATCGCAAGAAAATTAACTCACACACGTATGCCTTGAAGTGCGCCGCGTCAAAGTGGATGTAATATGAAGAGCACATTTAACTCAAGTGACACTGTAGCTCTTACCAGAGAAGAACTGCTTAAAATCAGTTTGGACTTGGAGCAGTATCACCGGGTATTCGACGCATTTTGGAACATGAGCCAGGTATTTTTTACTACTCGCGCGAATATCCGCACTGCAGCCGTGTGCTTTCCGCCGCATCAAAAGCCTCACATGCTGCTTAACCGTAAATTCTGGGACTCACTAGACAACAACGGCCAGCTGTTTGTGATCTTGCATGAGTGCCTACACGTTATGTTGGACCATGGGCTCAGGAACGCACGTCATGTCACAGGAGCTACCGCACGCAAAATCAACATTGCTCAAGACATTACCATTAACGAGATGATTGCCGGGTTGTTTGGTTTTCCGCGCGGCTTGCTGCTAGGCTGGGAAAAATACTGCTGGATTGACACATGTTTTAAGAACCCAGAAACTATTGAGCACAATCAAGTATTTGAGTACTACCTTAGAAAGCTGATTGAACAGGGTGCAGATCCTGAGGTGAGCACCGTTGATGATCACCGCGGATCCGGCGAGGATAGCGGTCCTGTTGATGATGAGGCCAACACTGCTGATGGCAGTCAAGAGGTTGAAAATAGCGATGATGGCGATCCAGATGACGCAGCGCAGGAGCTCGGTACTTACCTGTCTGCCGACGAGCTTGAGGCTCTACTGAAGCGCACAGGTCCTGAGGGCGGCGCAGGTATTAAACACTCGCCATTTAGAACGGTGCTAGAAAAAATGGTGCCACCACGGTTAGATTTCAACACCATTGTGCAGCGCCTTAAACGCTCAGCAAAATCAAAAGAACAGCGCGCTGACCAGTCTTTTACTCGTGAAGACAGGCGCTTTAATTCTCTGCCCCGCAGCCTAAGCTTGCCAGGTAGTATTGATCGCAAACCAAATAACAACAAGCTTATTACGGCCGTGTTCTTTGACGTGTCTGGGTCGTGCATGCAACACATAAACGCATTCTCTGCAGTTAAAGATGCCTTTGAAAAAGAGACAAAGTTATTTGAAATGCGTGCGTACACCTTTGATACTGCGATTGCACCGGTAGATTTATCTGGCGATATTAGGATTGGCGGTGGCACAGCATTTCATATTATTGAAGCAGAGTGCCAGCGAATAATGATGGAAGATGGCCGGTATCCTGATTGCGTGGTTGTTATTACCGATGGTTACGGCACTGCAGTTCACCCCGCTTACCCTGGTCGGTGGGTCTGGTTGCTCACGCCTGATGCAACTACCAAATTTATTCATAGTGCGTCCGGCGCTTGGGCAATCTCAAAGGTTACTTTTTAATCGCAGCCTTGTTACACTTTTCAAGAAACCGTTACACTTCTCTAGTTTTCTCTGGCCGGATCCTGAGATATAATTCTTCTTGTCAACAAGAGAGGAATTAAAGAATGTCTAAATCATGCGCCGTACAATTCAATCAAACCGCAGGTCGCTGGGAAGCGATTTTCGCCGGTAAAGTTCTCTCCTCAAGCACGGATGTTGTTGGTGGTAAAGACTATATTATTCGCGTTATTGAGGGCGGCTTCAGCAAGAAAGCTCGCGTGCACAGTGTTACTAAATGCCAAATTATTGAATCCCAAATAACACCAAGTGCTGGTATTGAAACCTCCGCCCCAGTTGCTGTTGAAGTCTGCGCAGTTGAAAAAGAGTTCTTAATTAACGAACGCTTCCAGATCATGGAAGACTATGTTGACATGGTTGCTGCACGCAGCCTTGCATCTACCATTGTTACTGGCGAGGGCGGCCTTGGTAAGACGTACACCGTGATGAAAGCGCTGCGAAACAGCGGATTAAAAGACATTACTAAAATGGACATTGGCGCCAAATTTGACGGCCAGCGTGGTTATGTGGTTGTAAAGGGCTACAGTACTCCTAAGGGTTTGTTCCGCACTCTCTACGAGAATCGCAATCAAATCATTGTGTTTGATGATTGCGACAGCGTGCTCAGAGATCCAGTCGCCGTAAACATTCTAAAAGCCGCGCTTGATTCGTATGAAGAGCGTGTGGTAACGTGGAACGCAGAGAGCTGGAGCAACAGCGAAGATTTGCAAAAGAGCTTTGAGTTCACTGGTGGTGTGATCTTTATCTCAAACATGCCAAAAGCCAAAGTGCCGCAAGCAATTCGCTCACGCGCCATGTGTGCCGATGTTGGCATGACACGTGATGAGGTAATTGAGCGCATGCAGGTAATTGTTAACTCTGAAGAGTTCATGCCTGAGTTTGACGCTGAAATGAAAGAGGAAGCACTACAATTTGTTACTGAACACGCTTACCACCCGCTTATTACCGAACTTAACCTGCGATCCCTTGTAAACGTGATTAAGGCACGAGCTGCAAAGCCTGATTCTTGGAAGCGGCTGGGATTATATTCAATGGCCAACGGCTGATGTTTGGAGGAACTATGAATCTTTCTAGAAGCCAGTTAAAAGATCATGCACTGCACTTGAAGTGCACAACCTGCGGCCATGAACAGACCGTTATTCCGGCCGCAGGAATTGTGGAAGAAGACGGCGACATCTGTTTTTACTTTGGTTCTTCAGCTCACTTCTGCGATGAATGCGATGGTGGTGTGTTAGACGGAATGCGGGTGACCCACTGCGATTTTAAAAAGAGGAACTGATATGCTCTATACCCCTCAAGAACCGTGTGAGCCTGGCACCCCTGGCAAGTGCCCGCTCTCTCACGATGCAGTCACCCACATGCCTCCCGGCAAGTATTTCATCGGAGATCCTGGACTGGTACTTGATAGCCTATGGGACGAGGTACTTGAAGCAACTCAAGTTTTTGATCAACACCGAACTTCACTCGCTGGATTCGAGCTTTGGGGCGCACGCACAGCTCAGTCCTTCAAACACGTCTTCACAGATCAAAATGATGCCGAGTATTATGTCTATGATGGTGTACTTGGCTGTGTTCCTATTGAGCTCATCGAAGATCCGCACGGAGAGGATTTTGGCACGGTTGTCGATGCTCCTCTTGGGCTAGAAATATCAGTCTTTAAGGGCGTGTTTAGATTTGGCGATATTGTTATCAACACTAATCTGCCTCAAGAAGACAGTAATAATGGGCACGACCTTGATCCAGAGGACGACCGGTTGGTGCCGTAGAGGGGCAATAAATATCCTAAACACTTGGAGAATATTTTGCCTGAAAAATTGCGGAACAGCCTTATTCACAAAGCGGCGGCGGGTTTATTAGTTATTGGTTATCAATTAAAAGAACTCCTAGATGCCTATGATTTTTTTGCTGAGCGCTATCCGCCCGAATCGCTGTCAGACGAAATGGTGCTGCGAGATCTAGAAATTTCTATTATTGCGCTTGGCTATTTGCCGCATCAAGTAGCTGCTACAGTAACTGCGTGGCAGAAAAACGAGGAGCAAGAGCTCAGCGTTATGGGGTTTGAAGTCAATGTGCTCAACGAGCTAGCAGTGCACTTGCATACTATTTCAAGCTTCATGACTACTCGCGACGTTAAAATAGATTACAAACCGCTGTTGATCAATGAAGCTTTTACGGCACTTAGAGTTGCAAATAGACTAATTGCGCACTCCAGAACTGCGTAGACCTGAATTCTCTTAAACCATTTACTGCTGCAAGTTGTTAAAATTAATCTTTCAATAACCTACTGAGAGATACAAATGGCGCGCGCTAAAACTGGGTACCCACGGGGCAGGCAACGCAATGGTGAAACCCGGCCAACGATCCCAAAAAACGTGCGGCGCTGCGCGCGTCGTGCTGAACGTATCGCTGCTGAACCAAATTACGCTGGGAAATTAGCAGAAAATATGCGCACCTGGCGTGCTAATAATCCAGAGCGCGCGAAAGAGATCTCAAGGAATGCTTATCTTCGCAAGAAAAATTGGGACACCTGTGGCAATAAGTTTGGGGTAGCTGGTGACTTCACCGTTAAACGAAAAGCTAAAAAGGCTTAATTAATTTCTTGCACCTAAATCAAAAATAAAATGTCAACAGATAAAACCACGCTAGGTGACCGCATTAAATCGTATGAGGCCGCCTCTACCTCTAGGTGTGCCGTTAAAGGCGAACCAATTATTGCCAGATTAGACGGCCGCGCCTTTCATACTTTTACTCAAGGGCTAGAGCGGCCATATGACGCACGGCTCTCAGCGCTTATGAGCGAGACGCTCAAGGCTCTGGTAGAAAATACTGGGGCAAAGATTGGCTACCAACAAAGCGATGAAATATCGCTGGTTTGGTATGTACCCGCTGATTCTACAACGCAGTACCCGCACGGCGGTCGCTTTCAAAAATTAGACAGCTTGCTTGCCGCCTACGCAAGCTCGTACTTTAACAGCAGAATTCCAAAGTTGCTGCCTGAGAAAAGTGGAACACTGGCACTCTTTGATGCGCGCACCTTTTCAGTACCTGATTTGCAGACAGCGTATGAGTGCCTGCTCTGGAGGCAGCGAGATTCTTTGAAAAATTCAATCAGCATGGCGGCTCAATCAGTGTGTAGCCACCGTGAGCTACAGGGTCTTAACGGCCTGCAAATGAAGACCCTAATGGCGGAACGAGGTTTAGAATACAGCCGTCTTCCAGAGTTCTTTAAATTAGGAGTTTTTGCACAGCGCACAAAGGTGAGTAGACGGCTCTCTGTAGAAGAACTAGCAAAATTGCCGGAGTGTGCCAGGACGGATGGTCTGGTAGTGCGGCCGGTGACTTCATTAGTGCATATTAATCTAGAGCATCTTGCAGATCCAATAGAGCAGCTATTTGGGTTGCAATTGTAACGGACTAAAACCACCGTTACAATTTAGTCAAGCACTATTTCCTGGTTCATGATATTATGGCTCTGTGCTAAACAACCAGGGAACAATATGTTAAAAGTTTTAAAACTCCAGGCCGAAATTTTTGTGATTGATGTGCAACTGGCTGTTAACTCGTTTCTGACTTTTATCTATTTGTAACATGACTAATGAGACGCAGTTAAGCGCGCAGGAACTGATAGACCGTGGTTATCGCATGGTCTCTAATTCCGGTCGAATGGTTGCAAGAATCGACCGAGAAGACTGGGTTGGTTCAATGGCCAGAAGGATGAGAGTAAACCCAAGGGATTTTTATGATCATCGCGGATTTCCAAGTAGCCAATGGTGTGATTATTATCGCAGAATGTTCAGCAGAGATGTGCTGATCGTTAACGAGGAAATTCTTAGTAAGATTCCAACATCTGGGCATGATCCAGTTGGATATGTGAAGTGCCAGGTTAACCCTGAATAAAGAATGTAGCGCATACTAATCGAGGGACCACTTGGTCCCTCGGCTGTTTCTAGTGCTGAGAATTACTTCTTCATTGATTTGATATCGTCTTCATCAAAATACAAGACGTCGTAGGCGGAAATATCTCCATCGCCTGCATGCTCTGCACTTAACTCATCAGCTCGTTCAAATGCAGCGCCCTTTTGCATTGGGCCTTCAACTGGCTTGTCCATGTGATCAACAACATAATGACCAGGTTCAGTAACTTTAAAATGCTCGGCGCCCTCTTTAATTCCAAGCTTTTTACGGATGCGATCTGCTTCTTTGTCGCGCCATGCGTCGTCTTTTGCTAAAAATTTACGATCATTGGATCCAAGCGCCGCTTGAAGATCTTTATCAAGAATAACTCCTGGCTTTTTGCCTGCTGCCAAGTTCTTAAGAGCAATATCGAGTGCGTCTTCTTTGTTACCAGTAACGCCAGCGCGCTTGGCCTTTAGCCGCTCACGCTCTTTTTTCAATTTCTCAAGCTTGTCATTATTTTTGAACAGACCAAATATCTCAGTGATTTGTTCGTCAGAGGTCTCGGGGCCATCTATAAAGAGCGAGAATTTTTTAAAAGAAATATCGGACATGCTGTCAACCTAGAGAGTTAGATCAATTATTTAGCGGAATAGGCAGTGATCCCACCACCGGCTGTACAGCTACAGGGATTTAGATTTAGAATAACAGTATTAAAATAAAGTCTGGAGCCAGACATGAGCGTTGAAAATTTAGTACAAGACGGCGAGAACCAGGCAGTACGAGTATTCTTGAGATTTTACCATCCTGACAATTGCGCCACAACTGAGTTTATGCGCGAGATGATGGCCGGGTCAGGCTATCCGCACTGGCCAGAGTGGGCTTTTGAAAATGAACTGCTCACAAAAGCTAGTGCTCAAGCGTGGATTAGATACCTGTTTAGCCTAGAGCCAGCAAAGTCAGAAACCCAGAGCACTGAGTTTTACAAGGGAATACAGCACGCACTGCATATTGCGGAAGATGAAAAAGCTAACATAACACAAAAATACATTGATCGCATCAATCAAGACAGAGCAGAAATGAATGGAAATATGAATTGGGCCAGGCTTGAGGGCGCAGTCTGCGTTGTGGAAAAACTAAAACAGTCTTTGGGTTTATCAACACTATGACGCGTCAATTTGTACTTGTTAAAGCCACAATCAGCGAACAGGGTTTTGCTGACAGGCAGGGCAGCGGAATCTGCAAATTAAAGCGTAACCAGAACTTATCAGAGTTTATAACGCAGTACACACTTGATCGTGGGTTTAGTAATCTAGAACTGTACGAGCGTGGCAGTAGTACAGCCGCTATTTTTAGAACTGACACTCAGATCATGACTTGGAACTTTACAGTGTACGGCGAAGATGATATAATGCAGGCTATAGTTAATCTTTCTCGCGAAGAGCTTATTAGAGATCTGCAGGAAATCCTTCCATTAAAGGAATTACAATGACTAAAGTTTTTGGAATTAGCGGTGCACAGGGCGCTGGCAAATCAACTTTGCTGGCAGGTCTGGAAAAACGGCTGTACGTTGTAGACAATTTTAAAGTATCGCGAGCTGTGCAAGAACAACTGGGTTGGAGTTCACTTGATCGAGTCATGGATTCACCAGAGAGCATGATGGAGTTTCAGCGAGCGGTGTTTGATCAAAAGTACAAAAACGACCGAGCACTATTGCAGCGCTCAAAGATAACCTCTGACGTGATTTTAACCGAGCGCACGTTTGCAGACATTTCCGCGTATACTTCGCATTGGGTGTGGGAGTTTGTGCATACTGACCGCCTTGATATTGAAGAAGGCCTGAAGTTTTTAAGAATTTTTAATGTTGATTGCAGCGCAGCTCATACTGAGATTTATGCTGGCACACTTTTACTTCCACTGATGCCGCACGTGCAGTTTGAAAACGATCCAAACCGCGCCAAGGAAAGAGACGCCAGTAAAATATACGCTGACGTCTTTAGGTTCTGCGAAAAGAAACTTTCAATACGGCATCCAAGGTTTGAAATAACTGCAAAGACTACTGAGGATCGTGTTAAGCAAGTAGTAACATTCATTAATGGAGTTGCATAATATGAAGTCCGTTCAGACGCTACTGCTGTTTGTGCTGGCATGCCTGGCGATTGTTGGTGTTGGTATGTTTGCGCTCATGAGTGTGCAGGGTGCTACTCAGTTATATCACTTAGTTCAACTAAAAGAAAACTGTCGAGAAACCGACAGGGCCCTGATAAAATCAGGTGGTAAATTAATTTGCGCGGCACCCGAGCGCTAATACCAACTTTAAGTGCTTAAGGAGAATGCTATGGGTAAAGACCGAGGATTCAAAGAAATTACGGGTGCAATGATCACAAAAATTAATGTCTCAGCTGTCAATGAGGTAATTTTGTATGACAGCAACACAAATACACGATACATTATAGAAGCAGAAATAGGGCCGTTAGGTATTCCAGAAATTTCCCTAAGGGTTGACAATAATGTCTCCTGAAAAATTCAGAAAATTTTTATTTGCGGTGTGGTTGCTGTTGGTACTTAGCTTTGTAATAGGAGTAACTGTGCTGATGGTAGTCACACAACATCGCATTACTGACGCCGCGCTGTTACGCAGCGCCATGAGCAGCGCTGCGTTTGGTGGCACTGCGGGCATACCTCTAGAAAGAAAATAATGGCGTACACTAAAGCATATTCAAGACATCATCCCGGAAAATTTGCGCTTTTAATTGATTGGGAAACAAGTGGTGCAGAATTTGGCGCTGACTCGTCAAAGCGCTTTCAGGGCCTGGCGTACGGTGCCATTATTTTTGACACCACGACCTTTGAAGCAGTTGATGAAGTTTACTGCGAAATGCACTTTGACGACACCAAGTACGAGTGGACTGAAGCTGCCGAAAAAATTCATGGCCTGAGCCGTGAGCATTTGTTGGCAAATGGCGTCTCCCGTGAAGAAGGACTTGCACTGTTGCTTGAGCTCATTCTCAAATACATTCCGCCTGGTTCCAAGGTTATGATTGGTGGTCATAACTGTAATTTTGACATGGACTTTACTAATCAGCTCTTTGCTGATTTTGGGCTAGAGATTGTATTTCACCACGTGGTGCTTGATACCAGTTCTTTAGCCTTTACTCTGATTGGTGAGTACAAATCAGATGTGGTGTTTGACTTGCTGGGTGGTATTGAAAAACGTAATCTGCACAATGCCTTAGAAGACGCCAAGGCCACTCTTGCTGTGCTCAGAAACGCGCGTCAAATCTTTGAAAAAGGTCTTGCAGCTGATATTGCAGGGTGAGGTGAACAAATCATGAACGCACAGCGCGGTATAACTTTGTCTGCTCAAGAGGTTGATTTTGCGGCGGGGGCTATTAAATCCTTACGTGAATCTCTTGAACAGCACGCTTCATGGCTTAAAAATCATCAGGGCATACCTCTTCCAGGAACAGGTATTGCAATTAGCGAAATTAACAGTGAAGTCTGTGCTTTACTAACTTTAGAATTAAAGCTGATGAAAACATGCTTTAGTTTTGCAACACCTAATGATTCAATATGACACGCTCAATTATCCATCGCGAGCGTGGTGTGTTCAAATTCCAATGCTTATTCCGACACGCATGGGGTAAGTTTTGTAGTCCTAAAATTCGGGACTGCCCATTTCCATCGCTTGATACGTACATCTGGCAACAGCGCACCTGCTCTAGATGCGGCGCTGAGCACGGAATTGAGACGGACAACGCTTAGACAGAATAGTGTACACCTAACCCGGCCCGTGTTATAATAATTCTTTTGATGATGAGGCTAAGCAAATGACTCTAAAAGACACGGTTGGTCGATACGTAATGGGCGATGCAGAGGTACGGCTTACTGGAAGAGTTGCCACTCGCCCAATGCCGGGTGGCAGATCTCAAGAACTGGTAGAAATTACTCCCGCTGATGAAAATGAAGGTACCTGGAAGAAGTGGGTACCAGAAGCGTCCTTGTTTAAAATTTCAGGCGAAGCACCAGCAATTTTAAAGGAGAGCTCAAAATGAGTACACGCTATACGACACTTACGTACTTTCAAGTTTTCCTCTTGGCGCTCTTAACCGGCTTTATTGCTGGAGCAGTAGTGCTTGCTTATACGCAGTACACCGCCTATCGAGTTCTGCCACAGGTTGTCTCGGGTGCAGACGGCAAGTGCGTTAAGGTGGTGAACTTTGAAAACGGCCATGCCTTTGGCTGCCCTGATGTTGACGTGTTGCTACGCCGCTACCGACCGGTGTCTGGTTTTTAAGGAACCCCTGACCCAGTAAATAGGGTATACTTTACCTTAAAGAGGCATGATCTGAAGCGCTACGTTACTCTCCAGTGCAATACCTGCCAGCGCAGCAAAGACGCGCTGATTAACCTGACGCATTACGCGCCAGATCGATGCACAATTACGCTTGGTTGCGAGGGGCGGCTGTCTCCTACTGGCTACACCAGCGACGGCAATGCTGCTCTTAGCGTGCCACCAGCCGGACTTACTAACTGGTACCCACGCGGTTCGGTTATTACCGGAACACAGGCTCTTCAGCCCTCGCTGCTCTACAACACTAGTACTGGAACTCTGCAACAACTGGTTATTGCAGTACCAATAACAGAGCTTGGATTTACTCCTGGCGCACGTGCCACAGCGCGTCTTGTGCTGGTATCCGAACAGCAAACCGCAAAAGATTACCGCCAGTACACTTACAGAAAAAGTGGTGCCTTTACTGCGGTGAACGGTGTTGAAGACGGTGCAGCCCAAAAAGTCCTGAGATACAATATTACTGGCCCCTCACCAGACAGCGTAGAAGTCTATGTGAACGGCGTGAAGCGAGATGCTGGCACTGGCAGTACTGAGTATCAACTTTTTTTAGGGCCTGATTCTGCCGCACCACCAAACTCAGTGCTCTTTAATACTGCGCTCTCTGATTCAACCACGCAAGTTGATGTGATTATTACTCAGGCCTCGTCCGTGAGTTCAGTTGAGCTTAAATTTAAACGCGTGATTGACAACGATGCTCGAACCGGCACAGGAGCCTGGGAAGGTGTAGATGCTGTTTCATCTCCAGCGCTGGGACGGCTGTGTTTATTTTACCTGGATTTCTCCGAGATCTCGGCTACACTTGCCCTTGACATTAAATTAAAGTTTGGCACCGGTTCCGTTTTGCAAGTACAAGACGAGGCACAGTCCGGAACTGCACGACCTGTGATACTATTATCACGTAGCGGATTGTTTACTGAACTAGACAGGCTGCGATCAAGAGTAATTAATTTTGCTGAACTGTCAAGTGCTACTGATTACTTAATTGTTAAGCTAGTAAACAAGGTCAGGATCCTGTTTGTAACTGAGGATTCAGCAAAGGATATTTTCCCAGCACTACAGATTCACCGGTATAACAAGCCTGTGTTACAGACCCAACTGGCTGGAAATTCAGACGGTGCACAGTTAGAAAACTCTATCATTATAGGTCCTGATCAGTGATTACACCGCCTGTTGGAACTGAAAGTTACTACACCGCAATGCTTGAAACTGACGCAGCGCGCTATGTAATTAATTTACTTGTTGGAGAAGCTGCTGCGCAGGACGTTGCGCACGTAATGTTAACGTCCAAAGACATGGGCTCCGAGCTTGAGGCCGCGCACGAACTTCGCACGGGTGCCGAAATAGTTATTGGCGCGGTATCAAGTGGTGAAGTACCAGTAATTAATATGAACTTTAATCCGCTGTACTTGCCCAACATCGAGACGTTCCAACACATGGATGTGGACGAAGAGGGTGACATTATTGAGATTGACGGCTTTCAAAATCCGTTTATTGCGGTAACTTTTAAAGTCCAAAATGAAAATCAGCGCACCAGCATTGACTGTAAGATAAATTGGAAGCAGTTCACGCTGCCCGACATGCACGAAATGATTAATGACCGGCCACAGTTACTCTCATGATTACATACTCTACTCCTCCGCTGTATCGGTACGCCATAAATTTAAAGCTGAGCCAAGTTCTTGCCAGCACTCAGATTAACGGCGTATTTCCAAACATTGAAGATGTGATGATTAGCTCAAGGGATTTTACTGAATTTGAAGAGGCAGTAACAAGCACTACTGCACTTGCAAAACAACTGACGCTGTCGCTTAATGTAGCAGTGCAAGCTGAAAAGTACAAACTTGTGTCTGAAGTAAATCCGAAAATATCAGGAACCGATACCGTGTCTAAAGAGTGGGCAGACAACGAACTGCTTAAAATTTGGATTTTAGATAACGCTGACGGCGTTCTCCTAGACGGTTCAATGCCAGCCATTGGTCTTGCCCAGCTAATTGAAATCGACAGTCCGCCAGTATTTATTAACTAACGTCCCACGTTAGCTCAACCCGGTACCCCAACTCTGGGGTACAATCTCTTACCATCAACACATCACCGGAGTCTTGAATGAACACCCTTGTCAATGCTGAAAACAAAAAACAGAACACGAAATTCCGCGCGATTCAGGACATTATGAATAATCCTGCTCTTAAAGCCAAGCTCAATAACTTGGTTGACGAGGCAGTGCGCACTAAGCAAAAAATCTTTGAAGAGCAGCTTACAATTAAAACGCTGCGTGAAGTAGCGCTCAATGATGTAGGCCTGAACCCAAAGCTGTTTAACTACTATGTTGCCGCGGTATTCAACAACGACTACGCCATGCGCAAAGACAGTTTGACGGAATTGTCAGACTTGATTGACAACGTAATGGCGCTCCTGCCAGCCACAAATTCAAACTTCCAAAACGGTCCAGACGAGGACTAATGAGCGCACTTATGGCAGGGCATGAAGCCTATTATCAGTGGTGTGAAAATGGTTTTGAAGACTATCCCACACCACCGGTAGATTTTACGCCTGAACAAGTCATAGATTGGGAAATTGGATTTGATGACGCCATGGATTATTACCTTTACTATCAATATGGCGAGTGATAAACAGTACAAAGTGGTTGAGACGAAGACTGATTATTAACCCAATTATCGTATGTCAATACCTAAAAAGCCCAGGATACACGTACTGTATAAAATCACGTCTCTCACTGACGCGTACTACTATATTGGCATTCACAGCACCTTTGACATAAATGACGATTATTTGGGCAGCGGTAGAATTATAAGAAGGGCGATTAAAAAGCACGGTAAAGAAAATTTCAGAAAAGAAATTTTGGAAATTTGTGCTAGTAGAAGCAAGCTGCTTGCAAGAGAAAAAGAAGTAGTGAACGCTGATTTATTAAATGATCCTCTCTGCACTAACTTAAAGATAGGAGGTTCCGGAACCGATTCTGCCACCTGGCTTAGAATATGGGATAGACCAGGTTATAGGGAAAATCAAAGTAATAATTTAAAAGCTAGATGGGCTAATCCTGATAACGCGCTTTCAATGGGTAAAGCCCTATCAAATACTATTAGCGGTTTATCGGAAGAAGAAAAAATCAAAAGACTGCGAATGTCATGCTGGTCAGGAGATCAAGAAAAAAGAGCACTGAGTATTAAGCGCGGAAAATCATCCTTAATGCAAGTCACAAAGCCAGATGGAACTAAGATAGAATTTAATTCTTTAGATTCTGAAAGTATTGCGGGCATCACATATGCTAAAATAAAATACTTTCTCAGATATTACGGTGGTGTTGATAAATCCACTAATAATCTATACTCATACATTAAAAAATATGGCGAACATGCAGCAAAAAACTAATTATATTTCCTCAATCCACGACTGGGATTCAGACCAAATTGCGGTGTGGGAGCGGCCAGTAGAGGGTGGGGCTAGAACAATGAGCTACTACAAACCTCCACGGTATTTTTATGTTCCAGATGAAGATGGTGAATTTACCTCTGTTACTGGTGAAAAGCTTAAAAAAATAGTCTGCGATTCTAAGGATGAATTTACGGCTGAAACAAAAAAATATCGTAAACGGTTTGAATCCGACTTTCAACCCGAGGCCCGCCTGCTTATGGACGAATATTATGGCAGAGAAACTCCAGTTATTAACTATGCTTTTCTGGATATTGAAAACGACTATTCGTCAAAGCTTGGCTGGAGTTCACCAGAGAATCCGTACGCTCCAATTAATGCCATTACCATTTATCAGAGCTGGACTAAAAAGTACATCACCTATGCCGTGCCTCCAAAAGGTTGGAAGGGCAATAAAGTTGAGTTAATGGCGCAGTGCCAGGCTCTGTGGACAGAACATAAACTTGGGTTTGTGCCTGATATCACGATCTGCGATACTGAGCGAGATCTTTTGCTGTACATGCTCGGCGACATTGAAGATGCTGATATTATCAGTGGTTGGAACTCCGAGTTCTTTGATAATCCGTACATCATTAAGCGACTGGAGCGGGTGCTTGGCAAGAAAGGTCCGGCTGGCATGTGCTTTAAGGGTGCCAGGCCACCAGCAGAAAAGATCGTTAATCGCTTTGGTTCCCCATCTATTACATACACGCTGTACGGCCGCACTCATCTGGACTACCTTGACCTGTTTAAGAAGTTCACGTTTGAGGGTCGGGTTTCCTATTCCTTGGCTAATATTTCGGCAGAAGAACTGGACACGCCTAAGCTTGATTATCCTGGCACACTTGAGCAGCTGTACCACAATGACTTTGCGCACTTTATTTGTTACAACGCACGTGACGTCGAGGTCATTGTTCAACTAGATGCTAAGTTTAATTTAATGCAGCTTGTAAATCAAATGGCGCATGAGAACACCGTGCCGTTCACCGCTATTCTTGGTACCGTGCGATATGTTGAAACTGGTATTACTAATCGTGCGCACAACACGCACAAGTTAATTGTCAGCGACAAAAATATCTCTGGTGAAGAGAATGAAAAAGTTGAGGGTGCCATTGTTATGACGCCGCGTGCCGGGCTACATGAGTGGGTAGGCTCTGTAGATATTACGTCACTATATCCGTCAGTTGCCCGTGCGCTTAACATGTCTATTGAAACCTTTAAAGGTCAGTTTGTTCAAGAGGAAAAAGCATGGGAAGGTATTAGAGCAGCTGACAATAACACTTGGGAGGCCGAGTTAACTGAGGCTCCAGGAGAATTGGTTGCTGCTACTGGCAAAGAATGGAGTGCTTATCTCAAAGAACAGAATTATGCTATTTCTGCGTTTGGCACGGTCTTTGATCAAAACAAACCGGGTATGGTTGCTGACACGCTTACATATTGGTTTGAAGAGCGTAAACGGCTGCAGGCTGAGAAGAAAAAATATTCTAAGAAATTAGCAGAACTGCATTTGGCGTTCAGCAATGATGTCAAAAAGCATGGCATGGGGTCATTTGCATTTGATGAATTCTTAGATGTGGAAGATGACCCTAAATCCGAATATCCTAAAAAATTAGATGGGGCTATGGAACTAGCAACTAAAAAATGGGGCGCTCAAATTGCAGAATGCAAGAGACTTAAAGATCACTATGACCTTCTTCAGCTTACCAAAAAAATTCAGCTGAACTCAGCGTACGGCGCGTTGCTCAATGAAAATTTTAGATGGGGACGCAGAGAAATTGGCGCCTCTATTACTGGTAGCGGGCGGCAAATTACAAAGCACATGGGTCAGACGATTGCGGCAGTTATTACTGAAAAGAAGTGGGAATTTGAAAAACGTTTTGCTCACACCAATACTGCTGGAAATGGTTGCACTTTTGTTCCCGGTGAAACTTTTGCCAAAGCTCAGTTCCGTGGTGATTATGAATGGTTAAGAAATCATCCTACTGAATCCGCTTATACTATGAAGTGGAATAAAGACAAGGGTGTTGAACAAAAAGTCTGGTCAGGCGCGATATGGTTTACCGAATGTCCTGCAATCATCTACGGTGATACCGACTCATGCTACTTTCTAACATATGGTAAGAACTATGAGGATGCGGTAGCAAGGGCTGACAGCATTGCAGAGCGAACTAACGCTACATTCCCGGAGTTTATGGCATCTGCGTTTAATTGCACGGGTGGTCGTGAAAAGTTAATTAAGGCTGCGCGAGAAATTGTTGCCGAGCGCGGGTTGTTCATGTTTGCCAAAAAGAAATACACGCTGCGAGTTGTTAATCTAGATGGCTTTGACATGCAAGACAAGCCTAAGCTGAAGTCCATGGGCTCTGAGATTAAAAAAGCCGATACCCCAAAAGCTATTCAGGACTTCTTAAAAGAGCTCATGAATTTAATCTTAACCGGTAAACAATATCCGGAAATAGAAAAGTTCGTAAATCAGCATCGTGGCAGCATGATCAATAAAGACTCAGACGTGCTTGCCCTGGCACCGGCAAAACAGGTAAACAATCTTGATGCGCTCTATGCAGAGTATTGCCGTACTGAAAAAGTAGCCAATGGTAAAATGAAACACTGTCCTGGCCACGTGCGTGCAGCTATTAACTACAATGAAATGTCAGAGCTGTTTGAACCAGGGATTGCTAAGCCCCTTAAAGCTGGCGATAAAGTTGCAATCTTGTATTTGCGGCCTAATCAGAGTGGAATTAAATCAATTGGTTTTCCAGCAGAGATGTTGCACTTGCCAGAGTGGTTTAAGGAGAATTTCGAAGTTGACATGAAACTTACCGAACAAAAGATGATTGATTCAAAAATCGAGGGCATCTTTGAAGTACTTGGCGAGAACGTGCCGTCACCTCAGAACTCTCACCTGAATTCAACGTTTGTGTTTTGACTAATGTGTTATAATTACTCATTATTTTAAAGGATTAATCATGGCCTCAGTAAACTTAGAACTCTCCCCATTTGCAGTTCCAACCGAAGTATCTATCCGTGTTCCGGGTGGTGGCAAGCGTGAAGATGGAATTCAAGCAGCAATGACCATGAAACTAGCGCAGCTCGACGAAGAAACTCTGGCCGCTCTCTGTGAAGAATTCACAACTGCCGTGTTTGCGGCGGCTGGTAAGTCCCTGTGAAATTAACGACCGAAGATAATCGCAAGCTACGAGCGGCCATTGCGGCGTGTAAGCTCGCTGATATTGATCTGGCCGTGATTGCTGAAGGCAAGATCCGCGGGCTGAGCGAAAGCAGAAATGCCGTGATCTTTAGCGATCTTGTACTCTCTATTGACCCTGAGATTCAGCTTGGAATTACACGACTTTCAGAACTGGACAAACGGCTCGCCTTGTTTGGTGATGACATTCTTGTTGAGGGTGACCTCACAGACGCCAAGAAAGTCCGCAAGCTAGCCATTCGCGGCAAAGCCGGTAAGATTGAATTTCGCTGTACTGACGTTGCAATGCTTGACAAAAAGTACCCGAAAGAAAATCACGATGTGCCAGGCACAGTGATCACGTTTAGCAAAGCTGAAATAGCTCTTATTTCGCGCGGTGTAAAAACGCTGGGCGCTGAACAGCTTACCATTCAAGTAAAGCGTGATGGTGCCGTACATATTGAAAGTTTAGATACTTCAAACGACAGATTTGAAACTGATTTAGTAACAAACGCGGACTTTATCGATGATGCAGTATCCTCAGTGTTCTCGTATAATTCTTCAAGCTCTGGTGTTTTGCTAGGACTGCTGGAGCACACGGTAAAAGATGCTGAGAGTTCGCAAATCATACTCATGAAATCAGGCAACATTGGCGTAACAGTTTTTGGATTTGATATTATTGCTATTCCACGTATTATTACAGGAGTTTAAATTGGACAACTACGACATCGAAAAAACGCGCGTGGACTATGTGCAGACTATGGAAATCCAGGTGCGGCACCTACAGACTGAGCTTGACAAATATAAAGCAATTGCTGAAAAATGGGAACCGCGCTTTACAGCCCAGAGTGATGCTGCGACACAGATGCTTGCTATTGGGCTTGAGTTTGGCGGCAAACGTGCTAATGTAAAAGTCAGTGAAAACTTTCTGCATCAAATGGACGCTACTGGAGCCACCAGCGAGCTGCTGCACGCGCTGATTAACGGACTTGTTAAAGACCAACTGCACGCTGTCCTTAAACCAATAGTTGAGCGCGCGCAAAAGAATGTTAACAGCGTGGGTGGTGCTGGACAATGGTAAGCTGGTTTAAAAAGCTGCTGGCCAGGGGCTCCAGGAAATCTAATTTTCTGGATCCAGATGGCGGACTTGCTTTGCGCGAAAAATTCTTAGAGGCCCAGGTAAAGACCACTGAGCCGTGGGCCATGTTTGAAGTTGCTGGCTTTGACGAAAAAGAAGAGCGCATAAAGATGGTGTTCAATTGGAACAGCGCTTTTATTGAACACCTAAATGGCATGGGCTTTACTGGCGAAACTGAAGACGATACAGTGCAAGCGTTCTTCTTTACAAGTCAAATGGCGCCTGCAGGTTCAGATCCTGACGGTGACGAATCTGTTCAAGTTGAAGACTTGCCTAATTTGTCAAACCGAGTAAACAAGGTTTCCAGATAACTGTGGTATAATGCAGATTGACCAACCGGGTAAATTATGAAACAAAAACGCTTAGTGGTTGACGTATCAAATATCTTTTGGCGGGCGGTATCGGCTCTACAGCGGTACGGTCCCGTTGACACCGCTGATTCTGCCGGACTAGGCTTGCATGGTTGCCTGATGTCGCTTAAAAAGCACTACAATAATATCAAACCGCATAAGCTAGCAATAGTGTTTGAGGGCAAACAAAACTGGCGCAAAGAGTATACAAAGAGCGCAGCGTGCGTTTCCAGGCGCCTCTACAAGGGTAACAGGGTTGCGGATCCTAGTATGGCAGTGCTCTTTGATGTGATGCGATCTTTTGAAGATTTGGCACGTAACCACACTAACATTGTAACGCTGGTTCATCCACGCCTGGAGGGTGATGATCTAATTGGCGGGTACGCGGATTATTTCGCTAGCCCGCACGACGGTTCCTCGGATGGCGACGAAGTGTTTATACTGTCAGGTGACAAGGACTTTGTGCAGTTACTTGGCAATCCAAATATTCACCTTGTAAACCCAGACGACGGGCTAGAGCGCACGCTGACTAAAGTATGCGATGTTGATGACGCCGGATATTTTATGTTTGAGAAATGTTTCCGAGGAGATTCAGGCGATAACGTACTGCCTGCGCTGCCGCGCGTCCGCAAAACAAAACTGCACAAGGCGTACGGCGTTAAAGATGGCAAGGTTGATGCGTCACTGGCGGACTCATTTGAAATGAGTAATTTGCTAAATTCTACGTGGGAGTTCATGGATCCGGAGACTGGCGACAAGCGCATGATGTCAGTTGCTGAGATGTACGAAGAAAATAGTCTGTTAATGAACTTGCGCGGCCAGCCACAGGAAATCAGAGACCTGATCAAAGAAGTAATTGAGCACGAGAGCGACAATCACGGCCAGTTTAACTTTTTTAACTTTTCAAAATTTCTGGGCAAATACAAGCTACAGCAAATTGCTGATAAATCAGCGGACTTTGTTCCAATGCTCAGTGGCAAGGGATTTAAAATGGCCGCAACACCGACCGCCGAACCTGTTGCTGACGAGCAGCCAGCACTTGGAGGTCTGCAATTTTAAAACTCAGGGTTAGCCACTGGTTAAGGGCTCTAATAACCGGTATATAATAGCTTATCATCAACCGGAGACCGTAATGTCGTACATGATTAAGATCGCGCTGTTTTTATTAGCATGTACGGCAGCTGTACTATTTGCGGGTTATAAATCTTTTGCTGTATCTTACTTTGATCATTCCCCAAACTGGGGAACCGTGGTCAGAGTCCAACAAGAGGCCGACCGGTCGGCGGTGGTTGTTTCTGTAAAAAAGACCGCTGAAAAACAGATTGAAGTTCTTACTGACGAAGTTAACGGGTTACTCAAAAAAAGTGCCATGTACGTGGCACATGAGAAATCACTGTACCTCTTGTTATTCACTGCAGTAATTACGCTTGAAGAACAGTCAGCTCTATCAACCGCAGCACTTGCTAAATTTGGCCCGCTTACAACTCTTTACCTAAAAGACTTTACTGGCACTGATGTTGCAAGTAACGCGGTCTCACAGTTTGAAAGCACAATTGTTGGTGAAGCACTCTCTGAGCGCTCGCAGGCGTCTGAGCTGCGAATGAACTTTAGAGCAGTTGTAGATTTTAGAACTGAGTTTCTAGAAAAGATAAACGCCAAACACGCGCAAGACTTTGCTGGAGAAGTAGAGCTGTTTACTGCTGCCCAGCCGCCGGTGAGTGATCAGTATAATCAGTACGACCCAAGTACCATGACATTTGCGCCCTTTGAACAGATGCGGCACCGGGGCTGGGATGTCAGTGATGAGGATGCGCATCTCCTGTACAATGCGCACAAACTAATAAGTGACATAGACACAGTACAAACCAGGCTGGCCACTGCTACAGCCAGTGCCGCGCAAAAACTAATTTTAATCTCTGAGTACCGGGCGCAGCTCGCGGACTCAACTGAGAGCGGTGGAGTAAAAGCGCTGCTGTTCATGCAGAACAAATCAAGAGGTGTAGTTAAAGAGGGTGATAAGCTGTACCGCTGTACACTAGGAGTGTTCAGGTGCACACCAGTAGCAGAAGTTAAAGTGCTCTTTGACGATGTGTTTTCAACACCACACCCAACCAGCGGTAAAGTCGTGCCAGGTTTTTTGATTAAAATTGAATTTTTTAACCGGGCAAACAGCGGACCCGGCCAGTTGTACCTTTTGCCGCCAACATTAAAGAGGTGAGCCATGATAGTATTTGGATGGGTTGGATCTTTTTTACTGGCAATCTGCGCACTGCCACAGGCGTGGATGTCTTATAAACAGGGGAACTCTAACGGCGTGTCTCATGGGCTCTTGTGGCTGTGGGCCAGTGGAGAAGTTGTCACGCTTGTTTACGTTGGTGATAAAATGGACCTGCCGTTAATTATGAACTACGCGACAAACATAGTTCTTATTTCAATTGTAATTTGGTACAAATATAGACCGCGAACATGAAAGTATATCTTGATGACGAGCGTAAGACGCCTGTGGGTTGGGTGCGCGCGTATTGGCCGGATGAAGTGCAAGAGCTCTTGCAAAATAATGATGTTACCGAACTCAGTCTTGATCACGATTTAGGTGATGACGAGCGCGGTACTGGCTATGATGTAGTGCTGTGGATTGAGGAACAGGTAGCGCTCTATAACTTTGTGCCGCCAATTATTACTGTGCACTCTGCTAATTCATCAGCACGAGATAAGATGCTAAATGGTATTGAATCAATTCAGCGGTTTGACGCCATCAATCTACTGAAATAACAAGCTCGTGCCGGCGACATGCCAGTACTGACCAACCCGCAGACGGCCCACGAGTAATGGGCCGTTGGTCGTTAAAGTTCGCACGGTTTCTCAGTGAGTAGTAATTAAGCCCGTGCGCAACGCAAAAGTTATTCATCTCAGCAGTTCTTACTAATTCCCCGGTTGGCGACAGTAGTATCCATACTTTGGCTGCCCAGTGCGCGGTGCCGCTTATTGAGGCACCTTGCTTTGCGCGGGACTCTGTGCTGCGAGTAACACCCCTTTTTGCGGTGGCCATTTTCTCTCGTGTTTCTGCAGTAAGTGCGGGTTTGGGTTTAGTGCTCATTATAAGTGATCTCCAGTTCTGTTATTTATCGACTGGAGAGTGCGTAGATCCGGCGTAAATAACCCGAGAGCATAAATTATGCCTCACTAAAGGGTTCCAGCGAGCGTTAGGCTCAACGGTTAAAACGTCGAACGTCTTCCCACACCTCAAGGAGTACTCTCATGGCCGTAACAAAAATTGAAAAACGCGCAACTAATCTTCAACACATTTTTGTAGTAGATTGGAATGATGATGGCATGCTAAAAGAGATCGCTGTTGTTATGGAAACACAGGACGGTACACTGTTTGGTATTGAAGTAGATCGTCTGCATCCAATCGACAAGCAACGCCTTAAAAAGGTTATTACTTCAGTGCACGCGGACAAGTACCCACTATGGGAACTGTTATCGCAGGGCAGACTGAACAACGGCATGAACGCCTTGGATTTCTTCCACGCTAACTACGTTAAAGTAAAGCGCCCACGCGGTGCGGTTATCGGCGGTGGACTGGCCTCAGTTGAGCTTGACCTGGACGACGGCAAGCAAATTGGATCTAACTTCAGTGATCCGCGCGGTGGAGTTGTTTCAAGCGAATCGCCACCAATGTCCTCGTTCTAAAATCTAAATCACAGTAACTTGAGGGGTCGCGAGCGCGACCCCTTTTCTATTGCGCCGAGATAATAGTGTACATGCCTCGACTTATACAGTATAATTGCACAACTCTGACCAATAGGCGGTATGTTTACTGCCAACACACTAAGGAGATATTATGTACAAGACTTTTACTGCTCTTGGCGTTGTTGTTGCACTGGTTTCAACCGTGTTTGTAAAACTGATTCAGCTCGAGCCAGAGCCACGAGGAAATGTTGTTATTGCCGAAAAATCAGACGTAATCAAAGGCGGGCAAATGGCGGTAGTGGTACCAGCTAATTTGTCAAACACGCAGCACCAACTCCTGAACGATGCGTATAAAATTGCCAGGGAAGACGGTCATAAAAACCCTGAATTAGTACAAGGTGTTATTTTACAGGAAACCCGGGCTGGTGCAATGAGCGTGTACAAAGTCGCTGGAAATCCGGGTGATCTGTACTACGGGATAGGCCAAATTAAAATTGGAGCGGCCAGGGACGTGATGTCCGCATTCCCAAAGCTGTGGGCAAAGTATAAATTTCATACTCGAACCGACGACGAGCTCAAGGCTAACTTGATTTTAAATCAACTCTTCAACATTGAGATCACCTCAAAGTACTTAAAGCTATTACAGACTAGGTACGGCTACAGCGGCAGAGAACTTGTAAATGCCTATAACCGCGGACCGACCGGTGTCAAGGCCGTTGATAATCAATTTCACTATGCGCGTGGAGCCGAGTCAAAGCTAGCTGCATTTAAGCGAGGTCCGTAAGATATTGGCAGGGCGTGAACCACTGAAGCACCACTTAAAATATTTCCGACAGTATAGAATTACAGTATTACTTCTAGAAAGTGCCTATGTTTTTTCTGTTTATTGCTTTTACACTTGGTTCCGCCTTGGCGGCATTCTATAACATCACGCCATTCATTATTGCCTGCGCATTAATCGCCGGTGTGTGTTTGGCCTTTTCAGTATTTCAGACGCTCTATGGACTGCTCGTAGAGGAAGAGGAATATTCTGAAAACACTGATCGCGATCAGCGAGGATAAAATAATGATTGCACTGTTTGTCATCTTCGTCTTGGCAGCCATGGCCGCAGCGGTTGCAGAAGACTCAGGCTCGCGGGCTATGTGTGCGGCATTTTTAGCCACGTCTACAATTTCTTTACTTGCATCTGGTTATTTGTTTTTGAAAGTTTACTAATAAGATGCACGGCAAGTAGATCTACACGCGTAAACTGAGGCGCATTTTTGAGCCAACCAACCAGTGGTATTTGCTCTGTGTTTGGCAGTATATTTATACGCGTGGTGAGGTGGAACAGGTAGCCCGCTTACTGAAGTTACCGTGAGAGTTGGAGCGTGGAGACTGTGCTCCTTACAAAAGTAATTAAGGTGATTTATTTTATACTGCTCGCCGGTTGGGGAAGTAATAATCCATTTTGGACCTTCAACTCTTTTAGGAATAGTACTTCCGTATTTTTCAATTCTAGTAGCAGACATTTTAGCTCTGGTTTCCACGCTATGTAAGCGCCCGAGGGCTGAAGCTCTTTTCCTAGCACTTACTTCTGGAGTTACAGCCTTCATTGCAGCGGCTCTACGTTCTTCCGTAGTTCTCATATTGCACTTATCCCTAAAAATTGGATCATTCCACATAGCTTTAACCCTGATCCCTGTTCTCTCTGCGTGTCTAGTCCTCAGCTCTTCAAACAATCTCGAGGTAATTCTGATAGAATTTGACCTTTTACCTTTACCAGTAGGATCCATAAAAACCATCAATCTTAATCCAGCCCAAGCCTTCATCAAATTTTCGCCAGAGGTCATTTTTACTAATAGCCAATGGCACACATAATGTTCTTTTGCAGTAAGCTTTACTAAATTATCTTTATTGTTTGAGCCGCCCATTGATCCTGGGATGATGTGGTGCCGTTCGTAGTAACCTTCTTTTAGGATAACTCTTTCGCGGGCTCTTGTTACAATAGAAAAATAAATCTTTGTATACTTACTATTATTAAAAATGTCCAAAGCGCAAACCCTCCAGGAGTTAATTCAAGACCGTATACCATTGGGCCGGCAAAATGCGGCGGGGTGGCATGCAGTAAGATGTGCAGTCTGCCACGATCATAGTGAGAGAGCAGCTTTTAAATTTGATAGTATTTATGCCGGGGCAAGCTGCTTTAATTGCGGGATCAAATTCAGATACGAAGAGGGCTCTGGCAAATTAAGCAGAGATGCTAAGCTTATTCTACAGGCGTTTGGAATTACAACGCAGGAGCTTGATAAGATTACAAGCTCTGCGTTTTTTAATAAAGCGCCAGTTGAAAAAGACATTACGGTAGAATCACTAAAACCAAAGCTGCAGTTGTTTACGCCCGTAATTGAGCTGCCGCCAAAATCACATTTGCTAGGTTCACCTTTTTCTGAAGAGCTCCAAGTACCGCTTATTGAGTATATTACTGGGCGAGCGCTGGATCCACTAGAGCTTAACGCGCACTTTAGTTTAGATAAAAAATTTCTGGGCCGCGTCATTTTGCCGTGCATGAGAGATGGAAAAGTAATTTACTGGCAGGCACGTACTGTTATTTCTGGAGACACTCGAGCTCGCTATCTTTCACCGCCCGTAAACAAAGATGCAGTAATGTGGGGCTATGATAATATTTGGCGCAGATCAGATGAGCCGCTGTTTATTACTGAGGGTATTTTCGATGCCGCATCAATTAATGGTGTTGCTCTGTTAGGCTCGACGCTCAATGAAGCCAAGCTTGAAGTGCTGAACAAGTGCAAGCGCAGGAAAATTGTTGTGGTTGACAGAGACTCTAATGGCGGTGCGCTTGCAGTACTGGCCCTGCAAAACGGTTGGGAAATTACATTCCCGCCTAAGGGTGTAGAAGATGTAAATGGCAGTGTTAGAAAATTTGGTCGATTGGTAACAATTTGGACGCTGTTAAAAGAGGCCACCGTCCCAACTGGTCTAAAAACTGCGGATGGTCTAGGTGTACAATCAAAGTTAAATCTGGGCATGGAGCTCATGCTTGCAAACCTCTCAAGGAGAAAATAAAATGGCAAAGTATTCAATCAGCATTGCATTTGACGTCACGGCAAAAGACTACGAGGACGCGCATGAAAAGCGTGATGCAATTATGTATCTGGTGAAATCAGAAAAGATGTGCTCTGATTCTCAGGAAATTGACGTTGAGCTCACAGAAGATGATGAGGAAGAAGGCGAAGAATGAAATTGCCAAGACTGCTTCCGGTTTATACGATCAGACTTGTGTATAAGTCTGGGTATACACATAACTTTGAAGTATACACTTTTTCTATTGACGACAATAATACGTGGAAATGGAGCGCTGTGTCTAAGAGAAACTCGCCGGTTGCAATAGGGATTACGGATATTGTTGCTATTTGGACGATCGGAGTGCGCAAGAAGCTGTGTTTTATTTAAAACACATTGTAAGTCAGTTGGTTAAAGGAGTCACATGAGTGAGTTAATGATTGATGACGTTGCGCAAAGACTGTACATTAGCTCAATGTTAGGAGACCCCGGGCTGTTTGCCCGGGTGCAACACCTATTAAAGCCGTCGTATTTTGATGCAAACATGCAGGGTGGTATTAAGTTTTTACAGGATTTTTACAGGGAACACAGAGGTGTTCCGTCAGCACCTGTGTTTTTTGCGGGTACAAAGCTTGACTTGCCAGCGCAGCCACTGCAAAAACAAGATGTGGCGTTCATCTCAGAACAGATTGCAAAATTTTGTCAGATCCGAGCGGTGACTGAGGCAGTACTGGCGTCTCCTGCACTGATTGAAAAAGGCGACTTTGGTGCGCTAGTGGCCAGTGTAAAGTTAGCAACGCAAGTACAACTGCACACTGATTTAGGCTTGGATTACTTTGCTGATCCAGTTGCGCGGCTTACTGAGAGTGAGAGCCAAGAAGTGCTGATGCCACTTGGGTGGGATTCTGTCGATGAAATGATTGGCGGTGGAGTTGGTCGGCAGGAATTAATACTTTTTACCGCAAATTCAGGTGGTGGTAAGTCCGTAGCAATGCTGAACGTTGGTTTTAATATGCTCAGCCGAGGACTCAATGGCGTCTATATCACTCTTGAAATGCGAGATCGAGTTGTAGCAAAACGGCTGGACTCAATGATCAGTCGTATTAGCGGCAAAAATATTAACGCCAATAAACTAAAAGTTGGTCAGGATATTGAGTGCGCCAAAGAGCAGGGTTTTGGCCGGTTTTTTGTAAAGCGAATGAGAGAGGGCAGCACAAACGCCGATCACATTATTTCGTACTTGAGAGAGCTAGAAGCGGTTCATGGCTTTAGACCGGACTTTGTTATTGTTGACTACATTGATCTCTGCGCCTCAGTTCAAAAACACGATGGCGGTAATATGTTTACCAAGGACAAGTACGTAACAGAAGAAATTAGAGCCATTGGTTTTGACTTTGACTGTCTCATGATTAGCGCGTCTCAACTTGGTCGCGGTGCTATTGTTGCAACCCGAGAAGATAAATCCCTGGGTCAAGATCATATCCAAGGTGGTATATCTAAAATCAATACTTCTGACTTAGTTATTGCGCTTGTAAAAGATGAGGCAATGGATGCTGCGGGCGAATACAGATTTGAATTTTTAAAAGCCAGAAATTCAAATGCAGTAAACAAAAAGCTAATTATGGCCTGGGACTCTGAGAGTCTGCGCATTTCCGATGTAGGGTTAAAACTTATGGCTCCGCGACAAAAGCCACGGTCTGGTCTGACGCTTGGTGACACTGTTCCAGGAAAAACTCTCGGGTTAAGTGATTTACTGGGCAGATCGCAGTAAGAATAATCTGATAATAAATAAGACGACACGACACGGAGGAATTATGGATCAAACAAATTCAATTACAGTAGATGGTATTAGCTATGATGCAGGGCAATTCACACAAAGCGTGCAGCAAGCCGTAAGCATTTATAAAAACTTTCAGGCTGATTTGCAAAAAGAGCAGCTTGCGGTTATTAAGACTCAGGCTGCACTTGACAATATTGGCAAGCAAATTGGCGAAGCTGTTAAAACAGAACTGGCTGAGAAACTTGCAAACGCGTCAAAGGTAGAAACTGGGTCAGCCGCCTAAGTAGAATTAACAGCATATCACTTTGGCCGGCTGTTTGTCTGCCAGAGGTTGTTTCCGGCATAAATAGAAGATGACTACAAATCAACAATCCAGCAGTATCTCGCACATTGAAGACCTGAGTGTAGATGAGTTTTTAAACTTGCTCCGAAATATCTCTACCCAGCACGCCACTGAGAAAATGGACGGCTCTAATCTGTGGATTGGGGTAGACGAAAACAACACGCTCTTTACTTCGAGAGAGGGCAAGCGCTCGGGCTCTAGCCGGTGCTATTCTCTGGATGACTGGCCTGATGTGGCCGCCTTTAATCAATTTAAAGCAGCTCATGCTGCACTCGAATTAAAATCCGCTGACATCACCAAAATCATGCCGCCTGGCTCCATGGTTGAGGCCGAGGTGTTGTTTGGCAGGCAACCTAATAGCGTCATTTACGGCAGTGGAAATAAGTCCTACATCGCCTTTCTGCGCGGTGTAAATGGTACCTCAGACGCAGTGGTTGATAATTTAAATTCCCAGTTACAAAATCAAGAAGTAGAAGTCACGGTTGAGCTGCTTGACACCTCAGACGGTGAAACGCTGGATAAAACACGTGAAAGTTTTCGGGTACAGTTCACAACACCACAAAAAATCGATTCAGCCAGTTTGCAGGGTGCGGATGTTACTGAGCAATTAACGGCTCTTGAGGCTTTTTTGCGGGCTGAGTCTGCTGTTGCCGGGTTGAATAACAAAGAGCTCATGCTGACGTCGCTGACACAAGTTAAAAAAGATGCGCGGCCAGAAGTAAAGGCTGCCAGAGAGGCAGTGCTGGCCCAAGTGCAGCGCGAATTTAAGATTCCAATCAAGCAAGTACTGCTGGACAAGATTGTAAAAAAGCTTAAATCGGCTCTCAGTGATGAACCGGATGCAGGAATTGGAATTGAGGGCATTGTGCTGCGTGACCCAACCACTGGCCGACAGGTTAAAATTGTTGACAGAGATACGTTCAGCATTATTAACCGATTCAATCAAGCAGTACGTGGTGAGATTCAAGGCGCGCTGAACACAACTGATCCTGATTCACCGCTTGAATCGCGGGGCGGTTTAGTTGGAACACTGCGAATTAGAATTGCAGACGTGCTTGGTAACAGAGAGCTTGCTCGGCCGGGTGCAGTAAAGAAAATTCTGGAACCAATTAAAGGTGAAACACCAGAGCAGGCAATTAGAAACTTTGCTGACACAATGGCCGGTATTAATGATTACACGGCGATAAAGAAAAAAGTACTTGCAATGACTGCTGGTACTGCCACTGAGTTAAAAGAAAAGCTTGAGGATTTTAAAGAGAACCAGAGCGGTTATTCGCTTAAATTAAAAAATGGCACTGAGCTTAAACTGTCTCCTGAAGTAATAAAGCGTACACTGCTCTCTTTTGCTGAGGCAAAGAAAAATCTTACCGTGCTGTTTGATAAAGTAAAAGTAACAACATCTCTGGCGCAGCTCTTGGCAATTTTATACGGGGTGCAGGCCAAAAAAGTTCACCAGCAAGTACCGGTTGAAGAGCGTCTCTTGGAAAATCGTGGGCACGGTGAAATTGACCGGGTTGAGTACAACAAAAAAGATCAGTACATGTTATTGAACTCTTATTTGGCCACTGTGCTGATGACAATGCTTATTCACCACGAACACGACACAATTGGCGCGCGACGGCTCAGAGACAGAAAAAATTACATGATAAAGCGCTGGCACAGCGACATGAGCCCGCTGAATTTCTGGGGATACGTGATCTGGAGAAATGAAAAGCCTGATATTAAAAAGCAACTTGCCACTCGAACTCAGCAAGCGCTTGAACTTGCAACAAAGAAGATTATGCCGGTTGCCTGGAAAATGCTGCACATGCAGTTCTCCTACAATAAAGAACTAAAAATCAGGTGGGTTGAGCATCAAAAAATGTTGCACCGGTTGATCGACGTTGCTGGTCTTCGCTCTGAAAGACTAAATACGATGCTTGATAACATGATTGAATGGCCGGCACTGACGTCTGACGAAAAGAACAAGACCATAAATCGACTGTATCTGTACGCGCAACAGTTTGTACCACGCTCTAGCCTGTTTGCTCGGTTGCGTGTGATACAGACAAATCTGCTGTTAAATGCTACTGGAACTAATACCCAAATGGTAGAAAGTCTATTAAAAGCTGTTACTTCAATTCCTGAAGAAGAGGGTGATGGCGGACCGCCAAGTGGCGTTTCAGTCTCTACACCTGCTTCAACACACACCGGTGCCAGCAGCATAGCCGCTCTTCCAACTCGTATTGGTGATAGTAAAACTATCATTAAGCGCAAGCGCAATCCAGGCGCAAAATTGACAACTCTAAAATTCCCAGATCCCAGGAAAGCCGCTAAATGACATCTCTTATTAAAGAATTCAACAAGGGCGATCAGCAGCAGAGCCTCAAGTCTGCCGACGGCAGTGATGCCGGTGCTGCAGATTTAAACAAGGCAGTAGACGTCAAATTCTCACTAATGAGAAATATGATTAACCGAGACGGCGATGTTACTGGCGCTGACGTTCACGACTATCTGGAGCGTGCTAAAGACCTCAACAATGAAATTGATACCGTTGGATTTGCAATTGAAACCGACGACGGCGAAATCATAAAAATATATGTTAACGCAGAACAGGCCACGGCCTTTGAAGCTGAAATGTCTACCTTGTTAGGTTTAGAGGGCGATTCAGAAGAAGCAATCAATACACTGGCGCAGAAATTTGACATTGTTGACGTGGTTTGGCCAGATGATCCGGCTGATCCGGCCACTGACCCAGACGGCGAGTTGGGTATTGACGATGATCTCTCTGATCTTATGGGAGACGACGAAGTTGAAGTTACAGATGCTGACGCCGTGACTGACGCAGACGCTGCTCCTGAAGCCGACGCTGTTGCACCAAAGAAATCGCTTATGAAGTCCGTGCTTGGCAATAAAGACGAGCCAGCAAACGACGAAATTACAGATGATTCCGACAAAGAAGCTGACGCGGATGAAGAATCAGATGAAGAGCCAGAATTAGACGATGATGGAAATCCGGTAATTGATGACAATGGAGATCCTGTTCTCAAGAAGAAAAAGAAAAAAGAAGAGCCAGCAAAAGTTAAAACTGAAGGCTTATCTCGCCTCTCAAAAATTTCAGAAGATGCCAAGGCTGAAATACAACAACACGTGCAGCAAGCAGAAGAACGTGGTAACAAAGGAAAGTACTGTATTGCTGCGGTTGTTACGGGCGGCATACGCGGTAGAGTTCAGTTTGATGTCAAGAAAAGTGGTCAGGTTCAGTGTTTTGACGACAAAGAATTAGCTGTAAAAGAGGCCAGCCGGCTTAACACAGAGCGTAATATGGCTGGCGCAAAAGCGCACTTCAGCTATTCACCAAAACTTATCGAGGGAAATATGAAAATTACTGAACTGACGCAGAGCACGCAGCCAATCATGGAAGCTGAAGGCGAAGATATGAAGCTTGATACGGCGTGGAAGGGTTTGGCAAACAGACTCAAGCGTCCGTACGAGAAAAAAATCGTTGCTCTTTTGAGCGCAATTGGTATTCCCGGCCGCATTGCAGCAAATGCTGAAGGTATCAAAGAAAGCATTGAAGCAGGCGGAGATGTTATTCGTCGTGCTGGTCGTAAACAAGGGCTGTTTAATCAGTTCTTTGATCAGTACACTGGTGGTGGTGCTGAAGCAGTTACCGAAGCTAAAAAGCGCGGTGGCCGTGTTCAAAAGATTTTAGAATCAGTGCTGGTAAGGTTGGGCCTGCCAGAGTCAATGACTACAACTGATGGCGCTGGTATGCTTGCAGCAGTATTTTCCCGCGCAGCTGCTAAAGTTTCGGCTGATGGCGAGTTAGAAACAACGCTTATGCAGTTAGCAAAAGCTATGGGTGTTACCACAGCCGAAGTAAACGAAGATGTTGTTACTGAAGAAGTAGATGTTGGAAATGATGAATATGCACAAAGCGTAATTAAACTGTGTATGGCACTTGGTATCCCTGAGCGTCAACTACAATTTCAACGTCCTACATTAATCAAGAGCCTGCGCGACATGCGCACAAAGCTACAGAGCCGCGGTACTATAATGCAGCGTATGGACGCTCTTGTTGCACTGCTAGACAAGAATACGCGTAAAGGCCCAGCTCCAGCAATGGAGAGTTTAACAGAAGCTTTTGGTCAGCTCAAAAAATTCTCTGACGCGGCTATGAGTGCGCGCGATGGTGGTGGTTATTTGGATACTCCTTCTGCAGGGCCTGCCCTGATAGCAAAATATGATGGTGAGGATCCAAATAATACTGTTTTAATTCTGGCAATTGACAGTGACCACAGCAATAAAAACAAGCTTTTAAGAGTTGCCATTGAAGATGACATGGACGGTACTCTTAAGGCAAAGTACTTTACAGATGACAAAGAAGGATACGCATTAGCTCTTGACTACGCAAATAAAGTTCGCACTAGCAACTTTAAGTCTACCGTACAAAAAATATGGAAAGATAGCGATGCAGTTACTAAAATAGCAGCGAAATTATCAGACCCAGAGGGAGCAAAGAGCTTGCGCAAGGGTACATACACGCCGGGCGAAGAGTTTAGAATTTCAATTACATATGATTCTCCCAAAGACGCGCCGACTGCTGCGGATTTAAAGAGAGCATTTTATCCAGAATTTAAGAGTGTTACAATACAAAAACCTTCTGAATATTTTAAAGATGCAAAAACTTATACATATATCTTTGACTATAACGAAAATTTTAAATCAAAGCCTACTATGGAGAGCTTGACGACAGAGAAAAAAGCGATTGCTAGGGTAAAGGCAGCTTTAATGCAACCTCGTGATGCTCAAGATCTTCGTGAGACTCAAGATGAGCGTGGCGAAGATTTTGTAATGACTGTAGCTTATGATTTTCCTGAGAACGCACCTACCGTAGCAGAACTAAAGGACGCTCTAGCTCCAGAATTTAAAAAAGTTCGACGTGAACGGTCACAACGAGATCGTAACGTGGCAATTTATTACTTTCAATACAACAAAGGCTTTAACGAACTGCCAACAATGGAGAGCTTGACCGAGGCATTTGGCCCGCTGGAAGCACTGTCTCACTCTGATTTGCAGAACTTTAATTTGGATGAGCCAGTTGCAGGACCTGCGTTAATGGCTGGCTATGAAGGTGGTGGCACTCATGAGGATACTGTTCTTGCACTTGGTGTAGATCCAGATGCAGATGATGAAAACAAATCACTGCGAGTTGGTATTGATGGTCCATGGGACGGCATGCTGCACGCTAAGTACTTTCAAAATAATAAAGAAGGCTACAAGGCCGCGCTTGATTACGCTAACATGCTGCGCACCGCTAATTTAAAATCAGGCGGTCGCCCAAAGGGCTGGAAAGACAATAACTAATGCTGTTAAGCCAAATCAGAGAGGAAGTTTCGCAAAAGCAGCTTGACCAAGTTGAGCTCTTTGCGGACCGGTTGTGGGGTAGGTTGGGCGTTGATGTGTCGTTTACTCGGCACTTTATTGAGCGGCTAAATGACTCACGTAATGGAAAAGAAATTTCCTCGGCAGAACTGATTAGGCTGTTTAAAAAAGAGTATGAGGCCTATGGCGATAAAATCAGCGGGATTACCGCTGATGGCGAAGCTGTAATGTTAGATCTTTTGACAAGCATTAATTTGCCATTTGTGATGAAAACCGCGCGTGACGGTTCCAGAGAACTTGTCGCAAAGACGGTAATGCGCAAGAAAGATTTTAAATCCAGTGATCAAATTTACAAGGTTCAATAATGGAACCAGTTGAAGTAGATGGTTGGAATGTTGCGCACTTAAACGGCGGGTTGCTCTTAAGCTCAAACGATTTTATGGTGCAGTTTAGCCCATCAGAAGTTGATAAGTTACTTAACATTCTAAACACCCAAACCCCCGGAAAACTGCGTGACACGCGTGGCGATGTTGTTACCGTAATCCCTGAAAAAAATCACGTGATCCTTACTAGAGCCTCTGATGAGATATACCCTGGTGGTATTATTCTTCCTGTAGACGCGTTCTCTGATTTTGACGAGGATGAGCCAATTGTAGAGGGCATTAAACCAGCGTTTAGACGAGTTGGAAATAAAATTAAGCGCGGTTATAGAGTTACTAGTGGTCGCCGTAAGGGTCGAGTAATTGTAAATCGTGCTACTGCAAATAAGCCGCCAATCAGCGGCCGGACTCGCGCTAAGCTAAGAATTGCTGCTCGTAGAAACAAATTTGTTCGGGCACTAAAATCTAAAATGACACGCAGAAAAGGCGCAAGTATCCGCTTACGCCGAATGAACCACACGGATTAACATGGACTTTAGCGCGGCCAGAGAGAAAATTATTGAATTGCAGGTTGAACTTGCAAAAGATAAACCCGGTTCAAAAGATCCAAAAATAGAGGCGTTGGTAATTGCGCTGATGAGAACCCGCACCGCACTTGAAAAGCTCATGACATGACTTTTTCCTACCAAGATTACAGTACCGAGAGCGTCAAGGGTTGCAGGTACTACATAACTCCAGCTGGCGCTTTTCCTTCAATTACAACCGTGCTTGGTGGCAGTGAAACAGCCGAGAAAAAGGCGTCTCTTGAGAACTGGCGAACATCGCTTGGTCAAGAGAAAGCTGCAGCCGTATCAAAGAAAGCCACAGATCACGGCACAATGGTTCACTTGTTAACTGAGCGATTCCTAAAGGGAGAAGATGTTTTTGCTCCTGTAAATGGTGCACCGGTTCCTGGACCGGATATGATGGCATTTAATGCGCTAAAACTTAAGCTCAAACAAATCAACGAAATTTGGGGTCAAGAGCAGTCGCTGTACTCGCCATCGCTTGAAATTGCTGGCCGGTTTGATTGCATTGGGCTCTATAAAAATATACCTTCAATCATTGATTTCAAGACCGCTAGCCGCCTCAAGACGCGCAAGGACATTGAAGACTATGAACTGCAACTGTTCTTTTATGCCACTGCGCATAACGAGCTCTTTGGTACTGACATTAAGCGTGGTGTAATTCTAATGAGTTCCGCAGGCGGTATGCCACAGGAATTTGTTGTGGATTTTACTGAGGATCATCTCTTAAAGCTAAAAGCTCGTGTCGCTATCTTCTACGAAAAACTTCTAAAAGACTTTGAATAGTCCTAGCCTCTAGCAGGTTCCTGAGACGTGTAAATAGAGCATAGTTTATTTCTTGGAGTCTACATGTCTGCGCTTAACGAATTTACAATGAACCTTCCTATGATTGGCACGTCTCCAATCGGCAATACTGTTAGTGAATTACCTGCTGAAGTACCGGCTGACCAGGTTCCAGCAGAACCTGAAATGTACGATGTCACGGCAGACACTGAATTGCCCGCGTGCATTAGCCCAGAGTGCTCCCATATTACGGTAAGTGTAGACAGCGCGTCTGGAGCTGGTCCTTATTCTGATAGTTCACCTGAGGTATTCGTGGATCTTGTTCTCAATGTTAACATTATGGAGAAACCTGAGGACGGTTCTGTTGGCTATGGCACTACACGCACATACAAAATAGTAAAACGGGTTTCTCTAGATAAATTAAAGCTTGCTTTTCAAGCTGAGTCTGAAACGCCTGTTAGCATTGTAGAAGCCCTTTCCCCAGAAGCCCTGCAAAAACAAGCCGCATCAGCACGCGCCGCTCAGCGCGCACGTCAACTTGCCGGTCTAGAATAAGGAAAAATTATGCACCCAATCATTATCATGTCGTATGACAGATCGCCCGCAATTAAAAAGGCGATAGAGATTTTAGAAGACGCCGGTTTAGAAGTTCGTTTGCTGAACACTAACAGCGCTCGCTTGGCAGATTTTTTGGGTGCCTTGGCGGGTGACGAAGATGACGATGATAAGGAAGACAGTAAAAAAGACGCGCCAGTTGTTGACACGGAAATTGCTGATGCGGCTAAAGATGCAGCTGACGCTTTTGACGACGATGCCGCAAAACCTGAAGTTGCCCTAGAGTGCATTATCGATGGAGAAAAAGTAAAAGTTCTGGTGGTAGAAGGAACAGGTATTATGCTGCACCCATCGTCAATTACTGCCGGCGCTCGCACTGTGTACTCCATTAATGAATCGCAATTTGCCTTTTGGCCAAGCGCGATTTCAAACGCGCCTATTACTGAGGAAGTAGAATTAAAGTTTGAAAATGTCAGTGGGCACTTTGAAATTGTATTAAGTGAAGAAGCGCAAAATCCACCAGTGCTTAAAATTGGGCGTAACTGGCTGATGGAAGCAGACTATCCAAAGAACAGTTGGGCAATCATGAAGGGTTATCACTTCGAAAAAGGCTCGGTCAATTTAGAAGACATCCGTAAAGAGCGCTTGGTAACTGCACAGCTATGTATGAAGAACGATACAGGCAGATTAATGTGGATTCTGACATCTGGAGATGGTTATGAAGTCGGACACACTCACGACATTCATAATGATCAAACGCTACGCCCAATGGGTTCTGTAAAGGTAATCGCAACTGTTAAGCTGGGCGAGACTGCCGCAGAAGATAAAATTACCGGCAAAGCGCCTGAAGGTAAAGACATTACTAAGCTTTCAGCTCCAGTGTACGTTTTTAAATGATCATATTATGCTAGTCCAATATAATCATCTTTCAGAGCTCACAGCTGCCGATCTTCAACGCTTAAAAGTTAAAGTTATGAATTCGCCGGTTGGTGGGTCACCAGTATTCTTAGACGACAAAGTATTTCCTCTTACGGAAATTATGGCGCAAAAGAAAATTTGGGAAGCAGAAACTCAACTAACGTCAAAGAAAATTCTACTCGGATGATCCATAGCCCATTTCACGTTGTAGAAAACTTTATTTCTCCGCTGCAGTGCGAATCACTGATTAGCGCTCTGGCGCTGACGCGGCCGGACTACGCTGAGAACGGTCAGCCACTCAAGCACGAGCGCCAGGTTCCATCAGAACACGGTGGAAGTCTTCTAGGTGAGCTGTCAGCAATTGAGCCACTTATTGAGCGCCGCTATTCAGGTGCTGTTCAGAATACTCAACTGCTATTTCAACAGTACTGGGAAAATGCAAAAGCGCCGGCCGAGGGACTTGGATGTGAGAGCTCTAAATTCCTACGCAAAAAATGGACGCGTATTAAAGACGTTGATTTAGTTGGGTTTATTTGGCTTAAAGATTTTCACAACACTGTGCCACTTGATCCGCGGCATGAGGTGTACGGCGGCAAAATAGAATTTCCCGGTTACGACTTTAGCCTGACACCAGTGCGAGGAACTCTGGTATTATTTCCGGCAACACCTCATTTTGTAAGCGCAATTTCTCACGTCCTGTTAGGATCGTTAGAACAGATTAAAGTAACAATGAAGCTCACGCAAGATGGAGCTGCCTGGCAATACATGGCCGCTAATTTTCCAGGGTCGTATCAGGAATGGTTTACTGAGGAGTTGTAAAACGCAGTACTTAGGAATATCGCTTCCAGGATCCAGCAGTAGCAGAAGATCCTACCCACTCAAATACTTGATTTAGAGTTCCCAAAGATCCGTCATCTAGTTCTGCGTAGTTTAAATGAATCAGCGATCTTTCAGGCCCAGTGTTAATTGAACCTGGGTCTGAGGGTAAACCATCTCCCCCTGATAAATTCATAGGTTCAAATGCTGTCAACATGACGGCGTCTGCACCATCATCAAATTTATCTGCGTTCATAGTAGTATCTACTACGGTATCTGGCACGGCTTTGACACGACCAGGCATAATAATCCACGGATCTTCTTGATTCACGGTGTCGCGCAGGGCATCTATACTCCCACCCATAGCGCTCATCATACTTGTCGGATCGGTGGAGCTGGTAAGCACCAGTGGATACCGGCGGACGCGCGGCTTCAGCACTAACACTCCATTTTCACTCCACTCGGTGCTACTAATTTTAAAAGCTAAACCGGGAGCGCTAAACAGCTTTCCAAGTACTACTGTCCCTAAATTTTTAACTAGAATTCCAATATCGCCGGCTATTTGCCACCTAATGCCTGTAATAACTGCGCCTAACACTCCATCGGTGTCTCTTTCTATTCTGACTTCTTGATCGTGCGGTAACTTAAAATCGTACACGACAATCTCGGGAACATTCATTCCACTTGAGAAAAGTTCTGGCGGCATAAGTCCGGTATGGTGCGTTATAAAAACACCCATTGGATTAAGCACATCAGAAAAATCTTCTAGGACCGCAACTTTGATTTGGTTAGCTGATTGGCCCAGCTCACGTGATCGGAAAAAAGTACCACCGGCAGTTAGTCTAGCTCGAGTTGCAGATCTAGTTTGCAGCTTAATTGGGCCAACTGGTGCGGGCTTGTAGGAATATAGCTTGGGATCGTTCAGCGCCATTATGACTCGATTGAAACGTCAGGAGATCCGGTTGTGGCTACCCCATCGTGAATTTTTTTACCGCACTTGTGTGGAGCAATCTTTGTTACGCCAGTAAGGGCTACGGGCCTGTTGTTAACAAAAACAGTTGTGGACCAGCCGCCAATAAAAACAGTTGGTGGAAAGCAGCCATGGCCGGTGGTAGATGGAGTCTCTTGAGTGGTGATGGGCAGCCCATTTGCAAAAACATTTGCACTGCCGCCTGCGGCATGATCACCGCAACTTACACTGTCACCTATTCTTACTGTGTTTCCGCTCATTCATTATTTAGAATCCGGAGCCGGATCTGAGGCGGCAACGTTAATGGTATCAGTAAAACCTAGCCTGCACAATTCAAAAAACAGTTTTCCAGGACTTACGATTATGGACGGCAGTTGTATTCCGCCCGCAATAAGCGCGCTGGCGCAGAGTTCACTGCATACCTGCCCAGTGCCCTTTCGCCCAATATCAGTGTTAAAGAATTCTTTAAGTCCTATTGAAACTAAATTGTATAAACTATAAGGTTGAATGTTTACGCGACTCATGAGCGCCGGTTCCATGTCTGTAAAAAGCACTTTTGCGGAAGTTAGCTGCACTGTTATGCGGTGTGAGCTGTATGTGCTTAGCGGTAAAATACGCTTTCCGGCAAACATATTAGCCTCTACTATCATGAGGCGCTTTTCACCAGAGGGGCTCGTCATCCACAGCGCTACGCCATTATGATATATTTCTGATCCGGTAAAAAACCAGATTCCGGAATACAAGAGAGACTTAAGAGCAAACTTTTTAGGTATGAACACGTGAATAATATCGCCGTTAGAAATAACCTCACGCGCTTCTTGGTAAGTGATTGTTCTAGACATAATAGACTTATAGCGGTAAGGATTTACAATACGATCTTACTTGTTCAACTCTTCTCAGCCAGCCCGCTTTAAACGCTGCTTTAGACGGAGCTTTTTCTACTTTTCCGAGCAAATACGCCTTCATTGAATTACACACGGCGTCAACGGATTCAACGTCTGATAAAGCAGAAATATTAGCCCGCGTCAAAATTGTATTTGCGCCACCAAGCCCGCATAAAAAACCAATATTAAATATTGCAATCGCAGTACGTGGTTTATCTTGAGCCAGCGCTGAAGGTCTTTTACCATTCCAGAATGAGCTGTATCCTGCGTCACGCGCCTGTTGGTACTTGACGTCTGTTACTTTAATGTTCTTGTTAAACACCTGCGCAATACCGAATTTTGTTTCACCGCCCGGATCTTTAGGATGATTTACATAGCCTACTTTTCTGCGCTGAGTTTTTGTACTGATTAACCCGTCGCTAACTTCTTGATCAGTAGGCGGCGTTGCCTGCCATGCAATTACTTCAGTAGCCATAGTGAGTGCCCACGCAAGCTCAAATAAATCAGTGGTGGCCGGTGCAGCTGTGATTGGCACAGCATCTACAGTGTTTGGGTACCCTGGCCCAAAGGGCGCGCATCCACCTGATCTGGCTCTGGCATTTTCAGGAGTGAGAACGGCGTCTGATGTTCGTGTTTCCAACGACGTTGGATCCGCGGAGTTGTCTGCGTTAGTGCGCTGCGCCACAGCAAGTGAACCTCTGATGAGCGGCTCAGGATCAATCCTGGTATCATTTGGGAGGCGGCATTCAAAGTGCAGGTGAGCACCAGTGCCATGCCCGGTATTTCCTTCTTGACCAATCACTTGCCCAGCAATAACTTTTTGATTTTGCGCTACCAGCATTGTGTCTAGGTGCATGTACACTGTAGTGCACAAGTGTTCGCCAGCCGCGTTAACGTGTTTAATTTTAATGTAATTACCAGCGCCCCTGGGCTCAACCCCTTTAAACACAACCTCACCATCCGCTGCCGCCAATACGGGACCAAGCTTGCCGCCCTTGTAGGCAAAGTCGCAGCCCTTGTGTGGCTTGACGATTTTATCGTTGGGGTGTAAGCGTGCAATACTGAAGCGAGAAGTAACAACCGAGCCAGGAAGAGGGTGTATGAATTGAATACTGCTTGATTTGCTGCCAATTGCTGGTGAGAAAGTATAGCCGCGCTTATCAATTAACCCAGCGGCGTCTGAGGCCGAGACAACTATCTTAAATGTTTTGCCGAGATTTGGCGCAGAAAAAACACCAAACAGCCGAGCGGTAGGACCTGCTGAAGTAAATGCCACGCCTGACCATGTTGGTATTTCAGTAGACTCTGCATACCTAATTGACCAGGATGTTGGTGTGCGTTGCTCTCCGGCCGGCAGTGATTGTAGTTTGAAAGTAGTGTCTACGTTACCGGCGCTGTTAAGAGAAATAGAGGTTGTGTCTATTTTGTTTGCGACATTTCCAGTAGCGTCATGATGCATGCCAGTAGGATTGTTTGCGGTTGCCATAAAGCAATCCGCGGTTTCTCCTGGCAGCGGCTGATTGTCCTGAATGCCAGTGGCCCGGTCGGCCCCTGCACCCTGAACTACAACCGGCGGTTTAGGGCAGCAACCAGCCATAACTTATTTGCAGCTCTTAAGGGCCGCGCGCTGCTCGATTTCATAAGCGGTAGACAGCTCGCGATCACCCAACAAATCCCTGATTGCGTCAAACACCGAAGTATACGGCGGCTCGTACTGATATGTAGGCTGCGCAGGATCAGGGGTAGCGCACGGTACTGCAATAGGAATATTCACTGTTTCGGGAATTTTTACCCCGCTTGTAGCGCAACCGCTCAAGAACACAGTTGCGACTAAAATTGCTAATTTCATATTATGGCCTTTCGTTAACCAAATCCAACGCTGACTTACAATCATTGCCAGGCGTGCTTGGGGTTTTTTTGTAAATGATTTTAGCTTGAGCTTTATTTTTTGCTGCTAGAGCGGTTGCTTTTTGAACTTCAATTCTGCCAGCCTCAACACGAGCATCCGTGTCTATTTTAAGCTGCGCAATGGCATCATTTTGAGACTTTAGCGTGGTTGACAAAATAGTGTTTTGCTGTGTCAAAGAGACTATTTCTTTGTTTAGGTTAACAATTTTTTTCTTTAGCCCGTTAACGTATAAAAAAGCTGCACCCAGCACAAGAACAATCAAACCAACCCCAATTAGTCGGGTGTACAACGCAGACAATCCAAACATATGTTTCTCCTATATTATTGTTACTCTATGCCGTATAACGAGCCACACCTGAATATGGCAGCGTGAAAAATATTGTTGTTGTGTTGTTATCAGCTGACATTTGAATATCGTACGGCATGAATTTCTGAACGGCGCCGTCGAATACCGAACTGATGTCGACAATAACTGGCTTACCAAGATTATGGCTAATGACCCATGTTGTTGCTGGAGTTGCTTGGACAAATGTAAAAACTGGCATTCCTGAGATAAACATTAGACCACCATAGCGATACCAGCTCGCGCAGATTGAAAGGTAACTACGGCAGTTGTATTATTGACGTACGAAATACCAAATGGAATAACCCTTGAAAGATTACCATCAACCGTAATGTAGACGTCAATAATTGGGTAATCATACAGCCCGTGATTAATTGTCCATACTGTCGCAGGAACTGCTTGCGTGTGTTGATAGCAAGTAGCAACGCGGCTTTGTAGAATCTGCCCAGTTGATCCTGTACTCATTTTTAGTGCTCCTTAGATTAGACGAGCGTAACCAGCCGTAGAGGAACTAAACGTGGCTGTCATTTGATTATTACTATCAACACGATTAGCATTACTGTAAAACTTCACGGTAATCCGTTATTGATTGGCACTGTGTGAAATTCATCAGATCTATTTACGATTATTTGCAATTATTTGCGGCATATACGAAGAAAGCGGCACTGGGCCGCTTTCTAATTACTTCTGAGTATTACTTAGACTGCAGCAAGACCCATGCTCCTATATTGTTATTATCCTAAGTTACTAAACAGCTGCAGTTGTCCTGCTTTTGTTGTGACAACGTTAGCTTTAGTGGTCCAAGTTACTCCATCAGGCGAACTCTGCAGCGCGAACTCTTTTGCGTGATAACCGCTGTCGGCGTTGAAGGCTTCCATTCTGATTGACCTTACGGTTGCAGCACTAGCAAACTCAAGTTCCCAAAAAGTTGGGATTGTCGCGTTTGGCCCGTATGGGTCGTTTTGCCAGTAAGTAATTGTATTGTTATCATTAGCGTTTGACGCCGGATATTGAGGAGGGGTTGTATTTGCAGAAGCGGTACCCACGATTCGCGCACCCGTACCATCAGTTGACTCGTAGAACGAGAACTCGCGAATGATTTGGAGGTACGTGCCAAAATTGGCTTCCCAACTAGGTTGCGTTGCTAATAGTCTCCAGCGAGATGCGCCACTAACCACTAGAGGGCCGTTAGTGTATCCGCCTGCTCCAATTGGAAAAAAGCCCTCAGGATAACTTCCAGCAAATCCATTTGTTGAGGCAAACGACGAGGTTGGGTCAGCTACTAGTTTAAAACCATTACCAATGGGGAGTTGATAATCATTTGTTACGGCCCAAAGATTACCAAGAGAATCTTTTTGATACGCAACTCCGGCGAGCGGACCGTCATACTTCATGCCATTGTGCAGCGTGGTCAAATACGAACCATTACTTTGTATACATCCACCTGCTGGCTGGGTACCCTCAGACCATGTATAAAGCCCACAAGGCGCATATGAGCCCGCACCAGGCGGCACGCTAAAGTTAATGCTTCCAGTGCCACCAGGACTGCTAATTTCAGCAATAATCTGATTTGCAAATGGCGCGTAATTTCGATAGGACTGAGTGTACTTATTGCTTATTGCCAAACCACGCTCGTTGAGCAGCATATATTCTGGAATGTCATTTTGATTAGCGTAAACATTACCGTTGTATCTACCGTAAGTTTCACCGGTAACAGGGTCAACAAACAGGGACTCAGTGAATTCAGCGCTAATCTGCTGTCGTGCTGATTGCACCTGATTTAAATCATGTTCGTGCTCGGACAACAGCACATAGTAATCTGTAGTTGGCTCAACAACATCGTAGCCGACAATCCTGGCCTCACCAAACAGCGGGCTGGCAAAAAGAATAGTAGTTGTGTTTTGGTCTGCCGAAGTTTGAACCGCTAGCGGGGTAATGGGCTTTAACACGCCGTTAAGTGTTGCCAACACTGTTACAATTACAGGCCTGCCAAAGTTATGATTAATCACCCACGATTTAGAGGGCGGTCCTTGCACAAATGTATTGATAGGTAAGCCGGTTTTTGACATTAGATCACCAGTGCCACGCCTGAGCGTGCCTCTTGAAAAGTTACGTTAGCCACAGTATCACTTACGTGGGATATTGATGCAGGAACAATTTTAGTCAGTGTTCCGGCAATATCAGTATAAACGTCAATGATTGGGAAATCATACAGCCGATGCTCAATTACCCAGGTTGTTGCTGCCGTAGTCTGTGTGTGTTGATACAGCGTGGCCACTCTTGGTGTAAGCTGGCCAGGTTTGTATGTTTTCATCTCGACCTTTAGATCAAGCGCGCGTAACCAGAAACTGCCGTGCTGAAAGTAAGTGTTACTTGATTATTGCTGTTGTGTTCTACAGTAAGCGGCTGCACTTCGTTGGTGCCGACAAATGCGCGTACGATTGGCTGATAGCCCAAGTTGTGCAAGATGACCCACGATGTAGCTGGTGCTGATTGGTAAAATGTAAACGCGTATGTTGGTCTGCTTGCACCATCTGCATGGCCAGTAAGAATAACAGCACGACCAATTGCCAGCGCAGCAAGAGATACTTTTACTGAGTTTGGTGACAGTACTTCAATTTCGTCAGGAATAACAACGCGTGATAGCCCGTCGAATACTTGAATTTGTACCGAGGTAGTATTTAAGTTGTGAGCAATAACCCATTCACCTGCAGCGACCGATTGGTTGTGTGTAAAAGAAGTAATTTCGCGGGTCATTGGTACCCATACTGGCAAATTATCAGTAAGACTCAGGCAAATATAAACAATTTTGTTTACAAAGGCGATTTGACCAACCTTTGGTGATATTGGAAATGCTGTCTCAATTGGTAAAACTGCGTTTTGGAGTTCGTTCTGTTGTAGATTAGCGTTGCCGTAAAACTTCATGGTAATCCTTTATTAATTAGTAATGCGTGAAATTCATCAGATCTATTTATGATTATTCGAGGCATATACAAAGAAAGCGGCACGGGGCCGCTTTCTAATTACTTCTGAGCATTACTTAGACTGCAGCAAGACCCATGATTACAACTTTACACGCAATTGCCGTGTTGAAAGTAACTTCCAATGAGTTAGCAGTCAAGAACTTGATGCTTTGTGGAATGACAACTTCGTCAGTACCATCAACAACTGTTACGCTGCAGTACATCTGGCCAAGGCTGTGCGTTACGGTGTGTGTTGCTGCAGCGGTTGCGCCGTTGTACAAAAAGTACATTTTTCCAACGCGAGCATTAACAGCAGTAACACTGGCAGTAAGTACGCCTTCAGCAGCAGTAGCACGTGTAACTTCCGACGCAAGATCAGTACGCAGTACGCCTTCAGCAGCAGTAGCACGTGTAACTTCCGAAGAAATAGCTGCTGCGTTTGTTGCATCACCAGCAATACGAGCTGCAACTTCATTTGCAATATCAACTGCAAGTACGCCTTCAGCAGCAGTAGCACGTGTAACTTCCGACGCAAGATCAGTACGCAGTACGCCTTCAGCAGCAATAGCGCGCGCTTCTTCCGTGTTAACGTCTGCAATACGTGCGGCCGTTTCTGCGGTGTCAGCGGCAGCGCGATCAGTTGCCTCTTGCATGATGGCAGCAGCATTTACGCCTTCAGCCGTTGTGGCACGGGTTGTTTCTGCAGAAATTGCGGCAGTGTTATCAGAAATTGCCGTTTGAGTAGCTGCAGAGACAGCAATAGCATCAGCAGTTACTGTGATGGAACCATCAGCAGCAACAACATTAACAACATTACCAGTCTGCGTTAAACCATTACCAGCAGTGACTGATCCAGCGCCGTTAAACTGAACAAAAGATACTGCAGTAGTACCAACAGTAACAACTTCCGCCGTTTGTGTAAAGCCCAGATCGGCGTTAACAGCACCTTCACGAACATAAACGCTGGCTGCATTAAACTCTGCGGCCAAGTCCATGTCTACTGAACGAGTCAGCGCGGCGCCTGTGCCATTGAAAACATAGATACCGTTTTCTGACAATATAGCTTGGGACCTAACCAACACGCGATCACCAGTAACAAGGGTTACACCGTCGTAGCCAGCAGCCGCAATAGCAAGATCTATGTTACCAACTGTTGCTACGCGAACTGGATTTTTCCAGGAGAGACCCTGAACACGTGCGTTAAAGTCGGCTTCAATCGCTGTTTCGCGTGAAGTTGCGCGCGAGATCTCAGTTGCCAGGTTGCTAGCAATTAGCGCTTCAGCAGCAGTTGCACGTGTAACTTCAGCGTCGGTTGCAGCAGTTTGAGCAGTATCAGCGGCGGTTGAACGTGTAACTTCCGAAGCAAGATCAGTACGCAGTACGCCTTCAGCAGCACGAGCAGTACTTGCTTCAGCAGTAATAGCTGTTTGTAGTACCGTGTCAGCAGCAATACGATCTGCAACTTCAGTAGTAACACGACCATTGACCGTTGTTTCTGCCAGTGTAGCACGTGCAATTTCGCTAGCAATGTCAGCAGTAAGTACGCCTTCAGCAGCAGTTGCGCGGGTGATTTCAGAAGCTAGGTTACCGGCAATAACGCCTTCGGCGCCAGTTGCGCGAGTTGTTTCTGCAGAAATTGCGGTAGCATTTGTTGCATCACCAGCAATACGAGCTGCAACTTCAGTAACAATCCGACCGTCTAACAGGGAATCGGCTGCAAGACGTGCTGCAACTTCATCTGAGGTAGCAAGAACAGCTGCTGCAATCAGAGCTTGAATTTTTTCAAACAGATTTACTACTGATGTTGCGGTTGCCAGGTTACCAGTATAGGCGCCCGGAGCAAATGTACCATTTGAGTTCAGGCCAACAGCAGCTTCGATAGCATCAACTTCTGCCAACAGCGCAGTAGCGTCACCACCAGTAGCAAGTGGGATCCAGCTATCAGCAATACCGACATAGATAATGCCAGAACCGGTGACAAACAAGAGACGGCCGACGTTGCCAATTAGGCTGTTATGAACTGGTAGTACGCTTACTTTTTCAAGGCGAAGGTTTTGAATCTCTGACGCGCTTGAGCCGTCAAATACTAATGAGCCATTAATTTTCATTTAGAAGTCCTCAGTGGGTGAAATTATACGGGCGAATTAAAGAATTCGCTTTGTTGCCGTGGTCAGTGCTTTGACCGCGTTGTTAAGTGCTACGGGCTCTACTAATGCCTGCCCAAGGTTAAACTCAGTGAGATACTCCGTGTCAACGTCTGCAAAGCAGAAGATTCCGCGTTTCCCATCTTTTTCAATTTTGTCTAGCTTAAACCCTTTTACTTTAAGAGCTGCCGCCAACACAATATCGCTTGTTTCGAGGTGTTGTTTCATGAGTACGCCGTTATTTGGTATCCAGGTATTTAGTATTATCTGGGTTTTAGAACAGCAAAACAATTGCACGGCCAACAGCCGCAGTGTTGAATTTAACTAGCACAGCGTTTTCATCAACAATTCTAATTTCATCAGGCAGCACCTGCACATCGTCTGCGTCGTAAATGGTAACTGTTGGTCGCCGCGAGTTTTTGTTGTGATTAATTAACCACTCAACCGCGGCAACAGTTTGAATGTGCTCCCAAGTTTTGATTGAGCCATTAAGTTGCGCGTCTATTGAGACCAGCGCTTGCTCTACCGTGTCTCCGACAATTTTCTGGAATGGACCAGCTGCGCTAATTTGCGCAGCGCTGTGCTTAATTCCGGTTGAGCTTAAGTGCGCTGCAAGATCCGAAACGCTAACACCATTAATTAGGCCAAGCAAGCTAATGTCACCACCGACATTTAGCGATCTAATAAATGTACCGCCTGCGCCATCGATGCTGAATACTGGCTGACCACCGGAAACTGATCTAATTATTACCAAATTAGACGTCATTGATACGCCGGCAAGTGGCTCAATAACTAAAGCAGTACTGGCTGATCCTGGCGGATTAATAATCAGTTGATCTAGATTACTAATTGTGCCTTCAATAACGGTGCTTGATCCAAGCACTTCCAAATCACCAGAGATGGTAACTTTTCCTGACGCTGCGTCAACACTAAAAAATTTATTGTTTAGCGCGTTAAGAACAAAGGGTTTATTTGTGCTGAGGTTAATTGCCCCAGTCTGTGAATTAGAGTACACCGCTTGCAGCGCAATCCCATTCCCTGTGCCGCCACCGTCGCTTGAAGTACCGTCGCTAAACATCAGCGATCGGCCGCCCACCGTGAATATTGGGCCTGTTACACCACCTATATTAGCAATGCCATGGTCAGGAACAAGACCTAGTTCACCAGACTCACTGTTAAGATAAATTAAATTGAAAGCGGGTTTTTTGCTCATGGTTTTACCACAATCGTGACGCTTTGTGAATTATCGCCCGGAGTGTTGTCAACCTCTGGTGACACTGCAGTGCCTTCAATCTGTATTGCTGAAGCGCTAGATGTTCCGACCGCATTTAATATCGCTGTGGCGCTCTGACCGCTGCCAAGAGGAATGCGCGGTAAGCTAACAACCGTAAGTACTCCCTCTGTCAGAACAGTAGTACCAGCCGGAGAATTTGTTATTGTAACTGCAGTGCCATTATTTGAGCGCAGCTTGATTACTCGCTGCACCTCAGTAGCCGGAAGTAATCCGTCGTTTGTAGTTATTACTTGAAACGCGAACTGTGCACCGCCAATGATTTGTGTAGGCGCATTAAAGGAGAGACCCAGATTAACAGTTGCACCCTGCTGCGGGGCAGTAACGGTAATAATATTAGACTTTATTTCGTCATCAAAACCAAACTGATTAATGGCGCGTAGCCGCACAGTATAGATACCAGGTGTGGCAAAAGTCCACACGGGATTTGTGGCTGTTTCGTCAACAAAGCCGTCATTTGTAAAATCCCACTGCAGCGTTGTAGCATCAATTGATGTATTTGTAAAGCTCACGACCAGCGGAGCAACACCAGATAATACGCTTGCTGTAAACTGCGCTGTTGGGGCTTGCGTTGGCGGTATTTCTGGAACAGGCACATCCAGGGGATTAGACAGCACAACAACTTGTTTAATGTCCATCATAATAGCGTTGACATCATACACAAACCCTACTTGCTGTAACACGCCGGTTCTTGGCGGGCGCAGTGTTACTTGCCCTGTTGCACCACAAAATACCGGTCGATTGATTTCATCGTCGGTAAATGTCCAATCATCAGATCTGACAACTCCACGTGTAATGACTTGCTCAACTTCACCCTCGTACATGTCGGTCGTAATAATACCAGAAACTCTGGTTGTGTAATCTGTACTGCGCGCCAGGAATAATCTGCGACCTTTTCTTAACTGCACCAGTGAGAACTGCGGCAGCTCCTCTGCCGCCTGGCCGCTCATGATTGGCTCTTCAAGACGCGTTGAAGTAGTGCCTAAATTAACTACGTTGAGCCAAGAGACCGTTGTAACAAAGGTGCCGTTGCTCTGTCTTAGAGGAGAACCTAAGCTGTCAAGAACAATATGACCGCCCTCAGTGTCTCCAACCAGCCCTGCCTCTGAGCCAACGCGTGCAGGATGAACCACGGCGTTAGATGTTACTGAACCCGCAAACACCCGCAGCTTCTCTACCCACTTAGTACCATTAAACACCCGCCCAATATTTTCAACCGTGTCAAACCAATACTGATCTGGTGCGGGTGCAGTTGGAGCTGATGAGGTGTATATAGGCGGGAGAAGTGTAATACTGCGGGTGAGCGTACCTGTCATAAGACTTAAGTCCCAGTACAGGTATTTTGTTCCCGGTCCAGAGAGCGGACCCCACGCACGGGGCACCGTTCTTAATTCTTCAACTATGTAAGTGCTAGCGCGATGGGCAAAGGAGAGTATTGTTTGATCTGGCGAGACAATTAAATCAATAAATTGCCCGCCTGATGCAGTAGACCGCTGCAGAAAAATAGCATTTCCGCTAACGTCTGTTTGGTGTCTAACTATTCCTTGTCTAAAATTTAATTTCACGTTTTGCCTTAACGGTGTGTCCCCTATTTAGGAACAAAAGCAGGTTATCAGCTAACGGTGATTACCAAAGTATATACAACTGTAAGCTCACGGTTTCCAGTATGCTCAATTGGCGAAAAGATTAAATGTGACAGCATGAGTTCGTCTGTCTCATTAAGCAAGTTTGTACCAACGCCAGCGGTAAAGAGACCCAGCTCATCAAAAAAGAACTGACCTTCTGTTGGAATGGCAGCGCCAACTCCAACGCCGTCAAGTCCACCGCCCGAACCCGTGTCACTGTCTGCGCCGTCGGTAGGACGATTTGCAGCTTCGTCTGCTGAAATAACACAGGTAACAATAACTCTGGTAGACGTGCTGTTTGGCACGTTAGTAAACGTTACGCTATTGCCGGCACCAACGCCAGAATCCGCATCATCAACAACTTCAAAGTACGTTGGGTTATACAAATCAGCAGCAACACCAGTTGTGTTAGGTGGTCTAAACACAATTTGCTGCGACGAATCAATATACGTACCTTGATTACCAAGCTTTAGCTTGAAAATTTCAAAGTTAGACGCGTTAGACAGGCCCCGAGCAATTGCTGTAGCCATGTTTCCAGGGTGAATAGCGTTCTTCTTATCAACAAGCACTGTACCGCTGCCGTCAGTAATTTTAACGTGGCCCTGAATAGATGTTTTGAATAGTTCCTTCATGTTTCTTTCCTAGAGAGGATTAGCAGTTCTATTTATCAGAATTACAGAACGATGAGTTTCAACTCTGTCTGCGCTATTAAACTCAACCTGAATAATCTTGAACTACCCCGTTCTACCACGGTAGCAAGCTCAGGTGCAGGATCCTCTGGACGCCACACGTAAAATACCGGTGTGGTTGATGGCTCCATTGAAAAAGAGAGTTCTATTACTCGCGCACCAGGTGCTGGTATTACAAAAGGCGTTTCAAATTCGCTGTACAGCGTTCCGGCCGGCGGCAAGCCCGCAGCAGGTAGCGGTGGCATTTCAGCAGAGTAAATTATTGCCGTGCTCTCGGCCTGGCCGTCCATTGGTCCAGCATCAAGGCCATATTGATCTAAACCGTACGCAGTGTCCAGGGCAAATACTGACAGCGCTTCAGTTATGGCCGTTGAAGCCGTAACACCAGAATTTTCCTGCACTTCAAAACCAGCGCCAATTGCCGGAACACCAAAATTAGGAGTGATGTCGCCTGATGCTACAGCTGCGTTAAATGCTGCAATAAAATCGCCGAATGTCGTATCATCAAGCGCGTTGTTAATGAGGTACCCAGAAATAAGAGCAATAAGATCGTTTAATCTGCTAGACTCGACTGGGTCAAGTTCGGTGCGCGCAGAAAGAGCCTTGGCCTCTAAAAAATAATCAGTAAGCGGCAAGCCCGTATCATAGGCACCGTCTGCAACTTCTGCGTCGTACGGCGTGTTATCATACCCTGGTAAAAATCCAATAAATGGGCCGTCACTCACCGTTACATCGAGCGGCATATCATAGCTTGACTTTATTAGCAGCTCATTGAGCTCCGCAATCTGTACACCAGTAACCTCGCTAAAGAGCGCATCAGATTCTCCGCCATCACCCTTTAGTAAAAATGCAATACCCTCTTGCATGTTTACGATAACATGCTCGTTCATACCAGAGCCAAATGTTACCAGTGTGGATTCAGCGTTGAGCGGCAAATACTTTGTGTGAAAGTCCAGGTCCCAATCAAATATTACAGGATCAGTAACCAAAGATCCAATTGTGCGTACTGTTCCTATGAGCTCACCAGTCACTGCTGCCCTGATCACTGCGTGCGTCGCCGGATCACTGAACTCAGCAATGGATAGCGCACTATCTCTAAACTCGGTAGATGCCGGTATCCACCCCTGCAACACCGCCGTTTCAGGTGAGGTGTTAAAGAGGGGTACGCCAGATCGCGCAGTGTGATCTACAAACCTGACATCAATAGTCTGCGGTGCCAGGGGCGCCAGCACTTCAGCGTGTGCCGCGTCTTTTGCTTTAATTGAGATTGAAATAGCATCAGTGGTGGTGCGCTCAAGGAGCACAAAATCCGCTGCAGTTGGGCTTCTGCCTGCAGTTGTTTTAATAATTGCAAGGTCGTGGCCCAGTGCCAATCGGTGTTCATCACCTGTAATCTGCAAAATAAAAGAGCTGCCAGCTACCGCAGTTGGTACTTCTAACAGCACATAATCGTCACTCAGCGAATTGGTTCCTCGAGCAACAAGGGCGCCATTACGGTACATGTTCCAGGCGCCATCAGCCAAAGATTTTATTACGTAAGTTAAATCAGGGGCATCTTGCCGCAACCTTTTAAGAGACACAAGTCCTGCAGGTAGTTGCCACTCGCCATCGCCAGGTACTTTTTGATTACTAATAAACAGTTCAGCGGTTGGAGCGGTAATTTTAAAACCAATTTTCCCGTTCCAGTACCACTCGCCCACCGTTGCGGCAGGCTGCCACCCCGATACTGAACCATGAACTAAGTATGATGGCCGAGAATTAAGTGTTTCAAACGCAATACTGTCTGATTGTTTTAAGCCGGTGCGACCTGGCCTGATTGTAAAGTGCAGCCCATGCTCGCGGTCTCGATAGCTAAAGCCAGCCTCTAATTGAACCAACCTAGGTGTGCTAAAAACAGGCGAACCGTTTAACGCGCCAGCAGTATAAAAACCCTGCAGCTCGTACGCAGTGTTACTTACCCATGTAAGTACCCACTTTGCCGGGGTGCTGTTGTGATATGCCGCCCCGTGCATTACCAAGCGTGGGATTCGTGCTGATCCAAGTGCTGCCGCTCCAATTTGCTCGGGTGGCGAATTGCGCACGGTCCATGAAATAACATCACCGCCAAAAACACTCTCTTCAATAAATGCGGCAGAGGTGTCTTGGTACCGCGATGAGTTCAGCCGAGCAGCAATAAATGGTTTTGAGGCTTCAACAAGTTTAAATGACAGGCCAATCCCCGTGTTTGAATACGCATTACCAACTTGAATATTGTCAATCAACACCCACAGGAGCGTCTCAGTATCAAAGTACTCTAGCGCAAACGAACTGCTGTACCACAATAATAAATCTGCTGTAGTATCAGGATCATTTCCAGAATGAACGCCCTCAGCCGTGGTGGTATTCTCTGAATCATACACTGGCACGGCAGTTGAATCTGTGCCTGCTAAATTTACGCGATTTTCCGGTGATGTGCTCTGTAGTGGCAGTGGTCGATCAAAATCAGGCAGCGCTCTCAGTCTCCACTGGCGGCCGCTAACAACGTTTCCAGCAAGTACCAGGTTAAATGATTTAAGATCATAAGACGCAAAGCGCGTGTCAAATTTAAAATCTAATGTTTTAAAGTAGTCTTCACCCGCTGAATTAGTAGCGTTGTAAACTAATTCACTTGCGTCGTAGCTGTCAAAATCATATCCATAAAATAAATCAAGATCATCAGCAACTGGTTCGTTGTTTTGAATCTCAATATCAAAGCGATCACCCGCTGTGAACTGGTAATCAGTTCCTGCTCTTATAGTAAATGCAAGTACACCATCGTTAAACAGCGTATTAACTGTAGCCACACCCGCATATTCAAGATCACTGGTGGCGCTAATAATAAATTGCGTGCTGCTGATAGCTGTCAGTACAACTGAACCAGTTTTAAATCCAGTGTCAAGAACCGTAATTTTATTTTTAGTACCACTGGTATCAGTCAAGTATCCGTATCTGGTACTTGTAAACAGTGGACGTGAATAAGCAATTGGATTTACTTTTATCAGGCTCCACGCTTCAAGAGGGGCTGTTGGGTGCACCGCAATTTTACTGGATGGCGAGAGCGCAAGTACATCTGTTGTGTTAAGCTGTTGATCAGCTCGTAGACTAAAGCTTAATTGAAAAGAATCAAACTCACCCGCATAGTAAGGTGCACCGTCAGTTGGCGTAACCTGAGCAATAGTTCCAGCGCCAATAATCCCAGTAACTTTACCACGCACTATAAATGTTGTGGCGGATGTGGCTTCAACACTCCACTCTTCGTATAGAGCGCGCGCAAAGTTAGCGCTAATATCAAAAATAGAGACACCACTGCGCAGTACATCAGGATAGGCAAGCGCTCCAGATTCCCGGCTAGCGGGCAGGTTTTCATTAGCCCGCTCGACAAAAACCGGCAGGTAATTTGGTTTATCCGACAGGCCCATTACTTTAACGGCGCCAGGGCCAGTAATCTGTACCTCAGAGAGCGACACCTGTGTAACTGGTCCCAAGAGCAACAGCGAATCCGCTTGAAAGCTTAACTGTACAGAAATTGGAAAAGTATCAGTAACCTCATAAGTCTCGGCAAATCTACCGGTAATAAGCGGCTGAGAGCTTATTGTTTGCTTAATCTGAAACACGAACGCACCGCGTGATTCAAAAAAGTCATGGCCTTCAAGCAGTGGCTCTGAGCGCGCCGCTTGCCCGGCTCGTTGAACAAACGCATCGCTAATTCCCCGACCCTGCGAGGAACGTGGGTCAAACGCAAATGGCACTAGTGGCAGGTCAGTGTTCTCGTCACGGAAAGCGCGAAATGATCCGCGATTTTCGGCTGGAGTTGAATTTTTAGTAAACGTGCTAAAGCTTGGACTTACTAATCTGTGCAGTGGAACAGTTGGTGCAAAGCCCGTTGGGCCACCTGAAAAATAACTAGTAGGCCAAGCACCCTTTGCAAGCACTGAACTAAACATACGCTCACCAAAATTTACGGACATAGTATCCGTAAAGCGATATTCTTCTACGATTTCTGATAATTTCGAATGATATGGCTTAGTGTCCAGGATAAACGCAACAAGGGCATTAACGTAAGTACTATTTTTATTTGCCATGTTGCCCTCGCGCAACGCAAGCGCTGACACGCGCCGCTTTGCTGTTTCTGCTTAGCGCAGTATAAAAATAAACCTTGTTTTCAGTCATGGTTACTCGTAAGATGGAGCAATTGGCGCAGATCGCACCACTTTAATCGAATATGCGCTCAGTCTAGATGTCTTAAAAATATCTGTCATTTCATACTGAGCAGCGCAAATATCATTTAGGACGGCAAAAAATAGCTCATTAATCTGAGAAGGTTTTGCGGTGTTCCAGATCCGTGACATTGTATTGCGAGTATTTTCTGCCGAACTGAACAGACTGTCGCTTTTACTAAAATCCAAAAATGTCATGTAATCCGGCATTTGAAACGCACCACTGTCATCAACCAGTGCTGTATTTAGGACCGTGAACAGAAGTGTTGATTTGACCAACTCGCTCGGCGCTAGAACCTGGTCGGAACCAAATCCAAACTGCGTGCGCGTACCATTTCTTTCGTCGTACGAGGCCCGGCGAGGAGATGGCAAAATATTACCAGCAGCGTCGGCACCACACGCGGTGTTTACCATTTTATCCCACAGTGCCTCAGGAATACGAGTTCTTTGTCCCGGTCTAATTAGCGCCCACTCAACGTGCGTATTTTTAAGATCCAGTTCCTGTGAGTCGTCTCTGAGTGTAAAGTTTCGCGTAAAGCGCAGCTTAAACGTGTCATCTTTGGTAACAACATATGACAAACCAGAAATTGTAATTGCGTCGTAACTGTACGGATTGCTCGCAGAGCCAGTTCCACCAAAATTTTGAAAGGTCAAATAATTAGATGGGCCAGTTATAAGCAACTGAGTAACAGCTCGAATCGACAGTTTCTTTCTGCGAGCCTGTGTTGAGCGATTTTTAACCCAGAAGAAATACTTAGTGCGCGTGATTTGACCTTCGCTGTCACGTACTGGTACCGCAACGTACTGATAGTCAATTTTATACTGGCTTTGAATCAACAACACATCGTTGACTTCCGGATCAAAATCCAGCTCAGACTGCAGTGGAGCATAGGGCCTAATAATAACTACAACCTCTGATCCAAATGCTACAGACTGCACTGTTAGTGCAGTGCCAACAAGGGTGAATGTGCCGCTTAGCTGCGCAGCGCCGTTTACGTAAACAGAGATTAAATCTTTTGTAGTGCCGGCCGGAACAGCGAGGCCCGCAAAGCCCATTGTTGTTGCAGTAGTGCGGAGCACTGTGCTCTCAAGCTCAGCCCAAGCGCCCCACGTAGTTTGATAAGCGCCGGGTGAGGTACCATCATTAAGACTGAGCGCAGCGTTATTAGTGGCAAGTTTAATTAATTCTATTGTTGGCTCAACAGAAACAAATGCGCCTGGATAAGGCAGCCATGAGTTATTTGGTACTTTGGTATCAGCGTCAAGCTCGTCTTGGGATGGGACAGACCACGCTCTCCAACCAACCCCGTTGTTAATCACATTCGCTGGATCGGTTGGATCATTGCTGAGAATCAACCCATCGCCCACTAATCCGGAGGGGTCTGACAGCGGTACCAGTGTTAACACTTGCACTGCGTCAAGTAACTCTACTGAACTTCTTAAAGCGTCAACAATGGTATCAACCAATATTTCCGGGCCGTACACGTTATTTTCTGTTACCCGCACTGAAATAGAGAGGCCAAACTCAAGGAGCGGCACAACAAGTACTTGATCAGCAAAAACTTGAAGCTCATCATTTATTGTTTCTTGAACTGCAGGTATTAAATTTTCTCCGGCGATTGAGGTGCCGAGCAAATCAAAATCATTAAGATCTGCAAATAGTGCTGAATTTCCAATGCTTACTGTTGAATCAGCCCCGCTTGTTCCAGAAATAATTATAATGCGGTTTTGATCAAGTTTTGCTGGGGCACCGGGGAACTGGGAATTAATCACGGAGATTAATTCACCAAATGTTTGCGCTTCATCGCCAGTAAATGTTACCGTAAGTGCTGTGCCGTCTAGCGTAATTACTAGAGAATACACTGTAACTGTGGCTGGATCTGTAGACAACCGCAGCCCGGTTTTACTGGCTTCAGTTTTAGTGGATCCAAAATTAATTGCTTGATAGCCGCGCGTTGCCGCAACAGCTGGTTTAGCCAGCACACCAGTAACCCGTGAACTATTAACTAACTGCACGGTGCTCTTACCAGAAGATACCTCAACGGCTCTTAGATAAGTAGAAACGGTCCACATGTTTATAGGCTCACCCGCATCATTACGCTCCTGCACGCGTTGGGTTGGCTCTTTAATAAACAGCAACTCACCTACAACATCAGTATTTCCAACTGATTCTATGGATACCACGCCCAGTGGCTGATCTAGATCAGGGTTGTTAAGCGATATAAATTTAGAGAATCCGTCAAGCACTAAAAACTCAGACAGCGGACGAGTATGACTGTCATCTTGCTGCCACGCGCCAAGCCTCATCCCCGCAGAAATTCCCAAAATTTTAAACGTTGAACTTTCAAGAACCGCCGTAAGTGTTTCTTCTTTTTCTACCAGGGTCAAATTAGAGAAGAACGAACCATTAAATGCTGGGTGAGCAGCCTGGATGGCAACACCAGCGTGGCTCCAAGCCACTGGTCTAGTTTGCCAGATTCGTGTTCTGCTGTAGGTTTTTGCGCCATACACTTGGCCATCAGCCCGTGTTAAGACATCAAGATCAGCGTTACCAGAATCAACAAGCGCAAGTGCGTCGTACTCAGTTGGTGGTACACGACTTTCAATCCATTCAACTACATCAACGGTTGAAAAGTCCGCAAGCGTTCCCCAACGACTAAGTCGCTCGTCAATTGAGCCATAAATCTTATCGTCCGAATAAGGAGTGTACTCCAAATTTGTGGTATCCCACCACACGCGGCCCAGCTCTTTTGTACCCCACGTGCGGAGCGGATCAAAATTAGAGTTTCCAACAACCTGTGTTGACACGTTATAACGCGCAGGGTCGATGTCTGAAATAATGTTAATGCTCTCAAGAGCAGTTGGGGTGTGCTGACCAATCAGCGGGTGCCACTGCGGAATCTCTTCAATGAGCTCTGCATCCACATAGTTAAACAATTTAATCGGATTAAACTTAGGTGTAGCTGGGCCATAGCCGGTTACTGACACGGTTCCTGGTTGCAGCACATACAGTGTTCGATCATTTATAATCTGCGCACCACTTAAATCAACAAGCTCATCAGCCACAAATGGCAGAGTTACCTGCAATGGGTAAATTATTGCTGCACCCCGTGCGTCAAACTCTGTAAATTCGTGAATGTAAGTTCCAACAACTTGTGCCTCAAATGCTGTTTCACCATCAAGATCGTCAAGCGTAAACCACCGCCCTTCATCTCCTCGCAGGATAGTTTTAAAGCCAAAATTCTGCAAAGTGTTAGAGTCAAATTGGAACTTAGTAAACTGCTGCAGCGTATCGCTTACCAGTACTTTTAGCTCTGGGAATACGCGCGAGCGTGAATCACCATACTCGGCTACTTTGTAGGCCCAGTACTCGTCAATCTTAGCATCTTCAAATCTGTCATTATTAAGAAAGGCGTCAATGGAAGAGTTAGTTCCCTTCATTTGCACCAGTCCACGCCAGAAATTAAACTGCGTTCTCTCCGTGATGTCCAAGTCGTCCATGTATTTTTTAGGAGAAAAACCAAGCAGCGCCAGTGCGTGACGCGTTGAGGTTTCATCTTCAAACACATGATCTGCATCATAGTAATGCGCAATTTTATCCGTGCTGGCCTGCAAGTTTTGCTTGACCTCATCACCTACCAGATAGTGACCGCCAAACTCTGGACGCAGCGTTTGTGCTGCTTGGCGTCGGCCATTAAGCTTAATGGTGCTGATTCTGGCGCCACTAAACGGATCATAAATCAAACCCTCGTTTGTTGATGGCGAGGTTAGATTGTTGAACACAAACAAGTGCTCGTATTCATCAACCTGCGCGTGCACGCTGAACATTGGAATGCTGGATCCAATCTGCGATTTACCGCGCGACCTTAAAATGGTAAGATCAGTAGTGTTGATTTTTGCGCCAAGCGTGTCAAATACACCAGGGTGACCGGTAATATCAAACAGCGAGCTGTCAAAAAACTTGCTTAACAGCCCAACATCTTGGTCTAGCCAAACGCGATCCATAAATGGATTAATGACATGACCCTGACCAAGCTGGATGCCGGCATAGACGCGATCTACTAATTTTTCTACTTCGAGCTGCCAATTTCTAGTTCTGCCAGTTCCAGCATCAATGTTAGAGCTGAGCCCATCACTAAATCTCCAGCCTTCTTTTTCGCGCAGCTGTGCATAACCAAACAGGAAATTTAACACGTTCTGCAAGCCAGTAATTGTAAGCGGAAGCTGTGTCACCACCGGTGTGGACAATTCTGTGGTTGGTTGGTACCACGGCAGAGCGGTGTGTTCTCCGTTAAGAGCCGTAAAGGAAACTCGGTCTCCTGCTGTGTCAAAGGCGCTGAACGATACCTCTAAAAATCTGGCGTTATAACCATCAACTCTAAAGACCCAATCACTGGCGTCTCCAGCTGGTACAAAGCCTGATACAGTTGCGGCGTTGCTGGATCCAATTTGAACCACTGAGACTCGCAGACCCTGCAGCCACAGGTCGCGTGCGTACGGCGACCGCTTAAACCGCAGTGCAAATGCGCTCTCTGGCAGGGATTCTACATCGTTAAAAACACGCAAATCATCAGTGCTGACTAGCCCACCTGCACGATAGCCAAGATTAACGTCCCAGCCACGGTAGGCCTGAATTGCATAGCCCTGCGTTGTATCAATTGAGCCTTCACGCAGTGCATGCGAAAACACCTGCCCAAAACCTAAGATTTGGTTGTGCGTTGCTGGCTCAAATATTACAACTGGCAGGCCAGCAGTAACGGTCACGCTGAACTTGTCGCCAATTCTAAATGGTTTGCCGCCATCATTAATTACTGCGTCTGCAATGCTGAATCCTTGGCCAGACACTGTGTTACCTGCTCCAACGCGCAGGTATCCAACTATTACGCCTTTAGCCGCGACGCTAAATGACTGCGCCCGATCAGCAGTATAACCGTCATGTGTAATACTAAATGTGGTTCCAGCGAGTCCAGTTACTGAGCTAAAGAGAAACTCAGGCGTGCGTGCAACAGCCGCTATTGGATCGCCGTGCAGCTTAAATCGGCGATGACCAGGCACTGCCATATCAAAGCTGTCATACAGAATGCCATCTACTTCTACCCACTTAAATCCCCACAGGTGACCTAAAAATCCCATTGGGTCAGCTCTAAAGAGCGCACGAGCCAGCGAATATCTAAATTCAACTGACTTTGTCCACACTGTTTCAACAGGTGAACCCTCGCCAAATACATACGCGCGTGTTGGAGCAGGTGGCAGCGTGGTAGTAAGAGCGTTAGTACTGTACGCAAATCCTGAATTTACATAGGGTGGCAGCAGCATATCACGGTTAGTGTCTACCGATAATTTTAATCCTGGCCGAGCAGCCTGAATGTCTGTCCACATTGTGCTCTTCCACGAGCGGGCTTGCGTGAATACCACCGGGCTTGTATTTAAATTTGGTGCATCAGCGCGCAGTACCCACTCAGTTCCAGCAAATGATTCGCCATCCGTAATTTGAATTACTAATTTTTCTACAAGCGCGGTACCGGCTCTGGCCCAACCATGTGACGCCACTGTCCACAGCCCGTTGTTTGCTGGGGATGCTTCGCTTACTAACAACACGGTTTGTCCAGCAGAGAGTTGGCGGCCGTCAACTACCGGTAAACCGCTCAGTATAGTATTGGTTTGAACCGCGCTAAACAGCACAACACGCGCAGTTTGACCGGTAATATATCCGTTTGCTGGTGCGTCAATCATGTCAAGCGTGATTTCGGCAGCATAGCTAGAATCCCAGGCTGGTGGTTTGGTTTCAAAACCCAACAGTCTCCATGGATCCAGATTTGGGCGAGCCGTTTTTAGGACGCCAGGAATAGTTTGTTGGTGCGCAGTAAGTGCGTTAAACCACCGGGCTGGCAAACCAGCAGAACTGTAGTTCCAAGTAAAAGCGTCAGTGTTTACATAGTCCGGTGCAGTTGGGTCATAGCCGTTTGCTGCTGCCCAGACTGCAAGTTCGCGTTGGAGCTGTGCGCGAAGTGGACCGGTGAGCGCAGTACTTATATCAGTTTCTGAAAAATAGTACCGTGCTTCACTGTTAATTCCATTAAACAGCCGCGTCTCAATCTCCATGATCACGCTGTTTAGCAGGCTAGCCGGATTAATTGATATAAACGCGCCGGTTAAATTAGGTTGCGCAATCCACAGTGCACCGTCCCACATTGAAAGAATATTAGAACCGCGGTTGTACCAGTAATCGCCGATTGCGGTTGCGACTGGTGAGGCACGCTCATCGCTGATTACGTTGAACACGCGCAGGTCGCTGCCGTTAAACCAAAGCTCGCCCTTAAATGGTTGCGCTGGCGGGGTCTCAGTAAATGAGCCAACGGCCGGAGTAAATGTACCGTCTGATCGCTTTACTAGAGTTCCTGGCAGGAGCAACCGATCTCTGAACTCTGATGTAAACTGATAGAGCGGTGTGAGGTGGCCGTCATGGTTGCGCAACAGTGAAACACCAAGCTCGTTGTCAAAAATAACGGCGGGCTGAACCAGCGCACTTACGCCAAGCTGTGGCAGCGTTGCTGGAAATCCAATTACAGGTGATGTTGAATCATAGAGCACGGAGCGTACATCACCGTCTCTCAGCCGCTGGTTTAATAAAAAGTCCGTGAGCTCTGTTGCTGATGGATTAGCAGTATTTGCGCTCAGAAAATTTACAAACTCTTGGGTGAATAAATCAGCAATTGAATTTGTAGCCGTTTCGTACTGACGCTGTGCCAGGTCAACAACAGACACTGGGGTCAAGTCACGCTGCATAAGCAATGAAGCTAACAAGTTTTGCTGTTCTGACCACAGCTTAATTGCGCCGCCAAATGCACGGTTTTGTGCGGTACCCGGTAATTGGTTAGTCAGTATGCTGCGGAAGTGCGAGTACAGGGTGCCTTCAGGAATTTCAGCGCCGTTATCAGCAGCCACGTTCGCATAGAACATGCGCGGAACCTGCCACGCACCAATTCCTGCAACATCAGCCACTGGGCCGCCAAAAAAGTCAAATATGGCCTCGTCCTCATCTCGGTACACATATCTGGCACTTTCAAAGGCGCCTACACTAATTGTAAAGACATCACCTGGGGTGAACGGGGTGGATCCTGCGGTGATGCTGACGTTAAGCTCGCCATTAGAATACGGCACGCCAACTGCTGCCGTACTAAATTCGGCTGGCAGTACTTTAAGCTTAGATCCCTCAACAGCAAAGGTAGTTCCCGTAAGTGCAGTAAGAGTCCAAATTTGCTGCTGCGCAAATGGATTGCCCGCCGTTACTACTAGGCTGCCAGTTCCATCGCCCGCAAATTGCTGCTCTATTACTGCAGCGGTGCCATAACCTGGGTGCCAGATGGTATGCAGTGCGGCGTCTGTTGTTCGGTAGAACAGGAGAGAATTATCGCCCTCCGCTAATCCATGCGCAAACAAAAAGTCAGCGCTTTGATTTGAAGCCTGTGCCAGCCTGCGCTGTAGAGCCGGATCAATTGCTGCAGTAGGATCTTCAGCGTAAAAGAATATTGCTGAAACTTTACCAGCGTGCGTGCCGTTGTAGCGGTACAGGTTAAACAGTGGTGCTTGATTAAATTCAGTTTTGCTCTGTCTGTACGTGGTGCCGGTGGCCGATGGCGCACCATCTTTAAATGTAGAGTTAAGTTCTACATTAGCTTCGTACTGGATAATTGGTCGCACGGCCTGAATGATTTTAGAGCGGTCTAGTCCAAGTCCGTCAAGCTCATCACGGTGATACCAAAAATTAGCCTCTTGCCAGTCGCTGGTATTGCTGGTAGTATCACCAGTAAGAACCCACTGCTGATTGGCTTCCGAAATATAAGTCTTGCTGGCATGGGCGTCAAACACACGTGCACCTGCAACAGCCGTTTCTCCGCTGTAATCTCCGGCCCGCGTAAAAGTGCCAGGCTGCACAGTGTAAATCCCGTTTTCTGCTGAGGCACCCTGGTTTTTCACAAGTACGCGATCACCAGCTTTAACTACAACGCCGCCGATTGTTTGATATGTGTCCAGCGAATCAATTGCGGTAATCTTGCCCTTTACTCCTGGGCCTACATTTGGTGTTACTGAGTGCACGCTAGAAATAAATGGAGCAGTAATGCTGAACTTATCGCCTGTAACAAATGATTCGTACGAGGTAAGAACGCCGCTCTCACTATAAATTGGGTCTCTTACAACCGTAAACTCAAGCAGTACTTTACCGCCTGCCTGGTATTGCACATCAAGCGGGCCAGTTTCTGGCAGAGCGTATGACTGAACACGCTCAGCAGCCGAAATACCTGGGCCACTTGCAGTAATGGTAAAGTTTTGTGCGTCTAAGAAATCTATAACCCAAGTTTGCTGGTAAAATCCGGTGCCAGAGAGCACAATCTGGCCAGTGGTTGAGGTTACAACATTTAGTTTATCAGCACCAGAATTTTTTGGCGCTGCAATAACATAGTACTCTGGAGAAAGAGTTGGATTCCATGAGAGTGCTGGAGCGCTTGGCAGCCCTTGAGCAACCCAGTAGTAATTAAAGAAGTTAGTAAAGCGTTCCAGATCAATTGGCGGAGAATAGTTGTTGCTCTGCGAGTACAGCCATGTAGACTGATTCGCCGAAATACCAAGCACTTCAGCCTTGCGAATTAAATCTTGAACGGTAAAAGAGTGAACTTCGGTACCAACTTTAAACGACAGCACAGGAATAAGCGCGTTAATGTCGCGTTCAGTACTTTGCTGTGGGATCTTTGGAGTTCTGTCGTCTACTGAAGCTGGCTTGCGGCCAACATAACCGTACAGTGGAACAGCCTCGTCACGCGTAAGAAATCTATTAAAAAGATTGTCTATGAGTGAAGTGAGCATAGGGTTCCTCAAATTCTGAGGAACAAGTGAAATAAGATCCTGGTGCGGAAGCGTGTAGTCTTTATTCATTTATATACCTAAAATTTGGGTGATTCTTTCCAGCTATTCCATAACCTAATTCAGCAATTAACAATTTCTGGCTTTCATAAATTTTAATTCCGTCTATTGTACATCTGCGACATAGTGAGGCACTAACTTTTTTATAAATTTCTGCTTTAGTTTGTTCAGAAATATTGGCGTTAATTTTTTGTCTAGCCTTAGACATTTTAGCAGAAGTGATAGCTTTTTGCTCATCTGATCTAGACAACTGAAAATCTGTTTTAATTTCAGACAACTGCTTTATCCACTTTTCACGGGAAGCGGGTGACATTTCTGCCATTGCCGTTTTTACTTTTTTAGAGTGACTTTCTTTTTTCCCAGGCTTTTGCCATTCTATTATTTGTAATTTACTCTTTGCGGCTTTTTGCTCCTCGGTCCACTCACCCCTGCCACCGCCGCCTGGCGCGCGGTTAAAGAGTGGGCCAGTTTTTAGATCAGCTCTGCCGATCAAATCTATAAGAAATATTTCTAACTCCTGCGCCTGGGATTTTGATTGAACTTCAATAATTTTAGGCGCCATCTGAAATCCTTCGACAGTTCTTTTGTCGATTAATCTTCTTAGCCGTGTGCAATGAGTATGTTTAAGATGGTCAAAAGCTCTCCCTGTTCGCCCTTCGCCTATGTACACAGGCATTTGCGTTTTGGGATCATAATAGATATACGTGCAGTGAGAAAGTTCCATGCGTACTTGAGCCAAGAGGTTACCAGTACGCTATTTAGACTCCGGGCAAAATGTCAAAAAACACAACCCGATACTACATGGCCATATCAGTACAGGCAAGAAGAACCTGTACTCCCTCTTTAAATCTCATCGCATTTGCCTGATAACCGTTGGAGTAAGAGCTTCAACAATTTCAATGTCGGCCAACTGCGCTGCTGATTGCAAGATTTCATCAAAGCCGCACTCAATAGTAAACATGTCGCCAAATGAGTTTGTGCTGTACAGTGGAACCAGGACGGCACTTGCTATTTCAGTTGGCAAGCGGGTGTGCATGAGCGACAACAGTTCGGTAACATAGAATGTTTCGCCAAAGTCCCAGTTCGGAATGTCAAAATACGTGTTGATGACATTTAACAGCTCCTCTTTAACGCGCTCATTTGTCAGTGTGCTGCCCGGGGCGCGCACAACTTTAAACTTAGCACGGAATTGTGGCTCTGCAAGCGCACCAAACAAGAGCCGTAATTTACCGGAGTGCAGTACAACTGTGTCACTCAACATTTTGTTTTTCAACAAATAAGAATAAGAGTTTCGCAGATCGAGTGGCGTTGGCGGTGTGGGTGCTGAGAGTGATATTCCTCGCAAAAAGCTAATCACTGAATCATAGTACCCCTGCGTAATCACGTACGCATCATGAATGTTGGTTACGGATGGGTCAATGATATTTGTAAATGGCGCAAAGTGCTGCCACATAAAATCAAGTCCTCGACCATCGCTGTTCTTTGCTGTCTGGCGGCGGCCAAAATTGCCAGCAAAGAACGCGTCTGGCCCAGCAAGACTAAATGCCTGAATGGCCAGTGTTTTATCCGCAAGAGTAACGCCGGGATTATCAAGCCTAAAGTACTCATAGCTTTGCCCGTCTACAGCACCAGCAAAACTTTCAAACTGCAGCAGGCGATCAGGAATTAAATCACCGCTTGAATCTTCCTGCAGTAAATCAGTTGGTACTACTTGTAGTTTGTGAAAGTCAACTACACCATTACTGTCTTTGACCGCACCAGCCACATCGTACACCTGAGAAGATGCCAGTACTTCACCGCGATAGTCTTTATTTGATCGCAAAATCTTAATGCTGTCAAACACGCGCTTTTTAGTATCGCTGTCAAGTAACTGATCTGCCTCATTAAACCAGAATTTAGTGGTGCGAGATTGAACAGTAAGCGCCAGATCTCGGTGGTGAACTTCATAACCAATTACGTTATTAGTCGGTTGCTGCCGCAGTTTTTTAACAAAGATTAACCAGCTGTGCTGCGCAGAACCGGCTGAGTCTTGAGCAAACAAGAATTCATCGCCGTCGTTAATGCCGCTCGCGTAGTAGGGTAACTGCGAGACTCCCAGAATTTCCCACCAGCCGTTTAGGTTAATTACCCGGGTCTCGTTAAACGCATCACCACCTCGCACAACGCTGGCAAGATCTACGCTCAAGTCATCTAAATTTTGGAGTACAAATGCATCGCCCGGTTCAAACGCAATATTCCCAGCGCTTACTGTAAAAAACTCGGTGCCATCTGCGCTGAGCTCATACGGGTCACCAACTGCGCCGGTCTTAAATGTGCCGCGCAGATTTGACCGAACATTAAGGGTAACACCGTCAGCACTGACTTCAATAGTAAACACCTCGGCGCTGAGTACTTCACTTGGCCGGTTATGCACAGTAATTGTGCCACTACCAACACCGGACAGGGTGCGGTGGTAGCGCAGCGCGAAATAGTCTTGCTCTGCAATTGGCTGTAAGCCTGATCCAATATCGCCCGGTGGAAATTTATTAATTCCATCCACCGTGCGTGGCACTGCAGCAGCGTAGATCCGTGAATCGTCTTTTGGAAATAAATCTGGGTCTGGAATTCGCGCGAAGACTTGAGAGTTAGGGCCCTCAACAAATGCCAGCGGTTCACCATACCAGTGCCGGTCGATCAGCGCTTGCATGGCAGTTTTTTCTTTTAGTGAACCATCACCGGTTGAGCCAGCAATCAGCTTTACAAATGAGTTGCCGGAATAGTGCAGGCCCGCGCGGTTGTCTTCAATAAATGACCGGCGTGGCGGGCTGACAACGCCAGCTGTGGCTGGATCAGTTGCTGACAGGTGCAACATGGCGTTAATGACACCATTAGTGTTTAACAGCGGTTCAATAACCGAGTCTATCAGCGCCTGACCTGAAAGAGAAGTAGTCAAGGACGTGAGGCTCAAGTCGTACTGCATAACAAGATCGTCACCAAATATTTTTACGTTCTCATAAGTTCCGCTTGGATCATTCCAGTCAATGTGCTTTGGCTGACCAGCGAATGTACGATTTACCGCCTTAAGTCGCAGGATTGACGGGTCTTTTAGCGGAAAGGTATTGTAGTCCTGACCGTTAACCATGCGGTTTTGCGCGTAATACGTGGCTGGTGCGGACTGACGCACGTGCTCAATTGTCTCGGAGCCTGCGCCATTTTGCAGAGTGGTTGTGAGGCTAAAGGTGACTGTTGCGGTCTCGGTGTTACCGGTTGATGAGATGTAAGTAAAGGTGAGAGGCTCATTAACTACCTTGCTCTTTTGCACGACAAGCGCACGGTTAGCGCTCTGCCTCATCCAAAAACGGAACAGCCCCTGTGGAGCCTCTGCAAAATCTCCGTCTCCAAACACAATTGCAATTTGGTCGTTCTCAAGAGTGTCAACCTCGTACTTTGATCGAGTGCTGCGATCATCGTTAAAAATCAGGTTTTGCTCGTTAATTGTTTCAACCTGTTTCCAGCGCTGCTCAATACCGCCTTGACCATTAATCTTTTGTACCCACACGTCCGTGTGATTAACGTTGTCTGGTAAAAATTCTAGTCTGCGGTTAGGCTGCTTATCAAGAATAGAATAATCAATGCGAGTCAGTGTACCCTGTTTTACATAGGCCAAAAAGCCTGTGTAGTCTGAGCCATCACCAATACCGTCATTTGCGTAGATAATTGACAGCGCTGAGGCCAAATCAGGCTCGCGTTCCAGCGGGCCGTTTTCGTCAATGTCGGCTGAGACAACTTCCATTGGAAAGCTGTCCAGCCCAGTTGAAGCAGAGAATGGATATACCCCATTAGTAAATGAATTTTGCGTGGAGTTCAGCGCGTACAAGTCCATTACTACGTCACCAACTTGAAACGTCTTTTGCGGCTGACCAAAGCGCGTAGTAAGCACACGGTTTGCTATCAGCAAAAACTGCTCTTTCCAGTTCGCGTTGTTTGGATCATTCCAGCCAACAACTAAACCAGCAATGTCAGTACCACGCGAATCAAACGCGCGTTCGGTTGTACTGATGCTTGTGAACTTTACAAGTCCACGTACCGGAATATTTCGTGTTGCCTTATAGGAAATAAGTTTTGCCAGGCGCAGGATAGACTGTTTACGTTGCGCGGTAGTAATAAAATTCTCATGCGAGACCATGTCAACACGGTACGCAAGTTGCTCGGCCACGTATGCAAAAATCTCAAGCATAGCAATAAGTTCGCTGGACTCAAGCAAATCGTTAAAGACTTCGCTGTAGTAAATGCGCAAGTAATCAACGAGCGACTGTTTGATCGTGTCAGCGTCGTACGATGTAAAGTTTACCTTGGTAAACCCCTCGTAAATTTTGTCCCAGCTTTCTGCACTATTACTATTTCTGAATGCCATATATGTCCTAAATCAAAGTACAGCTATTTACACTGGTAGGCGGTTGGCAGGAATTGAACCCTTCTGGACTAACCACATGCGATTGCTTTGCGGATTATTTTTAAATCCAAAACGCCGATAGAACTTTTGAAGCTTATTAACCTGTTCATCATCTGACATAGCTGAATCAGCATTCACGGCTTGACCAGGGAACGGATCTAAAAAGATAAGCTCGGCTGCCTGTGCTTCTGGCGTTTGCAGAAATTGTTTCATCAGTTTATCGCCATCACCGTTTCCCGGGTTATTAACCGAAATCATTTGAAGCTCAAGGACCTCTTTACTGTACCCATCAGGAATATACCCGGCGTGCTCTTCATCTTCAAGATCAGACTTCCAACCGTATTTGACGTATCCTTCAGCGGTTTTAATCTGCGCTTCCGACGGGTTTTCTGAAGATTTAATAAAGCCTCTACAGATTTCAAGCAGCTTCATTTTACGCCCCAGTACTAAATGACAGCTTTAGTGTTTCGGTAATATTGAGCTCAACGTAGCGCAAGTCAACAAAAGCAAAGATCGCGTTGTTATCCGGTGCAGCGTTAACTGACATGTCAATTAGCTGCACGCGCGGATCGTAATCAATTACTTTTTTTAAATCTTCTTTTACAATATCAAGGGTCAAATTATCAAGTGGCTGAAATGCCAGTAACGGGATTCGCGTGCCAAAATCAGGCAAGTGCACGCGCTCACCAGGAATTGTGTAAATGTGATTTAGTAAATCCTGTTTTACCAGTTCTTGATTTGTGAGCGAAAAGCCACGCTTCTTGTTAGCTAAGTACGAGGCAGTACTGAATCCGCGGTAGAGTGGTAGAGCCATAAATTTCCTTTAATTAAGCACGCCAATTTTTATTACGAGCAGTCTTTGACGCTGCCCGGGGCCATGGCTCGTGCGATGGAACTGTGCTTGGGCCTGTCAGGCAGTCTGCTCCAGCAGCTGCTGGGCCGTTAAGATGAATGTTAGAACCAGTACAAAGTACTGCCCCCGCTGAGAGAATATTAAAGCTCTCAGTAGATTCTAAATTAATGCCACCACCGCTTACTGATAGTTTCCCGCACGATGTCAGCTTAAGCGCGCCAGTGGCGCCAATGTTTACCTCTTTACCGGCGCTCACATTAAACGATCCAGCAGCAGAAATATTAAAATCACCGCCCGTTGAAAAGCTAATGCTGCCCGCACCATACACATGCACTCGACCGTCCTGATCCATTTCAATCCATGATTTGCCGTGCGCAGTGCTCACATAAATTCGCTCGTTAGCGTCATCCAAAATAACTTGATGACCTGCCGCGGACTTAATTCGAACACGGCCGGTTTCCGGGTTGTCTTGAAAAATTAAAGAGTGCCGGCCTGGTGTTGTGAGTGCATAAGTTTGCGGATCCAGTTGCGCGCGACCATTAAATTCTGGGTCTTTTAAATTTCGCTGATAGCCCTCTTTACCGTCTTTTTCAGTTTTGTCCTGTGCAACCGCACGTTCGTACGCGCCGCGGGTGCGGGCCTCTGGCGCATCAAGCGCGTTATTAAACTGCTGCAGCAAATTGTTGTGTTGCGGCTGCACTGGTTCAAATGTGTCAGAGAGTGGGCTCTTTCCAAGGTCTGCTCTATTTCGACCAGTTGGCATAGACCTGTTACCATGATCTCTAAAATATGACCCCATGTAAACTCGGCGATTTACGTCACCATACAGGAAACCCACCACGCAAAGCGCACCTGTCTTTGGCACAGCAAAAAAGCCGTATGCTTGCAGCCCGCTAGTGATTGTGGCTGCAGGACCTGCCGGGTAATCTCTGGTTTGCCCTGCTAGAGGAGAAGAATAAGTTGCCCACGGCAAATCTATTACGTTGTAGAGCTCGCCATCAATTGCTGGCACGTATATTTTAACTCGACCCATTTGCTGAGGATCATTAGTGTCTACAACAACACCCTCCATTAATCCAGGAGTGTTCATTTAATTTCCTTGACAGTGCTGGTGTTTTTACCAGTTGCGGTAAGATTATTTTGCAAAAAATTCATTGCTGTTGCCAGCTCAAATTCCTGGGTAAATTTGGAGCCTTCAATTTTTGTTCGAATAGAGCGCACAAAAAAGTAGTTATCGTAAAACAGGCGCGTGCCAAAGTCTTGCCCGGCAATTAGCTCATTAGTAATAAAATCTACGTTAGGACCAAACACATTTACTTTTACAAAAATGGGCGTGCCTACCATACTTGGCCCCTGTAGCGGAGAGTTTACCTTAAAGCCGCCACCCGGAGACTGCTGTAACCCGGGTGTTAGCCGAAGTAGCTCCGCCTCAAATTGCGTTCTGTACTCGGCTTTTGAGTTGTCATTTGTTTTTGAGTTTCCATTATCAGCAAAAGTAGTAGCGCTTACGTGTTTTAATATTGATGTAAGTGTTACGCGCTCAAGCAGATCTGGGTTACCCCTGATTGTCATCTTTATATCTGTTGAGCCACCCACCAAGTAGTTAGTTGAGTTTTGAGTATAGCGTTGGGCAATTGTCTGCGCAGATTCTCCTGACGCTCCAGTACCAGCACTAAGATTACTGAAATTTGTACTTTGATCCCCAGTACGAGGCGGGAAAAGCACAGGGTCTTTTGATCTAATATTTGCTGGGCTACTTTGCCCGCCCCGTACTTCTTCGCCATCTGCCTGCTGATTATCTACTTTATCTGCAACTGTCAATAACTTCCCTTGTCCTAACGAAGTTTTAGACAGCAACATCAGATTTAAATTCTTAATTTTTAAATCAAGCGACAGCACATCTATATTTTTACCTGAAAATATGTAGTCGTATTCTAGGAAGTTTTTTGGAACTTGTATATTCCCACCTTGACCGGCAATGGTTTCAAAGTATGGTGCTTGATCACCAACAGCATCAGTCTTTGCATTTAGTTCTACATTTGGAACCACAAACTCTACAACGTCTACGTGCACAGTATATGTTGAATCGTCGCTGGTTATTGAAACGAGATGTTTAAAAAATTTAACATTGCTGGTGGTACCTGGATCTTTTTTAAAGTTCCCAAGTTCCATGACTTGTACTGTTTGACTCAAGATAATATCAAGCACTTCTGTAATTGAGATGTTTGGATCAACAGCAATAAAACTGTCTTTTGCAGGTGCGGCATTATTAATTGGCGTGGTGCGTGGGCCTACTCGCTTGTTTTCTTCTGTGCGTAACATGTCTCTAAAATTTGTTTCAATGGCGCCACCTTGTGCTGGCCCAGAAAAGCCGTAGTCTGCCCAGCCTTTAGGCAGCGTAATCATGTACTGCACTGGACGGCCGGAAGAAAACTCCAGGCCTAATTTTGCCGTTGTGGTGGTGGCTTCGGCGTCATTGTACTGCCTGAAGCGGGCAAAAGACTCGGCGTTAAGTCTGCGTTCGAACGCTGCCACTACAGCGCCTAGTGTGTTGGCTCCATCACCAGTAAAATATGATGAGGCAGTTCCAAGATTTGTCCATTTACTATTTACTTCTCTAGAGCTGAGCACACCTACTAGCGAGATAAATTTACAGGCGTACACGCCCTTTGTGTCATTTAGGTCCAGCTGTATCTCGTTAAAAAGTGCCGGAATACCAACTGACTGAACAACTTTTGTTTCGCCGCTTGCAGTGTGCCCAATAAACATGATTCTAATAAGCACAGACATGCCGCTTGTGCTTACTCCGAACCGCGCTTCCATTAAAAACTGTAGAAAATTAGCAAATGATATTCCTTGACTGTCAAGTATTGTCATTGCAAGCTCTTGAGCCGCAGTATTAGGGCTGGTGCCGGGCGCCGCATAGCCCGTTGCATTAGACTTAATATCAAAGGAAGTAACTGTGAATTGCGAAAATCTGCGAGTATCCATCATTAGGAAAACTCCGCCACCGGGCTGACCGCTTACCTTTACTTCGTTTCCTAACTGCGTGCACGCATCAACGGCCTGTAGCGATTTGGCCATTGAGCCACCGCTGGTTTCAGTAAACTGGCGTAGCTCTTCTGTGCTTCGCGCGGCGAGCATTACATAGTGAATACTGTGAGACTGAAACTCATCTAATTTATTTTTAATAAACATGTTATACGATTGGTGTTATGTTAGTCAGTGGAATTTCTCTAGTAGAAGCAAACCCGCCGATTTTCCCAGCAAGAAGCGATTGCACTCGGCTGCGTGATGGAATGCGCAGTACACGGCCTAGCGCGATCTCGGCAAATGGATCTAAAATTGCGTTGTACTGCGCAATAAACCACCACAGATGAGAATCACCCAAATAAGCAGCTGCAATTAAATCCAGCCGACCTTCAGTTTTTTTGTCAACGGTGTATCTTTCATCAGTGTCATCAAGCTCAAATACAGTGCGTTCCCACCACTCAAGGTTGCGAGAGCCTACTTCGGTTTTGCCGCCAACCACATAGCGTGATTGTTGCACCAGTGTTGAATTAGTTTCAGCCAAATTCTTCTCCAATTAATCTCTGCTAATAACATTGCCTTGTTCGTCATATCGAATCTCTGAAATAAATGATGGCTTAGGCATAATCTTTTTTAGATTATTACGGCCTTCATTACCATAATTTCGTGACGCCTCGCTGATGGATGGCGGCGGTGCCGGCTGTGGCGTGCTGTTAGTAATTCCTTGATTGCCACCCACCGGTTCAGACGCGTATTTGGAACCTTCAGCTCGAATAAGCGGCGCGTACGCGTCAAGCATAAGGCCAAATCTAAATGCAGTAAGATCAAAGCCGTTAAACTGTTCGGCCGAAAATGACTCAACAATGTTTAAGTTAATGTTCATGACAGTTGGGAATGGAATCTCTTGTCCGTCTTTGTCAAATACGTTAGTTGGGATCCAGTCGCAATCTCGCGGCCAGTTCCACTGCGCATTAGTAAGTACGACTGGAACCGTGCCGACAAGTCCTCTCCAACCAGAAAAGTTAAGAACTGGCGGTGGGCCGCCCAAGCGAGTACTAAACTCGCCGTCTAATTGTTTTTGCCCAAAAAAGGGCATACACCAACTTCTGATTCGGTTAATAAAATAATAGTTTTTCTGCGCCTCTTCGCGGGTCCGGCAAGTAAATGTTGCTGAGATCGTCCATGTGGTGCTCTTAGTACCGCGATATTTTTGAAATTCGCCGGGGAGTTGCGAGGTTTGTAGTGCCTCGTAGTCTGCAGTGCGGTTCTCAGTAACCTCTGGCATGTTATCAAAGACAACACCGCCGTCCTGCGAGTTTACACCGGTTAACTGAACCTTGTGCTGTTGGTTACCCGCATCATTTGCCTTGCCCAGTGCAGCGTTGGTTGCTGCGGCAGAGGTAGAACTAGTTTGTGCCTGTACCAGCGAGGCAGCAGTACTGTAGTACGGGTTGTCAGACAGTTGGCTATCAGACACTGCTGCATTAAACACCGCTGCAGCACTAAGTGCTTGGAACGTTGGAGCACCCGTTCCAAGTTTAGTAAATGGGCCAGTACTGCCAAAGGTAGTTGTTACAGCGCTGAAGCTCTCGTTGACCAGCGAGTCAACCGGTGCAGTGGCGTAGCTTATTAAATTGTTTGTGACGCTGCCCAGGCCGGATACGCTTGGCAGTGATTTAATAGTTGAATCTAGCAAACCCATTACTTCTCCGCCGCGCGCCGTTGCGCTTTAATTTTGTTGAACATGAGCTCTGCAATTTCTGGTTTATCTTTTAGACCTACCAAAATTGTAAATTTGTTTAGGTCGTTTTCTTTGACCGCATGGCGTGCCAATGAAGCGCTGACCATGTTTACTGGAATTTCATCATCAGTATATTTGAGCACCGCATCAAGTTCAGCAACAGAATCTAATTTTGCCGATGGAGCTGAAGTTCGGTTCATTGAAATAGCATAATGCGCAATGTCACCGCCGTCAGGTGTTTTAAAATATGTGTCAAGCATGCCTAGATAGCCATCTGTTATGTCGGTGCCAGCGGCAACCGCGATAGGTTCAAAACCAGCTTTTCGCACTTCTTCAAAAGCAGCAAAGGCTGAAGTAGCAGTTAAAAACTTTACTCCATCAGCTTTGCCGGACGCGGTCATAAAACTAATTCGCTCACCTGCAGAGAGTGGATTGCGCAGCTTGTCTTTTGAGCTTTCTACACCCTCAACTATTACGGCGATTGGCACGGCCTCTAAATTAAGTTTTGGGTTATTGCGAATGTACTTTTTGGCGGCGTCAAAGAGCGCGTAGTGCCCGATAGTTGGGGGCGAAAATCTGCCGACCACAATAGCAGCTCGCCTGGATTGCTCGCCAGCAGTGCCCTCAAACAGGAATAAAATTACATCGTCAGTATCATTCATCTCATATTTAGTCCTGAACACGGAACACTGCGCGGGTCACCCGCGGGTCCCGGGTTTAATACAATAAATGTGGCGGCCGGGAGTGCGTGATCCCGGGTGGTGTGGCGCCCAGGCCCAGGATAGCTTAGAATTACCTATGCCGATCAACACCCTCTTAGGATACAATATGACGGCAATTAAAACTACAGTACTGCCAGCAGAATCAACAGTAAAACCAGCAAAGCAAGTAAAAGCCGCAAAGAAAGAACGGTCAAAGTCTACCAAAGGGCACTATGTTACTAACGCCCAGTTACTTGCAGCGTTCTATGAGGCTAAAGCAGCCGGTAAATTAACAAATCAAATGGCAAAGTACCTGATGATGGTTGCCACAAAGTACTCTTACCACCCGTGGTTTGCGAACTATTCGTTCAGAGAAGATATGGTGTGCACGGCGGTTGTTAATCTGTGCGCAAATTGGCACAAGTTTAATCCAGAGAAACAAGAAAATCCTAATCCGTTCTCGTACTACACAACCGCATCGTACCGCAGCTTTCTTTCGTACCTGGAAGCCGAGCGTAAAGAGCGAGATATTCGTGATGAGCTCTTAATTGGAGCAGGATCTAACCCATCGTTTAACTACGGTTCCCGTCAAGGCGCCAGCGGTAAAACATCTGATGATACCGCTTTTGCCGGCACAGGCGGCGGCGAAGATTAATTAACGGTAATTCTGGCGCAGGCTTTTTCACGGATTGATTTATAAGCCGTTTGAATAAAGCCTGGCTTTGCCTCAGCAGCTTTTCTTGACAGCGCTCTTAAACTAGCAGTGCTGATCCAGCTCAGCGCAGTACTTACTAGAAATGCGGTTACTACAGCCAAAACAGCAAGTACTAATATTGGAATTATCATTGCTATTGGCGCGGAGCTGAAGTTCAACAATACTCCAGTGCCGGCCGATGCGGCAAGGAACGCCAAGGTATGTCCAAGTAACGCCATGAAGATACCGCCAACCATAATTAGCAGTACAACAACGCACGCGCCACGCAGCACAGCAGTGATGTACTCGCACATATCCCCAGTATACCACTCTGTTTTCTTATCGCTCTCATCGCGGCTGAGGCAATGGTTAAGAGAGCCATATCGCGCAGCCAGCCGCCAGTGCAAAGATTTTGTACTAAAGTTAAATGCTTTCATAGCTTCTCCTGATTACTGGCAACCCGCAAAACCGCAGGCTACATCATAGATAAATTCAACCGTTTGAACTGGCTGTACTGCGTTCATGCGCTCAACAAGGACAGCCCCGTCTGTCCACCAATCAGCCCAACCTTGCGGTGAAAGCTTAATAGGATTTACAGTACTATCTTCAGCTGCCAGTTCCCACAAAAATACCCAGTACTTCAAAGCAACAATAATCTCAGGCGTCAGCACATCTTTAAATTCTTCCACACCAAGATTTGCACCGCCATCTTCATGAGTTGCCCAAAGACCACTCGCCATGTAATCCGGGAATACTCGTATTTTTTTCATTTTATTCTCCATAGAGCTGCTTATTGACTAAGTTGTTATACTCCGCTTGCACCGCCTCTAAATGCTGCTTTGCATCCTTAATTTGCAGGGTCAGCTGTAGGCGGGCTTCAGCCATGATACCAGCCAGCTCCTCAGCTGTTTTTTGTCTATAATGTTCTAACCTAAATCCTGGCACCTTAAACACTGTGCGGTTCCAGTCGGATTCTGCAACATCTGCGTCAAAGGTGATAGAGGTCTCTGCACCGTATTTCTCAACAAGATCCTGTACATCCTCAAGCAGCTCGGCTAGTGTGCCGTTAAAACTGTGAGGACTTATTATTCCGACTGTTTTTTTAGTGTTAGTCATTTTTAACTCTCTTTGAACTTAGCCCTGAACTTAGCCTGCAGCCGCGCAAGTTCGGCGAGCTCGTATTCTTCTTTTCTGGCAGCATCTTCCGCCTGAGTTTTTGTTCGAAGCGTGAACTCTTCATCTGTTTCTGGACGCTGTTTAGTTAACGCAAACCTGGACGATGGGTGCGAATCATAATCATAATGAAACTCAGGCTGCCAGTCTAGCTCGCACTCACCACCATGCTCTTTTGCCAGTTCTGTCAGAGCGGCTATTATACTGTTTATCGTGCCCTCAAACTCATACGGCTGAATAGTGCTGACTTGCTCTGTGATTTTGATTTTAGTAGCTGGTAATTTGCTCATGATTATCTTTTTGGGTTAGCGTAAATAATTATATCCTAATCCCGAAATAAAGGTAAACTAAATTGTAACGGTTTCGGTACCAGTCAAATACCCGCTCTCAGCATAATTGCCTCTAAGCGCTTACCCATCTCATCTGTGAATACAGTTGGGCCATTGAACACCTCGCACAGACCATCAATAAACGCGGCATCGTCAACCAAAAGCCGGTCCCTGTGATTCTCACAAAACTCTATCGCAACCATTACATCAACTATACTAGTCTGCCTATTCTTAATTTTTGGCATTAGCATTGGCTTCATTCAATATTCCTGTATAATTTAAAGTTACCAGTCAATGACCAGCTGATATTCGCCGGCTGGCAAGAGCCCACGATCGTGCAAATCATTTGCCAGTACTTCGTTCGAAGGATAGAAATTCCGCTCCCAGAACAGGCACAGTCCATGATTGCGATCCCACTCATCTGCGCTGCCTAACTTTTGTTGTGGATCACGCGCGAGCCATGCAGCAAAGCTAACGCCCCTTTCATCACCATTTACTTTTTCAGGGATAGAATCATTTTGATAGTCAAATGCTTCTATATCTGGAACGGTTATGTTATATATGCCGCGTTCCCTACAGTCATTTTGTTGCTGAAAGGAATACATGCGGCCGTATGTTTCTTTGACGAGCGCGTCCCAATCCTGTAAATCAATGCTTTGAACAGTTTTAATTTTTAACATGATTTTCACATGTGAACGTTAGTTCAACTGTGCCACCCTCAAAATGGTTGTAGTCCGCGTTTGAACGAACAATCTTAAATGGGCCACGACATTGCTCCATTGCAGCCTCGTAAGTCATACGTTTTGCGCCTGATCGCCCACCCAATTCCCAAGTGGCTCTTGCAGAGACAACATATTCCCCTCCGCTCATAGCGATAGGTGTAGAGACTGACGCACAGCCGGTCAGTAGGAGCGATAGAAGGATAATAAGTTTCATTTTCTGCCTCAGAATAATTTAAATTTACCGTTTTGTATAATTCAGCAATACGGTGAGTCATATGTTCTTTAGTTCTGTTTTATTTCGCTGTCATTTTCTCATAATAATCGCCCCACCATTTAGCCTCACGTAGGACTCTGCCATTGACAATATCTACGCATTTTTTATCATTCTCCTGCATAACTACGCTAAGGCCACCTAACATTTTATGGTACGGTATAATTTTATCTATGGCCATTTGGTATCGGGCGGCTGTTACTTGTTCGTCTAAACCTAGTGCAATTGCTTGTTCTAAAAGAATATCACCAATCAAATGCGATTTTTTAGAAACTGCAGGATTATCAGTCGTCATTCTAAGACTTATAAACTCATAATATACTGAGCAATTTATTAGTTCATGGTGCGTATTAGCGCGCCATTTTTGAAAGCGCAAGTGGTCTTTTTCAGATATTTCGCTATGCGCGTGCATACTACACGATGCAGCTAAAATAAGTGCAATAAGTTTTTTCATGTTATATCCCATGTTAATTCAAACAGTTAAAAGTTATTCTGGATTCTCAGCTGCATTTTCGGCCCTTTGAAAGATTATCAGACGCTGACAGCATTTTAACATATTTTAAAGCTCTAATTTAAATTTTAAATTACCACTGTCTTCACAGCGTAACCAACCATCAGCTCTCATATTCTCTAATTCTGTTTTACTGGCATCAAAATTCTTTACTATTCCAGGCAGCGCGGATTTCATAGCTTGATATCGCAACAATCTAACTGGCCCTTTAACGTAAAAATAGTTAGGCCGTGTTGTCTTAATCAGTTTAAACCCTGCTCTGAGGTACGCATCACCCACTGAAATTCTGCGATCTGCATAGGTGATTAAAGTCCGGTACGACTTTTTTCTGAGCTCTGCTAGAATTCGCTGAAATCCTCCGGTGACCGAAACTCCTGCACTGGCAAATCTAATTAGCTCTAATTCTTCTTTACCAAACCTAGCATGTCCAAAGCTAGCCGCTTGAACAAGTTTGTCATTATCAAACAGCCCAATAGTAAAACTTGCCTGCGCACTTCCTTGCAAGTGCCACTGCTTAAAAAATTCAGGACAGCCGCCCTTAAGCACTTTTACTTTTAGTTTTCTAGCCATTAGTCTAGGCAGCAATCCTAACTTAGCAAGTATAATGTTGTGCACCACAAGAGGCTTTTCATCTATTTCAAAATCCCAGAAGTGCAGTAACTGAATACCCGCAGCTTCAGCTAATTCAGTTTTCTTAATTAACGGTTGGGATACAGATTGGTCGTGATGCCAGTACACTCCATTTACTTCTATTGCTAATTGCTTAGCCGGAATATAAATGTCTAGTTCTAACGGTGAAATAACATTTCTGTCTTCTACCAAATACGAGAGATCTGTGTTAGATACCATTGCTTCAACGACTGTCTGAACTCCGCTCTTTCTTCTACAATACGGACAGAGAATACCTCTGTGTAGTCTGCCAGCTGCTTCAAATTGTTTGCCGCACTCTAGATGCTGCCACATGTATTTGGTTTCGTAACCGGACCAATCAGCTTTTGTGAACACTGGTATAACACTGCAGTCAGTTTTAATCTTCTGCATCTGCTCGTCAAAAGACCCGTCTAGAAAGCGCAATTTTGCTCGGTTGCTTAATTGTTTTTTCACTTCAGCAGTTTTAGTATAGTGAACCTCACCGTACTTAAGTAAAGTAGTTGATTCTGTTTTTATTCTAGTTTCTTGTTTTTCTGTTACCGATCGCCGTGCATGAGTAGCTGAAATTTGTTTCTTAATAACATCCGAATTGGCTGGATTTTCAGTACCGTATCTGAGCATATTTGTCGTAGCAGCTTTTTCTCGAACTTTAGGTGCGGACCATGATGCTTCATATCCGTACACTGCTAAACTTGTTTCTCTAATTTTAGCCCTGACAAGTTCAGAACCCGCAGCATGTTCGGTTCCATACTTACTAAGATTGGTTTCTGATCGTTTTGATTTTGTGCTCTTTGAGACTGCGGCGCACTTAGGACTGCAGAATTTTTGAAGTTTGCCGTTAGCGTTTAAATTTAACGACTGACCACAGGAACAGTTTGGCCTGATTGAAATATCATTCTTCAATGCGTACATTTTTTCGGCAAGAGTAATCCACCCACCCAGATCCGCAGACATTAAATCAGCTTTAAAGATTTTTCCATTTGCGGAATTTAGCAGGCCAGTCATGAACTTACCGTCACGGTAAGCAAGATCCTGAAAGCGAGCTAGGAATAATTCAAACATCCTTTTATTATAACATCAACATTTATTTCGGGTTGAGTTATATTATCAACTAAAATTTAAAGTTATGGAAAGGGAACGTTTAATCAGTGCTATTATTTTCTGGGTGCAAAAAAGGAGACCTAGGTCTCCTTTTTAAGATTAAGTTGTTGCGGAACAACAACTTAGAAAGTTACATCTGATTACGAGAACGAAACGTTTGTGATCCTGATCCGTGCGTAGTAATCCGCGCTGTTACCAAGCGATGTACCAGCGTTGGTGAACGTAGCTTTTCCGTACCGGGTCATGAGGCTCACTGCTGGCATGAACGTGTTAGCGTCCATAACAACACCGGTGCTCATCAGTGGAACGTATGGGCAGTAAAAGTAACCTGTATCCAACTCTGACGAACCGCCTTTGTAGCCGATCAAGATGTCTTCGCCAGTTGTACCAGTAGCCGAACCAGCGCCGCCAGTCAATGTCCAAGCATCATTCAGACCCCAGTTGTACGAGTAAACGCGCATCTGGCCATTCAACATACCAACAAGCTTGTTACCGGTAGGATCTTGGAACTGGCCAGAGACCGCTGGTGCAAACACGGACTTTGAAGCAGATTGCAAGATCGAAGTAACCAAGTGCGAACCAACCAACCAGTTACCAGGTCCACGACGCGTTTTAGCGCCGATTTCGTTTGCAAGCTTGTTAACCAAAATACCAAGTTCAGCGTAACGATCACCAATGAAGTTCGGCGAGAAACCAGCTGGTGGAGTTGCGAAGTCGAATGTTCCAACAGTTGCGGCCAGGGCCAACAGGTCTGTCAAGATTTCATTGTCGATTTCGTGAGCGATCTGAGCTGACAAGGCTGCTGTCAATTCATTTTCCAGATCAAGACCGTGCTGCGAAGTCATGTCCTGAGCTGCTTCCATTGTCCAACGAGCCTGCAACTTACGGGAACCTGCAGTGATTGTTTGCTTCAAGACGCTCAAACGCAACGCACGACCGCCGTAGCCTTCGTAATCGCTTGTATTCGCGCCAACACCAGTACTTGTGTTAGCTGTCAGTGCTGGCGGATAACCTGCCGTACCAACGTTTGCTGTCGAATAGAAACGCTTCATCTTCGAGTTGTTTGCAAAAACTTCATCACCAGCAGCGATGTCGTTTGAAGGATCGCCGTTTGTGTCGACGGACTCAGCAAACGCAAAGCGCAAGCTGTATACCAAGCCAACTGGACCGCTCATTGGCTGTACGCCAACTAGATCGGTTGCAATAGTACCTGGCAAAATACGACGAATCATCGGGATAACGATTTTTTGGAAGCCGTCAACAGCGTTAGCCGTTGTTGCAGTTGCGCTTGCGGTTTCCATCATGTACTGCTTCTGATTCTCCAGAAGAGTAGACACGATTTGTTTCTTCGAACCAGTAAGGCCTTCTAGCAAGGCGGCTTTAGTTTCGATCCAGTTTTCCGTTAGTAACATGTGTTGTGCTCCTTATATAGTGTGGGACAGGATTACTTGCTGATACCTGCGAGGCGCTGCAGATTGGCGATGCTTTCATTAAGCTTCGTTGCTACTGCCGCTGGTTCCAACGGTGCGTCACCTGTCACGACCGTGGTTTTCTTTTCAACTGTAGACTCACTAAGAGTAGTAGTTGCCGGAGCAGCTACGTCTTCTTTCATGATACGACCGATGAAGAATTTATATGACTCTTCAAGACGAGCAGTATCGATGTTTTTAAGAACCATCTCCATTTGCTCACGTTTCTTTCCTGATAGATTAGAAAGAATTTTCTCAAGCTTTACTTCACGTACCATCACGCGATTAGCTTCTTCCGAGTCAGTTAATGCTTGTGCTAGATCTGCAAGTTGTGATTCAGCCACCTGGAGCTTGGAGCTCACGGAGTCTTCATTAACATGCGCTTTAGCAAATGTGGTTGCGTACGCTTCAAAAATCTGGCGACCAAATTCGTTTTGTTTTACAAGTGCGATATCTTCCGACAGTTCATCGATTTCGGCGGAGAGGCGAACTTCAAAAAACGCGTCCATTTTGTCGATTAGCTGTTCCATTTCCGATTCAACTTCATCGGCTAATTTGTACTTTTCTTCAACTAACTTTTCAGCGTACTCAGCTTCAAGGTCGCGGAAACGTTCAATATCAGATTTAAGTTCAGTAACTTCTTTAAGCAAAGCATCTGCTACAAAGCCATCAACCTTAGTAACCAGTTCATCGCGCTCAGCAAGCCACTGTTCTGCGAGTTCCGAACGAACCGTCAGTGAAACTTCTTCGCGGACTTGCGTCTTGAAGGATTCAACTGAAGTTGTCCATTGCTCGGAGATTTCAGCTTTAGTTTCTTCGCTAAGCAGCTCAGACTGAAGCAATTTCTGCAGGATTTCGTCCATGCTTTCTCCTAATTAAATTTACCAAATTTTATAACCTGGCAAGTGTTGTGTTCTGCACTGACTGAAACAACAATCGTTTCTTTATCATGTTGTGGTATTTAGCGCGCAGTCGAAAAAACGCATCAAAAACACAGTGCTTTTGATGCGCAGGGAGTTTACTCGTCAGATTGTTCTACAGATGCTTCTTCTTTTGCGGCCGAGAAGCCCGCGAGTTCTTGTGTTTTTGCTACAATGTAGTTGTGGATAGTTACTTCAGCCTGCTCAGGCCGATCATTAATCAAATCCTGCAACATTGATTTTAGTTGCTCGCGTGCTTCGCTCATTGTGAGATCCTTTATATTAGTTAGCGCATGGTATTTAGTTCTACCGGTTGTGTGGAATTACCACTCACTCTCTTCGGACCTGTCGATCACCGGTTTGACGAGCCTGACTGCCTTTCTAATAGATGCTCCATCAGGGAAAACAAAGTAAAAGATCCCAAAGTTCTCATGACGCTTGTACTCGATGCCAGCGTCTTTAAGTTCAGCCTCTGCTTTTTGAGCATTCAGCCGATCTTCGAAACCAAACTCTGGGCGCTCTGTACTGACGCCACCCATCTTCACGCCGAGGTGTTTACCTTCAGCAACTTTAGACCGTAGAAATTTTTCAAGGGATGCACCGCCTTCGGCGCGAGCCGCTGCGGTGATGGCTACTTTATCAGTATCCCACTGCTTTTGCGATTCATCGTCTGCAATCGACGCGGCAACTTTACCAGATTTATTGAACAGCACGTTTATACCGTAGTAGTCCTCTTGATCGGCTTTGGCCGAGTTATTCTTAACAAGCACCGCAAACGTGGCCCCAATTGCGCCCATGTCGCCCGTACCGCAGTATTTATTTTTCTTGATCGCCTCGGTAAGTGCGATTAATTCCCTCAATATCATTTTCCACCTTTGCGGATGGCCTCTAACAGGGCGTTAATTTCTTTCTTAAAGTACTCTTGAGCCTTTGGATCATGCACAACGGCTTCGGCTAAAGTGAGAACTTTCTTTGAACCAAGAGCTTCTGCAACGTAGTTTGGATAGGCGTCTGGCGCGCTTGGTGTGGAAACAATGTCCATTGTCACAAATGCAAAGTCTGAAACATTACCACCTTCATTTACCGTACCTGTACCACGGGAGCTCACACCTAGTCTGACTCCACCCTCCATGATGGCCTTAGCAATATTACCGCATGGCGTATTCAACATCTTCATTTTGCCAACTGCGTTGTTGCCGTCCATACGGATTTCAGTAATGGCGTGCGATACATTTGCCAGGTTAATGCTTAGAACATCGGGATGGTTTAATTCTCCCAAAATAAAATTGCCCTGTTTAATTTTACTCTGGCATTCGTCAACTGCGCGAGTAATTTGATCAACCCCATAAGTTCTTCCGTTACCGTTTTTCATCGCGGCCTGCATCATGATTCCGGACAAAAACATATCGCCACCCACGCGTTTCATTTCTGTCAAATTAGTAACATTCGGTGCAAGATATTCTGTCAACAAGATCATTTTGTAACTCCCAGTTTTAACTTAGCTTCCAGACCTGCAATAATCTTTATTACGGTCACGGCTTTAACTTTATTCTTGTATTTAGCGTACAGCTCTTTTTTAGGGCGCCGGCCAAATAATACCTGCCCGTAGGCAGGTGTTCTACGTACTATAAGAAATAAATTACTCTGCGGGTGGCTCTTCTGCAGGGGTTAATGTCTTAAATGGCGCGTCTTCAAAGTCCGTGTCTAATAACCCAGCTGCAGGATCCATATCCATTTCATCAGTTCCACCACCACCTTGTGCAACGTCAGTTCCTACAATCACTGGCGCACGCTGAGAATAAACAGCATCGTCGTACAGCTGCTGCATGATAGGCACACCTGCTGTATCAACCATGTTCTTTTCTTCTTTGAGCTGAACTTCATTCATCTGAATTTCATCGTCAGACAGACCAAGATAGCGCTTAAGAATAAACCGGCGTGACAACCATTTAACCTCTTGAATATTGGTAAACGAGCTAATAAGATCGGCGTCAAGAGCTGCCTGGCGGTAGAGTGCAAAGTTCGCTGGGTCTGGTAGTTTAATGCTGAATACTTCATCATCAACGTGTAGCCCACATACCTTTAGGTAAATCTTAAATTCGGCGTCGTAGATCTCATTGATCCTGTCCTGCAGCCTCGAAATAAAGTTCGCAAATCTGAGCTCTTCAATGTACGCAATACCTACTTTGCCGTCATTAGACTGCGGATCGGTGCCACCACTGCCGCCCATGTACGAGGTAGGAATACGCAGGCCGCGGAAGATCTTATCCTGGAATTGCTTGAGTAAATTAGTACCAAAGTCCTCGCTGCCACCGGGCAGTGTTTCAACCCGTGAACCTTTACCGGCCGCTGTTACTGGGAAAAAGTAATCTTCTTGGAGTGAAGACGGATCGTACTGCCCGTCAACCGTGTCCTTCATGCCATTTGTCTGTACACCCGGTGCGCGCTTTTGACGAATTTCATTTTTGATAGATTCAAGATAACGCTTTACCGCTTGCTGGTTCATGTTACCGGTGTCAATGTAGAACACGCGTCGCTCTGGGGCTCGCACAATTCGGTAAATGATTACTGCGTCTTCCAGCATTGACAGCTGGCGGTAAACGCGGAAAATTGGTTTTAGTACCGAAGCGCCAAAGGGTGCAGAGTCCCCCATGTCGTCTGACATAGAGAAATGAATCATTGCCGATGCTGGAACAATATCAAACTGCTCACCGCGATTTACACCAAAGCCAGTTGTACTTGCAATGCCAGGGCGGCGCAAATGATAATTTATTCGCGATCCCATTTCGTCAATTTCAATTCCAGCTACTAGCGATGGATCCACATACGCCCATTTTCTGGTGTCACTTGCCTTGCGGAAGAAACAATCACCGTACTTGATCATGCATCTTGATGTACTAAACACACGCTTCTTGAGGTCCTGCAGCTGTGCCCACTGGCGTAGAGCCGCGCGAACTGTTACCGTTGTAGTATCTGAAACGTCTTGGTTATCTTCTTTTTGCCACTGAATTAAAAATGGCAACTCAGTCTTGTCATCTTTACCGGACATTTCTTCTGCAATAATATCCAGTGAGCGAGAAATATCAATGTCTGCGTCCATTGCATCGTACTGCTTGTACGTTGCAGTACGGCCGCCAGGGCCGCGCATGATTTGCGAATACCAGGTAACGGCGGCCAACGAGCTGGCGTCAGTGCTGCGCGGATCGTATGCATCCGTTGCCAGCGTGGTGTACATTTGTTTTCGCGTCTTTGGAGATACTATCTTCCACATCGCGGAGAGTTGTGCCATGTATTAGCCTCGTCTGAGGAGTTGATTAGTAAACTGTTCTGAATCAGCAAATCTAACTGCAGGACGCATGGCTAGCAGCATTGCGTCCGTGGCGTCTGCGTTTCGGGTTTCAACTGCTAGGTTATCACGCATGACTTGCAACATGCTTGTTAACACTATCATCATATCAGTATTTGTAGGTGTACCAACTGCAGGAACCTCTTTTGCTGCGACTGGTGGCGGTTCAATTGTATTTACCGTAGCCGGCACAACAGCTTTTGGTATCTGAACCTGCGGCTGGCCCATGATTGCCTGTGCATCTCCGATTAGGGTTGATGCGCTGAGTGCACCGGCTTGGGCACTTGAAAACTTTACTTGTGCCGCTGTTGCCTTAGTTGTAGCTTCAGTTGTTGCTTTTTCTGATTCAGCGGCGGCTTGTTGAGCGCTTTTACCCATTTTCTTAAGTGTTTTAGAACTATCGTCCCACAGCATACCCATAGCATTCATGTTTTCTGTTGAAGACTTTTCAAACGCCTCACCGCCGCCCTTTAAGTCTTTTACAAGCTGCGAGTCGTTGCTTAAAAACAAACCAAGCACGCTACCAAGGCCACTAAAGAGCCCGCCAAAAAAATGCTTAACCATTGCGTTTGCGCCCGCAACAAAAACGTCAAACTTGTTCTGCAACCAGCCGCCTGCGCCGGATCCAAAGACATAACCAAAAACGTCAATTAAAAAATTAGGAATTGCCGTTAAAAAGGCCGTAACAACTCCGCCTACTCTGTTAAAAAAGCCACCGCTTGGATTTAATGCAATCGCCATTTCACCCGTAATTGCCTCTTTTATACCATCTATAATTCCAGCTATAGGCCCAAAAGCTTTGGCCGCGACCTTTAACCCGCCTATAATAGTGCCAATGCCGCCGGTTAGAGCGCCCGCGGTGCCGGCAAACACACTTCTGATTGCCGCTAGTGCGCCGTTAGAAGAGTTAATGGCCTGCACCCCGCTAATAGACGATTGCACCGCTCGAGGAATACCCGTAAGACTCGTGTAGAGGCCACTGGCGCCAGATTTAATAGCCGCCAGTGGATTTAATAGCGTAGAAAGAACTGAACCGGTACCTTGTGCTACTTTAGCCAGCGCTCCAGTGGCTCCAGCGGCGCCACTGGCACCCTGTGCGCCGGTTGCTAGTGCTCCAGCGGCTCCTTTGATACCTCCGCCGGTCAATAGAGATCCCATTAACTTGACTATTGGTCCACGGAATAGGGTAAGCAGTACGCCGCCAACCGCAGCTCCAATAGCAGGCACAATACTTTTTTGTATGCCCTCAGTCCATGCGGTTAACTTACCAACAGCTCGACCAAAAGAACCTACTGACTTACCAAAATCAGCGTTAGCCGTAGCGGGGCCGCTGTCAGCTGCAAGTGCCGCGGCATCGCTGGCCTTCCCAACTTGGCCAAGCTTTGTGGCATCAATTTTTGCCCTCAAGTCTTCAATCGCGTGCTGCATGCCTAAATTACCGTTATTTGCCGCCTCTGCATACAGCGCATTTATTTTCTTAGAAAATTCGCCCTTGCGAGCGACCAATTCCTGGCTTTCTGCTCCAGTAATTGCAGTACCTTTAAGGCCAAGTTCGGTTATTCGCTGCGCATTTCCAGTATCGCCAGTAAGTGCGCCAAGGTTTAGGATAGCAGCGCGCTGGTCTAATCTTTCTGTAACTGTTGCTCCGCGTGCGGCAATAAGCGCATTACCAAGCGCTGTTGCTGCCTCGCCGGTTAAACCTAACCTGTTTCCAAGTGTTCTGATCTGTATCAATTCCTGCATTCGCGCCTGACGCTGAGCTGGTGCCAAGCCCAACATCTCACGCTGCACCTGTTCATTCTTGCCAAGGCCGTCTACAACTTTTGCAAACTCATCAGTAGTAAGCAGAGTAGAAGCACGCAGATCTGAGAACGTTTTAATTTGTGCGTCTACAGCGCTACCAAGATCGCTGTTAAGAATACCAAATTCAGTACCGGTAGAGGCCAGTGCAGCCTGGAATGTTCGCGCTTCAGCTCCAAAGACGCCAATTGTTGCCAGCTGGCCATCGGCGGCCGAAATTAATTTATCGTATTCATTCAGACTGCCCTGACGCGCGGCGGTGCTGGAGTTCTCACGCACCATTTCGGTGTACTCTTTTAACGACATGCCGGCCCTGGCCGCAAAGAACGACAGATCCGCCAAGTTACCGGCCGAGCCCAAGCCAAGGCGGGCGAGCGTCAAGTAATCAGCGGTTAATTTTGTTGTTATGTCAATAAGGCCTGAAAATACGGTAACAACTCCACCCGCAACAGCGCCAAGGCCTGTAAATCGTCCCAACATTTTGTCAACAGTGGTGCCAAACGCTGTAGTAGTACTGTCTAATCGCGTAGGCACTGGCCTGATCGCGCTATCTGCACCAGCCCGGCGGCGCATGCGCGCCTGTAAAATTCGGGCGGCTTCCTCGGTCGGCGCGTTAGAAGCGGCTCGCGGCGTTGCTGCTGCAGCTGCACCGTTTAAACCGAGTCCTTTTAATCTTGTGGCTGCTCCGCGCAACACGCCCATGAGCGAGTCAATTAAACCACTGCCGGTACCGCCGGATGTTGGTGTAGCCCCACCCTTTGCCGCGGTAAGTGTACCTTTAAATTTGGCCATTTCAGAGGCAAGGGAGCCAAATCCGGTGGTTGTGCGGCCAACTGACGTGTTTAAGCTTACTAAGCTTTTATTCAGCCCGAGCAGTGCGTCATTTGTATTCTTAGCTGTTAAGGCAATAGCTGTAAAAACTCGGGTGCCGGCGCGAATAGCTCCAGCGTTTTTTGCCTGCTCTGCTTTGTCTGCTGAAGATGGAAGCCGCCCGCCCGAGCCCGCCATTGCATTGCTGAGCAGTGTTTTGATATTTTCTAGCGTTTTAAGGATTTGTTCATCCATCCTGGGTGTCCGGTAAGCCCTTAACAGGGCAGCGTAAATAGGTGATCTATTTAGATAAGAGGACTACGTCACATGTCTGACACTCAAAACCCGCTGCTGGCCAAGATTAAATTGCCAGGCCGCACATTCCAGCTCCCATCCCGTGGTGCAATGTACAACAATGGTGAATTAGCAGCAGATTCGCCAACCGGCGAAATTCAAGTATATCCGCTAAGCGCTCTTGCTGAAATAAATTTAAAGAACCCTGATTTGCTGTTTAACGGCCAGGCATTGGTTGCTGTGCTGAATGAGTGCGTTCCAGCAATTAAAAAGCCGCTAGACATGTTTGGGCGAGATGTTGACGCGCTGCTGTTCTTCTTGCGACTAGCAACGTACGGCCAAGAGTATCGGATTGAAGTAAAGCACGATTGCGCAGAGGCTAAACAACACGCCTATGCGGTTAATTTAGAAGAAGTAATCCAGCGCATGGTATTTCTTGACCCAACAGTTATTGCCAGTAAACAGACGGTGGTGCTGTCAAATGGCCAGACCGTTTATACTCGCCCAATGAAGTTCAGCGATATTATTGCGCTCTTTCATAAGAGCGGCAGCAAAAAAGAACTTACCCCAGATGACATCAAAGAACTTGCTGTTACTAATCTTATGTCAATGATCGAGCGAGTTGAGGATATTACTAACGCAGCTATGATTGAAGAGTGGGTGCGCACGCTTACGACTCCAATGTTTAATCGAATTACTGAGGCTGCAAACGAGCTCAACAGTTGGGGTCCTGAGCAAGTGGTAGAAATCAAGTGCAAAGACTGCCACGGAACAATGCGCGTAGAGCTGCCGCTGAATCCTGTATCTTTTTTCACCGAATGATTTTGGATGGCGATCGCACCAAAATCATAAACATGATCGATAGAATGTCCCTGGATGTCAAGGCGCTTATTCAGTGCGCACTTGATATTGCAACACATACTAGAGGCGGCGTGCCGTACGAGACCGCACTTAACATGTCAGCTTTTGAGCGTGATCTGGCAATTGAGGGAATTAATAAGAGATTAGAGGCTGCGTCTAAGTCTCCATTTGGTGGCATGATGATGTAATAAAAGGGGATCTTATAAGATCCCCTTTTCTTTTATTCGGCATTTAGGTTAATGTCAAGTACTACGCCGTAAGACGAAGGTTTAATTTCTTCATGATTTCTGGCAGCCGATCCAAATACTGCTGAGGCACGCCATCTAGCCCATCATGCACCATAATTCCATGCTGATCAACAGCTTCCCAGAGCGCATATCTGGCGCGGCGTTCCCACGCAAAGTACCCACTGAATACCGATTTTATATTTTGCCTGTTAGGCGCACGCTTGAGCAGTCCAAGACAGGCGTATTTTCTGGCAGCCGAGAACTGCGCAGCAATTCGCTGCAGGCGAGCACCAATTAACATTAACTCAGACGTAGTAGCGTGTGGCGCAGCTTTGAGAATAATATCAGCGGTGAGTGAAAAGCCCGATCCGTTGGTTAGTAGTGTTGGGGAAATCTTTGAACCATTAGCCAGGCTCATGAGCACTTGCTTGATGGTACCGCGGTATTGATCAGTATACGGGTGCTGCAAAATCTGTAAACACAGCTCTTCCCTAAACGATTCTTTATCTTCAAGCAGCCGCAACAAATCTGGAAACATCAGCCGCAGCGCGTTAGATCGATCGTGAAATGCTACTTCCAAGTGCTCCATTAAAAACTGCACATACGCAGAGTCAAGATCAATTCCCTGACCAAAGAGCATTTCTCTGAGCCAACCAGGCCAGGTTTCAACCGCGGCGATTGGCCACACTGAAGTATCTCGTAGCTGCAATTTACCACTGCGTGCAAAATAAAAGTTTATTTCTGGTGGCTGCCGTAATAACCAAATAAGCTGTGGGATAATTTCTGGCCGGCCGGTTGATAACAGCCGGTTAATTATTACTGACTGATTGAGATTGGGCTGCAGATAGACTTTTGAAATAGCCGCATTTTCCGGCCTGACTCCTGGCTCGTAGTGCAGCTCAGTGGTTACGGCGTTAACCAGTTCTAAATCTGTGCGACTCAGTGTGCGAGGCACAAGAGTGCTCAGCTCCATGTTCTCTTCGCCAAGATTAAACCCAAGCTGCTTTATGGTGAAAAAGTAATCAAGGGCCGGTCGGTAATCGCGTACTTGATCCCTGAGATCCATTAGCCGCACTTGTACTTCACAGAAGCCCCGCGGCTTGCCGGATTTAATTGCTCCACGATACAAGTTCGCAAGCCATAAGATTAAGTCCTGGCGAGCCTCAATTTTTCCACGATGCAGTCGCTGCAGATCAGGCCAAAACTGCGTCCAGTGCAGGGGGTGATTGTGTGGCAAAGCGCCGGTGATGTTTAGCTTGTATGGACGTGTCATGCTGTAATTGTATCATCTTCTAGATGCTAAAAAGGGCATACAGTGTATGCCCCTCTGGTTATTCAAACTGCAGAAATTAGGGGAAAGCGCCTAACCAATACCCAATGCCGTGAATAACTCCAATTGGAAACAGCAAGGCTCCGGCAATTAACAGGATCCAAAAACCTGCTTTAATTGAAACCACAATGTGCGTCAGCCATGCCGCAAAAATGATAACTGGAAGAGCAACAAATAGTAGCACCGTTGCCACCGCACCTTTCTTGCTAAAGAATGAGTTAAAGCTAGAGCTAATCCTGTTAAACATTAGCTGCCGGCGGTGCAGTACCCTGCCGCACGCTCTTTTTAAGAGCCAAATATGCGCCACGAAAAGTATTACTGTTTACGGTGACCGTGCCACGCTTGTCCCGTGTGTACGCCACGGCTTTGACGTCGACGCCCTGTGCAATTGCAGCTTTTTCTAGATTACGGGTAACTTTGCGCAGGCTTTTTGCTGTTTTAGCGTTCATTGTGTGCTCCTCTTAAAAATACTATTTTAGCCTGTATTGAATTTTAAGAGAGAGCCTTTTTAGGTTGATGCTTTTGCTGCCTTGGCTTTAACTCTGGCGCGCTTTGTTTTAAGCTTTCGACGTTCTGCTTTTTCTTCAGGGGTGAAGTGCGTAGGGTGAATCAGTGCAGTTTGATTTGCGGCGTGCGTGCTAAGATAATTACCGGCCCCGTGCAAAAAGGCGATTAGCTGTGCGGGTTTCATGCCATATCGCGGCGCGCCATTTTCCACTTTTCCGAGCAAACTATTACAACTGCGGTGCAGCACGGCTCGAACGTGTCCGCCTTTATGGCAGTGATCTAGCACCGCCTCTTCTGGAGTGCAAACTAAGTTGCAAATAGCACAAAACCCGCCTTGCTGTTCGTGCATCAGCGTGCGGGTTTTCTTTACACCGGTAGTCTTAAGTTTTGTAGGAGTCATCCCCTATTTAACTGGGCTCTGCTCACCCCAAATTTCCATTTCTTCTGGTTCACCCGTAACGATTAATGTTTTACCGCTTGCTTTTATAATACCATATTCACCATCGTCCCAAATTTCTTGAGGATCGGGAATGATTGTAACTTTACGTGTAATATAGCAAAATCCATCTCGGGCTGTTGGAAATTTATTTGAAAAGTACCGCTCATTGTCTCGCTGAGTAATATAAATTTTAGCAGAGGCAGTGCGCGGTTTTTCTAAGATTTCTGATAATTTCACGGCGACTTCTTCAATGAAGACTCAAAGGTAGAGGCTTCTTCAATTTCAAAGTTAAACGAATTATCAGTTACTCGCTTGACGACGTAATCACCATCATTTAGCTGCGCGGTCATACTGTTTTCAAGTTGAACTTCAATTGTATCTCCGGAGTACTTAAACGCTGAAATTTTAAGTGGATCCATGTAGACGGTAAAACCCTCGGCATCAGCCGTTTGATTAGGGCGAATTGGAGCCAGTGTTTTAGAGAGTTCAACCGCGCTAAACGTGCCAAACGGTTTTGATGTTGTACCAACCACGCTCAAGACCTCGTACGTTACTGGCTTTGTATCCAGTGGGCGAACCATGTAAGTAAGGGTTGATACGTACTTTGAAACTTCGGATTCGTTATTTGACCACAGGTCTTCTACGGCAACTTTTTCAATTGCCGCTTCAAAGATAGGTTTTAGATCTGATAATTTCATGACTGCTCCTGTAAGATCAGATATTTAGCCCTCTATGATCTTGATAAGTCTACGGTGTTTAATAAAGTGGTTTTTTCTTAGTGAAAATTACATCGAACGAATTATCATTCTGTTCAAAACGAAACATCGCCCAACCAGCAGCTTTTTCTTTTGCTATTGCTAAATTAAATGTCGCTTTATAAACATCAGGCGTGGTATTTTTTGGCATCTTAATAAGTTTTGATTTGACGTCGCAGCCAGCGTTGTATAACTTCATCAGCTTGGTGGCGTCGGCACGCGACATCCATATATTGGCTGCAGAACCTTTGTCTTCAAGAAACTCATAGAAGCCGTCAAGATCGGTAAATGCAAATCGCAATTTGGCTTCGGTAATTTGTAATAGCTGCTTCAATATCATAATTCCCCCTGTAAGATCAGGTATTTAGCCCTCTATGATCGTACTAAACCCGTGATGCTTTTGTATTGTCATTGACCGATCTAATCGACCTTGGATATTTTGATGATGACTGATAACATAGATACCAAGATCCTCGTCACGGCTCTTTTCTTTTAGAATCCTGACAATTGCGTCAATTCCCGCGCTGTCAAGTGCGCCATCCAGCTCGTCAATCAGGAGCAGATTACATTTGGCGTGCAAGTGGTGCAACACGTCTCTGAACGCCAGGGCCATGCCGGTATTGACGCGCTTCTTTTCGCCGGCTGACAAGTTACCAAAGTCAAGGTCTCGCCCAAACTCAGACACAGTACAGCTCAGGTCAGCGTCAAATTTCACAATGTGCGGCAGCCCAAGCTTAGCCGTGTAGTTGTTGATTCGACTGTTCAAGAACGGAATGGTTCGGCTAATAATTCGCCGGCGCAGAAATGAATCTTTAGAGGTAAGCAGCTTTAGCAGAAACGCCTGATGTTCTAATCGTTTTTTCAGAGCATCAACTTTTTCAGGTTCTGCTGCTTGTGCAGTTTCAGCGCTTAACTGCTTAAACGCTTCAGTGTGCGGATTAACTGCGGTGGCTAAATCACCAAGCTTTACGGTCATGACTGATGAATTTTCACGGGCGGCCAAGAGCTCTTTCAAGTTACTGTGCTTGATAGCGCCTTCAACTTCAGCGAGCCGCTGTGCATGGGACTGCACCTGTAGAGCCAGGTCGCCTACCACTTCCTCAACCTCCAGCAGTCTGGCGCCTTTAGCTTCAATGGCCGCATCCAGTTCTGTGAGCTTTTTTGGAGCATCAGCAAATTGCTGCAAACAGTACGGGCAATTTGCTTTAGCCAAGTGCGTCTGCTCGCTGAGTAGCCTTTCTACTTCAGCGGTGAGTAACTGCCGATCTTTTTTGGCTGGGGCCAGCTTAGAGTTTAGTTGTGCACCCTCTTGCGCCAGAGCAGTGCGCTCGTCATGCAGTAACTGCTCAAGCTCAAAGTCAACTGTGCCAAGCACCGCCAGGGTTTTTTCAATACTGGCTATTTCTTGCTGGCGCGTAACTTCCCAGCGATCTACTCTACTTGAGGCATCTGTAATCTGCTTTTGATGCAGTTCTGCTGCTGTTAATTGCTGCTTGAGTACCGCCTCTTGTACTTTTAAATCGCTCTCTGTTTCGCGAATCAGCTCTTTGAGCACTTTTGCTTTTTCAGACAGGAGTGTAATGTTAAACAGTTCTTCAATTTGATTGCGCTGCGCTGCGGTTGGCAGCTGCAAAAACGCCACTGAGTTACCGGAGAAAATAATAGTCTTGGTAAAGAGATCATAAGAAATTCCAATGATCTCCTCGATCATTTTATCGCACTCAATTACGCTTTTACCTGGTGTAATGTCATCGCCGTTCTTCCACAGGTTAATTGTAAAGTGCTCACCACGTGTTCGTAAAATTTCATACTCATCACCGCCCCGCTCAAATGACAGGCGTACTTCCATGAGTGTGTTCTTTGATGCGTTTGTGCTGTTAATCAACCGCTGTAGACTGATATTGTCAAACGGCTTGTTGTACAGCGCGTAACACAGCGCGTTAATGATTGTAGTTTTGCCAGCGCCATTTGAGCCGCCAACGTCTAGATTTTGGCCATCAATAGTTACAGTGCCAGGCTCGGCCAGATTTATTACGGTATCATTTTGGCCGAACGATAGAAAGTTTCTGAGCGTCAAGTCCCTGAAATACAGTGTACTGCTCATTTTGAAAGCTTTACTGGCAAGTCGTTAATGCTGATGATCTTAATCGTAAAATCACCCTCTTCTTCTGCCTTCTTTGAAAAGCTAGAAAAAATACCAGACATGATACCAGACATACGTTCGGAGTCCTTGTGGCATATGTATACGGAGCCGCTGGCTTGAGGCATGGTGTACTGCTCACCGTCAAACACAACGCTTTCAATTCCTGAGCTCAGTTTCCATGAATCACCATTAGCAAAGCCGCCATACCAGCTAGCAAGCACTTTATTAATTGTGCCATGTTCGGCAGAATCTAACTCTACAATTACCCATGCATCCGGATGATAGTCGCTCATTCTGTTCTTAATTCCTCATAAATTTGAACCAACATCTCTGGATCAATTGTTGCTGTTGGCGACACACCCTCGTGAATTAACTGTCGCACGGTACCGTCCAGCGATGACAGGTCTAGTTCACCCTCCAGTTCTAACCCGGAGTTGAGAGCATCTTTCTTAGATTGTAAGTCCTCTTCGACAGAAAATTCTCTTAAATTAAAGGTTGACATCATTTCTTCTCGCAGGGCCTGCACATCGCTGTAGCCAACATCTACGTCAAGTACACATCTGACTCGCCCGCCGGATTTAAAGCTCATTTCGCCTGTGAGTACCTGAGAAAGCTTAGTCTGATAAAACAGTGGAGCGTCCTCATAATCAAAGAACTCTACACTCTCAGTTCCAGGAATAAAGAGACAGGCACCGCGTTCAGTATCCCAAGAGTCGCCAAAGGTGGTTGGAAAAGTGTTGCCAATATAAATGATGTTCTTGTTTACTTGGCGCAGGTGAAAGTGCCCGCTGAAAATATACTTAGGCCCAGTAAATTGATCTGCGTCCGGGCCGTGTTCTAGTCTGCGGTCGGTACCAGACACAACAAAATTTCGGAACTCAAAGTGCCCAAGCACGTACTTGTAAGAGTTAATCTGTTCGGCGAGCTGCGGGTATTCTTCTTTGAAGATAAAGGGTGTTGCAAATAAATCAGGCGCCAGTTCCATTGGCTCATTAACAATAACGAAGTTCTTCAGATCTCTGAATTGGTCAGTGCTAAACACTTCGCGATTGGAGCGGTGATACAGGTCATGGTTGCCCACCAAGAAGAAAACTGGTAAGCCCAGGGCGTCTAATCTGCGGGCACCCTCTTGAGATGCTTTTAATGTTCGCACATTAATTGCATTTCGGGATTCGAACCAATCACCCAGGAACGCGATATGTGTGGCTTTTTGTTCGATGGCTCGGGCACAAAACCAGTCTATGTAGTTTAGACAGTCTTGCAGATGTTGGTCGCTGTTCGACCGTGCGCCCCAATGAATGTCGGTGCACATCATCATTCTCATATTGGAGGTTATCATGCCGCCGCTCCTTGGAGACAACCGCTAATAACTACTCTAAGTCCTGCAAAGTTTACTACCAAAAATTGCTGCGTTGGGTATAAAGTGTAAGCCGTCATTGGATCCTTATTGGGAGAATGTGACGGCGACTCAGAAATTATATCCAGCTGGTCAGACAGTGCCACCTGGAAACGGGCTCGGGTTGTGTTGATCCCGACCGGCCCAGAATACTATTTTAAGAGACTAATCTATAATGATGTACCGTGTAACATAATATAACTGGAGTCTGCCATGAAATTTCTGAAAATTGCGTTCCACGCCGATACCGAGGAATCACTGGACTCGATTCTTGAGTACATGAAAACGACGCTAGACAGAAATGAAATAGTTACAGAAGATGGCTTTACGTACATTGAGATCCTTACCGACGCCGAGTTGGTGGATGAGCTGATTTGCCTTGGCGGTTGCCTGCTGGAGCTTGACAATGATGGTTATGAGGACGCGTTTTTTGTCGAGATCGTGGAGCTTGATGTTGCTCCAGTGGACTGCGACGCACCACCGCAGTACTTGCAGTGAGCGATCTTCTCAATCCTAAGGCTATTTGTAAGCTAACGGAAGAGCAGTGGGGAGGTTCATACCCTATTAGTTGGGACCCTATCAAAAAAGGCATTAGTGTTGACCGAGCCGTGAAAAATACATTTGGGGGAGAAGGTGGGAGGTTTGACCCCTTTGATATGAATTTTTTTGTTGGCAACATCAGCCATCATGAAATAAAAACAACAACCACGAACTGGATTAAGCTTTCACCAAAAGAAAAAGAGCTTGCGGATAGCCTTTTACAGCAGAAATTAGATATGCTGTACTGGATTTATTTCCAACATCAAGCCCGAGACGACTTTCAATTTAAGTGCATAGTTAGATGGAGTAAATTAACGCAAAACGATTTAATTTTCACATCACAGTACGACATGTGCAATGTTGAGCGAGAAGGTGTTTGGACAGTAGAACCAGGTTATTGTTTCTCTTTATCCCGAGCCCTGTCAACAGCTGAACCTAATTAATAATCTTAAAAAAATTGTCGCTTGTTACAATATCTCATCTCCTGTCACCTACGTCGGGCGACAAAATAGGAGAAAATTAAATGACTCAAGAAAATCAAACTGCAACTGCGCTGGTGGGCGGTGGTGCACCACCGCAGTACTTGCAATGAGCGATATTAATCTGATAAGAGCTTTGACAGGCAATAACCGAATTGAGCGAATTAGGCAGGCTAGGCTTGATTCAAGTTTCAATACAGTTATTGCAATATTAAAAGAATATTGCAGTGCAATACCAGCCTTTTCAGCGGACACAATTGGTCAAGAATTATTCGATGAGGTTAACAATATTGTCATCATTGCGAATTTACAGCCAGACCAAAAAAGATCAAAGGCTAAAAAAGAAGCTGATTTTAAGAGGGGGATGTTTTGCGAGTGCATGGTACGAGACGTGTTGCGTTTAGCACTTGCAGAAATTGGATGGAAATGCGAGTGGCCCAACGATTCTGGGCCACGTGACCTAATTCTGACTAGCCCCGCAAAAATTAGATTTTTAGTAGATGTGAAAACAAAGGCTGTTTTACCTGGCAAATCTGGAACTGTTACGTGTTCAGAGTCTGAGGCAAGAGCGCTGGTTAACGGCATGTACAAAAATGAAAAAATAGATGAAATACTATTAGCAATATTTAACATAAGCACAGCTGGAATTTATACATTTGCGGACGTTCGCCGCGCAAAAACAGAAGCATGGAGTCTGAGTGAGGATGGCTGCAGCTGGTATTTTGAATTTTAACCCAAACATCGCATAACCGGCAAATTTCGCTTGTTACAATATCTCATCTCCTGTCACCTGTGTTGGGCGACTGAATAGGAGAAAATTAAATGACTCAAGATAATCAAACTACAATTATGCCAGCAGCCAATTTAGAAGCACCTCAAATCAATACTGACTGGGTTGCTGACATTGCTGACATGCATACGAAATTCGGCGTTAACACAGTTATCAGAAAACTTAATAAAGCAGACTTGGCCAAGTTCTTAAAATTTCGCGTTGATTTCTTGCAAGAAGAACTAGACGAGATGATTGCAGCCAGCGAAGACCCTGACTACAAAAAGCCAGACGCTCGTGGCGACGACATTGTCGATGCGCTGATTGACATTTGCGTTGTTGCAATTGGCACCATGAACGCGTTTGATGTTGATGCGCATACAGCATGGGCCAGAGTCCACAGTAAAAACATGGAAAAGAACGCTGGCGTCAATCCCAATAGGCCCAACGAATTAGGACTGCCGGATCTGATCAAACCAGCTGGTTGGACTAGCCCTACACATGCGGATAATGTTGGCTTGTTAAGCAAGCTGTTTTAATATGGAGACGCCAGTGTTAGAGACGGTACTCGCTCTTCTAAAAGAAAAGCGTAAAAAGCTGGCGTCTGTGTACAAAAGAGCCGCTGTATTAGACAAAGAAATTTTAGAACTTGTGAAACAGCAGCAATCAATGTGTCAGCACGAAAATATTACAGACCAGTCTAGTTATTCTCCAGGCACGTATTATGATACAGACTATACACTTTGCTGGCGAAAGTGCAGTGACTGCGGGCTGGAGTCTGAAAGACTGACTAAGAATCACGGTAACTACGGTTGATTTGTTCTGCTCAGAACTCTAAATAAAGCATGCCAAAAATAACCTCTCGCCCAACAGGTTCCCATTCTATCGCAGATTTAGAGCGGGCTATTCAGCCTACACTCAATGCTATTGAGTGGATGACTGACATCATGTACATGCCTGACAATACGCATGAATCAGTAGGCTCTGCCTATGATATGCTAGAGGGCTTGCTGGACTGCATGATGCTCTCTAATTTCATTATCATGACTTCTCCAGGTTCACCTGTTAACGAAGTGCATTTTGATGTGGCCGCTCAGCCCGTGGCCGGTGGTCCCCATTTAGCCTTTAGGGCTGCTTTTCGCGTACAACAGTAATCGTGTAAATAGGTCTCCTGACTTAAAGGTTTCAGCATGCGCCGCTTCGACATTTTAAATATTACGCCAAGTACAAATCCAACTGTCCCGTCTACTATTGAGATTGGGCTAGATTTTTCTGGTGTATTTCATGGCCGTGAATGGTCCAGCGAAACTGGACTGCGCTCGCCAGCCTATACATACACCCCTGGCACAGCGCCAAGCGGCACAGTTCAAGTAGTTGCCACTACATTTGAGGTGCAGGGAAATTCAAAGTACCGCGGCAAATATACCGTTTACACACAACCTGAAGGTGGGTTGCCCTCTAGCCAGTACGATCAAAACAGTGGTCGCACGTTTATTAGAATTAATGAAGTAATACCATCTAACGGAACTCCAGAGGAGCTTAGCACTGGATTTATTACCCGTGTAAGTACGTATTTGTTTATTGTTGCGGGCGAAGCTGATCTTATTGTACTTGAACAGAGTCATAATGATACGCGGCCAATTGGGTTACTTGGTCAGCTGTCAAGTGGTTGGGGAGAAACTCTGTTTCAGAACCAGCTGCGACAGGCACAAAGTTTTGCAGATACTACCGCACCGCTGAATCCATTTCAGGGACAACAGTGGTTTGACACCATGAACTCAGTGCTCATGATTAGAAACAATAACGCGTGGGGCGTTGTTAACGCAGAGTATTTTGGTGGCGCACCATACCGCCATGAGCAAACTGTTCCAAGTGCTCTGTGGGAAATTGCGCACAACTTAAATGCTGCTGCGCCGTTTGTTCTGTCAACTGACTTTTTTGTTGAGGTAGCCGGAATCATCCGGGCAATTTTGCCATCAGAAATTAATTTTATTGATGCTAATAATATCCAAGCGGTGTTCACCGAACCATTTGCCGGAGTAGCTTTACTTCGTCGATAACCTGCGCAGGCTGACTGTCTGCGTGTATTTCCCTTCTTGAAAAACCTGTGGTATAATAGGCACATGAATATTTTTGTGCTAAATGCTGACCCACATCTTGCTGCTCGCGATCACTGCGACAAGCACATAGTTAAAATGATCCTGGAATATGGCCAGCTTCTGTCCAGTGCTCACAGATTACTTGATGGCAAACCTATTTTACTCATTAAACCAAATAATAAAGCGCAGCAATTATTGCTGTTGCCTAGTGAAGTGTTTGAGCTCAATGAGGAAAAGGGTAGATATTACATTAGCAACCCGCTCATGTATTCCATGACACATGCAAATCATCCCAGTGCCAGTTGGGCGCGGCAGTCCGTTGGGAATTATAATTGGTTGTTTGCGCTGTTTGACGGGTGTCTAGCGGAGTACACAAAACGCTACGGCAAAGTTCACTTGGCAGCACGAATTAAACCGGCAGTAGAGCAGGCACCGCGCAATATTCCAACTGGAGAGCTTACACCATTTGCGCTTGCAATGCCAGAACAATACAGGGTTGCTGATGCAGTTACTTCTTACCAGAATTACTACGTTCATGACAAGATTCGCTTTGCAAAGTGGACAAACACACCAGCGCCCGAATGGTTTGTCAGCAGGTCAGGCCTGGATTCATCCAATTTCGAAAGATCGCGTTGAGTTCGCCAAAGCCCGGGTAAAAGTACTTGATGCCATGTACCGCGAGCTGTCACGCAGAAGACACTTGTTTGGCGCTCGACCAGTGCACATTCAGTCCGCAATTGATTTGCTGCTGACCGAAAAATTATCTCTGCAGCTTGAGATTGAAATTATTTCGCAGCATTTAGAGAAAAATAATGGCAACAACACAGTCACTTGATAATTTCATTCAAGAGCAGCATGATTTACTTGATAAGTTTAGATTAACTTGGCTGTGTGAAGCTGAGAAAAACCCAAAACTGTTTCCGGTTGAGATGCCTCTTGGAGATTGGGATGTGCAGTTCGCAATTTATCAGGATAGCAATTAATGTTAACCGCAAATAAAAGTGTTCTAGTAATCAACGCTGTGCTAAAGGTGCTGACATGACTCTTGAAGAAATACAATTACGTGATGACTTTGCTGGCTTGGCGCTACAGGGATTACTGTCGTCTTGCGGGCCGCACTGGGATATTGGTGCCGATAAAAGGTATCTGGCTAAGGAGTGTTATCAGTATGCAGACAGCATGATACAGGCTCGAGCAGAATTGGTCAACCAGGAGAGAAATCGGGCAGTGTGAAATTTGCACCGCTGTTTCCCTCACCCACCTGCTTTTAAAAATTTCGCAACCAGGTTCACTCTTCTAAGAGTGGTATTTTAAACTCTATTCCTGGCTTTGGGACTCTGTTGTTATTCAGCGTGTTAAATTCTACGTGTAGTAATTTAAGTTCTTCCCGGGTATAATTATGCCTGCCAAGTAATCTGAACACGGCGTCAATAGTTTCTGTTGGTCTGAAAGTGTGAAGAACGAATCGCATCTGATATTAAAGGATCGCGGCCGTGTAAATAGGTGATTACACCTACAGATCCCGCCATGCTAGATACCTTTACAGAATTAACTACTCATGACTTGTGGGTAGAGGCTCGTCAATTTGAACTTGAGATGACCCGGCCATCAGCCGATACAGTTAAATTAACGGTGCGACGCCCAAGTGCGCTGCGTGCGGTTGATGGAGCCGTGATTCTTTTAAGCACACGACCATTTGATCCTAATAATTTTCCAGTTGACGGCCGGCAGTACGCTAATCCGTCGCAGGTTTTTAATCAAGCTGGAGCTGACGCGATTAATAACGCGCAAGTTGTTGCATTTTATTCTGGCAGTACTGGGAATGCGCTACCAACCGGAACTTTAAACGGTGATGTAGTTGCTTTTCCAGAGGGTGAACAGCGGCTAGATCCGTTTGTTGCTGAATTTGCAATTACTGTTACTAACACTGATCCAAACACAGTGTACTATGCCAGCGTGCACGCGGCCAGTAATGTGCTGCAGTATTTTCCACTTGGTATTCAGTCTTATCCGCTTGACGCCACGGGCGGCGGTCGTGAAACAAGTTCCTATACCGGGTCTATTCCATCACTGCCGGGTGCGCCGACCTCTCCAACGCCAGGCATGGTTTATTTTGACCAGCAATTAAATCTAGTGCAGTACTGGGATTCAACTCGCGGTGTGTGGATTCCTACTCGTACTGACAGTATTATCTCTGGTGATTTTAATCCCGGGTTACCTGGCCAAGCGTACTTGCTAACAGGAAACTCTGTTCGGATCTTTGACGGCAAGCGCTGGGTTTCAGCATCACAGGCGAACTTGCAGCTACGGCAAGGCGTGCAGTGGATACCACTTAACTCAGTCTCAGCGCTCATTGAGCTGCCCGCAGCCCCACAACCCGGCGACCTTGTGTACTCTTACACGAGTCAGCGCGTGCAGTACTGGGACGGCTTGGCATGGCAGATCCCAACTCCTAGCACTACGCTGTTCAGCACAGGTACCACATTTATTCCAGCGTTTACAACGCCCTTTTCAATTGAGCCAGTTGACTTGATTACCCCGTACATTGGGCTTTTGTTCTATAACTTAAAAGATCACGCGCTATTAGTCTGGGGTGGAGCAGGTTGGGAGCAAGTAAACACGGCTCAGGCCGGCGTTTCAACAACAAATAAAATTGGTATTGGCGACGATGGTACCTATGAGTCCAGACTGCGAACAATCAATAATCTTAAATCTCAGTTAGGCTGGCCAGCGCTCTGTATTGAGCTGTCAGAAGAACAGTTTAACGTGGCAATAGACAACGCGCTGGACACTTACCGCCAGTTGTGTATTGGCGCGTACGAGCAGAAATTTATGATCTTTACGCTTATGAAAGATCAGGCTGTTTATTACCTGAACTCGCAAGTAGACCGTACTGACGCAGTAGTAACCGTAATGAAAGTACACCGGTTAAATTTAGCCGGAGCCACTGGTGGCGGTCCAGAGAACGTTTGGGGCCAGGCATTTGCGCAGAATTTTTACAACATGTCAGGTGGGGGCGGTGACTTGCTGAGCTCGCACTTAGTGCACGCGTGGTCGGAGGAGTTCAACAGAATTTTTGCAGGTGATATTCCGTTTATCTGGAATGAGGCCAGGCGTGAATTGACGCTAAAGAGAGCAATCAGAGCCGGTGAAAAAGTAGTGCTTGAAGTTGAGCTTGAACGATCTGAACAAGAGTTACTGCAAGACCGGTGGTGTAAGCAGTTTCTTCAGAATTGGGCGCTTGCTGAGTGCAAAGAGTACTTGGGGTTAATTAGAACAAAGTACTCCAGCGGAACTCCTGGGCCGGCTGGTTCAATTACGCTGAACGGTGACACACTGCTCGCTGAAGCACGTCAGGACTTTGCTGAGCTTAAGCAGGGTATTCTTGATTATGAGTACCAGAACGCAGAGCATGGTAACGTATCTTTTGGAATGTTTTAGGAATGATTTAAAACCGGCGGCGCGGTCTGTGTATCTTGTAATGCCTAAATACAAAACACTATTTGTCACCTAATGCCTCTATAATCGCGCATTTGCAACATGGAAACTAAATGACTCTGCCTATTACCAAATGTCCTGAAGGAGTTGGATCTATCTACGCCGATGGAACACGCACTGTGGGCGGTGTAGTTCCAGGCGGATCAGTCGTTGGTGCCAGCACCGGTAACAGGTACACGCACACAAATCCATACGTGACGCCTGACATCTGCCTTGGCACTTTTAATCTGCTGGACTGTCAAGATCTCTACCAGGAGCAATTGGCCGCTGAAAATTTAAATATCAGCGGTGCTCCATTAAACGTCTTTAAACTGCTTGGCGTACACGAGCAGGGAAAATTAATCGATTTAGTCGGTGGTGGTCAGGCGCTAAACAGTACGGCACCTGCGTTTGACACCTTAGAATCAAACTGGGTGAGCGACCAGACGGGCATGGGGGTACTGACTGCGCCATCATGGATTGGTTATGACTTTGGCACTATTAAGACTTCATTTGGACAAGACACCACTGCACCTGGATCACCAGCCGCCCAGCACATTACCTCTCTTAGAATAAGTCAGCCATCTAATGGTCGCCGCGCCCTACAAATAAGAGTAGATCGCAGTACTGGTGGCTTTGCGGTGGATCCACTTAAGGTGCAGTACACTGGAACCGGTACTGGCTATTTTGCCGATTTTGCGTCAGGTGCCGGTGCCACCCCGGGATCTTTTATGCTCCTGGCTAATACTCCCACAAGCTTTACCGTTTACTACACCACGGCCACAACGGAGGTGGTAGGCGTGCTTACCGTTGGCGTTAGATTCAATTCACCATACGGTTCTTTTGTTGTACAAGCTGGCGCTGTGCCCTTTGGTGTTGGCGACATGTTCAGAGTGCCAGTTGAGCTTGAGTGGTACCGAGTTGATGTTGTTAACTTGCCAGACGTTCCAACCCCTGCGTTAATTCGTATTAAGCAGTCATCGCCCTCGCGGTACTGGCGTGTTGTGCCAACATCGTTCAGCGGCGTCACGAGCGGTGAGGCGTGGGAAGTTGAGCAATTAGAACTCTTTGACTTTCAAGCCACTCGTCTTGACGATGTTCAGGATCAGTTGTTTCTTGAAAACAGGGATCGGGACTATGCTAAACAGTCAGTGCAGTTTAAGGTAACTTACCAGCCATTTGACTCGCAGTCTGATCTCTCCAAATTCGGCTTTCAAGTATCAGACATTTATTCGTTTACTACTGTATTCAGCACAATGGTGCGTGCTCTTGGCCGGCCAATTGTAATTGGCGACGTGCTTGAAGTACCAAGTGAAATGCAGTACGATCACAACCTACGGCCAGTCCGAAAATTTCTAACGGTTACTGATACTGGCTGGGCCAGTGACGGTTATACCACAAGCTGGCGGCCTATTACCTTTAAATTTCAGGCTGAACAGCTAATCCCAAGCCAAGAAACCAGAGATATATTGGGAACGGTAGACACGCAAAAGTACGCCATTGATGACAGCGACTTTTTTGCCGGTATTCAGCAAATTCAAACTGGCCCGCTTACCTCCACCGAGGCAACAAACGCTGAGGCCGCCCTTGCAACGCCGGAAAAAGGCGAGCAATCACGTGAACTGGCCTCTGGAACAAATAGATTCCAGCGCCCTGGCAGCACAGATCAAGTAGGCCTCTACGTTGAAGATGGCCTGCCGCCCGGCGGCTTACCGTACACCGAAGCCTTTAAGCTGCCAGATGTAGGTGGTGCAGTTGACGGCCAGTATTTCAGGCTGAACTACGATCCAAAATTAAATATTGCTTCTCGACTGTACAAATTTAATGGTATTAAAAATACCTGGATGTACGAGGAAACTGACCGCCGCAGTGAACGCAACAGCATGAAACCATCGCAGCGTGAAGTGTTTAACCAACCTATTGTTGCATCGCTTACCACAAAGAGGATTACATGATCACGTTTAAGCAGTATATTAATGAGCAGGTAGCTGTTAATGTACCGCGCGTATTGTTTCATGCTGCACCTAGCAAATATAAACAAGATATTTTAAAACAAGGTCTTAAGCCTAGTAAAGGCGGCACGACGTTTTTAAATAGAACGTATTCAGCACGCGTTCATTTATGTACTAGGATTGAAGCGGCATGGGACTTCACAATGAGCATCAACGCACGCCGTGAGCAGGGTGAAGATGAAATTGAGTATGACATTTTCCACATAAACGTTGAAGAGCTTCCAGAAAATACTGAATTTTATACAGATCCAGCGTTTGACCACTTTGGGGTTTGGACTGAAGGTGTAATTCCGGCAACATCAATTGTTAAAGTTACTAAAGTTGATCATGACTGGGAACCGGATGATGATTACTACGCTGGAAAAAATGAATAAGCAATATAACTTGCAACCAAGAGGATTACATGAGATTAGATGAAATTAAAAAGCAGCTCACCCGCGCAGAAAAAGACGCCAAGCGAGATGCTGGTAAGAATGAACTGGCCAAGATTGATGCCGCAAACAAAGAAAAAGCGCTTGCAGCCAGGGATGCTAAGTACAACAACGGTGAGGCTCTTACAATTAAGCTCCCGGTAATTGGATCTAATGGTAAAATTACTACTCAGGAATTTATAATTGATAACTACCTGAAGCAGCGGCACGCCATGCAGGATGTGCGGTTAAAGGATTTGAGCAAAGTGCCAGCTCTGCCCGGCGATCGTAAAGAAAAATCTTCATTTATTATTGACATGAATACCAAACACACAGAAGGTTCAATTGCCGCGTATTTGCACGGGCTGCCAAGTGGCACAAAACGCAAGGCTGGTGCAGAGCCAAACGATTTTAGACGAGAAGCGTACACGGCGTAACTGGGATACATTATGATTAAGCACTATTATTTTGACAACCAGCTTCGCGCGTATTTGCTGCAGTTTATTGCAATTTTCCAGGGGCTGCAAGTCCGTACTGGCCGCGGTGAGTGCAATGAAGAGCAGTACATCACTGTGCCGTGCGTAGTTGGAAGTAAAGACCGCGTGGTGGCTGCGTTGTTTGCTGGCAATACCCAGAATCGGGTCTTTAGCTTGCCAACAATGGCAGTACACATGACTGGGCTGTCAGTTGCAAATGATCGGCGAAAAGTTCAGGCACACGTAGATCAACGCGTAATAATGAAAGCGGGCGGCCAATTTCCAAATGATCTCACGGTTGCAAAGCGCGCCATGCCTATACCGTATGATATGACGGTTGAGCTAGCGCTCTACGCCTCTAATACGCAGCAACTGCACCAATTACTGGAACAAATTTTAGTCCTGTTTAATCCTGACATTCAGATTCAGAAAAGCGATGGTATGCTGGACTGGACAAAAATTACCAGTGTAGAGCTGACAGATATTTCAAATGAAGAGAATTATCCAAGCGCCACACAGAACAGAGCTATTGTCTGGACGCTGTCATTTAAGCTGCCAATTTTTCTAAGCGTGCCAATGGGCATAAAAGACGATGTGGTTCGCCGAGTGATTATTCAAATTGGTTCAATGGACACAATGGTTGTTAACGAAGTAGACGCAAACGGAGAATTAACGCCGTTTGGTGCGCCACTGGCCAAGATTGATTTTGACACTAGGGAAGTACCTGCGCCAGAAGAGTGCACCTACAATCAAGGAGCAACTCCAGAAGGTGAGTTAAATGATACTTGGTACAGCGCAGTAACCGCTACAACGCGTCGTTGGGACGGCAGCGCTTGGGTTGTTCTTGAACAGTACTTGCCACCACCACGAGCATAATATGATTAGATTACCGCGATTAGAACTTTTAGCAGAACGGTTAAATCCAACTGATGGGCTGTTTAACGGTACAGGCCCGCAGTACAGGGCGGTGCTTCAAGCGTTTAAAAATGCCAATGGAATACAGCAAACTACTGATAAGTGGGCTGTCGCAGAAGATCCGTGGGCCGACAGCGTTTACCTTATAGTCCGGTGTTCCGACAAGAATGAGGTTACTGGTTTTGTATTTTTTAGAAAAGACAAGAGCACTAAAGTAGTACCTAACTTGCCGCCAAAAATGAGACGAGTTGGCATGGATGATTTGCTTCAGCACCTGACTGAAATTGGTGCTGAATTTAAATGATTACTTTCAAAGAATACTTGCTGGAGAAAGCCTTGAATAGGGGCGTGTACCTTGACGTGATTAAGAAGCTCGCTGGTAAGGCGCTAGTCGGCCTTGAGATTGAAGCACGTGTGCCACCAGAATCACCGTCGTTTAGGCTGACAAAACCGGCAGATCGGCGAACTGAAGATGTGCGCGAGTACAGCACTCTTGCAGATTTTTCAGAGAGCTTTTTAATCTCACCGACAGTTTTACGACAAATTACAGGCGACTTTGCTGGTTGGAGTGCCGCTCAAGAAGACGACTGGGTTGAGGACAATTGGGAAAGCTATATTGACGCTGATGAAGTTGAAGCAAGCGGAGACGCAAGAGCAGAGAAAACTGCCAGACGTGCCGCACTGGGCGATCATAAATCTGCAGATCACGGCTGGTCAGAATGGTTTACAACATTTAAAAATGTGACTGATTTTTTAGACATATACGAGTTAGAGCCAAAACATGGCTGGGTAGAAGACAACAAGTTCTTGGTGTACATGGCACTAGATGCTGCAGATACCGCTGATTCAAGTTGGGAGTCTACAGCTAATCACTTTGGTGCCTTGATGTCAGCTGCCATTGGCGACAAAGTAACTGTTAAAGATGCACCAGGTGCTGATTACTCCTCTTGGAAAATTGTACCAGATACAAGCATTACTAATGGCGGGCTTGGCACCAACACTGATGGTGATCTTACTGGCGTTGGAATTGAACTTGTGTCTCCGCCACTTCCCGTTGATACAGCAATTGATCAGCTCACCACAATCTTTAAGCTCATGACTGATCAGGGGCTGGACACAAACACGAGCACTGGTATCCACATTAATATTTCTGTTCCTGAGCTGGCTAAAAACCTAGATCCGCTGAAACTGGTCTTGTTTATGGGCGACGAGCACGTGCTGAAAGTGTTTGATAGATCAGCTAATCTCTTTACGCGCTCTCAGATCTCGAGCATTATCGATGGCATTCAAATCACAGGCACTGTTCCATCTACAGGTGCTGAGTTAATGGATGCAGCACGCCAGTCACTCAGCCAGGCAAAGTACCGATCAGTTAACCTAGGGCATGTTGAAAAAGGATATTTGGAATTCAGAGCGTCGGGCGGCGTGAACTACCACAAAAAATTAGACTTAATAGTCGATACAATCGGCCGTTGGTTAACTGTAGTTGATATTGCTACAGATCCTGCTCTACTTAGAAATGAGTACCTTAAAAAAGTTGCAAAGTTATTAGGCCGTACTAGCGCTGAAAAAGATAAAGCACAGCACTCTGATGTAAGTTTAAAAGAACTTGTGATTAGTACTGCACGCAATAAAGAGGATGGAGAATCCCTATGGATTGACTTGCAGCAGCGTTCTGTGGTTGGTTTTGACGCATTAGCTAAATTCGCTATTAACGTTGCAAGAAGCTCGATATCAAAGCCAAGTGTTAAACAAATTATGGATGTTAAAAATTTATTTAAGACTCTGTCTGTTACTGTTGCGGATATGGTTGAACAAGATCCAGATGTTGAAGTTCTGTTTAACAGATTCGCAGAGATGTTTAAACTACAAAAGTAGGATGAATTTTGGTGGAACATCCTGCCCGGCCCTAAATACACAGACAAACAACAAGCGATCAATTTTGATCCTTTTAAATCCAGTAGGAGATTAACAAAAATGGCAACACTCGTTTCCCCAGGTGTTTCAGTCTCAGTCACCAACGAGAGCTTCTTTCTTCCAGTAACTGCACCTACCGTGCCGGTTATCTTTATCGCCACAAAGAGCGGTAAACTGCAACCAAACGGTATTACCCCCGCAGCTGGTACTCTAGAATTTGGCGTCGTTCGTACGGTTACTTCGGTCCCACAGTCTGTTGAGCTCTTTGGCGTGCCCCATTTCCGCAACGATGTTTCGGGTAATGAGTTCCACGGTGATGCTCGCAATGAATATGGTCTCTTGGCGCTAAACCAATTTTTAGCAGCTGGTAATCGCGCGTACGTTGTTCGCGCAAATATTGACCTAACCGACGAACCAGAAACATTCATGTCGCTGGGAACACCAGGCTTGGTTGGCTCATCTGTTTCGTACAACGGCATTGGCGATGGTTCAATTGAATCAATCACAGCGGTAAGTAATGCCGTGAAGCCTCAGCTGTTTGCAGTACTGTTTACTTCACCAACGTCCTTTTCGGTTACAGGCGCACTGTCTGGCTACATTGGCGCTGGTAACGTAGATGCTGCCTTTACCTCGTCTAAAATTAACTTTACTGTTATGTCTGGCGCAGTGCCATTTAGCGCTGGCGACACATTCACGTTTAACATGGCCCATATGGCTGTTGCTGCAGGCAGCAATACTGGTAATGGTTCTGTTGTTTCACTAACAGTTGATACACTTGCGCTGCCTGAAACTATTACTGTTCTGATGACATCAGCGTCTGCGTTTCAGGTTAACAGCACAGTTTCAATGATTGAAAACGGCGTTGTCGGTTCGGCATTTGATAACAACCGCGTTAACTTTACTGTTCAGGCTGGCACCGTTCCATTTGTTGCTGGTGATGAGTTCACAATCACTGTAAGTTCAGTAACTGTAAGTGCTCCGCTGGGCGCTAACGATGCAGCAAAACGTGTTGCTATTGTTACCGCACTGCAAGCCGCAATTAACAGCAATGGTGATGTCCGGTCGGAACTCTATGAGTTTAACTTGATTGCTTGCCCAGGTTATCCAGAAGTTGCAGATGAATTACATTCGCTGAGCGCGTCAACAAAGCAAGAGTCTTTGGTTATTGCTGACACCCCGTGTGATAAATCACCGGATCAAGTTGCACAGTGGGCACTAACATCTGCTCGTGCTGCAGGCGAAGACATTGCGTATTACTATCCATGGTGCCTGACATCTAACCTTGACGGCCGCGACGTACTTGGCGCACCATCGGGTACTGCTCTTCGCACCATAGCGTTCAGTGATCAACAAGGTTATGTATGGTCTGCTCCAGCCGGAGTATCAAATGGTGTGGTGTCTGGCGTATCTCGTCTGGCCTATATAACTGGCACCAAGGGTACTGCAACCACGCTGATTGAGACTAATCTAAATCAGGGTCAACGCGATAACCTGTACGAATACGATAAAAACATTAACCCAATCTCGTTCTTCCCGGGCCGTGGATTTATGTTGTTTGGACAGAAAACTTCAGCACCAGCAGCAAGTGCTCTTGACCGCATTAACGTTGCACGACTGGTTATGTACTTGCGTCGTACACTGCGCAAAGGTGCGTTGCCATTTGTTTTCCAACCAAACGATCAAATCACACGTGATAACTTGAAAGCCGCAGCCGATGGTATCTTGAATGATGTATTGACTAAGCGTGGATTATATGATTTTGCCACTCAGTGCGATACTAGCAACAACACTGCGGTAAGAATAGATCGAAACGAGCTGTGGTTAGACGTTGCAATCAAGCCAACGAAAACAGCCGAATTTATTTATATCCCGATCCGTGTTGTTAGTACTGGTGCAAATATCTAAGTGATATAATAACGTTATAAACAAAGGCAGATAGTATCTGCCTTTTCTTTGTCATTATTTTTGAATATTACGCTACCTTAAAAAGTCATTATGCCAACATGTAAAATATGCGGATACGCTCATGAGATAATGATTCACTTTACTCATATCAGAAAACATGGTATGACGGTTCAGGAATATAAGCTAAAATTTCCCGGAGCCGCGCTGCGTGTGCAGAGCGAAGAATCTAAATTAAAAATGTCGGCCTCTAAAACAGGAAAGCCTTCTGGACTAAAGGGGAAAATCAGGTCTGAAGAACACTCTAAAAATATATCGGCCGCGCTAAAAGAAGCTTACTCTTCAGGAAAAATACAACATTGGAACTCAGGTAACACTACTCCACTGTGCGTTAAGGAAAAAATTGCGCAGGGAAATAGAGGCACAATAAATGCTGGAAACATAAAGCAAAAGTTAAAAAAGCAGGAGAGAATTAAAGCCGGTGCCATAGCGTTTGGCTGTGAAGTGTTAAGCTGTGATGTAGAAGAACGCACCACAGTAAAGTGCCTTGAATGTAAACACGTGTTTAGTTTTACAAACCAAATATTTTATGAAACTCGTTTAGAAAAGACTGGAAAGCTATGCCCGTCTTGTCAACCGCGAATTACATATTCTTCTGCGGGTGAGCAAGAGCTATTAAATTTCATCAAGTCAGTTTATGCTGGAATAATAATACCCAATGACCGAGGCGCTCTTGGAGGAAAAGAATTAGACGTTTATTTACCTGAACTCAAGATTGCATTTGAGTACACGGGGTTGTATTGGCACGCTGAAAAACAGAACCCAATAAACAAGCACTTGTTGTGGAAGAGAGACTTTGCGTTCAATCAAGGAGTCGAACTAATTACTGTGTTTGAAGATGAGTGGCACGATAAACAAGACATTGTTAAGTCTAGAATTATGAACATGCTAGGTCTTCAGGGTTTTAAATCTGCGGCCAGAAAATTAAAAATAGGTGTTCCATCCGTTAAAGAGAAGAATTTATTTCTGACTGAGAATCACTTGCAGGGTAGAGATACAAGTTCTGACTGGGCTGCGCTTATGGATGGTGGCGAGATCGTGTGCATTGCCACTTTTAAGAAAACTAGTATATCAAAAGGCGGTTCTGGTGATCAGTGGGAATTAAGCAGGTTTGCATCAAAATTAAACACCCAGGTGCAGGGCGGAGCCAGCAGGCTTGTAAGCTGGTTTGTGCGCAAATACAAAGCAGACCTGGTGTCTTACGCTGATTCTAGATGGAGCACTGGAAAACTTTATAGAACTATGGGATTTGATTTTATCCATCGCTCTTCTCCAAGCTATTGGTACTTGTTAGATGGTTACAAACGACGCGTGCACCGCTCTGCGTTCATGAAACATCGACTTGTAAAATGTGAAGAGGATAAAGCTTTTACGGAATGGGAACTTGCTCAGCAAGCAGGCATGGATCGCATTTGGGATTGCGGCACAACAAAGTGGCTGTTAAAGTACAATCCAAATTAAGTGTACACTTTTTACTGAATAAAGTATTATATCCATCCCAGCGCTATAAATAAGTATGTTCAACGTTTACACACCAAAAGGAACACAATGACATACATCGCTGAATTAAATCGTACACGGCATCTTGCTGGCTTACAGCCGCTGTCAGAGGCTCAAACGTCAAAAATCTCTTCAGAGCTTAATGAAGCGTTTATCGAGCTAGATTGGGCTCTTGGTAATACGCCTAAAGAAGTTGAAAAGCTCGTTAAAGCAGCTGCAGAAAAAGAAGACTTAAAAGCAGAAATCATCACAATGGACGGCCCGGGCGGTGGCAACCCGCTTGTAAGATTCTCAGGTAAAAAAGCTAACATTAAGAAGTTTCTAGTAACATATTGCCATGGCGACGAAACTGAAGCAGATTTCATGATGAATGACATTGGTCATAAGCAAGGGACTAGATAGGTATCTTTTTGCGGACCAACGTACTTATTCACGTACGAAAACATCCAAATTTATTTATATCCCAATCCGCGTTGTTAGTACTGGCGCAAATATCTAAAGCAGCAATTAAGCAATAATGAAAGGGACCCGAAGGTCCCTTTTTATTTGAGCTTTATTCTCTAGTTTCAACAACCGTGCGTTTAACTCTGCTAATCATAACGGTTGCTTTAGTGCCACTTTTGATAGCTGCTCGTGTGAAATGAGATCTAATATCAGAAGCCCAGCCACCCCATACTGGGCCGTATTCTACGTCCATTGAGATTGTGTTCTGGTTATTTGGTCCTGGTATAATCGTTTTCTTACGGACAGTGATTGTCCCAGGTAAAAAGCTTTCAATTTGCTTGAGAAGCTCGAGTTTGCCGCCCTGAATTTGTACTTCGGCTGTGAGGAGACCCTTGGTCTTTTGCATGTTAATGCTCCTGATTAGAATGCTGCAGCAGGTCGCCGCAGTAAAGGAATTCTAAGCTAGTATGATTTTTCAGTAATATTAGGAATCAGGTTAGGCGACAAAGTTAGGAAAGTATTGTCTTTAATCTGACTAACTCCTGCTTTTGTTTGTGCTTCCACAAGAGCTCCCAAAACTCATGAATTACAATTCCCTGCTCTGCAGCGTATGCAAGTTTATCAGCTTCGCGTGACCCATCGCCTGGGTGCCAGTATTCACCGTGGTATTCAAAACCAATTTTTAAATCTGGAAGATAGATGTCAATTTCTTTTGGCTTTATCGCTTGGCGATCATTCACAATAATCCGACCAGTATATAGTGCTTTCACGGCCTCATACAGTTCACCTTGCCCCCGAGATACATGGCAGGACGGACACCAAATACCAGTCACGCGAGTAAACGGCCGGCTAAAAACTTCACCGCATATATGGTGCCACTTGTATTCGTTTTGCATGCCAGGAATAATCTCATCAACTGGTGTAATGCCCTTTACTGCAAGTTTATCAAGCTTAGCCTGCGCACGATTGTTGAAGTGCGCGCTTTTCATGTCATAAGAAGTCTGCGCTTTCCATTCAGGATCTGCCCAGAGCTTTTCGTGACGTATAGATTTTTCTGGAGCTAATAATGCTTGAGCACACTTCATTGAACACACTTTTCTGTAACCCACTGTGTAATTTATCCAGTTTGTTAGCTTTCCGCAGTAACATGTTGGCCGTATGTTTAAGACGTTCCAGGCCTTCTCGGAAATGCTATTACCATGATATTCATTCAACCATATTAGGCGCTCAGCGTTGCGCCATTTACCAGCACAATATTTGCCATCTTGGAACAAGGCAACGATGAGTTCAGTTTGTTTTGTCATTCGCTATTTAGAGTAATTTTTGATTGAAACCTTGTAATCTGTAGATAAACCCATAAATACACTGAAGCTGCTCAAGCTGTACAAACCTTAATAGGAGTTATCAAATTGGCAACATTATCGAATTTCGGAATTCCCGGCGCAGGTTCGGGAATCCTTCACCCAAAAATGCGTAATAAATGGAGGGTGACATTTCAGGATATTAGTCGCCTAGTATCTGGCGCAAACAGCCGTAACCTTACAATGCAGGCAGTTACTGTTAGCCGCCCACAAATTGAATTTGAAGAAGTTGCAATTCACCGCTACAATTCAACTGCTTATATTGCCGGCAAGCACACATGGTCACCAATGAGTTTGACGGTAGACGATGATATTACTGGTCTAGCATCAAAAGTTGTTAAGGGCCAACTTGAAACACAGCAGCGCCTTGTTGGTGTTGACTTGGACGGCCGCTGGTTGAATACTGCAGCTACTGGTTCAGACTATAAATTTGGTGTTAAGCTTGAGCAATTAGACGGCGATGAGGGTGTTGTTGAATCGTGGATCCTTGAAGGCGTAATGATTCAGGCTGCCGATTTTGGTGAAGGCGATTATTCTTCTTCAGAGGCTATGACAATTCAGCTAACGCTGCGTTTTGATCACGCGCGCTGTATTGACGCTGGTGAGGGTTATGGAAGCGCGTTAGGCGGAAACGTTTCTTAGTAATTTTTTAAATTTAAAGGGCCTGCTTTTTGCAGGCTTTTATTGGATCTTGGAGAATAAATTGAATCTTGTTGAAACATTAAACAGAGCACGCGAGCTTGCCGGAATGGAGCCGCTGTCAGAAGCTGCAGCCAAAAAAATATCTAGCCCGTCATATAAAATTACATGGGAGGGTTATCCAAATAATCCTAAGCCAGAAACTCATGGCATTGAGTATTTTACAGATGACCTGGCATTTGACAATGATGATCGTAATAAAATTAAAGATCTCGGAGTTGGCGACAAACATGTTATGGCTGGTCCTATGGACTCCGTCACGGTTGTTCGGATAAAGTAATCTAGTTAAAAGTAGTTTTTAAAGGGCCTGTTTCTTGCAGGCCCTTTTAGTATGCGCAGTAGATTAATACACACGCTTGAGTATAGCTAAATATCTTATTACTTTATAGCCTGGAAATATAATGAAACTTAGCGAAATTATTGGCGAGTCAGCGGTTAGTTACACGGTTCAGCCGACAAAACGATTTTGGCTGGTATTTGCCGAGCCCACATCCTTTAAGCAGTTAACACAGGATAAAAAATTCCTGGCGCACGCCGGCCCGCACACTACTTTTTTAGACGTTTCAGATGTTGAAGATGTTAAACTGTCTCCTGGCGAAAATAAGTGGAATGCTATGAAGCGGCTTTATAGTAATGACGAAGATGAAATCACTTGCTCCAACTCTGGTGTTCCAACAGAATGGGTGTGTCTTGCAATCAACGTGTCCATCTAAAAATGCCCGACATCTCAAAATTAGTTAAAGTTGCCGGTATTGATGCCGAGAGAACGGCCACCGAGCTGTTCGGCATTGCCGTGGAGGACTTTGCGGCCAAGCCACTGAATGCACTATTAAAGGGTGCATTAGGTGGGCCTGAGAATCCGCCGGTGAACCGCAACGATGGATCGTGGTATGCAACCTCGTACGCCGCAAGCCAGGCTAACTCACTGTTTCGCCCAAAGCTAAAGTTCTTATTTCGCGTTGAATTCTTGTTTAAGCCTGAAATTTTAGAGCAATACCAGGCACAAACAGCCGCGTGGAAAAATAACTTTACGTTCCTAATTAAGTCAGTCGATCGCCCTAAGGTTGACTTTGAATACGAAGAAATCAATCAGTACAATTTTAGAACAAAAGTTCTAAAGATGATCAAGCACCGAGAGCTCACCATGACCTTCTCGGACGACGTTGGAAATACAGTGTATGAATTTTTTAGATTCATGCTCATGGTGCACTCTCCAATTACCCGACGCTCAGCTGGTTCCTCGCACAACATTGCGGACTATACTTCCTCTTCCAGCACCGGAAATGGTATGTTATTCTCTGGAAATCTGGGCAACTTAGAAGACAGCGCCAGCCGTGGCGTGCTTAACACTGACGTTGGTAATGCGATTCAGGCAATTAAAATTACTCAGATGTTTGTACAGCCGGGCTCGGCTCAGCATGATCTTGATACTGGCGCAAAAGAAGTCTCGTTTATCTTTATTAACCCGCGTATGGTTTCTTTTGATCTTGATGATTTGAACCATGAGACCAGTGAAGCAAACTTGTTTACTATGCAGTTTGATTACGACTCAATGGTGCTCACTGACGCCAGATTGCTGCAGGCCCTGCCACCTGAAAAATCAATGCCACCAGTAGGCACTGCTCCTGGAGAAGCCGCACCGACTGGTCGAGCTCCTGGAGATCAAAATCCAGAGGGTAATAATAATCCTTATACCAAGCTGCTGTCGGGAGTTGCTGCCAGAGCAGCACAACGCATCACTAGCGAAACAATTGGCCGCCAACTGCGCCGCGTGCCGGGGTTAGGATCAGTATCAGATGTACTTGGCGGGCTTGTGCAGGGGATTACGCGTGACCGTGTAGCCGGGCTTGGGTCAGCGCTTAATCAGTCTTTTGCCAGACCAAGTCGCGATGTTGTTTCTGATAACTCAACCGCCGGCCGTGACAGCAGCACCTTTGTTACCTCACGTGGCGGATTTGGCACTGATCAACCAAGCGTAGACTCAATAGAAGAATCGGGAACATAATGGCCGGAACACGCAAAACATTTCAGGGAAGATTTATGCCTAAGAACCCAGGTAAATACTTGGGCAACGTTGGGAAAATAATTTTTCGATCAGGTTGGGAACTGCGAATGTTTCAGTGGTTTGATGCTACCCCATCTGTTTTACAGTGGGCAAGCGAAGAGTTTTCAGTTCCATATCTGTCACCACTTGATAACAAAGTGCACCAGTACTATCCGGATGCGTTTGTCATCTATAAAGATAAGTTTGGAAATTTGCAAAAAGAAATTATTGAAATTAAACCGTACAAAGAAACAGTGCTTGGCCCAAAATCAACAGAGCGTGACAAGTTAGCGTGGGTAGTTAATCAGGCTAAATGGAAAGCTGCCGCACTGTTTGCTGAGCAACAGGGCTCTAAGTTCCGAGTAGTAACAGAAAAGTCTATGTTCGCCAATGGAAAAACAAAATGATTCTTTTGCGAGAACTGTTGGGCAGCCCTCTCGAATATACTTGGGTACAGCAACACGATGCTTACTGGAGAGCAGAATTTTTTGTTAATGGAGTTAGTTACTCAGTTATTGCAAGTGAAGAAAATAATTTTAAAGATGAAGGCGGAAATGATGCCGTGTATTGGGAAATATCGTTTGCGCAAACTGAAAAATCATTGACTGGAACTAAAACTAATTCTGGTGGAGAGTTACAAGTTTTTTCAACCGTTCAAGCAGCGGTGTTTGATTTCTTAGATCAGAAAAAACCCGATTGGATTGGCATAAGCTCAACTAAAAAAGAAGAGAACAGATTTAATTTATACTTACGAATGATCAACCGGTTAACGAGTAAACTTAACGGTATGGGTTATTCTTTGCATTCGTGCCCAACTTATGGAGACACGTCTATCCAGCAATATCTGGATCAATATGAAACTTATTGCATGAGAAAAACAAAATGATACCTTCAAAATTTAGTAATCCTCTTGATAGTCTTTTTGACATTGAAGCGGGTGATCGTGACGAGATGCAGGAATACGTCTCCACAACTGAAAATGAGATAACGGCACAGGCCCCTGCTGTAGTGGAAAAAGATCAAGAGGACATTGATACTGATCGTAAAATAGACGAGGTGTATGATACTGCGCTTAACTCATTTCAAGAACTAGTAGCGTACACGCAGATTATTGAGCCGCGCTACGCAGCCCGCAATGCGGAAGTTGCTGCCACGTACTTAAGCCTGGCACTGCAGGCTGCTACTTCAAAGGCTAAGTTAAAAACCGACCGCAAGCGCGTTGCAACGTTTATTCCAGGCGGTAACAAGGTTACTAACAATACTGTTGTGTGTTCAAGAGAAGAAATTATGCGAATGATTTCTGTAGATGCTGAAGTCAAGAAGATCTAATTATTAGACAAGGGAGATACACAATGCAATTACTTCAAGAATTATTAGGTTTGCTCAAGGGGCAAAAGCAAAAAGGCAGGTTGACTGAAGCAGAAAAGACGGGCTATCAGATCAAAGTTGATTCAGCCGTTAGAGGAAATTGGAAGGATTCGCATTTGAATGCTGCTTCACTTGACGATATAGCCAGTGCGGTTTCCGCTTCACCAGTAGATGATCAGGCTCATGACAAATTTAACCTGAGCAAACTTACCACATTAGTTACAGATTTTATTGGTGTTGGGCCTGGTGGTCAAGGAACATCCTGGGAAGAAATAGACTATGACGTGGTATCCTTACAAGATGATGTGCTGAAAATTAGCTGGAGATTTTCAGGTGTAAAGCAGAGCGACACAGAAGTGGTAAAAACAGGCATGATTACAATAATGCCAGCTGAATAAAATAACATGCGAAAGATCTCTGTAGACGCTGAAGTCAAGAAGATTTAATTTACTAAACAGATGTACATTAATTTAACAGATGTACATTAATGTTGCCATTAAATAACTGAGTCCTGTCTAGCCAGACTCTCTAAATACTCGACAACCTGGAGATAGCCGTGCAATTACTGCAAGAACTGATGAGCCTTAAGCTTAAGATTGCTGAGCCAAAACCGCGCGATCCTAATCACAAGATTCTTGCTGATAAAAAGAACGCGGCTGGTGAGCACCGTGATAAGAAGCGCGAAGAACGCAGTGGTATCTTTAAACATAGAAAAACGCAAGAAGACTTGAGCTTAGCCGAAAAGAAACCTGAAGGCGCGCCTGATTGGCACGACTCTGATGCTCCAGATGCTAATGGCAGGTTTAGAGAGTTAAGCGTAAATGCGCTTGCTGACTGGTTGATCAAAACTAGAAACGGTGATATGCGCCGCATTAACGGTTCGTTGCAGCAACAAATAGTTTTCAATCGTAATAAAGACCCGGCGTACGCCTCAAAAATGGAACGCACTCGTGCGGCCGTAAAGAGCAAGCTCAAAAAGGATTAATGATGACAGCCCTAGTTCCGTCAGTTCCACTGTACACACTTCATATGTCGGAAGCCGGCCAGATCCGTGCTATTCTGACTACTGTAAAATCAATGCTTGACAATCCTAACTTCAGGCAGAATTTGATTAACTTGAACGTGGTGCAGGCAAATATTATAGAGCTGCCATATCCAATGGATTTAATTGGCCGGTTAGAAAAGCTAAGTGAATCAATTCAAGCATTTGAGACAACCGTTTCAACAATTGAAGATGGTATTCGCGGCTCACTTAATTACCCGGTTGTCTCGTAATGCGGTTTAAAGAATTTCTTGCTGAGATGGCTGCTCCAGCGGAGCAACATCTTTCGTCCGTATATTATCACGGCACTGATGAAGCCGGTGCACAGGGAATTATGCAGCGTGGAATTGAAGCGGGCGATATTATTTTGCCAACATCAAAAAAGTCGCGCTGCCCAAGTTTAGAACCTGTTCCCGGTAAAGTGTACATCACGCCAAAAATTGGCTATGCTCAAGTTTACGCAATCGGCGGTGACATGGCTGGTTCAAATTATCGATCAACAGCCGGTCAATCTACGCACGGTTATGTTTTTGTAATTAAAGGCAGCCAGTTAAAAGACATACAGCCAGACGAAGATAGTATTGGTGAGATGATTTGGCGGCAATTATATGAGCCTAAGGACAACAGGTTCTTAAAAACTTATGCCTATATGGCGCAGCAAATTTTAACGCCAAAACAGTTTTTAAAATTAAAAGACGGCGAATACGTAATGTACGCGCACGTTGGAAAGAAGCTTTTAGCTAAAATGTCTGATGCGGATAAACTAGAATTCATCAACTTAGGCGCACATATTGCGCATACTGGAAATTTGCAGCCCGATGAAACCTGGAAAATAGATTTGTCTAAAATGCGAGAAATGAAACGTGACGGCTCTAACTTTTTTGAGTTGGCAGAAAAAGTAAAATGATTACATTTAAAGAATTTCTGGGCGAGCTCTTGAATCGCAAAGTTGAGTACACGGTAGACCGTGAATCAAACACTAGCTTTCAAACATCTGCCAATATTGGAGATCGCACAATTAAGTTCAGTGCGTGGGTAACAGACGAGCCTGATGCGTGGGAGATCTTATTTTCAGAGCGCAACGATAAAATAAGCGGTACTTATTCGGCCACTGGCAGTGGGAATGAGCTCGAAGTATTCAGCATGGTCAAGGATTCAATTCTTGAACTAATTTCAAAGTACAGCCCTGCAAAAATTACTTTTACCGCTGACAAAGAGGGCAATAAGCGCGCCAGCGTTTATGATAAGCTTTTAAAAAGATTTAAAGTTCCTGGTTACACTCACAGCAGAGTAGATGGTTCAGGATTTGAGGAATTTGTTATTGTGAGAAATGATGATTAAAACTGTACCTTCATTCAAGGAATTTTTAATCCTTGAAGACACCGCCGTAGATACTGCGCTGCAAAATAAGTCCGAGAAGAGCGGAATTAAAAAGAGCATTTTGCGAGCAGTCTACAACCGTGGCCTGGCAGCTTTTAAATCTAGCCACAGACCTGGAACAAACTCAAGTCAGTGGGCGCACGCTCGAGTCAATAGCTTTATTGATGGCGGCCCAGCCCGTAAATCAGATCAAGATCTTTGGGATAAGCGATCATGAGCATTGCAATGGATAACTTACTTGGACAATTACTGCTGGCACGCACCGTTGCACACGTGCTGCATTGGAAAGTAAAATCGCTGTCTCTTCACCTGGCTCTTGGCGAGCTCTATGAACAGCTTACCGAGCTTACTGACGAACTTGCCGAAATATACATGGGCACATACGGCACAGAGGGTGGAGTACCAGTAAACGATCCTGCCGCAAATATTTTAAGCCAAGACGATCCACTGGTTTTTATAAAAGAACTTCATGATGGTTTAGCTCAAGTCAAAGACAGTTTGCCACAAGATGGTTTTATTATCAATAAGTACGAAGAAATCCAGGCTCTTGTTTCTCGCGCTAAGTTCAAAATGGAAAATTTAAAGTGACTCCCTCAGACTTTCAGCCGCCGGTTATTCAGTTTAAAAAATTAGACGACTTGCCGCCAGGCCGGCCAAATACTTCGGATGAAGTAATGCGCGCCATGACCGTGTTACATAAAATGTTGCACGCCCAATCAGAGGCTTATGGTGGCAAAGATTCTAAATTGCTGGCCGCTGGCATTGCCGAGGCTGCTCCAACGTTTAAAACGTTTTTGCGGTTGTGTGAAGCGCAAGAACTCTCTGATACTGAAAAAGCGCGCAGGTCGGATCTCTATGATCGCTGGAAAAAACTGATTAACATGTCACCGGGCGCCGTTGAAAAATTTAAAAAGCAGCAACTAGAAGTCGCGCGCAAAAACCCAAAATTGTATCCTGGGTTAAAACCAGCAGCAGCAAAATCAATTGGCATTTCTTCAGGCGTGCAGAGTGCAGACTGGATTATTAAAATGAAGCGCTCCCCTGTGGCGCTGTGGACGCCGGAAATGTGGAAGTGGGCTGGCAAACAAGTAAGCTTTGTTTCTAGAATGAGCGGCAACGCTGGTCCTCTTTTTGATAAGGACGGCAATCCAACTCGCAAATTGCTATCGCTAAAAATTTGGGGCAACGACCCAACGTAAGCACTGCCGGCCGGCAAAACTAAATACAGGATGCACACACATCCTGTAATAGTATATCTGCACGGGCTTAACTCTACCCGTCATTCCTTTGCATACCTGGGCCACAAGCTTGGGCACTGCGACATTAAACTAATCGATTATGATTCTCACCAACCACTGCACATGTCTATTGCGCAAGTTGCAAGACAGTTGCCGCCTGGTCGTGAACTTATTTTAATCGGGCACTCGCTGGGTGGGGTGATTGCGATGAATCTTGCGCTTGACATGCCCGAAATTGTTAGAGTTATTACTATTTCTGCACCGTTAGGTGGCTCAAGAGCGGCAACATTCTTACGCTGGTTTAGTTCAATGATGGTGGTTGGAGATATTACTCCTACTTCGCGCGCAATTACCAGAATTCAGTCTTCACTGCCCTGCCCAGTGCTTTCAATTATTTCTACTGGTGGGCACTTGCCAACATCACAAGAACAAAACGACAGCGTAGTTACTCTTAACTCGCAGCGCGCCCTTAAAGACGCGGCAAAAATTGAAATACGCGCTAACCACTTTGAAATTCTAATGCACGACGCCACCGCTGATGCTATTTTAGCGTTTGTGCAGGAGTGCTGCTAGTGGCTAAAAACCCCAATTTAAAGCGCGCGCACGAAACAAGTGAGTTTACGCCTGAGATGGTTGTTGAATTACAGAAATGTAAAGCTGATCCAATTTACTTTATGGAGACGTATGTAAAAGTTTCTCACCCTACAAAGGGTGCAGTGCCTTTTATTTTGTACAGTTACCAAAAAGAAATGGTAATGGCAATTCACGACAATAAAGATACGGTGTTGTTGTGTTCGCGACAAATGGGAAAGACCACAGTTGCAGCTATGTACATCCTGTGGTTTGCAACGTTCTACGCTACAAAGCGCTGTGTGATTGCATCAAAAGCCATGAACCACGCCGTGGAAATTCAATCACGTATTAAGTTCGCGTACGAAGAACTGCCGCAGTGGTTAAAGGCTGGCTGCACATTCTACAATCGCACATCAATTGAATTTGATAACAAGTCCGTAATTATCTGCGAAGCCACGTCTGAAAAAACCGGCCGTGGTGGCTCACCATCTATCTTGTTTATTGACGAGATCGCCTTTATTTCAAAGCGCATTCAAGATGAGATGTGGGCGTCTATTGCGCCCTCGCTGTCTACTGGCGGTAAGTTAATTATGACGAGCACGCCAAACGGTGACTCAGACTTGTTTGCACAGCTGTGGCGAGACGCGTTAAGTGGCGTAAACAGCTTTAAGGCCGTGCAGTACCTGTGGTGGATGCACCCTGACCGTGATCAGGCGTACTATGATGAGATGAAGGGTAAGTTAGGCGCGGTAAAAACGCTCCAAGAATTAGACTGTCAATTTTTGTCCAGCGATGCGTTATTGATTAATTCTATTAAACTGAACTCAATGCGTTGGAAGGCTCCACTCTGGGAATCTTTAGGCTTTAAGTTCTGGGTACCAGAAGAATCATTGGGCGGTCGCGATAAAATTTACTTGGTTAGCATGGATCCCGCTACCGGCGGAGGTGCGGACTTTACGACAATTGAAGTATTTGAATTTCCAAGCATGAACCAAGTTGCGGAGTATCGAACAAATGACGTTAACATCCCGCTTACGTACGGTAAACTTTGTTGGCTGCTTAAAAAGCTAACCGAGCAAACTAACGGCGGACGTGCTGAGGTACTGTGGACTTTTGAGCGTAATGGTATTGGTGAAGCCGTATCAGCGCTGTACTACAACGATGAACATCAAATTGAAGAAGCTGAGCTGATAAGCGATCATCCAACTAAATTTGGAGTGTTTACGAGCGGCCGCCAAAAAGTGCTCTCAGCACTACAGCTTAAAACAATGGTTGAAAAAGTAAGCGAGGGTGGACTGCAAATTAATAGCGAAGTGCTGATTCATGAGCTGAAGCACTATATTTCTAAGGGTGGTGGGTACGCCGCAAAGACTGGTTATACTGATGACTGCGTCGCCGCAACTCTTGGAATCATGAGACTCTTGAAGCGGCTGTCTGAGTACAACGAAGATGCTTTTGACCGCGTAAACGAATACGTGGATCCCGAAGCTTCTATGGATGATTCCGACGACCCCATGCCCATGGCGTTTTTGTAGATCCCAAAGCCTTTTATTAGCTGTCGGGTGTGTTGGTTTACTATAACAACATGAACACACCTGATCTAATCAATGCGGGCTTTGAAGCTTTTGCTTCTCTCTTTATCATGAACCACGCCCGAGTCATATGGATAACTCGGCAAGCACGTGGAGTATCTTTACTATCAGCGGCCTTTTTTGTACTGTGGGGATTTTGGAACATCTGGTATTATCCTCACCTGGGTCAAATCTTTAGCTTCTACGCCGGCCTTGCCATCATGGCTGCAAACTTCTTCTGGATCTTTACTATTTGCTATGTAAGAAGTAAAGAGGATTCTCGTTGAGCACAGTCGTTTTCTATCTTGACCAGTGCGGTAATGCCCAAGCGGAACATTTTACGGATCTTGGACTTGCTCTTGCACGCACCGAAGAACTTCGTAACACCGCACAAATAACGCACACTACTATCTCTTCAGAGCTCCCTGAGAGCGTGGGCCGACGCGGAGTAAGCGCGGTTGAAGGTGGTAAAACTCCTGATGGCTCAGACTATACCTGGTCAAAAGCACACCGTGGTCGCCGCTGACGTTACAAATTCAAAAAACACCGTTACACTCTTTTTGCACACGTTCGGGATCGTTATGATATTATGACTCTATCGACAAAACGTGAGGTTAATATGATTTACGTCTTCTTTAAAAACAGCCTTCCAGTACATTTTGCCGAAACTGAAAAAATAACAGATCACAGCATTGAGTTCGACCAAGTAGAGAGTCGTTGGGACTGGAACAGCTTTGAGCGAGTTACTGAACTGGCACTTCGCCTGACAGTGCTCTCTGGTAAAACTTTTCTACCAATAGACAGCTCCCCTAATGTTTCCCCACGGTTTGATATTATCCTTGCTCCGGTTGTTGGAGATGAAATCTCATACGGTTTTAACGGTGATTACTATCCATGCGGAAAGATTGCTCGTATTACTAAAAACTTTATGGTTGTTTCCAGCACCGGCGAAAAGTTTAATCGCAATAAAAAATCCGGTTCATGGGGTATGGTTGGTGGTACTTGGAGCATGGTACGCGGCCACATCAGCAAACGCAATCAAGAATTTTAACATTGGGAAATAAAAATGCTGCTCCTCGCAAAACTTGTTATAATATGGATGATAGCTTTCGCACCAATTTTAGTCTTTATGTACTGTGCTCAAAAAGTAAGCACCTAATTTTAAAAACTCTAGGGAACCCAAATGAAATTTCAATTTGCTCAAAGCCAACGCGAAATCACAGCCACAAAGGTTTCCCGCTTTAAAGTTATCCAAGACAACCGCAGCAAAGAAGTAGTTACCATAGAATACGAAACTAAAAACGGCGACCGCGAAATGTCGTTTTTGAATGGTATTGAGGCTACACTCAACAATGCCGGCCGGTACGTTCAAGCGCAATCTAAACGCGACATGTGCGCTCGCATTTTGCCAGAGCCAGAGCCAGAAGTTACTGACGTGACTCAAGTTAATACAGAAACTAACTAGAGGTTAAGATGACAACGGTATTTTTAAAGAACGGTTTGTCGTACATGCCAACGGCGGCAGCGGCACTTGATCTGCACGACACCTTGCCAGCCGGAAACTATATTGTCAAGCAGCACCCACAAACCGGTGCGCTGTTCTTTGAAAGCATTGAATCATTTCCGCCGTCAGGCAAGACTTATGGTCTTACCACCCGTCATGCCGAGCGAATCATGAGCACTTTTCACAGTAGACCTGCAAGCACTGGTGTGCTGCTAAACGGTGAAAAGGGTTCTGGAAAAACTTTGCTGGCAAAAGTACTGGCACACAACGCCGCCGCGCTTGGGTACCCGACAATTGTTATTAATTCGCCACTGCACGGTGATGCGTTCAACAATCTTATTCAGGGGTTACAACAGCCTGCAATTGTGTTGTTTGATGAGTTTGAAAAGGTGTACAAGCGCGAGGAGCAGGAATCAATTCTTACGCTGTTAGATGGGGTGTTCCCGTCTAAAAAACTTTTTATCCTGACATGCAATGACAAGTACCGCGTTGACGAGCACATGCGCAATCGTCCAGGCAGAATTTTTTACCTGATTGATTTTGCTGGACTTGATGTTCAGTTTATTACCGAGTACTGTGAAGACAATTTAAAAAACACAACGCACATCCCAGCTATTTGTAAACTGTCTCAGCTCTTTGACGCCTTTAATTTTGACATACTAAAGGCTCTGGTAGAGGAAATGAACAGGTATAACGAATCGCCGCGCGATGCTCTTGAGATTTTAAACGCTACCCCTGTATCAGATAATTCCACGTACGATCTGGCCTTGACTGTGGATGGTAAAGCAATTTTAATAGCTGACACATACCCAGAAACAATCAGTGGTTCACCACTTAATTCTGGTGATAACCAAGGTGTACTGACGGTAAACGTTATTAGGGAAAGGGGTAACCTTGACGCTGATGATGAATATCTTTTTGAACAAAGCGATTTAAAGTCAATTGACGTACAAACCGGGTCTTTTGTTTACGAAAATAAAAAAGCTCAAGTAACTTATACTCGTAAAAAAATCAGTATGGTTGATTATAGAAAGTTTATTTAAAATGACGACAGTTCTTTTAATCGTGATAGTCTTACAGCTGTGCGTTACAAATTACCTGTTGCTGAACATTGCCAGAAATCAGGTACAATGTGCACGCTATGATCGTGAGCAGGCAAAATTAAAATCAGCAAGTCCTTTTTGAAAGATGCTGTCATGACTGTTCAATGGCTCAGCGATTTACCGGTGAAGTGCGATACGTGTGGTGATAAGCTCAGCACGGTATTCTACGATGGTCGTACTGCAATGGGACCCGCAGCGTGCATGTGTCTTACTTGTTTTAACTTTGGTCCAGGCCTGGGTAAATTGGGTCAAGGACACGCTCAAGAATATAAGAAACAACCAAATGGTAACTGGAATAAAACGCGAGGTTAAATGAGTACCTTTCAAGATTTCTTAGTGGAATTTAAAAATTCCGCGCACTACACAGAAATGGCGGGCACTGTAGAGGATTCGCCATGGCACCGCGAGGCTAATGTTTGGGTACACACTGAAATGGTGCTTGATGCCTACGCACTTAACTTTGCGCCCCACCGTACTGATCTTGCAAATTTAATTGCTCAAGTAGCCCTGTTATTTCACGACGCCGGAAAACCATCGGCAGAAGAAGTTCTTGAAAAGAAAGATGGTGAAGGAGTCTATCGCCGTTACGCCGGCCATGAGCAGCACTCTGCAATTTCTTTTATGGATTACTATCTAAAAAGCGCAGCACTGCAGTCTTTGCTCTCACCTGACGGCGCCCGCGCCGTCCGCTGGATTATTGAACATCACTTGCCGTATGGATTTAAAGATACCGCAAAGCGCAAGGGTCTTGGGCATGGTACACTTGCAGCACTCCACGGCGCTGGAATCACAATTCAAACGTTCTTTGATTGCTTGCGTGCAGACGCTGCTGGAAGAACAAGCGATGACCACCCTCAAAAACTGTCTGCAGTTGAAGTATGGATTAATGATTTTAAACCGCTGTGTATTGTGTCAACACCGATAGCCGCACCGCAAAAACTTTACATTATGATTGGCCCAAGCGGCTCAGGTAAAACCACATGGACTGCAGCAAGGCTCGGGTTTACAGACCGCGTGGTGTCACTTGATGACATGCGTATTGATTTTCTGGATCAACACGAACAGTTCTTTGACAGTGATGTTAAAAAATACGCCAGGGCCTGGGAATTTGCTACTTCAAACGAGGCCGCATTTTCAAAGTACGTCAGGGAGCAAACAAAGAAAATTTTCTCTGATCTGCCAGCAGGCGCCTCAATCTTTATTGATGCTACTAACTTAAGCAGAAAGCGTCGGGCGCAGTGGGTAGAACTTGGCCGTCAGAAAAAAATGGAAATCATTGGTGTTGAATTCTGGAACACGTTTGAAACCTTGTTGGATCGTCAGGGCACACGCGGCGACAAGTACGTGCCGTACGCTGCAGTAAAATCTCAGCACGCCGCCACCGCCCTTGCATGGGTTGGGCACGAGGTGAGTAGCGTTATTACTATAATCGGCCAATAGCAGTTGCCGGAAAGTATTAATACACTCATATAGCAGATGGAGATCAATATGTTTGTAAGTGAAATGCGCATGAGAGCTGTTCGTCGAGCAATTGCTACCTGGCACCCTACTGGTAAAACCGCCGAAGAGCGGTACCCACGCTTATTCAGACTGGCAGTATCTCTTGGGTTTGTAGATTGCATGGAGTGCTGATCTAAATCATCACCAAAATAACCCTAGTGAGTCAGGATCACATCTAACTTAGAATGTGATAGACGCTACATCTTATTTCTCCTACACCGCAGGTTGCTGTAAATAAGAGCAACTATATTGTGGAGACAATAATGAAAATCAGCGAATTGCTGGAACAGCAAATTATCCTAGAATCTGAGCATCTAAAAATTTACACAGCACTGCTGCCTCTTTACATGCTTGAAGATGACGGTGGTGGGGATGGTGGCGATTTTGGCGGTTCAGGAGAAACTTACGGCGGAGATAGCGGCTATAGCGTGCAGAACCCTGGTAATAACACACCACCAGATCCATCACCGGTAGCGCCCTCGCCTGTTCCGACTTCAAATGACGCGCCTGTTACTCAGCCTGTTTACTACACGCCGTACGGGCCAATTATTGGAACCCGGTGGTTTAGCCAATTAGTCAATACCTTTCGAGTTGCTGCGGTGGCTAAGAACGTTGAAAAGCGGATGAAGGAACTCGGCCTCAAGGGTGAGGGCGTCAAACGCGTCAAAGCTGCCGCTGCCCAGGCTTCAAAGAATCTAGACTATGTTATTAAAAATCCAGCCTCACTCTCATACAGAATTCCGGTGTGGACCACGGGCGGCACCCCTAAAAAAGTAAAAATCAAAAAGTTTAATGAGGCCTTTGCCGAAGAATTTAAACGTGAGCTGTCTAAAATCGCCGGCTCTGATTTGATCTAATACTTAATTGCACTCTGCCATCGCCCCGAACCTTATATTCGGGGCGATGGCGCATTTATTCAACTTATAATCTCTTCAAGCGCTGCAGTTGTAATGCGCTAAATAGAGAGCCCAACATTCAGTTGGCACCTCTTTTATTTTAACTTTGGAGATTTAAAAATGACAGCACCAAAACGTTCCCTGGCCGATCTGGCCGCCGCATTTACATCAAAAGCTTCTGAAGGTGGTGGTGGTAACGCCGTCTGGAAATTATTTTTCCCCTTTTGGAAAGCAGAAGTAGACACCGTTTCCACGGTACGTTTTCTCCCCGACGCAGACGAACAAAACCCACTTGGATTCCTGGTTGAAAACCACACCCACGAGTTGGAAATTAATGGCAAGCGCGAAAAAGTTGCGTGCCTGAAAATGTTCAACGAAGCCTGCCCAATCTGCGAGCTGTCGTCAAAATACTACGACAAAAACAGCGCAGAGCACAGCGAAGAAATGGGTAAAAAGTTCTATCGCAAAAAATCGTACGTTGGTCAAGTGCTTGTTCTTGAAACTCCAATTGACCATGACGCAAATCAAATGGTTAAGTTGATTGAGTTTGGACCACAGGTATTCAAGCAAATCCAGGCTGCTTTTCAGAGTGGTGATTTGGAAGCCGCACCATACGAGCTAAAGGGTGGTTACAATTTCCGCTTCCGCAAATCAAAGACCGGATCTGGCCAGAACTCTTACACAACGTCTAACTTTGCGCCAAAGCAAACTGATGTTGCCGACAACGTGCTTGAAGAAATCACGCTGTATGACTTGAATGACTACCGTACTGCCAGAACAGAGCGCCCTGCTCTTGAGGCAATGTTGGCAGCTGCTCAAACCGGTGCTAACTACAGTACTCCTCAAGATGCTGCTCCAGCACCTGCGCAAAAAGCAGCACCTGCTGCTCCAGCACCCGTGGCAACTGCTACACCAGCCGCATCGGCACCAGCAACGGCAGCTGAAGCACCCGCAGCAGACGCTCCAGCAGATGGTGCAAAGCTCAGTGTGGTTGAGCAATTACGCCAACGCGCAGCCGCAGCAAAAGCCGCAGCCGCCGCCCAAGCTTAACGATACCAACGGGCCGCACCAATTAAACCTGGTGCGGCGTCTGGCTGAGTAACGTTTAAACTTTAGGAGTAACAATGGCACTATCTTTTTTAAAAGACTTTAAAAAGTCAATGGACAAGCTGGAAACAGTAAGCGTTGGCCTCAAATCTTCGCAAGAATGGCTGTCAACCGGTAACTTTGCTCTTAATCGAGCGCTCAGTGGTGACTGGGAAAAGGGTATTCCGCTTGGTAGAATTTCACTCTGGGCCGGACCATCAGGCTCTGGTAAAAGCTTTATTTCGTCAAACATCATGGTGCACGCACAGGCCGCAGGTTATCACTTGCTAGTGCTTGACAGTGAGAACGCGCTGGACGTAGACTACTTGCGCAAGATTGGTGTTGATACATCAGAGGAAAAATTAACGTACATGCAGGTCACAACCATTGAGGACGTGAACAAAGTATGCGCAGAATTTTTCTCAGGATATATCAAAGCGTACGGCAAAGATAATCCAGACGCCCAGCGCACGCTGATTGTGCTGGACTCGCTGGCAATGCTCTCATCCTCTACCGAGATGGAGAACTACGGCAAAGACGGCACAATTAAAGCTGATCAGGGTATTCTTGCAAAGCGCCGCAAGAGTATGTTGCGCATGATTACTGGTCATATTGCTAGACTGCCAATTGCGTTTGTAATGACCGATCACGTTTATCCGGCTGACATTATGCTTGGAGACGGCGCGTGGGCAATTACTAACAGCACAAAATTCTCCTCGTCTATTATTGGAATCGTTACTAAGCTTAAGTTAAAAGACGAGGGTGAGGTGATTGGTGTGCGTATGCGGTTTGAAACGTACAAGAGTCGATTTGCAAAGCTTGGTACTAAAATTGAGCTTGAAGTACCCTACAACAAGGGAATGAGCCCGCTGTCAGGACTTGTCGAAATGTTAGAGGACCTGAAAGTAATCGCCAAGGGCACGCAGCCTGGAGAAAAGACCGCGTACATAAGTGAAGTAAACGGTGAGCGAATTGTTTTCAAAGAGAAGGATTTCACTTCTGAAATTGCTCTTAAGTTGTTTAAGCACCCAAACGCGGTCAGCACGGTATTAGACGAGAAGCCTCTTGCAGACATCTTGGATAATCAAATGCTCGATCAAGACGAAGATTAATTAAAGGAAATATTATGGAACAGCAAGTTCAAATTACAATTACGCCAGTAGTAGGTGGTTTTATCGTGACATACCCAGTGCGAGCCGGTGGTGTTACTACGCATGTGCAAGAAATTTCAACATCAGTTGGAAAAGCAATGCGAATTGCTCGGGCTGCAGTTGAAGCTTTTTCAAAAGTGAAAACTGCTGATAAAGAAGAAACGGTTTGATTCTAAGTTAGACTGCTTATTTAAAACCTGCAACGCAAGAATTTATTTGTGGTGCCGGTTTTAAATTCAACCATGAAAGGAATAATTTTGAACACCGAATACTTCTTCTCTCTGCGCGGCGATTTTTCAGAAACAGAGGAATTTGTTAATTGCGCCATTAAAATATCAAAAACAAAAGTTGCAGGAATTAGCGAATATCAAGTTTGGGATGGATCAGTAACTTCAATTGGAGATATGTTAGATATTCACGCAACTGCACGTGATTTGCCGCTCATACCTGATTCTAAATTTTTCTCGACTGAAAAACAACCAGTCAAAGTTTTTAAAATCTGTGGAATTTTACCTGCTACTGCTCTAGATGCTCAAGAAATTGTAGGGCCCTTTAGATTTCAGGTGTTTATGGCCAATGACCAAAAACAGAATATTGATATTTGGCTTACTCCAGTCTTTGTATAATTAAATCTTTTGATTTAAAGAGCTAGTTCAAAAATGCTCATCCCAGTACAGCCCGTGTAATTCAGGAGCCGTTGTTACAATAGATCTTTATTTGTACCAACGGCTTTTTTGCCTGTAAATTAAAAATTCATACTACAATGAAACTAAATCTATTTCTTCTTGGCCAAAAAAACGACGAACTCATGACAGAGCTGCCAACGTTCTTTGAGAAGTGGCAGAGAGAAATAGACTCAGCCGAGCCTATCTTTAAAATTGAAGGCGAGCGGCTAGAAAAGCTAGCCAGAGATATACCACACAATCAAGTGCACTACGCTAAGCTGGCTCAAGAGGCTCGAGCACTGGTTAAGTGGCTTGAAATTCAGCGCGCGCAAAAAGAATCAAAGTACCTTAAAAACTACAATAATTCTCCACGCGCTCTTGGAGTTAAAGAGCAAGCCGTGTACATGGGCGGTGAAAAAGAGATTGTTGAAATTAATCAGCTCATCGTTGAAACGGCACTAAAGCAACAGCAGCTTGACGAAATCGTTGACGCCATAAAACAAATGGCTTGGCAGGTCGGCAATATTACTAAACTCCGCGTTGCGGAATTACAGGATACCGTACTATGATGAACTTTAAATCTGAACCTTTAGCAGACGCGCTGGTTAATGCAGCAGTGCAATTAACTGCGCTCAGCGTGACACAGCCGCAGGGTAACTACCAGGCAAATCCGTACGGCACATACACAATTCCAACCATGAACGCGCTGAGTATTACTGCACCATCAGCACCCCGATCAATTGGCCAAATGGGATTTGACGCGGACGGCGATATTGCGCTGGAGTTTTATTCCGTTGAAAACGGAAACAATTTAACTTTGAAGTTCTGTCCGGAATACAACATGACAATGCGAGAGCAGACGCAGATCATGATGCTGACCGTAATGGCCGCAGCCCACGCGTACACCAACCCAGAGCGCGCCATACTCTTTATCAGGTTGCACAACTTAGAGCGGCACTTTATAATTACAGCATGAGTAAAACTGCGCATATTTGGGTAAGAGACGAAGTCTGGATGACTGTGGCCGGCCTTGAGGTATCGGATCACACCTTTCTCTGGAACAAGTTTGGAATTGAAGTTGAGGGTTCATTTTTCATGCCGGCCCGAAAGCTTGGTCGATGGGACGGCAAGCTCAGATTCTTTGACAAAACCGGCAAAGTATATCTGCGCTTTTTAAACGACATAGTTCCCTTCCTTGAAAAATGGAACTACGAGATTGAGCTGCATGATGAGCGGCGCCCTCTAAATCTGGTAACAGGTAGGCTTACACCAACGTGGTTTAATGATCACGGCAGAGCCCAGATACCTGTTACGTTGCGCCCCTACCAAGTAGACGCCGTGAACGCTTGTTTGCACGAGGGATCTGGCATGGTTATTGCGGCTACTGGCAGCGGTAAAACATGGATGTGCGCCGGTCTTGTTGATGTGGTAGGATCAGAAGGACTGCGATCAATTACCATTGTTCCCTCCTCTGATCTTGTTGGGCAAACCTCAAGCACCTTTAAACTAGCCGGAATCGAACATGGTCTCTATTCTGGTTCTGAAAAGAATCTCTATCAGCCACATGTAATTGCTACCTGGCAGGCGCTGCAAAATAATCCAACCGTCATGGCGGACTTTCAGACCGTGATTGTTGACGAGGCGCACGGCGCCAAGGCCAGCACAATTGGTGAACTGATTACTGAGCACGGGAAAAATATCGGTTATCGCTTTGGATTTACTGGTACACTGCCCAAGCCACTTACCGACCAGTACACGCTGCGTGGATCTATTGGCGAAGTTCTGTATTCAATTACTGCAGCTGATTTAATTCAAATGGGGTTCTTGGCAAGACTTGAAATTGAGCCTGTTGAGATTACTGAAAATGTCGGAGAAGAATTTCCTGATTACTCCTCGGAAAAAGCCTTTACTAGCCGATCACCCGAGCGCCTGGATTTTATGGCTGATTTAATTATTAGCCGTGCTGCTGAGCATGGAAATACTCTGGTGTTGGTAAACACAATTAAGCAAGGACAGCAACTACATAAGCTTATTAAAGACAGCGTGTTCTTGTGCGGTGCCAGCGAAAATGACATTCGCGCTGAGTGGTACGGGACCTTTGCGCATCGTGACGACTTGATTGTAATTGCAACTGCTGGAATTGCCTCAACCGGAATTAGTATAGATAGGGTTTTTAATTTAATGCTAATTGACGCGGGTAAGTCGTTTATTCGCGCCATTCAATCAATTGGCCGTGGGTTGCGCAAGAGCGCCGACAAAGATTTTGTGCATGTGTGCGACGTTTATAGTGGTTTAAAGTGGGGTAAAAAGCATTTTAAAGAACGTGCTCGCTATTATAAAGATGCCGAATACCCAGTCCTTAAACCAACTAAGGTAAAGCTATGAAAATTCATATTCAACTAGATCAAGGCTGGCAATTTGCTATTCAATCACTAGACTGTGATCCGGACCGTTCTTCTGAAGATAAGCACATGTTAGAAGTAGATCAGGCTTTTATTGAAGAGTACTGTGAAGCTTGTGACAGATATGACAAATTAAAAGATCAAGTCGAGCAGCTCTATCGTGTACAACAAGGTTTAAAACCTTGGGCAACGCCTGCCGTGCCACCCCATGAAATAATCGAAGAGTAATTAAATCATTGACCCCCGGAGATTAAAATGAATATCATCAACGAATTAAATAAGCCCTACATTATAGACTCGCTAACAGCGCCACTTCCGCTGCGGTATCACTGGACGTTTAGTGGCCAGCAACTGGATTTTATGATGACTGAAATTACTTATCTTGAGGAAACAGTAGGCCCAACAGTTACTCTAGTAATTGACGACAGCGAAGTAAAGGTACCGGGCGCCTGGAGTATTTTGATTGTTGATCGTGAAACGTATACTATTGACGCAGTGCCAGTAACGGCCTGTGCAGCATTTGCGCACGACGCCTTTGTGTTTTCGCCAAGCGACAGCAAATTAATTACTGCGCAAGTTCGAGTTGTTGCGTCTGAGCAAAAGGGAACGTGCATTTACCCTGCCGTTGACAAGGGAAATGCACTTGTTCACGCCATTACGCCTGGCATCTCGCACGGTAAAAGCATTGCCAGAGGAGTCATTGTTGGCCCACATGACCTGTGGCGTTGGATCTCAGGCCGCACAGTCGGAGACGTTCTCGGCTAAAACCTTAATCAAGATAAAAGGAATTATATGATAGACAAACAGATTGTGGCAATTAGAAAATTTACTTTTGGAATGCTTGGGGGCGGCATTAGCCAAATTAAACTCTCAGATGGCAGTATTATGGATATTAACCAGGCCGTATATAACATTGAATATTCGCAACACCAGTATTTCACTATGGATGCGTTCGGTCGCCGCACCTCAGTTAGAGTGCAACGCGGCTGGTGCACGGGGCCATATCTAATTGCTGAGTCCGACAATAGCACAAGCAATAATTTACTATCATTGCCGAAGTTCTAAGCTAAATTTTCCTCGGTGGCCGCACAGTCGGAGACGTTCTCGGCTAACCGCAACCGCTAAATAGACTTCTCAACACGAGGAGTCTATATGCATTTTACCCCAGCATTCGAGCGCGCAGTCGCTCATGCCATGATTTATGAAGTTGGAGCGCACTTTAACCCGGCTGACAAAGACACTATTGCCGGGTTAATTGATACCCGCGAGCGCCGCAAAAAAAGCGGCTATGTGAACGATCCAGTTGACGCCGGCGGCGAAACAAAATACGGCGTGGCAAAGAGTGGTAATCCCAAGACGGATATTACTAACTTAACCTGGGCCGAAGCCAAACAAATTTACTTTGACAAGTACTGGATTGCTGGTGGTTGCCATTTACTGGAACCGCGTACTGCAATTTTGCACTTTGACGGCTGTGTTAACCACGGTGTAGGGCGCGCCAGTAAATTTCTGCAAGAAGTAATTGGTGCTGGACAGGACGGTCAAGTAGGACCGAATACTGCTAAGCTTGCCAACGCAATGAACGAACGTGATGTTTGCCGGCTGCTTGCCAATCGGCGCGAAAAATTCTACCGTGATATCGTTGCAGCTCGTCCGTCTCAGGCCAGATTTATTAATGGCTGGATGCGTCGAATTAACGAGATGCGCGATTTCGTACAAGGCCCCCTAGCTTAATCCTGAGCCCGCTTCGCCAGTGCGTGGTGGCCTCAAAAAATGTTACAATAACTCATGACTGATTTTAGCGCTCCTCAATTAGACGATACCGCACCACCCCCGCTATTCCGCAAAATTACCTCTGGCGTGGTGCAGTACAACATGGATTTTGTTGGGTACTTGATTACCCAAGAAGTCAATCGTCGAAGAGAGCAGCGCACAGCCCCTCTGTCAGAGTTTGAAGCACAAGAATTTAAACGAGAACTTATTTCTAAACTTATTATTCAGGGAAATGCAGACGCGGCTATTGCGCTTCGTCCTCGCCCTGAAAACTCACAGAGACAGCAGCTAAACGGATGAATACAATAATGCACGTAATAAAGCGTGATGGAACAAAAGAAGTTTTTGATTTGGCTAAATGGCAGAACCAAATTGCAAAAGTTTGTGAAGGTGTGGCGGATGTCAGCCCATCAATGATTGAGATTGCCGCAAATCCGCATTTCAAAGATGGCATGACGACCAGCCAACTTGATTCAATTGCACTCCGCGCAATGATTGACTTGATTGATGAGGAAGAAAATCCGGACATTGGCAATGTTAATTATCAGTACGTTGCCGGCAAACAGCGCATCAGTATGCTTCGCAAGGACGTGTACGGGCAGTACGAAGTCCCACGCTTATTTGGTATTGTTCAGAAAAACGTTAAGCTTGGTTTCTATACCAAAGATTTGCTGACGTGGTATACCGAAGCCGAGTGGGACGCCATGGAGCGCTTTGTTGATCACGACAAAGATGAACTATTCCCGTACGCTGCGGTAGACCAGCTGATTGAAAAATACTTAGTGCAGAATAGAGTCGCAGGCGGTGCAGTTCTTGAAACGCCGCAAGTACGGTACATTGTTGCTGCCGCTACAGCTTTTCACGCTGAGAAAAAAGATCGACTGCGCTGGGTTAAGGATTTCTATCAGTGCGCCAGCGAGGGCATGTTCACCATGGCAACGCCAGTCTTGGCCGGTCTTGGTACCCCAACAAAGCAATTCAGTTCTTGCGTGCTGATCAAATCTGATGACACGCTAAAATCTATTTTTGCCAGCGGTCAAATCATGGCGGACTACGCGTCTAAGCGCGCTGGCATTGGCCTAGATCCCGGCAAGATGCGCGCCATTGGAGCTCCAATTCGTGGGGGCGAAATCAAGCATACGGGCTGGGTTCCATTCCTGAAAAAGTGGTTTGCTGATTTGCGATCATGCTCGCAAGGCGGCATCAGAAATGCGTCCGCAACTATTACCTTTCCCTTCTGGCATCTGCAAGTTGAAGACTTGATTGTACTGAAGAATAATCAAGGCACTGAAGAAACACGAGTACGTCATCTAGACTATTGTGTTTCAGTAAGCGCATTCATGTGGAAGCGATTCCGCGAGCAGGGAACACTAACGTTCTTTGACCCTAGTGAAGTCCCGGAAATGTACGAGGCTTTTCACAGTGATCCAGTTGAATTTGAACGCTTGTACTTACAGAATGAGAAGCGCACCGACATTCGAACCAAGACACTAAGCGCTGAGTCTTTTGTAAAAGACATGTTGAATAAAGAGCGCTCCGATACTGGTCGTTACTACATTTTGAATGTTGATAACGTTGCGCGACAAGGTCCATTCGACCCGGCAATTCACCCAGTATATCAAACAAATTTGTGCACGGAAATTATGCAGCACACCCGGCCATTTCAAACTGTTGACGATACATCTGGCCGTATTGCGCTGTGCACACTTGGGTCCATTAACATTGGTGCCGTTCGAAACCCAGAAGAGATGCGCAAACCTGCACGCGTACTCCACCGTTGCCTGCACAACTTGCTGCAGTATCAAGATTTTCTCTCTGTTCAATCTGATCTTCATAATAAAGAATTTGAACCGCTTGGTATTGGCATTACTAATCTGGCGTACTGGCTTGCAAAGCGCAAGCTGAAATACGGTGAGCCTGAAGCACTTGCAGAAATTAAAAAATGGGTAGAGCACCTGTCATTTTATCTGACTGATGCGTCAGTTGATCTGGCCAGAGAAAAAGGCCCATGTGAAATGTCCGCCAAGACACGCTATGGGCAGGGAATTTTTCCATGGGAAAATCGTGCAAAAGGCGTAAATGATTTAACAGACTTTACGCCTTCAGAAGATTTAGATTGGGAAGGACTCAGATCTAGATTGTTACTGTACGGTATCCGGAACGCCACGCTGATGGCTATTGCGCCCGTTGAAAGTTCTAGCGTGGTCTTAAATTCCACTAATGGCATAAACATGGTGAAGCAATTGATCATCATCAAGGGATCTAAAGCCGGCGAATTTGCGCAAGTTGTTCCAGAGTACCGCAAGCTTAAAAAATATTATCAACTGTTGTGGGACCAAAAGGACTGCGTTGAGTACCTTAAAACTGTTGCAGTACTCCAAGTATACGTTGATCAGGGTATTTCAAGCGATACTTTTTATTCTCCAAAGCATTTCCCAGAGGGTAAAATTCCAGTAACACTAGTGCTCAAGAATCTAATGCTAGCACATCATTGGGGTTTTAAGAGCCACTATTATTCGTTGATTGATAAGCAAGGCGCTGCTGAATTGTTGAAGGCGCAGGCAGCAGCATCAAATGCGGAAAATTCTATTAAACTTGTGGATACTTCAGGCTGGGATCTGATACCTGAAATGTATTCGTTTGATCCCACATCTGCAATTGGTGATGATGAGCACTGTGAAAGTTGCGTTTTATAAAAGTTTGTAAAAGAATATAAAAGGTTAAAATGACAAAGCACTATGATTTTTCAAGCTTGCCCGAGTACGGCAAACGCCAAATGTTTCTGGACGGGCGTGTAACTATTCAGCGTTATGACGACTATGCCTATCCAGTAATTGCAAAATACGAGGATACGCAACAGGGTTCTTTTTGGAGACCCACAGAAGTAAGTCTCACAAAAGACTCCATGGATTTTAAAGAAGCCAGTAAAGCGGTGCGCCATATTTTTACGGCGAACTTGCTGCGTCAAACCGCGCTTGATTCAATTCAGGGCCGAGCACCAGTTCAAATTTTTACTCCAGTTTGCGCCGTGCCTGAACTAGAGGCACTTGTCAACGCGTGGTCGTTTTTTGAGATTATCCACAGCCGGTCGTATTCGCATATTATTCGCAACATCTATAACGTGCCAAAAGATGAGTTCAATAAAATTCATGATACAAAACCAATCATTGAAATGACTGCAACAATTGGCAAGTACTATGATGACCTGCACGCGCTGAACTGCAAGGTAGAACTTGGCCAGCCGGTAACCGAGTACGAGCACGTCAAGGCAATTTACCTGGCACTTATCGCAAGCTACGGGCTAGAAGCAATCCGATTTATGGTAAGCTTTGCCACATCCCTGGGCATGGTAGAGAATAAGATTTTTATCGGCAATGGAAATATTATTGCTCTTATTCTACAGGATGAGATGCTGCATGCGGACTGGACTGCGTGGATCATTAACCGCGTGGTCAAAGACGATCCGCGTTTTGCTCAAGTTGCTCAGGACTGCAAACAAGAGGCCTATGACATGTTAATGGCCGTGATTGCTGAAGAAAAGGCATGGGCAAATCATATTTTTATTGAAGGCACTGTGATTGGTATGAACGAAAAGATTATGTGCAATCACGTAGACTGGACAGCTCAAGATCGGTTAAAACAAATTGGCATGAAGTACGATGCTGGCATTAAGTCCGCGCCACTGCCGTGGTTCAGCAAGCACATGAATACGAACAAAAAGCAAACCGCACTGCAGGAAAATGAGAGTGTAGCGTATGTGATTGGTTCAATGACTAATTCAGTAAATTACGACGACTTGCCGGTGCTGTCGTGACCGCAAATTCAGTAAATGCAAAATCCCGCAGCCAGTTTAAAGTGCGGTTTACTGCTGTTGTTAATCGCTCTGGTGCCGAGTTAAAGCACGCACATGAGGTGTTAGGCGCCCTTGGCAATCATGTGCTGCAGTGCCACTTACCCTCAGAAGTTCTTGGGCACCCAACTCCGCCTAATACACCGATGGATGGTTTTAGACATCTTGTTACTCGCGATCCGGTGAAATTTGTCTTTCAAGATGACTTGGCAAACCTGGTGCAAGAGGCGCTGGCACTCTTGTGTGATAATTCTACAGACGCTATTTCGGCATTGGTTTACATACAAGGTCCATTTAACGCCGTGGTCGAGGCGTATTTCTTTGGTAGAATGAAGTTAGTACTACTTGAACACTCTGGCCTCTGCGTAAGTTCGCTGGCGCCAGTAACAAAAACGCTTATTGCCCAGCCATCGTACGTGCAGCACTGCGTATTCCCGGCTAACGATCAACCAACGGTTGATCAATTGTTATCTAACATTTAGGAGATTGGATGTTTACTGTGTATTCAAAACCGGGCTGCCCAGCCTGTGAGCACACCAAAAGCTTGCTCGAAGAAAATGAAGCAGATTTTAATGTTATTCACCTTGACGTAGGACAGGGTCGAGTAAAATACCACACTTATATTTCCCGTGACGAATTGCTGGCGCAATTTCCTGGTACGCGCACACTTCCAGTGGTGGTACTTGGGAATACAAAAATTGGCGGCTACCCAGAACTAAAGGCTCACCTCAGAGAGAACAATGAAATTGTATGAATTGAAAGAAATTAGAGGCACTTACGTTGCCCTGCGACCAACCCCGGCCACTCTTGCGCTGGTGCTGGCGTGGGCACGTGAGAATAACGTTTCACTTGTCAGCGACCCGCACGTCACAGTGCTCTACTCAAGAGCGCCGTTACAGGTGTCGGCTAATCCAGCAGAGCACTTAACAACCACCCTGCGGTTTGAAGCGTTTAACCCAAGCGCAGGCAATCAAGAAACCGCCATTGTGGTAGAACTTGTGGCACCTACTATTTCTGCTCGCCACGATGCGCTAATTAGAGCAGGTGGCACTCATGATTTTCCAGAGTACCGTCCGCACATGACACTGTTCTATGGAGATGCACCTGACTTGAGCCAGTTATCGCCGATGAATTTTGGATTAACATTTGCGTTTGAATATTCTGAAGCATTAAGCGAGTAGTATAGAGGCATTAGGTGACAAATAGCGGCGGGCTCTTAGAGCCCGTTTTGGTAACTGGGAACTATCACATAAATAGATATCCGAACATCTTTATATGTGAGCATAAAATGGCAGTTGAACAAGCAGTTGAACCAGCAGCGTTAATAATAAACGCATTTGGATATAGTATAAATTTGGCAACTGTATTAGTTGCACTGTTAATCATTGGCGTTGTGTACGGTATCTACAAAGTGCAAAGTTCAACACGCCTTGATTTTGCTGATATGGTAACTCGAGACGGCAGCAAAGTATCGCTGTCAAAATTTTTACAACTGATTGGCGGGCTTGCTTGTACCTGGTTTATTTTAAAGACCGGTCTTAACGGCACCTTGAGCGAGGGAATTTTTGGTATCTATCTTACCTTTATTGCTTCCATTGAAGGATTCAGTAAGTTTATGACTGCTAAGTACAACTACAGCGAAACATCAGTTCGTGATGCAAAGTCCCACGACGGCGATGATGAATCAGTGCAGGAATCTTTAAAAGAGGCCGCGACTTCTGCAGGTGAAGCAGCGCTGAACGCAAGAGAAGCTCAAACCACGGTTAAAAATATCGCCAGTGATTTGAAGTAATTGTAACCCGTGTGTATACTGTTACAACTTAGCAGTATACACGCGGTGGGATCAAGATATAATAAACATGTATTCTTTACTGATTAAGGGAGACACTATGTTTCGCCATTTTTTCTGCAAGCTGCTTCGCAAAAATGAATCTGTTACTGTTGAACGGTTAACGCAATATGGGTTTCCTTATATTGCTCAAGTGTGTAAGTGCTGCGGAAAGTAATATTGCTCACGTCTGGAGATGACAATGAAGGGTTGGGGCGCTCAAGACGATTTTCAAGAACAAATCGAAGCAACGGTTAGTGACCGCTTATGGGCAGCCCGCGCAAATTTATCAAGACCTGGTTCATTAGACTGTATTGACTGCGGTTATTCAATACCACGTGCTCGCAGACTTGCACTGCCCTCTGCACGGCGCTGCGTTCAATGTCAGTCTGATTATGAATAATTAGGTTGTAGTGCTCACTGTGTCAACCTATTTTCAAGCTTTATCTAATCTGTTATAAGATATAATCTAGCAATTAGCGTAGAGAATAAGCACCACATAATGAGACCTAAAAATAAACAACACAAGTTAGATATTCTGTTCATGGATCTTGCCGATCGAATTGGCCTGATGTCCTATGCAACACGGGCCAAGGTTGGCGCCATTGTGGTAAAAGATGATAACATTATTTCTATGGGGTGGAATGGTACCCCGTCTGGCATGGACAACTGTTGCGAAGTACTAGACGAAAATGGAGTGCTGACAACAAAGCCAGAAGTACTTCATGCAGAGAGCAATGCGCTCATGAAGCTCTCCGCTGGCAGCTCCGTAGGAGCAAGTGGCGCCACCATGTACTGTACTTATTCCCCATGTCCTGAGTGCGCAAAACTAATCAAGCAAGCAAAAATCCTGAGAGTTGTCTATCGTAACGTATACCGGCTGACCGATGGCATTGACATGCTTAAAAACTTAAATGTGCAAGTTGATAAAATATAGTGTACAACCTGAAAAAGTTGTAGTACAATGGTTTTGTTGGTTAAATTTGATTGTCCTCTTTATAAAACTTTGGAGTTATCTATGTCAAACGTTCTTCGCCGCCAGAATACAAATCGTGTTGACTTTGACCCACAAAACACTGAGCATGTGAAATCGCTGGAAAAGTTTCTTGTTACCGGTAATTGGGGTTCAGTTCAGTTCTTTCATGAAGAGCCCTACAATAACGTGCCAATGACTGTGCTGGTTAAATTTGCCCTTGCTGCCCTTGGTAACAAAAAAGCCGAAACCCCAGCAGAGCGCAGTACGCGTATACGCACGCAGTCGGCGGCCAATAAAACTGCACGTGCTGATAACGCTTCTGGCATAGGAGATTTTGGCGGACGCCGTGAAAACCGCACGACCGCCTCCCCCTTATTTCGAGCATAATGAAAGAGCTTTTTACTGAACTTGCCGGTCGAACCTTGCGGTTTGACGGCGTCTCAATCCTCCACCCTTCACAAGTGGAGGATTTTTTGTTACGCGGTCTTGACGTTACACAAATCCGCGTATCCGAAATTTCTCCCGAAATAGAACAGTTTAATCAATGTGTTACCGAGGCCGAGCAGCTCTGCCTCTCGGCAAAAGAGCCGGTATCTTTTGATTTGTCATGGATTTTGCCGCCGGAGTTTTTAGCTCTTAATGTACAAGAACATGTGCTTAAAGTTTTTGAGGACAGAATACCAGGATTAAAATATTCAGACGAGGAGCTTGACCAAGCTGTTGAGAGAGTTGCTCTTGAATTAGAAGAGTATCAGGTCCGTGGGTTATACGATTTGCTGCGTGTCATCATTTATATACTGCACGTGTTTAAAGCTAACAATCAAATCTATGGCGTAGGCCGAGGATCTTCCTGCGCCAGCTTTATTTTATTTTTGCTGGGGCTGCATGTCGTGGATTCAATTAAATTTGAAGTTCCACTGGAAGAGTTCTTTCACGACTGATTGCCAATGCTCTTCCGCGCTTTTTGATCAAGTGACGGCCGATGAGCTGCTTTACCAATATCAAGAGAGGCTTTATATCTAAAAATCTTGTCATTTAAATCAATATCCAAAGTGTTAGCAATTGGATCTAGAATTACAAGTTGATCTCCCCTCAACATTATATTACCTGAGTGAAGATCCATAAAGTCAGTTTCACCGTCTATTAATTCAGAAATGTCAATATACGTTTTTACTAGATTAACAATATCTTTTGAAATGTCAGACGGGCCATGCGTGCGTCGAATGTTTGGGTATTTCTCTGGATCTAAACTGATAGCGTAACTGTATATTCTAGCCATGTAAACCTTTTCGTCAACGTTATCAGCTAGAATTTCTTGCAAATCGTTAAAATTTATTGTTATTTCCAAATCTGCAAAAATCCTAAATTTAACGTCGTGCGGGTTTTCTACTGGCGCCAACATTTCCAGCTTAATGTACTGCACATAGTCTGGTGCATTTCTATCTCTTAGAAAAAATGCCGGCAACTTTTTAATTTTAGACTTAACGCGAGGCATTAACGGATTTGATTGATTAGCAATCGCGTACCGTATAAACTTTTCATAAGCGCTGTCAAAATACCAAAATTTATACACGTCTGTTCCGTCAGTAAGAGCAACGGCATTGGCGCCCTTTTCTAAATTTCTCAGAAATTTACCGGTCTGATCCATGTACCTTATTACGTCATTTGCGGTTTTGTCTGCAAACTTTTTAACGCCCAGCAATTCTTGTATTTTCATAATAGACCAATATTGTTAGTCCAATATTTAGCGCTTAAAATCATCCCGGTGAACTGCCGGCCGGAAAAGATAAATACACTACATGTCCATACCGGGCAATTCCAGGAGAATTTCTCAATGCCAATCGCATCCCGTTCTGCGCGTGGTGACTTTGTAGACTTTGAACTACTTGCAATCAAAGCACAACTCGCATCAGTACCAGTTCCAAAACCAGTTGACGCCCGGCGCGTTGCCATTGAAGAGCGTGAAGGCTTAAAGCCTGCAGCAGCTCCGGCAATTGATGAGCTGCTTGCACTTGCAGCAGAATCGGCCAGTCAGTCAGCAAAAGCGGCCTCACCAAAGCGCAAGTAATACTGTCAACACGATTGTTTGTTATTTGACGCACGGTAGCAGACTATAATCTACTGTACTCTGGCACACCACTACGGACCATACCCAAATTATATGCAAGCACTTACACCTATTGGTAACAACGTTTTATTTCAATTTCTTGACGAAACACTTGGTGCTCAAGGCGCCTTTTCAGAGCGCACTAGATCGGGGCTTATTGTCCCAACGCTCATGAAGACGCAAAAGTGCGAGCGCTGGGGTCGTGTTACTGCCACAGGCGCAGACGTTACTGGCATTGCAGTCGGTGACCTTATTATGATTGAGCCACTCATGTGGACAAAGCACGTTGAATTCCAGGGTGAAAAAGTCTGGAAAACAAATACTGATAAGATCATGATGGTAAGCAATGATCTTGCAATGACGGTTCAATTCTAAGGATAATCATGGACATTCGCGCAACTCAAGACCGGGTACTTGTTGAACCACGCTTTGCTGAACAAACATCACTAGCCGGAATTTATCTGGGCGAGGGTGAAATGCTGAACGAGGGAACTGTACTCGCAGTCGGCCCAGGGCTGATGAACAAAGCAAAAACTGCTCACATTCCTGTTGGTGTTAACGTTGGCGATACTGTCGTCTTTGTAATTGGTGCGGGTGCCCAAACCACCGTTGGCCGTAACCGCGTGCTTGTATTGCGGGAGTCCGACGTTCTTGCCGTTCAAGAATGATTTTAATTGTCTTCACGTTCCTAGCCGCCTTTTTAATTGAGGCGCTGGGTACCGCAACAAGCGTAATCGGATTAAGCGCAATGTTTGGCTCTAATCCTATTATCATTTCGCTTGCCATGGCGCTTGACCTGGGAAAAATCGTAACTGTCACGCTGCTATACACATACTGGAGCTCGCTGGGCCGGTTGATGAAGACTTACGCTCTTATTGCTGCCGCTATCACAATGATAATTACCAGTGCTGGAGCAGCTGCGTATCTGAGCGCTGAGTTCCAGGCCGCCATTCAGGGAACACAAGAGATCTCACTAAAAGTTGACGTTCTGAAAAAGCAACAGCAGAAATATGAAGAGCGCAAAAAGCAAATTGACGATCAAATTATAAAGCTTCCAGAAAAAACAACCGTTAATCAGCGCATTAGACTGATCAACGCTTTTAAAGCTGAGCAAAAAGAGCTGCAAGAGAAAATTAACGAGATCGACAAAACACTGCCAACCATGCAGATCACTCAGATTGGCGCTGAAACAAAAGCCGGTCCTATTGTGTACATTGCCAAGGCGTTCAACACTTCTGTTGAGGCCACCGTTAAGTACGTGATCCTCTTGATCATCATTGTATTTGACCCACTGGCTGTGTTCTTGATAGTTGCTGGTAATTCAATGTTGAGTATCCGCCGAGCAGCAAAAGCGGCGGCTGCGTTAGCCGAGCAGCTCCCTACACCGCAAGAGAGTTTACCCCCTGCACCATCGCCCGTTGAGCCGCCGCCCGCAGTACCTGCACCGCAAAATACAGAGCCCGTTGTGCAGGATAAGATTAGTTATGAGACGCTTGATGGTGTTAACGAAGAATTACGACTGGCCAAGGAAATTAGGAATATTGACTTTGTAGCGCCTGTTGAGACGCCTGTTGAGACGCCTGTTGAGACGCCTGTTGAGACGCCTGTTGAGACGCCTGTTGAGACGCCTGTTGAGACGCCTGTTGTAAACACTGTGAAGTATCTAAAGGCTTCACGCCCACCTTTAAAAAACACTCTACATAAAATTGTTTCTAACTATTTGGCAAAGCACCCTAAAGTTAAAAAAGTTTTGCCCATTAAACTAGAAGTAGAGCCTGAAGTAGAGCTGCCAGAGCAATTGTCGCTCATTGCTGCTCCAGCAACAACAGCGCCAGAATCTGATCGCGAAGAAATCACACTTGATCAGCTTAGGCCAGCTCCTGTAGCGCAGTCATCCTTGACTGACGTGGGTCCTAATTTAAATGATCCCGTGATCTTTATTACTGACCCGCGCACCGCAGTTTCCTCTAATTACTACAGGAACCTTACTTAAATTAACCTGACATGCTGCCGGTAGAATACAATATCTTTTATTTGTATTCTAACGGTAACTCTTGGGAGTTTAAGCATGGCACTTAACAAGCTGTGGTGTGAATCATATCGCCCACGCAATTTGGCACAGGTAATTTTTGCCAATGACCGCGAACGTTCTACTTTCCAGGCCATGGTTGATCAGGGCTCAATGCCTAACTTGTTGATTGTTGGCCATCCTGGCACAGGCAAAACTTCTATTTCCGGTGCGCTCCTCTCTGAATTTAATGTGCTGCGTGAAGACACGCTCAGAATTAACTGCTCAGACGAAAAGATTGACGCACTGCGAGACAAAGTTAAAACATTTGCGTACACCATGCCAGCGGGTGCCTTTAAGGTTGTACAGCTTGAGGAAATGGATTACTTATCTCTTGATGCGCAAGCCTTGCTGCGTGGCCTAATCGAAGAGGTAAGCTTTAGTTGCCGCTTTATTGCCACCGCTAACTACTCCAACAAAATCTTGCCGCCAATCCGGTCGCGGTTCCAAGAATTTACTTTTAGCTCGCCTAACAGAGATGAAATTCTGATACGCATGGCTGAAATTCTGGAGCAAGAACAAATTACGTTTGAGCTTGACGACCTAGAGAAGGTGATCAGCGCCTCCTATCCGGACGTTCGTAAGACTCTACAGCTTTTAGAGCAGGGATCAAAGAGCGGCACGCTGGTGATCACTGGTGGTGAATCAGCTGCTGATTGGAAGCTTGAACTTTTACCACTGCTTGAAAGCAGCGACTTAAAGGCTGCGCGAACTCTTGTGTGCACTAGCGCCTCAAAAGAAGAACTGCAGGACATCTACAGATTTCTGTACGAGAACATTCATCGCGTTCCTAAACTCGCGGACAAACAAGATAGCGCAGTAATCTTAATTGCTCAGTACCAGTACCAGCACATGTTTGTGGCTGACGTTGAAATTCAAATTGCTGCCTTGTTTATCGAACTCTCGGCACTATAATGGATATTAAAAAAGGTACACAGTTTAGAATCCTACAACAGACTGATGGCGATCACTCGCGGTTCTTTGTACAGCAGCGGGTGGCTGGCGCATGGGTTACCGCAACAACAGTCAACGAAGAAAACAGCGTAGTAATTATGTGGTTCCGCGGAATTGACAATGCCAGAAACTACATCGACACTTTTGAAAGCGACCACAACCGCAACAAAAACTTTGTTGTTGAACAGCGAGTGGTGTTCTAATGGCCTTTGATAAGAGCACTTTTGATTTGTTTGCGTTTCTTGGGCAGCTTAATAAGCGCAGTTCTACGGCGTACACTGAGCTCAGTGAAGAGGGCAAAAAAGCAGCCCATCCTCTGGTAGTGATGCGCTGGCTCAGCGGTACCAGCGATGCCGGACAAATTGTACGATTAAACACATTTGCTAACAGATATGTTTTTAGTCTTGGCAGTCATAAAGAACTCTTGTTTAAACTGCTGGCAGCCTCTTGCACCGGGCGTGGCAGCCGTGCGCAGTGGATTAAAGGCCCCAGCGGTACCTCAACGCGGCTGGCACTGGACGCCATTACTCAGAAATATGAGTGCTCTAACCGTGAGGCTCAGGACTATCTTGAGCTCTTGGAACCGGCCGATGTTATAGGATATGCAGAAGAGCTTGGTTGGGAAAAAGAGCAGTGCAAGAAACTATTATTAGAATTGGGCAAGGACGATGACACTCGACCGCGAAGCACTAAGAAGGGCAGCAGCAAGCCGAAGAAGTGATGGGTCCGCGCCCGCGCCACAGAGCGCGGACTGGCGCTGCGAATATTGTGCGCGCTCGTTTATGACCGAGAACGGATTTATGGGACACCACTGCCCAGACCAGGAGAGACAGGAAGAAATAAAGTCTCCGCGCGGCCAAGCGGCGTATTCGTACTATGCAGAGTGGATGCGTCTTAAGAAACGCTCTGTTCCGGCTCTTGACAGATTTGCCGCCTCAAAGCAGTACACTCCATTTATTAAATTCACGGACTGGGTAGAGCGCACCGCAATTCCAAATCCCTTGCAGTTTATTAAAGTCATGGTGGACACTGAGGTGCAACCAGTACTGTGGTGCAGAGACAATACTTTTGCCATGTACCTGCAGTGGTACGATACAATGTACCCGCCCACCGAGCAATTTTTAGAAACCTTTGACACGCTTACTGTGTTGGCACTGGATCATGGTGTAGCGCTTGATAAGATATATGAAACCCTGGGAGCCAAAGAAATTGCGCGTCTGGTAAAGCGCCGGAAATTATCACCGTGGTTGTTAGGTCTGTCGCGCAAATTCTTGACGTGGTTAAGCGCACAACCATCAGCCGAAAAAACTATGGTTGGCGATGCAATTAATCTTGGCGCCTATGCTGCAAAGTTCCAGGCCCAAAGCGTGCTGTCTAATGAACTCAGTGAAGCCTGCAAGGCAATGAATGTTTAATGAACCAATCTTTGCTGGATACCCAGTAAGCACCAAGGTCTTCTATCGTCGGTTGTTTTATATGCTGGCGCTTAACATAGTTGCCGTTGAACTAAAAGTGTATGACGTGGTGTTGTGTGACACGGTTGATCCGTTAGAGTTTGACCGGTTTAGAGTTGCAATGCCAGAAATTCAAGCCAAGGTACAAATCATTAAAAGTAATCGGAGAAATTAATGGACGTCGATATTGATATTGCGCCCAACTTTAATCGAGCACTGTTTCCATGGGTACGAGCCAGCGTAGTACGAGATGATATGCTAACACCTCACCCGTGCGGCATGTACCCCCAACGCATACCTCAAGATCCTGTAACTCGGCTGGCTGCTGTGCCGTATGATGCGGCCGAGGATCTTGGTTATCTTAAAATTGATTTCTTGCACTTAAATGTTTACTCGCACTTTCAAACCCGAGCGGAAATAGACGAGCTCTTGGCGCTTGAGCCAGACTGGTCACTGCTCCAGCTGCCGTCTAATCACGAAAAACTATTTCAGCTCTCTAACCACGGTGAACTGCTGCAAAAACTAAAGCCAACCTCCTTACTTGATCTTGCAGACGTGCTTGCGCTAATCAGACCAGGAAAGAAACAGCTTGTAGCACTGTACCTCAAGGATAAATCAATGGCTCGCACACTGCTGTGGGCCAGAGACGACAGTGGGTACTCGTTTAAAAAATCGCACGCCCTGGGTTACGCGTATGTTATTTTGTTGCAGTTACACTTAATCGAGCAAAACAGGTTATAATAACTCTTCAAACCTGTAGGAGCTGATATGTTTTATTCTCACAATCATACTGATGTGCTGCTGTCGATTGTTTATGGCAGCCGGCTGTACGGTACTTCTACACCCGTCAGTGACGTTGATTTTAAGTCTATCACGCTGCCAGATTACGAAACACTCATTCTTGGTCAGCCCTTAAAAACTGAGCGCTATCGCTTTGATTCAGAAGGCCATCAAGTAAGTACAAATATCACGTCTCCTGAGGGTGGCTATGAGAGTGAGCACACTCCAGTGCATAAATTTGTGCAAGACTATTTGGGTGGCCAGGCGTACGCGGTTGAGTTTGTGCACGCTGTCTTGGGCGGCGCGCATGAACACAATATGGGTGCAGCTGGTACCGAAAGTTATCGACGTAGCCATAGGTTCCTAGAATTTTGCCGCACTCTTGCATGTAAATTCCCGCACAAAAATCTGGCTGGCATGACTGGGTTTGCAATGAAGCAAACATTCGATTACGTGCATCGTGGTCGGAGATTGATCGCAGCAAGAGCAATTCGCACGGCGGTCCAGGATATTCTAAATGCTGTTGGCGCGGTGGTTGCACCAGTCTATTCAAGTCAACCACAACCAGTTATGCGCCTGAACAGCATGTTTGGTGCAGAGCAAATCATTGATGTGTTAGCAGCCAAAGTTAATCTTGAAATAGGCAGCACTGAAACTAATAACACGGTGCTGCGCACACTGAAATTAAATGGTCGGCAATATACCGAAACAACTACAATCAGGGATTTTCTAAATGCGGTTGAAAAATTAATTGATCAGTACGGAGAGCGGTCTACTGCCGCAGCTGAAGTTGATGTGGACTGGAAATCCTTGAGTCATGCAGTGCGTGTATATGAGCAGGTAATTGAGCTTGCAGAGACAGGGTTCATTACATTTCCGCGGCCAAATGCTGATTATTTGCTCAGCATAAAAGAGGGTGCGATTCCGGTAGAGCAAGTAAAAGATCTTTTAATCTACCTGGAAGAAGCGTCTACAGCAGCGCTTGAAGCTTCTTCCCTGCCGGAAGTAACCCCAGCGCTGAGAAAAGAAGCCAGCTTAGTCTTGTTCGACTTTCTTGAACGCGAGTACCACGGCCGCTGAGCTCTTGGGTTTTACTTCAACACCTGCTGGAACACGTGAAGCCCGCCGTCTGCGCACACGGATTGGGGTGGTAAGGTCGTATTCAAACGATCGCCCAACCAACCGTGTCACGTACGCTAGGTCAAAAGTCTTATAAATTTTACGGACAGTATCTGTGAGACCCAGTCTTGAGAGTTCAAACGAGAGTGGGTACTCGTTATTTGATGTTTCCAGCCATTTCTCTGCGACTAAAATAAACGCGCTTAGATCAACACCCTCTTGCTGCGCATAATCCAGCACATAAGCCGTTATTGAATCCGCGCTGATGTTATCAACAATAACAAGATACTTATCCCGTCTGTGTTCTAGCATGCTGAGCAAATGCAAGTTCCCACGATCCGACACGTGTTCGATAATCAGTGAGGGTATTTTTTTCTTACTCATTCTATTCCTTGCAGCTTAGACGCTAGAATTGATATTTACTCGACCCGGCTGGCGTTACAAATTCAAAAACACCGTTACAATTTAACTTGTACACTTTCTCAGGATGAGTATATAATTCATCTATCAGCTTAAGGAACTAACATGAACTTTGAAGACTACAAAAATAATCTGCCATATCCATCTGACAGCACACCTGAATCGTTCATGCATCGCGTGGCATATGATGCTGAGGATTCTAGAATCGTGGCCAAATTTAAAGAAGATTTCTTTAACGAGCTTGACATTCAAAACAACCCTAAAAAAGAGCTCTTGTTTTTAACGTGCAATGACCGCGGGCACAGTGGCGGGTACCGCGGGATCATGAATTGCGGTTATGACTTTGTTGAGCTCATTAAGTAATTTTACAAGATTGGAGATAACGTGGATAATATCAAACGTGCACGCGTTGAGAATGAAAACCAAATACCACACGCTCAACTAAACATTCCGAAGTTGAAACGTGTACTTGCTGACTGGATCAACGTAAATTCAGATACGATTGAAGTTGAAAACAAAGGTGACGACGTATATGTTTTTGGCTCTGAACTTGCTACTCTTAGACTGCTTAAGGGTTTCCGGTCAGACCTTCGATGTGGGCAGGGGTTTGGCATGGCACGCGGTAAATTCTACTTTAAACTTGAGATAGAATTGGCATTAGAACTTTGCTGATTTTGAGGATACTATGAACATTTTTAACTTTGGGCATCCCGCACAACACCTGGCTTTTTGGAATACCGAACAGTCAAAGATCGACGAGATGGCAGCCAAGTACGACGCCTTGGTTGGCGCAGATCCTGTCAAAAAGCGGCTATTAGATGACTTGCTTTTCTGGGCTCGTGCTGAAGCAATTAACGATGAACTGTATTCTGATTAAGCAGCCGTTACACTCTGTTACAATTTAAAATGTACATTTTCTCAGGTTCAGCATATAATTACTCATCGACTACAGAATTGGAGAAATAAAATGCTGACTAAATCAACAGTTCAAGAAATTCAAGCAGATCTTTCCGCAGCCCTGAAAGCAGTCGCAGAGAAACATAACTTGTCGATGAGCGGTACAAAAATTTCTTACACCAGCACGGACTTTAAGTTAACATGCAGCTTTGGCGACAAGACCGCCACGGGCGGAGTTGAGGTTGATCCGGTTTTATTTCGTAATTTGCAGCGCAACGGTTTTATGCACGGCCTTGATACTACCATGATTAACCGCGAAATCAGTACTCCACAGGGTGTTGGCACAATGCAAGGCTTGCGCGGCGCAAAAGCAGTAATTAAGATCAAGAGCACCGGCAAGTCTTATTTGTTCCCAGCTGCTTGGGTAGCACGTGAGATGAACAAGTAAATTTATATCTTATAATCTGCACAACATTTTAATAAGGATTTTAAAATGACTGACGCGACCGTGAAGCTGTTAACTCCAGCTCTTATTAAAAAAGTAGAGGCCAAGGTAGAGAGTGTGCTTGAGCTGGCTCGCAAAGAATATCCAACGCACACGTTTGAAATGCCGGAAATCAGGTACGACGTGAAGAACACAGATGGTGGTCTGGCTTATGGCAAGAAGTGGCTAATCAGGCTTAATCTGATCCTGTGTTATGAGAATGAGGAGCACTTCATTAACAGCACTGTGCCACACGAGGTCGCGCACCTGGTGGCACGCCGTGTGCACGGCTTCTTCCGTAAGAATCCAGACGGCACAGATCTTACTTGCCAAAAAACAGGTAAGCTTAAAAAAGTTCGATCACATGGCCCTGAATGGGCAGAGGTTATGAAGCTGTTTAGCTTAGAGCCAGCCCGCTGCCACAGCTATGATGTCTCATCAATTCAGAAACCGGCTAGAAGCAAGCGCGGTGCCGTTGTTCAGGCAAATGATTTAGGGTTGATGCTGCGCAGATTGCAGAACGGTATCAAGCGCTTACCAGAAGTCGCCAAAGAAGATTTCCAAGGCTGGCTTGCAGAACATATTGCAACCAATCAGTAACTAAAACAGGAGAACATGTGATGGGTGGAATTGGAGCAGTAGTTTGGATACTAGTTGGAGCTGTACAAATTGCACCATCGTCGGGATCTGTTGCACCAAGCGCACTGACATTTCTATCGCGCTCGGACTGTGAGGTGGTGCTGCGAGCAACAGTTGATGTAGCACAATATTCTAAATTAAAGTGCGTTGAGACACGCACACGATAGCAGCATAGTATATAACCTGGAGATTGTAATGATTAAGACAGTTATTGCTCTACTGATTTTGTCTGGCTCGGTGCTTGGCAACATCTCTCACGCGGCTCCTGCCACCCCTGTTGCGCCAACTGTAGAGTTACTTGGTAGTGAAAAGGTAAATGCTAATCTACAAAATCAAACGCTTAAGTGCACCAGCGTGATTGTGCAAAAGCTGATCACGGTTACCAAACAACCCGTGCTAAACATTGAAGTAACTATTACTGGATTCTCTGACGTGCGAGAGTTTACAATCAGCGAAACAAAATTCACGCTTGACGGCTATCCTTCTTCAAGCGTCTGTGCCGCAACAGTTGAAGGTCCACAGCAGGCGCTCATTCAGCTGCAAGATGGTGCACACACGTGGACTGAAAAAGGTGGTTGGGTTTTCAAGCGTCAGGCACTACAGCGCCAGCGATCTAAACTTCAGATGTAACCGTTACGCTTTAACTTGTACACTTTTCAGGATGAGTATATAATTCATCTATCGACTCTAGGAGAATAACATGACTTCAAAGCAAATCAAATTGCAGCTCGAGGCACTCGAGAACAATCATGCTATTATGCAAGATTTACTAGAGCAAATAGAAGCATTAAAGAGTCGTGTCCCAACCGCGGCACAACAGCTTAAAAATGCTGAAGATGCCAGAGACGCAAAACGCTATCGGATGATCAGAACTGACCGCCCGCAACACTACGCAGCCGTGCTAACAGATCGAGGCTACAAACAAATGAGCGGAAAGGCGCTAGACGAGGAAGTTGATAAAATGGTAATTTATTAACCGTTACACTCTTTTCTGCACTTTTTCAGGATTACAGGATATAATTATCTTGTTGATCCTGACACCGCTAAGAAAGGTTAAAATGAACAAGCCCATAGTTTCTTATACTGGAAGTCTAGGAAGTTACGCACGAGTGCGGCAGCTTGCCTCGGCACCAATTCCATTGTGGGCACAGGATATTCGCCGCGAAGATCCAACGCTAGAAGAAATGCAGCTTGTTAAAAACCAAGAAGCCGCGGACCTGGCGCTCCGCTCGTCATTTGATTTGAGTGCTTACGTTTAAGGCTAATATGAAATTCCATAACATTATGTGGATGGGTTGCCTCTACGCTGGTTATAAAATGTTCGCCGAGGGCTCGGATGGAGAGTGGCTCTTGTGCATGGGATTATTTTTCCTGTTTATGGTTATTGGCATGTTTGCTAACATGTCGTACGATGACAAAATGAATAAAGACAATCCTGACTGGATTACTTGGCCTCGTGCGCTTGGGATTTACTTTTTATTCAGAATTGTTCTCTGGCCCTTTACTCGCAAGTAACCGTTAAGAGAAAATAAAATGATGAACCCAAAAATTAAAGCTCTGTGGGTAGCCGCACTCAGGAGCGGTGATTACAAGCAGGCTACTCAAGAACTTCGCCGTGGAAATGCGTTCTGTTGTCTAGGAGTGCTGTGTAATTTGCACGCCATTGCTCATCCGAAAATCGCTATATTAGAAACAAGCCGGGCACAATATCTCGGTAATAACAGTATATTACACGACTCAGTTATGGCCTGGGCTGGCTTGACCTGGGATATAGGTGATGAGGTAATCATTGATGGTTCATCTAGAGCATTAGCTGGACATAATGATATTGGTAAAACCTTCAAGCAAATTGCAGCCGCAATTGAGGAACAACTATGAACCCAGAAATTAAAGCTCAGTGGGTTGCCGCTCTTCGCAGTAAAGACTATAAGCAGACTACTCAGCAACTGCGCCGTGGAAATAAATTCTGCTGTTTAGGCGTGCTGTGTAACTTGCACGCTATCGCTCATCCAGAAATTGCGGCAAAAGAAACTGACCCAAGATCGTACTTTCACAGTGATGACGTACTGCCAAAACAAGTTATGAAGTGGGCCGGTTTAAAGTTTGCATATGGCGGCGCAGTAACGATCAACGGTGAAGTTGACACACTTGACTCTCACAACGACAATGGTGTGTCCTTTAACGTGATAGCAACAGCAATTGAGGAACAGCTGTGAATCCAGAAATTAAAGCGAAGTGGGTTGCTGCCCTTAGAAGCGGTGATTACAAGCAAGGTCATTTTCAGCTGCGAAAGAACAATGAGTTTTGTTGCCTAGGAGTGCTGTGTAACTTGCACGCCATTGCTCATCCAGAAATTGCGGCAAAAGAAACTGACCCAAGGAGTTATATGGGGTGTGATGGCTTTTTGCCAGCAGCGGTAACAAAGTGGGCAGGACGTGACACAGGCAGCGAAAAAATCACCATTGACGGCCACGAGGCACAGCTGGTAACTCACAACGATACCTTTAAACACACGTTTGATCAAATTGCTGATGCAATTGAGGAACAGCTTTAATGGGCATACCTCTTGTAAAGTTTGCTCTTGAAGCTGAGCAAATCAGCGTACTTAAGGCATAACTTTAGTCCGCCGTTAAATTGTAACGGTGGTGTACATTCCCGGCAGGGGTGTGATAAAATGTCTCTATTGAATTAACGAAAGAGAAACATGACCGCAGCCTTTGTTCGAGTTCTAAAAGAATGTGAATCTGCGGGAGGGGCCGGCTCCAAGGATGTTATTAAGCAATCTTTGATAACACTTGATGAAGATGGTCGTAAACTCTTTGAATATGCGATGGATCCTTTCCTGGTATTTGGTGTCAAGAAATTTGACGAGCCCCAGCACTTTGCGGACACAGACGCCTGCACAGACCGGTTCTTAGAATTACTAGACTTGCTTGCGGCTCGCAAAATTACCGGCAACGCGGCCAGAGAGTGGGTAACCAACATTCTTTCGCAGTACACAGAAGACACAGCAAAATATCTCTCTAGAGTTATTGACAAAGACCTGCAAGCTGGATTCTCGCTGGAAACTTTTAATAAAATTGCCGCAAAAGAAGGTTGGTCGCTTATTCGCGATTTTACCGTGCAACTCGCGGACAAGTGCGCCGATGCTGATGAGTTCGAGCGCTACATTACTTTTCCATGTCAAGCAGATGTAAAATATGATGGTGAGAGAAATATTGCCTTTCAGCTCCTGGAAGAATCTAACTTTGCACCGGCTGGTTCCTCATATCGTTCACGCTCTGGTAAAATTGCCGCGCACATGAATGGTTTGTTTGATGAAGAGCTTGCACGAATCAGGGAATACCTGGGCTATGATTTTGTCCTTGATGGTGAGCGTATGGCAAAGGACTATATTGAAACCATTAACGCTAAAAAGTCCGGTGCTGAAGGAGAAGCTGGAAAAGCCAACATGCGATTCCGTGCATTCTTCCTAATGCCACTTGCCGATTGGATTGCGCAGAAAACTGAAATCACAACCCGCCAAAATCGAGAAGCACTGCAAGAAATTCTGGCCGCGTGTAAATGCGAAAAGATTATTTTATCAGAGGGCCGGGAAGTTACAGACTATGCTGATATGATTGCGCACTGCGATGAAGTCACGGCGCCTGGATTTGATAATCAACCTAAAGGACACGAGGGTTTGATCTTGAAAGACTGGAATAGCACGTACGAGTGGGATCGCTCGCATGCCTGGACAAAAGTTAAAAAGTTTTACGACGCAGACGCTCGCATCTTAAGCTGGGAGCTTGGTAAAAAGCGTAACGCTGCACGCATGGGCCGGGTAAACGTGGGTGGCTGGCTGGAAGATGGCACGTATTTTGAGTGCGGCGTTGGCAGTGGTTGGGGTGATAAAGATCGTGATGATTGCGCCGCTAACTTTGACGAGAAGTGGTTAGGCAAGACGGTTGTTGTAAAGTATCAAGAGGTTTCTAAGGGCAAAAATAAAGATCATGCCTCGCTGCGCTTTCCAACTGTTGATCAGGCTAAGTTGTTCCGTGACGACAAAATTGTTCCACTGAAAGATTAACCGTGAATCTGTTCAAGCTCTATGCTAATCCTGAAGAGCTTGACAGTTATGAAGAGGCGCATGAGCTTGTCCCACTTTTAATGTGGGAAAAATACTGGCACAATCCAGCCGAACTAAAAAAGAGAGAACACGTAATCACAAAAGATGCAAATGTGTCTTATATGTACGCGCGGTTCATTATAGGCGAAAGATTTGAAGCTGCTGAAGCCATGATTGCAACGTGCGCGGCCTCGGCTTATGAATATGCTTTCTTTGTTTTAGAGTCAAGATTTGAAGCAGGTGAAGCTGCAATTGCTACCTCAACTAGCTATGCTTATGGATATGCAAAATACGTTTTAAAAGCAAGATTTGAAGCCGGTGAAGCCGCAATTGCAAAGCATTGCCCAACCTCTTATTGTTATGCAACTAAGATTATTAAAACTCGTTTCCCCGCTGGTGAAGTCGTAATCGCTAAAGATCAGCGGTTGTCGCAAAAGTATAATGATTTTATTGCACAGTTATAATATGAAAGATAGACAAATGAAAAACAAATCGCCGTGGATCTCTACGGCAGACAGGCTGCCCGAAATTAATACACCCGTGCTCTTTGTGCACTCTGGCACAATATACGATGGTGTAGTCTGGTGGTATAAAGATAAGAATATAGTGAGTTATGTTTTTGCTGTGGGCACAGCTCAAGGTGGTGACCAACTCTTTCAAGCAGCAGAGGTCCAGCACTGGATGCCACGCCCAGTAATTCCAGTTCAAACTGAACGCTTGCTGCACAGCGAAATGATTGTCAGTACACCTCATTTATCAAAAATACTCAAGCTGTTTAAGAAAAAGAATCATCAGTCTGCAGGGTACTCTTTTGAGTTCGAAGACTGTGGCACAATTAAAGAGGCCTGCAAAGCAAGGCCGGACTTAGTGCCTGATGGATATGAAGATCAGCATGAACTAAACGTTAGCGGTGGTGTGCTCCAGGTGTACCGTGACTGTCTGATTAAACCCTAATAGCGCCCATTAATCAAGCCTAATAAATTTAACCGGGCCACCCGAGCCCTCCCGCATCTATATAACCCGCTGGTCCCAAGAACAAAACGATTTAGAACTAAAGAATCAATCCCGGCTATTTGTAAATAAGAGGTGAACAAAAAGAGCCAATCATGAAGCTGTACGATTTTTCAGTCCATGCAAAAAGACGAGACGCTAACCAGTCTGCGGAGCGTGTCTGCGCACTGCGCACTAAGTTAAACGAACCTGGAGCGGTAATTGAACTTAAAGCACGTGTGCAGTGCTGGCTTGTGCTGCACGAAGAAATACTTAAGATGGCCTCTTAACCCGAAGAACTGCTCTGCACTATCATAAAAAGATTTAAAATATAGTAACTCTTCTTGAAAGACTTACTATGCTGATGCGCATTGCCTCTGACCTGCACCTCGAACAATGGGCCGACATGGATGTTGCCGCCCTTGAGATTAATCACCTTCCAAAAGACGACAGGGATCTGGGCTCAGTTCTTGTGCTAGCAGGCGATATCTCTTCTTCTCCTACACAGCTCGTTGCTTTCATTAAACAAGTTGAACAGCGGTTCAAGCACGTAATCTATCTCGCCGGGAATCATGAGTGGTACCGCCATGAGGTAACCGCCGTAGTTCCTTATACTGAAAGCCTGTTTAAAGAATATACGGTTAACACCTCACGGGAATTGGGCGGTGTTGGTGTCAAGATTATTGAAGGCACCAAATTTATCTTTGGCACGCTGTGGGCCGATGGTGGCAGTACTGCTTTTGACCGCATGGCCGTTGAGCGCGGGCTGTGGGACTTTAATATCATCCGAGTAAATGGCTTGCGCTTTACTGTGGCGCGCATGCAGGCAATTCACAAGGCTCAAAAAGCACAAATTATTGCTGCTCTTAAAGAACCGTTTGACGGTGTTACTGTTGTTGCAACTCACCACATGCCATCTTATCGGTTGTGCCATCCTCGCTTTGGCACTGACATTAACGGCGGGTTTGCATCGAACTGTGAGGATATTCTGGCATATGATATGGCACCGGACTTCTGGGTTTTTGGCCATACGCACGATGTGATTGATACTAAGATCTTTAACACACGGTGTATTTCTAACCCGTCTGGTTATCGCAATGAAAAAGATACGTGTTACAACGATTACTGTATGGGTCCAAAGTTTTTTGAGCTAGAAACTACTTCAGTGACTTAATAAAATTATTGTATTCCTCGGCATACTCTTGTGACTTAGCAATTGCCGCTTCACCTGCAGGAAACCTTCCCTTGAGCACGTACATTGCGTAAGATAAGGAAGAGTCCGCGTCAGCAGCTATTGCCGCCTCGCCTGCAGGAAACCTGCCTTCAATCGCGTACTCCGCGTAATTTAAGGATTCGTTCGGGTCAGCAGCTATTGCCGCTTCACCCGCTGGAAACCTGCCATCAAGTACACTCACCGCATAAAAACCGGCCCATTCTGCACTCTTAGCTATTGCTGCCTCACCAGCTGGAAATCTGCCTTTGAGCACGTTACCTGCATAATTACATGACCGTCCTGCACTCTTAGCTATTGCCGCTTCACCAGCAGGAAACCTGCCTTCAAGCACGCGGCTTGCATAATAGTAAGCTGTATTAGCATCTTTAGCAAACAGTGCTTCTCTCTTTTTTAATTCCTCTTTATCGTCTTCATATTTCTTCCAAACAATAGAAGGAACATGATCCTGTGCATGGTCATAGTGATCAAGAGATGTTGGCTTTGAATGTAGGTTGTACAGGTTCATTTTAGTTTCTTAACGAAATCATTGTATTTCTCGGCATACTCTTGTGACTTAGCTATTGTCTTCTCACCCGCTGGAAACCTGCCTTTCAGCACGTACATTGCGTAAGTTAAGGAAGCTTCTGCACTAGTAGCAATTGCCGCTTCGCCTGCAGGAAACCTGCCCTCAAGTATATGCGCCGCATATTGATACGACCTGTTTGCACTAGTAGCAATTGCTGCTTCACCTGCCGGAAACCTGCCTTCAAGCACGTGACTTGCATATTGATACGACCATTCTACATTAGTAGCAATTGCCGCTTCTCCAGCTGGGAACCTGCCTTGTGTAACATACTGTGCGTACATAAATGCGTATTCAGGGTCTTTAGCAATTGCAGCTTCGCCCGCAGGAAATCTACCTTCAAGCGCGTCGTATGCGTAATAGTAAGCAGTTTTAGCATCTTTAGCAAGAATAGCTTCTCTCTTTTTTAATTCAGCTGGCTTATTTTTATATTTCTTCCATACCAAATACGGAACATGATCAGCTGCCACATCATGGTGATCAAGGGATTCAGGTTTTGCGTGAAGTTTATAGAGGTTCATTTTAACGTCGACAAAAATTTATTGTATTCACTTGAATACTCTTGCGATTTTGCAATTGTAGCTTCACCAGCGGGGAACCTGCCCTTAAGTACGTACACTGCGTAATTTAAGGATTCGTACGCATCAGTAGCAATAGCTGCCTCTCCAGCAAGAAATCTATCTTTGAGCACGTACAGTGCGTAAGTTAAGGAATCGCGCGCACTAGTAGCAATTGCCGCTTCACCTGCTGGAAATCTTCCTTTATGTACGTACCGTGCGTAATTAACTGACCAGTTTGCACTAGTAGCAATTGCTGCTTCACCAGCAGGAAACCTGCCTTTTAACACGTACCGTGCGTACTCATAGGCAAATGGCGCATCTTTCGCAAGAACAGCTTCTCTTTTCTTTAACTCAGCTGGATTATTTTTGTATTTCGCAAAAACAAGAGATGGTACAGTATCGTGTGCAAGATCATAATGGTCGAGAGACTCGGGTTTAGTGTGTAAGTTATATAGGTTCATTTTAATTTGCTAATAAAAGTGTTGTACTCTTTTGCGTATTCAGGGTCTTTAGCAATTGCCGCCTCTCCAGCAGGAAACCTGTCTTTTAACACCCACTCCGCATAAGTTAAGGATTCGCTCGAGTCAGTAGCTATTGCCGCCTCTCCAGCTGGGAACCTGTCTTTTAACACGTGCAACGCATAATTACACGACTGGTATGCATCAGTAGCAATTGCTGCTTCACCAGCCGGAAATCTGCCCCTTAACACGTACAACGCATATTGACACGACTTGTATGCATCAGCAGCAATTGCTGCTTCACCTGCCGGAAACCTGCTCTGTATAACATACTGCGCGTACATAAATGCATGCTCAGGGTCTTTAGCAATTGCCGCTTCGCCCACCGGGAACCTGCCCTTTAACGCGTACCGCGCATATTGATACGCGTACTTAGCATCTTTCGCAAACAGCGCTTCCCTCTTTTTTAACTCAGCCGGGTCGTCTCTATATTTCTCCCAAACAATAGATGGAACACTATCTTGTGCGTGATCATGGTGGTCGAGAGACTCAGGCTTTGAATGGAGGTTGTACAGGTTCATTTTAACATTTTCAGCAATTTATCGTAGTCAGCAGAATACTCATCGTCAGCTCTTATTGCTGCTTCGCCCGCAGGAAATCTGCCCTCAATAATATCCCTTGCGTACAGATATGCATATTTTGCGTCCTTAGCAATTGCTGCTTCACCAGTGGGAAATCTGCCCTTTAAAATAAAGCGAGCGTACTCGTATGAGTGCTCTAAAATTTTAGCAATTGCTGCTTCGCCGGCAGGAAACCTGCCCCTTAACACGTACGTCGCGTACATAAATGCGTTTTGAGGGCTCTTAGCAATAGCCGCTTCACCAGCCGGAAATTTTCCTTGAAGAATATCATAGGCGTATTCATACGCGTACTTTTGATCTTTCGCAAACAGCGCTTCTCTCTTTGTTAATTCCTTTGTATTGCCTTCATATTTGTCCCATGCAACTGATGGTACAGTATCATGCGCCACATCATGGTGATCAAGAGACTCGGGCTTTGAATGTAGGTTGTATAGGTTCATTTTAGCGCGCCAATAAAATTGTTGTATTTTTTTGCTACTTCTGGATTTCTCGCAATAGCCGCTTCACCTGCCGGAAACCTGTCTTTTAAGACGTAAAAGGCATATTGATACGACCAGTACTCATCTGTAGCAATCACCGCTTCTCCAGCCGGAAATTTTCCTTGAAGAATGTTCCGTGCGTACCTGTAAGCAATTTCTGAATCTTTAGCAAGAGCAGCTTCTCTTTTCTTTAACTCAGCAGCGTCGTCTCTATATTTCTCCCAAACAATAGATGGAACACTATCTTGTGCCGCGGCGTGATGGTCGAGAGACTCTGGTTTAGCGTGCAGGTTATACAGGTTCATTATTTTGGCAAATGTTCTTTGTAGTGTTTAGCAATTAATTTGTTGATAAACGCTGTATAGGCCGGAAGTTCGCTAAGAGCCTTGATCTCTGTAGCTTTAACCTCCACATCTCGCTCGTCCATGAATGATTCAGACTCATAGTGAAATTGGAATTTTCTGTCCTTGCCGCCAAGCTTGCTCATGATGATCATGAGATCGCCATCTTTACTGTAATTGTCAAACTGGTTGTTGTCTTTTGCTGCAGTGCACCATTTTGTTCCGGAGCCGTACAAGCACGCTGCCTCTTCAGTACGCGGAATAATTACTTTAAAGCCAGGAGCCTCAAAGAATACTTCGGCATCTTTTTTGATGGCTGCAGCTTTAGCGTTGTTTGAAACTGGAATATCAGATTCATCAAACTGCTCCAGGGCGTCGTACAACTGCTCCAGCGATTTGTACTGGTTTAAATCTTTTACTTCAAGCTTTGATTTAAACTTATCAAACTTTTCAAGTTCGCCGCGAATACGACCGGCATCTTCAACTTTATAATGCCCAAGGATGTACTGTTTGGTAAGCCACACCGTGTTTACCTTTTTACCAATATCCGCGTTAGCACTTATAAAATTAACAAGCTCTAACTCATCCTTGATTTTCTTGGCGCTGCCGTCTTTTTCCATGGCAGCAAGAATTTTGTCCTTGAACTGGGCAGCGGTGAATTCGATGCGGCCTTCAACCAACATGTTTAAATAGAGTACTGGAGCGTGCAGTTCAACTAATTTCATTTTTAATCCTAGTAAGAAAAGTCTCAGTATTTAGCACGGCCAGAATCGATTACCACAGGTTTAACTTGAGCGCTGTGAGTGCTTTTTAATGTTATAGTACATGCAGAAATAAAATAACTTACACTGGACACGGCACTACAATGGCTGAGATCATAGACTTTATCGCGCGACGAAATGAAAAGCTACGGGGAGCCCCAGCGGTAACAATCAGCGAGCTCTCTGCGCAGGCGACTCAATTTTTGCTGGGTGACTGGGAAAAGATGGCGCGGGCGAACCGGCTTAACGATTACTTTAGGCAATCTATGCCCTCGTCAGTTGATCAGTTTTCAAAGATTAACTACATGAATGACTTGAACGAGATTGCTAAGCTTGAACTTAATCTTGACTTGCGCCCCATGATTTTCTTTCCTGGCACAACTCACCGCACCCAAATTGGCTGGGTCGTGCAGTTCAAACTCGCCAATACCACCGTGCTTACCCCAGAGCTGGCCAGTGAAGCCTACGCCAGATGCTTTTCTATTCTGTTATTTTTAAGAGTAAAACGTGCAGCACTTGATGCAAGGTTAATATGAACAAGAAACTTAAAGAAAATATTGTCGCGGTAATTGGCTGGACGCTGGTCGGTTATGGTATTATTTGGGGCGGTCAAGTACTTATTTTGGTGCTCTGGGCCGCCGATATCTTGTAACACCAGTTACAAATTAATTATTTTCCCTCTTCATCCTGTGTTATTATGTCTCATACACCAGCGTGAGACATAATAACTCCAAAGGAAAACATGCAAACGACTATTACTGAATACAAAAATAGAACGTGTAGCCGTTGCGCCGGAAAAGGCGTCCTGCCCTCATACCAGCACAACAAAGGCGGCGAATGCTTTCGCTGCGGCGCCACAGGCGTTGACCCAACAATGCAAGAAACCTCTCGCGAAATGACCGGCGCAGAAATCATTGCGGCTCTCGCAACCGCCGGGTTCCCTGTAATTCGTACCGCAGCGGAGCCGACCGGAGAGACGTGGCTTGATGCACTTTTCCCTTTTAAAGAATTCACGGCAGACGAAATTGCGGTCGCACGCCAGTTGCTGACGGCAATTTAATTATTCTGACGCTCTGGGCCGGCATATCTTGTAACACTCGTTACAAATATTTTTTCTAATCCCGCAGTACTGTGTTACTATATCATTTCTAGCAATACGCAGAGATGATCATGGAAGCATATACATTCAAAAAAGCAGTTGAGCAGCGTCTTCAGAAGTACAGAGACGAAGCAGAAGCCGCCGCCAAATCAGAGTTAAAAGCTACTGTTCCCGCTGACCTGCACCCGGACATTGGGGTGATTCACCGCGCAGACGGCACCTTTGGATACTATATTCATCTCAACAACCGCATGATACCGGGCGACGTCAAACATCTTACTGCTCTTTTAAAACTTGCCGGGAAAAATAATGGGTAGAAAGACCAGATTTTTCGGTGCACTTGTTTTGCTGTTTGCGCTTGACATTATATTGAGACTACTACATTCAACTATAACTGTTGTTGGCACAGGCGGAGAATTCTTATTTTTGGCGTGGCTCATGACGTGGCTTACTGACCGGGACGGAAAACAATGAAATTCTCGCTGACCCCTGACGCACCACCCGCGGAATACTAAACACTACTAACTCAGCCTATGCTAATTTTCTACCGACAAGTTTCGCTGATTGAAGGATTTGTGCTCTCTGATCTAGACAAAAACTCTCGAGTCGTTGGTGGCCGAGAAGTTTCACTTGCAGGTGGCATAGCTCTCTTTAACACACTGCGTAACAGGCCTATCAGCTGTTGGAAGTGCGGGTGTCAGGCGGACCGCTGGGTTGCAACACGATCACCTAAAGATCCATCACGTCCAGTTTTAAATTTATTTGCGACCAGACGTGGACGGCTAGTAATGATGACCAGAGACCACATCATTCCAAAGAGTTTAGGTGGTATTGACTCAGTACAGAATTTACGGCCGGGCTGTGAAGTGTGTAATGGCGGACGCGGCTCTAAGATGAACAAGGCTGATAAGAAATTTATGACTGATCACCCAGAGCTAATTAGCGCCGCGAGAGTAGCCAAGGGATTAGAGAACAAGGCGCGTGCCGAGGCAGCTCTTGCCGAGCAGCAACTTAAAAATTTAAAAAAGAAATTACTCGGAGAAACAAAATGACTGACGCTGTTGAAGACCCCTCAAATCTGCGCAAGCTAGTAACGTTCCGAAAAATCTCGGCGCTGCTGCCTATTGACGGGGCTGATGCTATTGAGCTTGCTCAGGTAGATGGCTGGCAAGTTGTGGTAAAGCGCGGTGAATTTAAACCTGGCGACGCCTGTATCTATTTTGAAATTGATTCATTCCTTCCTGATGGAAATCCAGCCTGGCAATTCTTGGTAGATAAACAGCCGCGCATGTTCAATGGCGTCAAGGGCCACAAGCTGCGCACGATCAAGCTGCGCGGAGCGCTGTCCCAAGGATTCCTGCTGAAGCCAGAAATGCTGCCTGAAATCACGCAACTTGTCGCAGATTCAGAAGCGCTTGGGCTTAACACGCGTGAGTGTGATTTAAGCGCTTTTGTTGGCGTAGTAAAATTCGAGGCTCCACTGCCAGCATGTCTGCAGGGCACGGCAAAGGGACTGTTCCCATCTTTCCTGCGCAAGACTGATCAGGAGCGGTGCCAGAATCTTGTAGCTAAAATCTTTGGGTATGAGTCTGTAAAATACAGCCCATGTGATTGGATCAGTGTTGAAACTGCGCTGCCCGCAATTGGACAAGTCATTTCCCTCAAGGGGCCAGTTGATTTACCTGATTTCTATTCAACTTATACTGGCGATGAGCAGCTGATGACACACTGGAAGCCAGTTGAAATCAGACCGCCGTTCTCAAGCCCAACTGATGTTTACGAGCGCTCGCTAAAACTAGACGGTTCGAGCATGACCGCCTACGTCAGAGAGGTGGACGGTGTAGTTGAAACTGGCGTGTGCTCCAGAAATCTGGAACTGAAAATTAGTGAAGAGAATAAAGACAATTCATTCATTCGTGCGTTCTTTGATCTTGGTATTCAAGCCGCGCTCTTGGAGTGCATGCGCCGCACTGGCTATGCGATTGCACTGCAGGGTGAACTAATGGGTCCTGGAATTCAGGGTAATCGTGAGGGTTTTAGCACGCACCAATTCTTTTTGTTTGACATTTATTTGATCAATGATGGGCGGTACATGACCCCGGTGGAGCGCACCACGGTGCTTGCAGCACTACAGGAAGTATCACCGCTGATTCTGCATACTCCAATCTTGGGGGTTGGCACACTAGCCGAGATGAACATTGCAAGTGTCAGAGATTTACTGGCCGCAGCAAAGGGGAGTTCAATCGCGCATAAAATTCGCGAGGGCGATGTGTACAAACGGATGGATGGCCAGTTCTCGTTTAAGGCGATTAATAACGACTTTTTGGCAAAAGAGGCAGACTAATGTACACATATACAAAATTCAATGCGCCGCCCGTCCCACCAGACACTTTCTTCACAGCTGAAGATCAACTAGCAGGTTTGGCATCACTTCCAGGATTTATATTTGGTTGTGTGGAAGAAGACAGGTGTATAGTGTTTAATAAATTTTTAAGTACTGATGTAGATCCTGATAACCTTCCACCAGGTATGAGTATCGTGAATTCAATTTTTACGCGAAATTCAGCGCGGCGTCAGTACTAGATACTGTTTTGATTGATACAGATCCGAACAATTTCCATCGATAAGCGTATCAGAATTATTTTAGAGGCAGACTAATGATTACCGTTAAATTTGTCAGTGCGCCATTTGAAGATCAAGGCTTTTTTGAAGATCCAAACTTTATGGCAGAGGATCAACTTGCTGGACTGGAGTGCATGCCCGGTTTTATCATGGGCTATGTTGAAGGCAACCGCTGTGTTTCTTACTTTGAACTGGAGTTCACGCAAGATACACCGCTGCCTGTTGGGATCACTCATGTAAACTTAGTTTTTGGAGGGCGACAATGATTACCGCACAAGAAGCAAAAAGTATTGTTACTACTTCAAGGGGCCGCGTAGATATGTACATGGCCGAAATTGAATATCAAATTAGAAACGCTGCAGAGGCCGGGCAATCTTCAGTGGCGTTTCATCCAAAGATTGCAAATGAAGAGCTGTCTAAGGCCAGGGATCATGCACCAAAACAATCAGCACTACAGAACTTACTGATAGAGAAATTAGTAGGCTGCGGATTTAACGCTAAAGTCCAAGCTAATGGTGACGAGTACGTTCCGCGGAGTCTAGCGGATGAGGATGGCAATGGTCCCCGCTATAGAAATTACAGTATCGTTATTCGTTGGTAACTGTAACGAGAAACCGTTACACTCTTTTTGAACTTGATCCCGAAGAAGGGTGTATAATCATCTCATCGACTACACTTACGGGATTTAATCATGCTGCATACTGCTCAACCAGGCGTCAAATTTAACTTTAGCGCCAGCGATTGGGGTATTGATAAAGTCATTCAGCACCCCACAGCTAACTGTAAGTACCAGGAACTAGAGGCAGTACAAATAGCGCGAGCGCTTAACACAGCACTGGCCGCTGAAATTAATCTTGGCGTTAGATCGCCGGCGGCTGTTGAAGAAGTAATGACGGTTGTGTTAAAATCATTCTTTGTACACAGACCACCCGTGCTGCAGTTCCTGAAAAAAGTGTTAAGCGCCTCTTATTAATTTACTGGTGAAACCATGTCAATAGTTAAGAAAACTCCGAGCAAAATTGTTATTGATCTTGATGGGCCAATTGGTAATGCTTATGCACTGCTTGGAAATGCGGCCGAGTTTGCAAGGCAGTCAGGGTACAGCAAAGAAAAAATAGATAAGATGATTGTTGATATGCAATCCGCGGACTACGAACATTTAGTTCAGGTTTTTGACAAGCACTTTGGTCATGTTGTTACACTGCTGTATTCTGGCAATCTAGGAGGAACAAATGATTTGGATGCCTAACAAGCCCGCAGTTGACGAGGCAAAACGCGAGAAGTTACTGACAGAGCGTGCAGCCCTTGAGGAAGACATTTTAGATCTGCGTGACCAACCAATTGGCCGCTCTAACGCCGCAGTTGTTGGCCGCCAGGAAGATCTGATTGCACTTGCGAAAAAGATTAAAATCATTGATCGCAAACTTGGTAGGAGTACAGAGTGAAATTATCATCACGCGGCGAAGCCACAATTTTTGAACTGTTTCCAGCGCCAGATGATATGCTGTCAGTTCATGATCGCGCAGTTGTTGAGGCCGAGGCTGCAGCACTGGCTGAAGAACTAAAGCGGTATATGTCAGCAGCAGAACTTTCGGCAATCAAAGCAAGTACTGGTAATTTTGCACCTGAACTCCGGCACTTGGCTCGTGATATTCGAACTGAGTTTGAGCTTTGGGATCCTGATCACCACGTGACTGCAATTTGGAGACGCTCGCCCGCCACGTTTTTCCTGGGTTTAATAGAAGCCGAGTGTGATAACCACCCGTGCCATCCAGATAACTTCAGCGCGTACGTGATCACAAAACTACAGGGCATGTTGTAACACGTGTGATCCTGTTTATTCTACCGGCGCGCTGCAGGAGGCGTTACAATAGAAGTTATTAACGGGAGAACACAATGCAAAAACAGCGTGGAATGATTCTAATTGTAGTCTGCACAGCCGCGCTGTTGGTAACACTGGTATTTGGTATTTCAATTGTCTCGTACCTGAGCGCTGCGAACTATGGTGATCGCACGGAGCAGGCAATTAAAGCCGCGGAGTTTAACAGCAATCAACCGCAATTGCTAGACCAGCAGCAGGCCTATCAGACTGCACTCAACAGTGTATGGCAAGGTTTCTGGCTCAGACTTGCTGGCTATCCTAAGATTAACACTGCAAGCACAGACACAACTATTGACACGTTTAAGGCCAAGCGTGATACTGGTATTCAACCGGCGAACTAGGAGCTAATATGATACGCGTTAAAATTATTACCGCTGAGGAAAAATTCCACCGCACGGTGCTGGAGTTACCTCAAGTTCCTCATCGTGGGGACTATATCTCCTTGCGAACTGCAAACACAGTAGACGAAGAAGGCAGAGACATAGAGGAGCTAACAATGTTTACCGTTGACAGCGTTACTTATAACTACTCAGGTCACTCCGGCACACGTCAGTTTTTCAGCGGTGTTGAAATGGTACTCATTAAGGTTTAAGGTATTATGAAACAGCACCAGTATTTTGGATTACTTAGTTCAATCTATGTAGCTAATATTTTTGGGCCGACGGTATCCGTGGTGGCTGCCGGAATATTTGCTCTTATTTCCTTTTATTTTATGCACAAAGATCTATGAATATTACTCGAGATAGCACCACGTATATTGACAGAATAACGGCGCACTGGTACCGAACTATTAATACAGCCCGCTGTGGCGGAGCTACTGCAATTCAACTGCAGTGTCTTGAAAGCCTGTCATCAGAGTTTGGTGCTCACTCGGGCATGATGCTGCGTGACGAATGCTTTTGGACAACAGCGGTAGACAAAGACGGTGATGTGCTGTTAACATTTCCTGAATCCTTTTTCTTACTAGATGGTTCAGTAACCAGCGGCAGCCCGACCCAGCAAATACAAATCGACTACATGGGGGTTTTAACTTCTTTAGATCTAGTAACAAAGCACATCACCGTGTACAACCCTCGTGGCCAAAAAGAAGATGCTGAATTTAAAAACTACGAGCCACTCTGGGTGCTGTACAGCAGTGAGTTTAAACGATTCACGCAGCCCAGTATGCTCTTTCAATATTCACCAAGAATCGGTGATAAAGGAGGATACAACCTTACACTGCAAAACGGTGGCAACTCCTATGAACCATGCTTAATTGGGCCCATCACTGCAAAAGCTAAAGACTTTTCGTGTGACTTTGAAGTGCTGTCCGAGACAGTGATCAGGTACGAAGGTGAACTATATTCATATTCATTTGTTGCACGAGACCCAGTTACCGATGCGGCCGTGTACAGCCTGCAATGGCTGTCGGTGGCAAAAGTTGCTGGGCTGCGTCTTGTAAAGTATTTTACTGGCCGACCGCTGCAGGCCAGACCGGGTAAAACACACTTTATCCATGCCGTACTGTAACGTTACAATTTGACCGTTACACTTTAATCTACACTTATCTCAGGTTCATGATAGAATAACTCATCGACTAAATGCTGAGGATTATATGGGATACGTTGTTGGAATGTTGATTATTCTCTTTGTTGGAATTGTTTGGTCAGTCATTTACGATTTGAGCGAGTAACCATGAACATTATTGTTAAAATTCTGATGGAGCGAGATGAGTTAACTCTTGCTGAGGCGCAAGAAGAATTTCAAGCCGCGGTAGATCGTGTCTCTGAAGGCGAAGACCCAGAAGAAGTGCTCCATGATCTGGGTCTAGAGCCAGACTATTTCTTTGACCTTATTCCACTCTAAGAAAATCATGAACACTATCAGAACAGTTGGTGATCTAGTAAGAGCACTGTGAGTGCGAAGTAGGAATAGATCGTGAGCGAGCTAGCAACGTGTACCAGAACATTCGCATTGCGACACGTGTCGGTTATTAAAGTTCTTCTGAACCTAGAGGCAGAAAATGATTAATGAAAACCTATTAACGTTTAGCGAAATTGAAGAAGCAATTTTGCGAGGCGAATATTTTGGTCGAGTAATCCCGCTGTTCAGAGACATGAAGGCCGCCGCACACGCGTTTTTTTGTGAACAGCAATTAAGTTCTGAGGAGACAAAACAAGCAATCACCCAATGCGGTGCATGTGAAGGTTCTCCATTGGAGAAAATAATCCGTGCATAATATGCGGTGGGTTAATGAGCGCAGAAGAATATAGTCTGCACCTTAAATCTGGTATGTAATTTCAGGTTGAAAGAACAATATGTGTACCTGATCCCTCTTTCAGGTTATAATGATTTTAGAGCACAAACTTTTTGTTTACAAACTTTATTGGAGTATCTATGTCTAAAATTCTTTATGTATCATCTTCAGTTCAAGCAGCGCTCATGACCACGGTTTTTATTCCTGAGCTGATTGATGGATTCTGGAAGAATCATCGTCCAGCCGGCCACGGTGAAGTATGGCGCGACGTTGAAGTCAAAGTATCTGAAAACGGTTTGCTCGGCCCTGTTGGCTTTGATGCACCACGTAATTACAACTTCTTGAATCTTGATTTTGCGCTGCCAAATGAAGCGCGCTTGGTTGCTGCCGCTCAAACAGCAAAACCAAATTCTAACTTTAAGTCAGTAAAGAAAGAGCTTATTGAGCTTGGTCGAATTGTAGGCGCTCGCCTGGCCAATCGTGACTCGCTGCCAGTAAAGCTCTTTCGCGGTAATCACAAAGAGGGTACTGTTACAGTATCATCGGCAAAAGCGCGTCAGGCAACTGATGCAATGATCAAAGCCGGTTCCTCAACAGTAATTTTTACAAGCGTTGTTACTCCAATTACAAGTGAGCGCAAAACCGCGGTAAAGAAGACGGTAAGTCGCACACCACAGGCGACTGATGTAGTTAAGCCAAAACAAGGTGAAGTCACAGTTACAAAAACTGCAGCTGGAGCCACTGTTCGGCGGGTAGCTGTATAACTCAAAGCAAACCTAACGCGCAATCAAGGGAATATTATGGGCTGCTATATTAATCTAGGGCTTGCGGCTAAAGAATTATTTCTGGTTGCGCGTGGTCAGCGAGTATCGGCGGATGACGCATTTATAACAACAGATTCTTTGCCCGTGTGTTTGATTAATAACGGGCCGTTTACCTCGGCTGCAGTTGCATATAATGACAGTGAGCTGGCTGCGTTTAAGCGCGCCGATGGCCGAGAAAAAACTTGGTTTATGGTAAGCAAAGATGATTTGTATGATGTCTGTGATTTGGCTGATTACAATTATTACGAATAATTAGTTCTGCTGTTCAGCGCCGGAAATGATAAATAATAGATAACAACCCGCCAGAGCGATAGACGCTCTGCGCAACACCCGCCCAACGAGGAGCTCGTAATGGCAACAAGTAAAAAAGACGTCACCGTCTATATCGGAAGATTTTCTCCGTTTCACCGGGGTCATGCTGAAGTTTTAAAGCGTGCGATGCTGACCAGCAAATTAGTAATTGTGCTTGTTGGATCAACAGGTCAAGCGCGGAATCTAAAAAACCCATTTACGTACGAAGAGCGCGTAAGAGTGATCACGGCCACTGCCTTTGATTTTGTTGTAGCCGGTATTGTAGAGCACGGAAACCCTTCGTCAGTTCTTGGAGAGCTGGTAATTTTACCGCTGCCGGACCAGCCGTACAATGATGGGTTGTGGATTAGGAGCGTGCAGGAAAAAGTAAAACACGCAATAGATGCCTTTGCGGTTAAAACAGGACAGCTTCTTACTGACGTATATCTCACCGGAAGCGACCGCGATGAGAGCACGTGGTATCTGAGCGCTTTTCCACAGTACAAGCAAGATTTGGTAGATGAACACCGGAATACTAACGTGCTCTTAAGCGCCACAAGTGTGCGCGAAGTTCTGTTCAGCGGTGCTGCAAGTGTTACGGACGGTGTAAAGTTAGGTGTTAAAGTTCCTGACAGCACGCGTAATTTTTTGCTAGAATTTATGAAGACGCCAGAGTGTAAGTTACTGCAACAAGAGCGGGCACACCTGGATGCCTACAAAAAATCCTGGAGTAGCGCTCCTTATCCCCCAACGTTTGTGACAACTGACGCAATCGTCGTGCAGTCCGGACACGTGCTCGTGGTAGAGCGTGGTGCATTTCCAGGTAAAGGTCTGTGGGCGCTGCCTGGTGGATTCTTAAATCAAAATGAACGGCTGGCCGATGGCTGCATTCGAGAGCTAATTGAGGAAACTGGAATCAAAGTTCCTGAAGCGCTGTTAAGAGCAGCAGTTAAAACCGCACCAAAGGAAATTTTTGACAATCCTGGTCGCTCGCTGCGGGGTCGTACAATTACTACTGCGTTTTTAATCAGGCTAGACGATACTAAACCGCTGCCAAAAGTAAAAGGGCAGAACGCCCCTCTCAGCGAAACTGGCAATGAAGCGGTAGTAGAAACCGCAAAGGCATTTTGGCTGCCGCTGAGTACTGCACTTGACAAAACTGACATGTGGTTTGAAGATCATCACGCACTGCTCTCTTGGGCCGTGTCACAACTTAACTCAAGGTAAATCATGACGCATCAAACAGAAACATATCTTTCATTTGCCGAAATAACTTCATTAATTAGGAAGTCGGTAAAAACCCCAGTCGGAACTGTTGCCACCTATGTAGAGATTCATGTCGGTGATGGTACTTTATTTGGCATCAAAACCGTAACTGGTGCTACTGTTATATTTGAACCACTTGCAAAAGCCGCTGATGAATAATACAGCTGAATCCAATCCGCACGTTAACTTTATTGCTAAGTCTGAGTACTCAAACAGTCGGGTAAACAGTTCTAGCGATAATTTATATTTTTGCAAGTACTCAGTCATTAATCCGACTGAGCTCTTTACACCTGGAGAATTTCCAGTTCCTGCGATTTTTGCACACTCACTTGCGCGCATTGGGACACCGTTTGATATTGGGCTCAGTATCATAGCACCATTATGTGGAGGCCACAAGGTGACATCGGGCTCTGAGGCACGTCACCGAAATAAAACAGCTTTTGCCCTGACAGTTGCGCAGTGCAAAAAGATGAGTGTTAAAGAATTGGCTCTGGCCCTTAGAAATATCCGATTTAATTATGTGACAACTCGCGCAGTAGAGCTTGGTTATACAGAAGAACTATACGCTGCGCTATTTCCAGTTGAACAAGAAGAATTTGATTACGGTTTAAGTCTTATCAACAATCTAAACTTTGCTGCGCAGGCGCAAGCAATTTTTGATACTGTGCGGTCAATTTCTACTGCGCCGGTAATCAGCCCAACAGATTCGGTCGTGATAGAAGTAAACGAAAGTGGGCTGCAGTCCGCGCAAATCAGCGGTCGCGAGTGGACCTCTATCTATTTGGCCCGTTGAAATGATCAGGTTATAATTAAAATACCAAGTGATCACAAATTACTGTGACCCCGGCGAGTGACAGACACAAACCGAAACTAATGATAAGGAGTTTATCATGAATAAAGTTACTGCACCAGTTTTACACGTTCTAGAAAAATCTAAAAAAGCTCGCGTGTTATATACCGCACGCCAACAGCCCAGATTTAATTTGGTGCTTGCGGTTGACAGCTATAAACTATCTCACGCATTTGCCTATCCTAAAAATATAGTTGGCATGGCCTCGTACATTGAAGCACGTACTGGCGGCCGAGATATTATGATTCCCTTTGGTCGCCAAGCAGTGCTGCAGCGGTATCTGTCAGTACCAATTACGCAGGGTGATATTAACGATGCTGCTGATTTTGCAAGTACGCACGGTGAACCGTTTGCCCGCCGAGTCTGGGAACATATTTTACGTGAATACAACGGCTTTATGCCACTCACAATTCGTGGAGTTCCAGAGGGAACTCCCGTCCGCAGTGGTCACGCTATTACCACCATCATGTGCACTGATGCGTATGTTGCCGAAAATATTTTCTGGCTGTGTTCGTACTTTGAAACGCTGCTGTTACGCGGTGAATGGTACCCAACCACAATTGCCACTGACGACTACAAGATCAAGCGCCTGATTAAAAGCTACTATGTAAAAACTGGCGCTGACATGGCCATGCTAAATTTTGCGCTGCACGACTTTGGGGCACGTGGGGTTACTTGCCATGAGCAGGCGCAGATTGGCGGTGCTGCGCATCTGGTATCGTTTAAGGGCAGTGATACAATAGAGGGTATACAGTACGCCAATTACTGGTACGGCGCAGATATGGCAGCATTCAGTGTACCTGCAACTGAGCACAGCGTGCAGTGCGCGTTTGGCGCCGGTCAATTTGCAGCCGGCAGTGCTGACGCTGACACAGAGTACATGCGGCACGTGCTTAAAAACTTGGCTCACAAGGGTGGTATTGTTTCTATGGTGATTGATGGATTTGATGTCTATCGCGCCACGGATATTTTGTGCGGGCGGCTTGTTGCAGAGATTAAAGCCACTGGAGCAAAAATAGTCTTTCGCCCAGACAGCGGCGATATGTATAAAATCATTCCGTATATTTTAGCAAAGCAAGAGGCTGCGTTTGGCGTAACAGTAAATGCGCACGGCTTTAAGAAAATTAATACGGTTGGGTTACTGCAAGGTGATGGTATTGACCATGAGGCCGTTGAAAAATTACTTGATCTGGTGACGGGGCTTGGGTACTCCGCCGATAATATCGTGTTTGGTTCGGGTGGTGCACTGCTGCAAAAACGCAATCGTGATACTTACAAATTCGCGCAAAAAGCCTCTGCCGTACTTGTTGCAGTACCAGCCTCTCAAACAGAAGTTACTTACGAGTGGGTTGGTATTGCCAAAGATCCAATTACTGATCCAGGCAAGAAATCAAAAGAGGGGGTATTGACTCTGGCGCGGTCCCTTATTACTGGTGAGCACATGACAGTACGAATAGATACCGGGTCGCTGAGTACTGAATTTGAGGATGTGATGGTAGATGTTTATGATCACGGTAAATTTTTTAACCTGACAACACTAGATGAGGTGCGTGCTCGCTGCGCGCAATAATATGAGAACTTCAGTGGTTACAGTTAAGCGCAGCACTGACTGCAAAGATTTTGACAACTGGAAGTATTACTTTGACGCTAGTGTAGAGTTTACTCCCGGCAACGAAATTAAAATCAGCACGGCTGCCGGGCGCTGCACATATGCGGCGCCGGCAATTGAAGGAATTCATGAAGGTGAACTTGTTATACGCGCCATAGAAAAAGGCGCCAGCGGTACCGGCAATGGCCTACAACCGGTTTACATTACGATTTCGCCTACACTAGATTTGTATTATCCAGGAGAGAATAAATGAGTGAAACACTATACCTGAGCAGAAGAAATTTGCTCACGCTCTTAAACAAACTTGATCGTGCTAAATTAGGTGAGCCTTCAAACTGCGCAATTGTGAAATACCGGCAGGGCTCGGCTGAACTTCAACAAACAATGGACGCAGTAGTTGTTATTGCGGCTGAAAATGAAGATTTTTACGGTGCACAGAAAAGATTGGCTGGTGAAGTACACCCAGCCGATGATCCAGGACTTTAATTACTGGGTGGGCGACCAGCCCAGATTTCTGTGTTGAGGTAATCTCTGTTGTAGATGTTGAGCTGAAGTTCAAGTAGTTCACGGCGGATTCGCACAACGTCAGGGCTGGTAAGATCATTCATGTCAATATCAGTTACTACTACAATTGCCAGATTAATGTCCTTGTCAAAGGGCGGTAAGCTAGCGCGACAGACACTTTTTGCAATTGATTTTATTTTTGGTTCCCACTTTGGGATGTTTGTTTGTTCAATTTTGCCGCAAACAACTTGACCGCTTTTGGCTCTGCTTGAATTTCTAAGTGATTGTGCTGCATCTTTGTCGCGATTAGCTGATGAAAAACCACGCCCACTGGCTTGGATTTCCGCGAAGTTTTCAAGCGCAGTATCAATTATTTTTACATTTGCCAGGGACCAAATCACCGGATATTCGCGCTGCGTGTAGTTTAATTTTACCACCCACGCGCCAAGTACGTGATGTGCGTTTTTTAAACGCGCGTTTAATTCAAACTCTGACATTTTGCTCAGCTGGTTTTTAGGGCCCGGTAACACTTCAAGCGCGTACGAATTACTCTCGCCTTTAAATTTTGTTTTGAGGTACTCAGCACCCCATATTGCTGGGAAAATCGCTGCCGCAATAATCACTACCGTTACCAAAATTAGTACCACAGTGCTCTTTTCGATACGCATTATTTTCCTCCTAGTCAGATCTTATTTACACAAGTACAATTTAACGGTGTATAATAGGCTAAATAATCGAAATTACCGTGGAGCGCACATGAAACTATTAGACATCAAGGGATTTAAACCAGCCACCATCGCCGAGGCCAAAATGGACGTGCGAGAATTCACCGTTGAAAAATGGGATTCCAATGGTCTAAATGATATTTATGTTGGACAATTTGACGTGCTTGTGCAGTACGAGTACATTGCAGGCGGCAGCAATAGTCATGATTATGGCGACACTACTGCTGATGAGCCGTATGACGCCAGTGCCGAGGTTATTAAACTTACGGCGGCTGAAGAAGTGCAAATTGTAGACCTTGAGACTCAGGAAACTGAATACACATACCCAGCAGGAACAGAGCTACATCAGATCTTTGGTACTAGCCTTGAGATGGACAAGTACTTTAAAGAACTTGCGATTGACGACGCACAGAGCTAAAATTTAAACCGGCTCTTGAGGAAAGAATTCTAGACCCTGTGGCCACAGGGCGTAACCCAGTGATGGACTCCCTCTTGGGCTTGGACTGAGAGACTCTAGAATTCTTTCCTCAAGAGCCCTATCTATTGGGTACAGCAATGTTAAAGCAATGGGCTCGCCACAGTGGTAACGGTTATGAGTGCTCGTCCCATGGCGACCATAGATTTTCAGCTCTTCACGCTAAATTGTCAGATGGGCGCAGCATTGAAGAAGCATATCAGTTAGACGTCAAGGGCTATCGAGCAGTTTCTGATAGTTGGCGGACTGGAAAAGGCAAGCCTTCGCTCTCATCATTAACACGACAAGAACAGTGGATTAGCTATTTGGGCCTATGGGAACAGTGGGTTCAAGAAAATCCTGAGCTGCTAGCTGATTTAATGTTAAAATCAGAAGGTAAAGTGCTTACTGATAAGTTTGCTACTTCAGATATCAATCAGGCCAAGGCTCTTGCCACTATTATTTCTGAGAGGCTGAGCTTAAAAGCACTGCCATTTACCTTTTAGGAAAGAGCATAACCGTACAGGGTAATAACGAGTTTCATCATTGGAATAGTAAAACAGCGTAAACTCAGTTTTTGAAAAGTTGAACAGGACGGGAGAGTCGGAGCTCCCCACCTCCACCAAAAGCGCTCTAGTAAGTCTGCAACGCGATCAGACTTTGAAGGCGGGAAACTTGGACTAAGCGTGACGCCTCTAACAATTCTCTTAAGGGATTGATTTTGGGAGAGCCAAGTACTAGAGTGTTTTTGATGGGGGTGAATTGGAATCGACTGGCAAAATAGTAAACTACAGAGCGCTCGAGAGATGACCGACGTAATCGGCATAAAAACCTTAAATGCAAATGATAGCGCATTTTACGGAGACACACGCCTAGCAGCGTGATGCCCGCGAGGCTAACCACCTTGTCACCGAACGGTAGGTAAGAAGTTTTACCGCTTCAAAGGGCCTTAGGGTCCTTTGTTGTTTTCTGGTCCCAGAAATACAACCCTCCGCGCACCCGTAAATATCTTACTATAAATTAATACTGGAGAAATCATGATCATAGATAATAGAGTTACCGCAAGCGTGCTGGATGACGCAGCACGGTGCGCGGCTGATGGTAAAAAAGTAGTTGTGCTAACGCAGCGCTTTTCGCAGACTTTCTGGATACTCGCCGAACTGCAGAGCAGAATGCATTATTTGGCTAGCACAGACATAACAATAATAGGTTTTTACAATATTGCGAAGCGTAGAATTATGGTAAGCACGGGTGGGTCCATTATGGTACGCGCAATGGATCAATCGCCAGATCAGTTACGTGGGCATACGATCGATAAGCTGTTTATTAATGCTTCATCAGATTTTAAGCTGCCACCAGAAGTACTTGAGCTGCAACACAGAATTATGAGCACGGCCAGTGTGACCGCGGAAGCTGAAGCGCTGGCCGTATCTGTTGATGCGGTCAAGCCAAGACGCAAATTTTCTTCACGCTGATTAACCTAGTAAATTAGAGAAGGTAAAACTGATGAAGTCAACGAATCACGGTGTGCAGCAAAGCGATCGAGCCACTTTCATGCAGCTTATAGCTGGCACAGTTATTAATTGTATTGAAAACGGCAAAGACGCAGTTGTACTCTGTGGTACCGAGATCGGCGCGCCTACTCCACATGAATTGGCTGAAGAGACGTTTAATATGTACACTACCGCCAACGGTTATCAGCCAGTCAAAGATCTTACGGGTCTAGCGCTGTGGGACATAAGAACGTGTAACATAGGTCAATTTGTTTCAACAGCTGATGTGAACTTTGATCAGTTCAATTCTCAAACCAGATTGTTGCACCATAAAGTTCGGCTTGCCATTATTACCACCACGGAAAATGATGATCAGCAAAAAATCTCTGAATTTTTATCAGTTATGGGAAAGCATTGCGCGAGTATTTCTTATCTCAGCTACAGTCCTGTAATAAAGCAATTTGAGAAAAAGCGCCGAATTTTTTCCTCACGCTAATAGCGAATTTATAATGAAATATTCATTAAAGACCAGACCGGAATGAGACCGTTAAACACAGCGGGTCTTAAAACCGATGATGAAATAACTGCGGCGTTGTTTGGTACTTCGCAGGCTTAACCAACTCAAAAGGAAAAGACAAATGGGCGCCGCATCCTATCTTCTAGTTAGCACCCTGCTCACAGCAGGAGTCATTGCAGGTGTTCACGCCGTGCAGCAAGAACCACCAAAAGAAGAGGCGTGGGTGCTTATTGGCAGTACCCAATTTGTCAGATTTGACGTTCACCGTGCAACCATTGAGACGAATGCAGAGACGCAGTCCGTGCAATTTGTACTTCGCTCGCAGTTTAAAGTCGCAGAAGACGGCGTAAAGACTGTGCTGGAACCAACTGTAATTTTGTGCAAATCTCGCACTATGATTACCACTGGGCGCTCGCACTATTCTGAGGCTCACAAAGAACTGCCCGCAAAACAGGGTGCTACCGTGTACGAAGACCCGGGGGTCAAAGGCCACGTTGTAACAGTGTTGATACAAATGGCGTGCGATCCAACTGATACCGTTACAGAAAAAAGAACTAAAAAATCAAACGTTAGTATATAATTACTTATTGCCGATGTAGCTGAGCGGTTACAGCAGAGGATTCTAAATCCTAAGATCCCCGGTTCGAATCCGGGCATCGGCACCATAGTTTAATTATAGCGAGGTCTATTATGCTTACCACCACAGCAATTGCCTTAGTTTATTTTGTATTCGTCACTGCGGTTTATTTCTGTATTATTGCCGTGATAGTAAAAGATGGTCGAACTAACACCACGCCCACAAAACGAAAATATAACTCAATCATCTTTTTCGCTGTTACCGTGTTCTATATTGTGTCAATGATTAGCAGCACGCTAACTTTCTGAGCAATTTAAACTTTAATTACGTTATAAGATATCTAAGAGACTCCATGTTAGAAGATCCTAAACACGACATACCAGCTGTAAAGACACGGGCAACTTTAGTAACAGTAAGCAAAATTAAAAGTGCTGCTCTCAGACGCACTGTTATTGTTTTAACCTTTGTGCCAATGCTGACTGCTAATATAGTGTGTGTTGGTATTGCTGCGGTGAAGGGGCTGTTCAGAAATATAACTGTGGTATTTTCTACTGCGGTAAAACACTGGTAATTTTACTACTTTAAAATATAAGACGCTATTTTATACACGGGAAATCAATGAGCGTTATAGCTAACTTTGTGAATCGTTTATTTCCGTCTTTGGCGCATCATTTTGCTTCATCGTGCACGCTGCAGGTTTCAAAAGCAAATGCTCAGCAGCTTGAGGCTCTTGATATTGACAAGATACACATTGAATACCGGCCAATCATTGGCGCTCTAGTTCCACGCTTTTATTGGGGTGAAGGTGAAGGTGATCACTTTCTACCCGACGGTTATTTGCATTTGCCGACGGTTCCAATGATCATAACGCGGAAGGGGCAAAACAGCTATTCAGTCCGCGCTTTTAAAGAACATCAATCGATGAGCGCTGTGGAGTTTAATGGTTTTATCGCTCAGCTGATTATAGATGCAATTACCACGATCAATTATAAAAATTACCTGTTCGACAAACACGCGACAAAAACCTGGTAATTTTCCCGGACGGCTCTAAACTTACCGGCGCAACTGAACAAAAAATGGATACGGTGTTTGCGGTTACAAAATAACCAGTACCTGTTAGTAACCTGAACTAATTTTATTTGATTCTGAAAACTGTATTAATATACAAGAGTACTAAAGATTAACCAACCACTGGAGTTAACATGAAGCACTAGATTGAAAATCAGAAAACATATTTGTACGCAATCTCTCGCCGAGATATTCCTCTCGCGCAACAGGGAATTCAAGCAGCTCATGCTGGAATTGAATTTGCCTATCAGTACGGTCGCCCTGCCGATCACCATTCCTCGTATATTCATTTAACTGTTCGCAACAAAGAACACCTTGAGCATCTCTGTGCGCAGCTTTTGGCGTGCGGCCAGCGTACGGCTGAATTCCACGAGCCATATCAAGATTGGGGCTTAACCGCAATTGCAACAATTTTAACAGAAGAAAATCGCCATTTACTTAAAGGCCTACAACTGTGGCGCCTACCAACTCAGGAGCAATCATGAACTATACAATTGTAGCACACAGGGAAACTGATTCAGGTACTGACCGACGCGGTGATTACTATCGTAACCCTGGCGATTTTTATTTTAGAGCATTTCAAGAAGATCAAAAAGGCGAGTTCATCAGCAAGTGGGCTGAGTTTAGTCTTGAAAATAATCACGATGATTTACACGTTATGATTAACGGGCTGACAGAGGATGAATTCGCCGGCAGCACTGATCCGCTGGATGTTGCCAAATATTCTGAATTTGCAGCCATTACAGAATTAATGTATCTGAAGCGAGCGGTGCTTCATCATGAGCGTGCAGCAAAAGAAGCCGGTCGGCTGGGCCGTGAGACTGCTCAAAAAGCGGTGAATGAAATTAAAAACAAGCTTGTTGCTCGCCAACAGGCTGAAGCTGAAATAATCAGATTACAAAACTCGCTGAGGAACCTATGAAAATTACACTGAACCAAAATCCGCTGCACGCAGTTGTAGAACTAGATGAGCGTGAAATTGCAGCACTTAGACAAAAGCTGATCATTGCTGATCTCGAAGACAGATTGGCTGAAGCCAGCTTTAGATTAACGGACGGAAAATATTTTAACCTCGAACTAGCTCGCAAATCTACCAAGCTTAGCTTTCTAGATGAAGACGGTGCTACCGGTGAACACGCTCAGGAGATTGATAGGCGCCTCAAGTACTATGTTGAGGCACTCACTGAGGTGCACGGTGGTGACTGCACGTGTATTCCGGCCTCATGTATGAAGTGCCATGCTGAAGAGATGCTTGGAATTGACACCGCACCGTACAGCAAGCACACTGGTAATTCTATTCAGTCTGCGTTTAGTAAACCTGGCACTACACTTGATGAAGCAATTGAGGTACTCCGCACGCCCATTGAGCCACAGAAAGGTTATGAACAGCACTTGGCGCGGTGGAATGTTCAAAGGGCACAGGCACTAATTGCCTTACTTGAACACCAGAAAATGCTATCTGTCACCTAATGCCTCTATAACGCGCTGTTTAGAAAAAGGACTATAATGTTATCTACAACAATATACCACGTATCACACATCACAAAAAATACCACAGGGAGAAATAGCATGCAATTTACCACAAGAGAAGAATACCTGGCAGCAGTTGCGGCATGGAAACTAGAATACGCCAGTCTCGGCGCTGAAATACGTGCTCACCGAGAAGAGTTTAAAATGACCCAGCGTATCTTGTCAAGAGATGGAAGTAATTTTGGGCGCAACTTTGTGGCTATGTGGGAAGCCACCCTAAAAATGGGCGGGCTGCGGCAAAGAGCGACCGAGCTTCTTGAAGACCGGGCTGCCAGTAAAAAGGCCTCTTATTCAGCGTACCTACAAAGTCTGCTGCCGTGATCCCGAAATCTTGACGAGTGCTCCGCGGGATAGGCGTATAATCAATCATGCCTTATTTCTAACGGGCAATAAAAATGAATCAGCAAAACGAACGAGTTTGGTATACCGCAAAGCTGCTCCCGGCAGCGCAGGCAATTTTTACTGAGGGTTTTTACCCTGAACCCAAGGCTCGTACGGGTAATCAATATGTGTACTTTACCCAAATCGATCCCACGCCGCTGAACGCCAAAGTGCTTGTTGCCTCGCGCCTGGCAGAGAATTCATTTCGCATGCTGACTGCTGACTTGGCAAAATTTTGTCTTGAGCCCGGCGAAAAAGCAACTCGCGCCGAAATGAAGCAGTTAAACGAACTCAGCGCGCACCTAGAAAGAAATGTCTAATACCGGGCGCCATCTTTTTATAGATTTAGAGGATACCGTCATTGAGCCGGTACTCAACGGCTGGGGGCGCACAGCTCTCTTGAACATCGAAAAAGTAAAGCGCTTTATCAAAGAATTTAAACCAAATACCGTTAACATCTTTTCGTTTGCTATTTGGAATACAGCAGAACTTGATAAGTTTAATACACTGTGCCGCCCTGGATTAGAACAGGCACTTGGCATTAAATTTAACGCAATTCCTACAGTAGATGACGACATTATTCCGATGTGCTGTAACGTGCTGGGCATTGGCCAGGGCGCTGTTGACTTTGACGACTGCAGCACTTTCTGGGGAAAGCACGAGGCGTTCAGATTGAATATGCGTCACCTGGCCAAGGCTTCACAGAGACCACTTGAGGTTGCATTTCTGGATGATGCAGTTTTTAACGAGAACTTTGAGTGGCCTGATCTGAAAATTTCCGGTCGTATAATCAATATTGATCTGATGCCTGATTGCGAGAGCGCTGCATGAAAACCTTTATTTTTGCTGCCTGTGTGCTGGCTGCTCCTGTTGCGCAGGCACAGCTGAGTGCTATCGCCCAGTATGATTTTAACAGGCAAGGTTCGCGGTCATGGACTGAAACCGCGCTTGGTATTGCGTTTGATACTGAGGTGGGCCGGGTGGACGCATCATTTATTAAAAACAGCGGCTTGCCCAATCAATCAACTGACGCGCACGGCTTTGAGCTTGGCTACAGCACGCAGCTTGACACAGCACTTGGTGCAGTAACCGGCCGGGTAGGATTTGGCCGCCGAAATTTAATTGACGGTAACCTTGGCTCTTTTACCGCAGTGCACCGGTATTACACGCTGAGTCTGGAACACAGCGCCGCGTTGTCCTCTAACATTAACACGTTTATTAATTTCAGACATCGTAATGGGCTTAACTCCGCGCCAGTAGATAACAGGCTCTCTGCAGGCTTTGATTTCTCTGTTGCCAGTATTACTGCCAGATTAGGCTATGGGGTAACCCGATCAAGCAGCACCTCGCACGGCATACACACCTCAATCTCTTATAACTTTTAAGGACTCAACATGGACATCAGATCTTTTAAACTTACTACTGGCGAAGAGCTTGTTGCGCAATTACTTCAAGAAACAAGCCGCGGATTCCTGGTAAAGAGCCCGCTGATTGTGCACATGATGCGCACTCCAGAGGGTCCTACTTTGGCGTTTGCACAGTGGTCACTGGTTCAAAAGCAGGGTGTAGAAGTCGAGTTACTTACTAGCGCGCTGGTGTCAGCTCCAGTCCAGTTACTGGATGAAGTATCAGACAGCTATCTCCAGCAGACTACTGGAATTGCCCTGCCTCCAAAAGGCGGCAGCCAGATTTTGCTGAGCTAACATGGCTGATATTAAAATGCTGGTTGCTGAGACCATTAAGCACTTGACAATTTTAGACGATGCGCACGGTACTGATGTGACGGATTTTCTGGAGAGTAGTATTAATGAGGCCAAAGACACCGGCCTGATGGACGATCCTGTAGAAGCTGCAGAGTTTTTAGGTGAAGCTGTTGAATACACACCTGCGCAGCAGCGACAAAATCTGGCGAATTTTTTTGACGAGCAATTAATAACTTTGGAGGCGGAGAGCCTGTGCAGAACTAGTGAACAACTAGAGCTGTGTCAAAAGCTCTTTTCATACCTGGTTGACCTCCTCAGCCCACCGCAGAAATCAGGTTAACATTAAAGCAAATAGTATAAATAGAAATATAGTACGCGAGCGGCATCCTGCCACCCGCACATTTAAAAGGGCTTATCATGGTCTCTATTGTCTTTACTCTTATTGTTATTGGCGTCTTGCTGTACTTGGTTGAGCGGTTTATTCCAATGGACGCTTCCATCAAAAACATCATTCGCATCGTTGTAGTTGTTGGTGTTGTCATTTGGCTGTTGCAAGTACTTGGTATCATCAGCGGCATGCCGCGCTTTGGCGGGTAACAACCCGAATTAAACTTTGAAAGAAGTTTACACGTTTGCTAAATAAGTGCTATAATGCTCTTGTAGCAGATTAATTGATTTACCCGCGGATCTCCGGTCCGCTCTCTTAACTAGGATTATGAATACACTTAGCACATTACTAGCCGCGATATCAGGGACGAGTTTACTCGCCTCAATGTCACCCAGCGCGAGCACATATCCGCGAGTAAGGACTCTCAGCTAAAAATCATAATTTGATTACAGCCTCGAGGGTCCTGATGAAAGTCACGACCCTCGAGTTGCATCCGAAAGAAATTGCTGGACCTGGCGAAATAAATTGTACATGTAATAGAAGTAGAGTTATAATGAATCTCTGAACGCTGCGAACAACATCCAGCGAGTAACAAGATCTTTAACAACTTAGAACACTATTTGAGACTTAGAGATAGGTCTCATTTCAAAGCAGTTTTACACTGTGGTGCGAGTACGGCTGATAGCCAAATGTCTGCACCATGTTGAATCTTCTGCCAAAGATGATCCGCTGCCTGGCAGGGCTATGGTTAGTTTAACTGCTTTGAAATGAAAATATGTTGTATCGTCAGAGTTGGAGAGCTGAAGCGGTCTGTAAAATCGTTCGCGCACGCGTGAGTAGGTTCGAATCCTACATACAACACCAGATTATTTGGTAGATGCGAAAATGCAAAAACCGCGGAGTAAAAATTAAAGGAAAATAAATGAATATCTTAAGTCTACAAGAACAAATCTTAAGTCTACAAGAACACAGAGATGGTTTCTACGTGGTGAGTAACGTGGTGAGTGATGACGTTGGCGACACGATTTGCGTTACTGTTTTCAGACACAACGGTGAAAAATGGGTACGAAAAATTGGTTACCCAGGTGTTTTACCAACTCTTCCATTTGTTGATATAATGATGAATGAAGATCCACAACTTAAGACTTACGACTAGAATTTTGCCAAGCGAGTAGCTCTCACTTGACGAATGTCGGGAGTAATTACCCTGACGAACTCTAAAGCTGATGAAATGGTAAACGTGGCTCCGATCAGGAGCCGAGCACACCGCAAGGTCCTCTTACAGGTTCGAGTCCTGTCCACCAGAGTTCAATGAGATTTTAACCGTACTGATGAGCTCTGTAGAGAGCGAAACGAACAGTGAACAGCCGATCGAGCGCTTGGTGGCAGCTCTCGACGCAGTAGCTGTCTCGTATACGGGCTTGCCTAATGGGTAGGGAAACGCACTTGCAATGCGATGCTAGGAGATCGTTACTCCTCAGGTCCACCAGAATTTATTGTTGTTTTAGCTTAAGAAGAGCGTCGGGTCTGCCAATATTATTGGTGGACCGGGAGGAGTAGGTTCAAGTCCTACAGACAGCACCAGTTTTACAATTAACAGAGATTATGATAGTGGTAGTCGTCCTCGTCTGGACCGAGGAAGCGGAAATTCGATTTTTCCATCTCTGACCAATTTTTACTACAGCACCTATTGTTCTGCACTCGCAAGAGTGGTCAGTAGCATCTGCCGAGGGTAATAATGTCAGTGAGAGTTGGTACTCTCTAGGGGTGAAAGAAGATGGTGGAACCAACTGCGACATGTGGAATGAGGCATGCGAGCGTTTCAAATCTCCTCAAAGTTAAGTCACTCACCAAGTGACAAATCTTTCTAGGGTGAAAAATCGCGCGTATCTAACGGATTTAGTAACCTCGGTCTGGTGTAATGCCAGTCAGAATATGCAGGATTTCTCCTGAGAGAGAACTCACCCTTCCAAGGTGATGGACCTGGTTTGAATCCAGGATCCTGCTCCACTATTAGAAGGATGGTGAGGTCGCACCTCACAAAGTCTCGGCTACTATAACTGCGCCGTCGGTTATTTTAAGGCGGCAAATAGAGACACCGGATCAAATCTTCGACCTAGTTGATCTACACAATCACACAAGTTAGTTCACTCTAAAGAACTGATTTGCTTAGCAGGTTTCGGTTCCCTGAGCTTGATAAAACCGTCAGATCAACAGCGGGTTAGAGAAGAAGTCATCTCGCCGGCCTCATAAGCCGGAAATCACGTGGAGCATTTCCCGTACCCGCTACCAATATGTTAACCTGCAATACTAGTAATAGTTTACGCGTTTTATTGTATAATTACTCATCTTACTGCAGCGCTAACTAGGAGAAATACCATGGCCGAAGGACAAGCAACAAAGGAAGCAACGCCGCCGCGTCTCAAGCTTCCAAAGAACTACAAGTGTTCCAAAGAGCTCAAGACTATTTTTGCCCTTTGTAATTTGTCAGGCGGTGAGAAGCGCGCCATGATGGTGGCACACGCTGCTTCGCTGGTCAAGCAAGTAACACGCGTTAAGTCGTAATACGGGGAAATTATGAAGCACTTACTTTTAGCACTGTGTTTACTCCCAGGTATCTCTAGTGCTTCAACCTTTAGTAATGAGGCAGTACCAGTACATGTGTCATGTGTTAGCAATTTAAAATCCGCGCATTGCGTGCTTGAGAATAAATTAGCTAAGCAAATTACCTGTGAAATACTTGTCAGCGCTGTTACCACTCATGTGGTACTCCGTAAAAGGGTATTTCAGAACATTCAACCAGGATACTTTGCTACCGTTCAAGTTCTTGCCACACCTGGCACAGCGCTTAAACACTCTACTGGAACTGCACTCTGTATTTTGTAAAAGTTAAAACCGAATAAAGCCGGGCTGGCGCAATTGGCAGACGCGTATGCCTTAGGAGCATAATGTTCTCGGTTCGAGTCCGAGGTCCGGCACCAATATGGATATCCCGGGATGGGGAATAATTAAGCAAGTAATTTAACCGGCGTTATTTCCGAGAGAATTACTTGGTGCGCACGTGACGACGTGTTAGCGACAAGTCTTAATTTTTCTAGCGGTTCAAGTCCGCTAATATCCGCCAAATTCGCCGAATGTGGTAGGCGTTTTCAGCGGAGTAACGTTCGAAGCTGATAGCTAAGTCAAAAACAACTCTTCGGGATTATCAGACTAAATCTCAATAAATTCTAGTACCAGAATAAATGCCGGTTTAGCTCAGTTGTTAGAGCGTCTGATTTGTAATCAGGATGTCGTGGGTTCGAATCCTGCAACCGGCACCAAGTCTTAACTCAAGCAGTTCGAGCCCGCTAATATTTGCCATTCAATATTAATATAATAACAACATAATAGCGCTAAATAGTAGCGTGCTGGTTCAAGTCCAGCACAAGAACATAGCGCAGCCCCCGGAACTGCGTCTGTATAAGTTAAATCCGGGCTAATTTAACTTACGAGGTTAAAAATGAAAGTTCTACTCTTGGCGCTCCTGTTCAGTGCTTCGGTGGCAGCCGCACCAAAAAATACCACCGCAAAAATTCCAGTACAAGACCGACCAGAGTTTCAGGAAACGCTGAACTTGCAAATCCTCCTGGATCGGGCTCATTTTTCAACGGGTGAAATTGACGGTGTTCCAAGCGTTAAAATTACGCGAGCACTCAAAGCATTTCAGGAACAAAATAATTTAGAAATTACCGGAGTGCCTGACGCTGGAACTACGCAAGCGCTAAACGCGACGGCCGAGAATATGCTGATCGACTATACGTTAACTGCAGCTGATTTAGATGTCAAGTTAGTAAAGAGTATACCTCGCACCATGCTGGCAAAGAGTAAACTACAACGCCTGCGCTATACTTCACTCTCTGAAGCACTGAGTGAACGTTTTCAGGTAAGCCCTAATGTTTTTAAATTTCTGAATCCAACTGCAACATTCTCTGTTGGCAGCACCGTTAAAATTCCGGCAGTGGGAGGACCTCTCGCGGCTCAAGTAAGCTCAATAGTGGTCAGTAAAGCAAACAGCTCACTCACTCTGCGAGATGCGCAGAATAAAATTGTCGGGTATTACCCAGTAACACTTGGTGCTCAAGTATCTCCATCGCCGAGTGGAACTTTAAAAGTTAAGTCAATCACAAAGAATCCGTATTACAATTACGATCCAGAGCGCTTTGAGAGTAAAGGCACAACAATTAAAGTAACGCTTCCACCAGGTCCAAACAACCCAGTAGGTTTAGTCTGGATTGCGCTGTCAAAGCGGCACTATGGAATTCATGGAACGCCCGATCCGTCTAAGATTTCAAAGACGAATTCACACGGCTGTATTAGATTAGTAAACTGGGATGCACTTGAAGTTGCAGATGCTGTTGCAGCGGGCGTGCCAGTTTTGATAGAATAAAAACGCCCCGTTAGCCGAGTGATAAGGCCCTTACTTGTAGTAAGGAGATCGTCTGTTTGATTCAGACACGGGGCACCAAGTTCTAGTGTTAGCATAGTGGAAGTGCAACCCTCTAGGGTAGGATTCCGTTCGATTCGGATGCGAGTATGGTAACCGTAAATCCGCAAGGGGAGGCGTCAGTTCGAATCTGGCACACTGGAAATAATATGGTAAACGGCGCTGGTGCGCGGCGAATTCTTATAAAATTCGGAGATCGGGCAGATCGCCTGGAACGGCTGGGTTCGAATCCCAGGTTTACTACCAAAACATATGCGCCGTTGGTGGAACGGTAGACACACCGGGTTTAAGCCCCGACGAGCATGTCTCATGAGAGTTCGAATCTCTCACGGCGCACCATCTTCAGGATCACTAAAAATTACGCAGTGTTATAATGATTTCCTAACCTGGGAGGTTTATCATGGCTGAAACTGTTTTTACTGATATGAGCGCAACGCAAAATCGCGTACTGCGAAATACATACTGGTTGTTAGCGCTCTCGTTACTGCCAACAATTGCTGGTGCTTGGGCAGGTGTTGCATTTGGTTTTAGCGCACTGTTAATCGGCAGCCCAATTCTATCTTTTGTATTATTTCTGGCGGTCGCGTTTGGATTCATCTTTGCGATTAACGCAACAAAAGATTCGGCGCTTGGAGTACCAATCCTGTTAGCCTTTACATTCTTCATGGGGCTGATCATGTCACCGCTGATTGGCACTGTGCTAGGCATGAAAAACGGCGTTAGCTTGGTATCGCTTGCCGCTGGCGGAACAGCTCTTATCTTTGCAGTAATGGCGATTGTGTCTTCAACGCTGAAACGTGATATTTCGGGCTGGGGAAAATATCTAACCATTGGTGTAGTCTGTTTGATTGTAGCAATGTTAGCAAATATGTGGTTCAAGCTGCCGCTCTTTGCACTGATAATTTCGGTTATTGCGGTGGTAATTTTTTCAGCCTTTTTGCTGTACGATTTGAAGCGAATCGTTGATGGAGGCGAAACAAACTACGTCATGGCTACGCTTGCAATTTATCTTGATTTAGTTAATATCTTTCAGAATCTGCTCGCTGTTCTTGGGCTGACCGCCGGAAACGACGATTAGAAATTTGGAGACGTGGTAGAGTGGCCTAATGCACTCGGTTGCTAACCGAGAGGGTGTAACAGCCCCGTGAGTTCGAATCTCACCGTCTCCGCCAGAATTAAAATTCTATAATATTAGAAAACTAAAATGAAAAATATCTTTTTAGGACTTGGCTTATATCTTTTGTCTATAAGCATAAATGCACAAACGCTTTATACTGTAGATAATGCTTACTCTGATCTGCACAGTACCCCCGTTAAATACCAAGGAGCTGTCGGTTATATTATGGGCGTAATACATACTGAATTTTTATCGGATCCACTGGTGTGTACCCCGCATAAATACACACTTGATGAATATAGAGATGCAAGTTATAAAACTGCATCACTGATGGTTGCGGTTTTAAAAACGCCAGCACCAATGATTCAGAGAAAAGAACCAGTCATAATTTTTATTTCTAACAACATGCAAAAATTGTTTCCTTGCACAAAATAGAAAGTTTTCCCTGATGGTGATGGGGTCCGTTTCGAAAGCGGTTCTATCGGCTAATACCGATAAGGGTTCGATTCCCTAACTTTCTGGGCTGAATTTATAAACCCTGATTTAACCAAATTGTTGATACAGAATGGAGTACTATTAAGTATGTTTCTTATCACACTTTTAGTGTTTTATGCAGGTGTAGTTACCGGATTGTTTATCTCCAGTTGGAGAAAGTAGTACAGAATATGGAAACTAAACCTTGATGGTGATAGGTCCCGCTTGGAAAGCGGGTAGAGCGGTTAATAGCCGCTTTCGGTTCGATTCCGATGGTTTCCGCCAAGTTGAGTGGTTCTCTGGTTAGCGCCGGAGACGTGGTAGACTGCGCAGTCATGTCTGATCCGTTGCAACGGTGAGGATTTCTAAGTTGATGGTAGGTCTGTTCGACTCAGACCCAACATTAGGCCGCACTCATTCAAATAAGGGTAGTATGAAAAGAGTAAAATCTGAAAGTGAATTACGACCTGGAGAGTTTGATCTAGAGAGGATGAAGGCTACTCTAGCAGGTCCTACATTTGAACTGCCATCAGGACTCACATTCGAAGAATTTCAGGCTGTGATGGCCGCAGTGGCAAAAGAGCACTACCCGCTAAAATAACATTTGCAATGGTAAACACTATGAATGACAGGGTTAAATCAGCCGTTGACGCAGTCTTCAAAGAAGTTGAAGCCATGACTGAAGAAGAATTTCGTGCAGAACTGGCTAAACACAACCCACTCACTGAAGTCACTCTTGAAGATTTTAACGAGTGCAATGAGTTCTTTAAACAAGGCCAGATTGCAGTAAGTAAGTTGTAAAATTTGCAATAGTTTATAAATACTCCTGAACACTTTGTTCTAATTCAGGAGACTATTATGAATACGCCAGTAAAGCCAGAAGAAGTAATTGATGCTGATCTTAAAGATACGTTCTCAAACGAGAGCAATTCAGCAGATCCAGTTGAACCTCAAGATGCAGAAAAGCTGAACAATATTAGGAACACGCAACCAGCGGCAGAAGATACAATTGGACGTGACACAGTTGGCCAAGGTCAACCAACAGCGCAAAAGGTAAATCAGGAAGAATCCTTGCCACCAAGCGCAGTTCCAGTTGAAAAGAATTTTGCCAAGACTGGAGAGTTCTTTGACCCAATGAAAAGTGAGCGCGCAATAGTAGGAAAAGACAGCGCCAACAATGGTGCCGAAAAGACACCCGAATAGTGTTCTAAATGTTTTACGGAAGCTGGAGTGCATGGTGCACAAGCTGCCTTGAAAACAGTTCCACTGGCATATACCCGGTGATGATTCGATTTCATCAGTTTCCGCCAATATTTTATAACCAGAAGAAATCATGAACCACGATCTCTCAATCAGCACGCACAAGCAAGTCATTGTTATGCGTAAAGACCTCAACATGAGGAAAGGCAAAATGTGCGCGCAAGCGGCCCACGCCTCAATGGCCGCTATTCTTGACCTGGGATCTTATTCTGGATCCCAATTCGTGCTTGATCTAGACGGCCGCACAGCCCCTTGGCTAGCCGGCAATTTCAAAAAAGTGTGTGTTTCAGTCGACTCCGAAGAGGAGCTCATTGCGCTGTACAACCTAGCACGCTCTCAAAATATCATTTGCGCTCTGATCAAAGACGCTGGTCTGACCGAGTTTGGCGGCGTTCCCACCTTTACCTGCATTGCAGTTGGCCCAGACACAGAGGATCGTGTTAACGCTATTACTGGCAATCTCAAACTACTGTAACCACATTTTAGTTGTACTATAATTCTGCGTTGGTTTATAATCTCTTGAATACGCCTTGGAGAGTAAAATGACACCGCAAGAATTTGAAACAGCAGTACAGACTGACCCAAAAGCTGCAGTGCTCTCGCTGATTAACACAGCTCGTGAAGCTAAAGATGGTGAAGATTTTGACGAAGCTGAATTTATTGGCAACGCCATTCAAGATGACCTTGAGATCGGTGAAATTGCGGGTGTGACTTTTGAAGAGGTTAACCGTGAGGGTACTTGCGAGGGCGGTGGTGAGTACTCTGAATTAGTATATGCGCTCTCCAGAGATGGCCAAGAGCCATTTGCTCACATCAGAATTACCGGATTTTACTCGTCCTTTAATGGCACTGAGTGGGACGACAGCGTTGAGCTTGTGAAGCCAGTAGAAGTTATGGTTACTCAATACGAGCCGCTTTAAAACATCATGGCTAAAAAATTCATAACTCAGCTTAACGAAGATCCAACAGCTGCGGTCATTAATGCAGTCAATAATTATTTAAAAAGTATTCCAGGCAATCAAAAACCTCTAAGTGGTGTGCACTACTATCTAGTCGAGCTCCTCGAAGCCGATTATGATATGGGCGATATTAATTTTAAGCTTGTGCAGTCTGTGGGCGGTGACGAAGATGAAGGTCCTTACGTTTCACGAGTTTTTGAAATCACTGAACGGCAGTACGAGGTTGATGGAAGTTACAATCGGCAGATCGCGCACATTCTGTTGACTGGCCACTTCAATTCGTGGGAAGGCACTGAGTGGGATGACAAAGTAGTGATAGTCTATCCAAAACAAGTAATGGTAGTTGAGTATACAACTTCGGCAACCTAAGCAATCACCGAAAGAACGCTGTGACTAATAAACAAGTAATGCAGCAAGCGCTTGATTTGCTTCTAAGCTACAAACCACATTCATTGTTTCAGGCAAAAGAGTACGGAATGGTGATTGCTTCCCTGCGCGAAGCAATCGCGCAACCAGCCCGCCCAGTGCAAGCGGAGCCGGTGGCATGGGAGTGGCGTAAGCGAATGAGCGGAGGAATGTACAACGGCTCACCTTACATGGTATGGTCGGAATGGGAGCCCTTAGTGCCACCCTATATGGATGCTCGAGGATTTTCAAAAACAGACCCTGAGAACTATGAAATCCGCCCATTGTTTTTAAGTGCGAACTCCCCCGCCTCGCAACCAGCAAAATTACCCCCGATGCCTGAGCAAGCAGTTATTGATACTCATTTGCCAACCGGGGTAAAACTTTACGGCTACACCGCCGATCAAATGTACGCCTACGCTCTTGAAGCCATTGAGCAGCAAGTTCAGACATCCGAAAGTAACTCATGACTGACCAAGAGATTCATGAAGAGGCACTGGCAGTATGGCAAACTAAAAACACCTGGGGATTAAGCCGAGACGATTTCATTCGTCTGTCGTACTTCCACGGATGTATCGAACAGGGTAGCGATGGCAGCGGCCCTATCAATGGATCAAACGACAAGCCAGACGATGTTATTTATGTCTCACCTAGTGGATGTGTTTTGACGCGCTCCATGGTGGGTCATTGGTTTGTTAACAGCAATGCCTTTATACATGGCTACTCTGTTGGCCGTACGGCACATATAACGGAAATCAACACATGACTGACAAAGAGGTAATGCTACTGACGAGACCGGTTACACGAATTTTAGTTGGCCGCATTGCGCAAATAACACCCCGTGAAAAACTGGCTAATTATTGGCAGCACTCTATAACCAGTTCCCTGCCAGGGTAGAGTTACCAAACACACTGCTGTAATGCATTAACTTACTAATTAAAAACACATCATGACTATTCGACGATTTAAAGTAATCGACAGCTCAAACATTAACATGGGCGTCAGTTTCCAAGGTCAAGTACTGGACTATGTTAGGGACAGCTCTATACCCCACCACGTGGTGCTTAAGCAGCCTGACTTTGACGCTCATGGCCGCCCGCGAGCAGGACTAGTGACGTTTGACTTGCGCAACGTCAAGGAGCAGCCGTGATCTTTACTGTTCAGGTCCGTACACCTTGCTTGAACGGTGTAATTTGTTATTGACTCGCCAGCACTACCACCAGCACAAAAATAGCGCATCGTGAAAAACTGGCTAATTATTGGCAGCACTGCAGCATATCACTGGTTCCCTGATCACAGAGAGCCCAGTGATATTGATGTTCTGACGCCAGCAAAAATATCCGGTAATCACAGCACTCTTTGTGTAGTTGACGCGCAGTGGCACACCGCCGCCCAATACCTCATTGATCTAAACAGCAATCCGGTATTCATGGATCCCGATTTGCTCTTTACTCTTAAAGTTTCGCACGCGCATTGGGACGTTAAATTCAACAAGACGCTCTATGACATTTCTTTTCTAAAGAACCACGGCGCTAAACTGCACACGGAGGCTTATCAAAAGCTGCTGCCAGTTTGGGATGCGGTGCATGGTAAAAAATTCGTTAACTTGAATCAGCCAGTTGAGCGGTTCTTCAGCGATGCGGTAACACGAGAGTACAATCACGAACGGTTACACGAGCTTGTCGCATTCTATGATCGTCCTCTACACGAGCAAATTAGACCTGATCGCGGTAGCGCTTGGTGTTCTAAAGAATTATTTGCCGGCCTTAGCCCTGAAGATCAGGCTAAAACTGCGCTCGAAGAAATAATGGCGGTGGCCATTGAGCGGGGTCGCCTGAGCACAAGCAGCAAGCGCAGTGAGGTGCTCAGAGCCGTACACCAATCTCATCACAGGCTCATCACCTCAATGACTGCTGGGTGGTTTGCGCTGTACCTGATCTTAAACGCTAGAGAATTGCTGTCTGATCTAAGACTTACTTGGGAACCTGTATTATTACGCGCACTGGAGAGATTAAAAAATGAATAAATTAACTGAGCGTGAAGCGTTTGAAGCCCACCTGTTAGCCAGAGGATTTAGCACTGCGGCCATACAGCGCGATGCGGACGGCGCGTACTTTTCCATAGACGCGCGACTACAACGCCGGACTTGGTTAGACGCGGTGCAGTGGATCAATACGGCTAATAATATTCCTGCTAATATCTAATTTTCTAAGAGCATGATACAATAGCCTGTACACACAAATATGGGATCAGCTATGAAAACTAATTTGAACAAAAGTCTTCAGGAATCACTAACTCGTATGGAGATGCCTGATCTGACTGGACTCTCCCTAACCGAAAAACTTGAAGTAGTTCTGCAGTTTGCTCGCCAATTAAACGCTGAGGCTGATAACATGTTGTTGAACGCAGAAAAGGCGCTCTATGAGAGTCAGCCACGCTCCCAAGCAGCGTACGGGGATTTAATTGCTAGACTACAAGCTAGCACTAAACCGTAAGCTTATTTGGCCAGCGCAGCGCCAGGTGCAGCAGTTAAATAAGGCATGAAAAAAATACTTGCCCTTTTACTCTTTCTATTACCCCTCTCTGCAATTGGCGCTCAGCAGCCACCGCTGCCAATTGCAGAGTGCTCCGCCCGCGCACTGGGCTTTCCAAGCACAAAAAAGAAACAAACTAGTTTAGTTTGCAGAACTGGTTACGTATTACAGCACGACAATTTGGCAAAGATACCGCTCTGGGTATCCTATACTCTTACTGCCGAACGCAGCACAGGATGCTACAAGCGATCAAATCAATTTATGCCTGACGCCAGCCTGCCGCCTGGCAGCACCGCAATTACAAAAGATTACGCCAAAAGCGGCTATGACATAGGGCACATGGCGCCAAGTGGAGATATGAGTTGGGATCAGCAAGTTGAGCGTGATTCTTTTATCTTGAGTAACATGGCACCACAGCTCCCGGGTTTTAATCGTGGTGTTTGGAAAAGATTAGAAGATTACACTCGTGGCTGGGCTATTAGCCGTAAGACTAATCTCTTAATTTACACTGGGCCAGTTTTTAACCGGGCGCAAAATTTAACTATTGGCGCTAACAGGGTAACGGTGCCGCACGCCTTCTATAAAATAATTATTGACCTTTCTACAAAGGAGACCCAGGTTTATTTATTTCCGCATCAAAAATCAAATCTTGAGCTCCACACATTTATTACAAGCTTAGCAGAAGTACAACATCAAACTGGCCTGGTGTTCCCTGTACCAGCTAATCCAATATATACTGGCACATGGCCAGTTCTCTACAAAAACGCCGTGCAGTTCAAGCGCAAAAAGTGCCATTAGAATAACATTGCTTTACGTTTATTTTTGCTAAATAACCTTAACGGACGATAAAGTTCGCTCACCAATTCGGCGCACCAGCGCTGCGTTAATTCAAGGAGATACTTATGTCAAACGACGTTAAAATTGTACCACTGCCAGAACCAGTCGGCCAAACTGGCGTTCTTCCTGCAGATGGAATCACTGTAGATCAAAGCACGACAACAATGCCAGACGCGCACAAAACTGTACCAGGCGTGGGAACAGTTGAATTTACAAACCCAGTCCCAAGCCAGAACAAGCCGCTTGTTGACAAAGTTGCTGGCCGCGACGCAGTAGATGCTGATCAAGGTTCAACTCCAACTGTTGACTTGATGAAAACTACTGGTTCCCTTTGGGCACGTAATGAAGAAGCTGCACGTGTAGCCTTTGAAGAAAATAACCCAGCCTTTGAAGTCAATCGTCTTCGCGCAGAAGCATTGGCTCTAGAGCAAAAAGGATCTGTGATTTATGATGCAGATGCTAAAAAAGCCGCTCTTGGTAACCTTGGTGCTGGTAAGCCAGCAGCCAAATCCAAGAAGTAATTATAACTAACTCAATTAGGAGATTATTATGGTTGACAAAAAAGATAACATGACACCAACGCCAGTTCAAAAAGACATGATCAAGAACTCGACACCAGATGCAAAGGTTCCTTCCAAGGATTCGCGCGATGGTAAGTTGGGTGGCGATACAGTGCCAACTACGCCTGCAAAAGCAAAGTAATTAGTTTCTTAGCATGATCTGATGGGTCCTTCGGGACCCATTTTTGTTTTCATGAACCTGGCATTTTTAAATACAGGTTTTCTGAGTTCATGTTAAGATGATAGTTCTTGATGCGAAACGGTTAGGAACCACAATGTCGCTTAAACCTCTACAAACACGAGTTATTGACAAAATTTTTAACGGTGGCGAGCAGCGATTTTACCCGCAGTATAGAGAGTCTGGTCTGATGATGTTATTCGGATGGGTATCGGTGTATGTTCCCTTCCCCGAGTCTACTAATTTTGTAGGACGGACGCGAGATATAAGAACTGAATTTGAGCGCGGTTTTTATTCTCTTGAAGCTGCTAAAAATGTTCTTACAGCGATTGAGGACACACGAGCTAAGAAATACAGGGAACAAGTAAAGAACGAACGTGTTATCACGTTTTATGGTAACTAATTGGGAGCCGCAATGTCGTATAAGCCACTAAAGACTAGGATTATCGCCAAGATCTTCAACAACGGCGAACAACGATTTTATCCGCAGTACCGCAAGCCAGGATTTATGAGGGTGTTTGGTTGGGAAACTATTAGTCGCAGACCGGGCCGTTCTGAATTTGAAGGCAAGTCGAGACACGCGCCTTCAGAATATGATGCCGAATTAGTCAGCGGATTTGTTGTTTTTGAAGAAGCAAAAGCTGCGCTGCAGGCACTTGAAAATCAGCACATTGCTGATTGGGCCGTGGGCGTAAAAAGCACAAAAGTTATTAGCAGGTAACCTGTCATTATTCTGGAGTTCAAAAATGCCGCTGTTTAAGAAAACTAGAATTATTGAGGAAGTACTTCAGAACGGATCAGTTCTGTATTATCCTCAGTATCGAGTTTTATTTGTTTGGTTTAAATTCAGCCAAGGCGCCGGATATATTGCTGAATTCAACTCGCTTGGTGAAGCTCACGGGTTTCTATCAGAGAAATATTGTAAAGTTGGATCGCGCGCACATGCTTGGACAGTAAAAAGTAAACGGGTCGTTAGCTAGTACGCGGCTCAACCGACCTAAAACCATGATTGATTGTATTATGAAACTTGATAAGTGCACTTTTGGTCACACCCCAGCGGCGCTCTATCTTGCGTTACTTTTAGCTGAGAGCGACAACAAAAATTTACTGCGCAAAGTAGCCAAGGTGCTGTCAGAAACTCGAAAAGTTCTCAGGGAGCTTGAAGCATCTCACCAGTATCAGAGCGCAATGAGCACCCAAACTTTTGGAATTATGCTTGAGCTGGTGCACGAGCAAACTAAAGTACGAGTTGCAGGCTTAGTTAACGATAAATTTATCGGACAAATTGTGCAGAATATTTTGACTGGGGAAATTCGAACCCTGAAGAAAAGGTGTTCTGCCGCGGCCGTCAAACAGCGTCAGTTCAATCGAGGTCTAAAGTCTGGGCAATCTCCAATGGACGCCAGAGCAGAAGTATTATCGGATGAATATAATAAAGCGGGAGAACTTAAGGCGCGCAGTGCAAAACACCTTGCAAAACGCGGTAAGCAGAATACATTATACTTGGAGGCACTATGAAAAAAGAAGTTAAAGCTGCAGTAAAAGTTAAAGCAGTAAAAGTTAAAGCAACTGAAAACCTTCTATCAGAAAAAGTTCTTTCAGCCAGATACAAAGAATTAAAGAAAGCTGAAAAAACTGCAACTAAAGCGGAAAAAACACCTGCAAAAAAGGTAGCGAAAAAGACGGCAGAGCCTAAAGTTGTTGAGGTTAAAAAAGTTATTGCTGAGCCACAGCCAGTTGTACAACTTGGTGCTGTTGTTCAGGCCCCGGCGGAAGCCGCTCCAAAGGTTGGTAAGCATCGATTACCTACTATTGAAGAAGAGCTTCAAGCTTTTAAGCGTGCAATATGGGCGATAAATCTTCACCGCACAATCACCATGAATGAAAAAGAAATTTTTAAGATCTTAGAGCGTTTTGACCATTGGGTCGGTGCGCACTCCGATTTTAATGGCGAACGACGTCATGAGGAAATTCAGGCAAATGTAAACAACGCGTTTTGGGAATTTATTGCCGGAACTGCGCCAGAGTAATGAGCGCTGAAATTGCCGATCTGTGGGAGATTTTAGTGCCCACAGAGATTAGACTGCGACCTGGTAAATTTTACCGCACAAAGTATCATAGGGTTTGGGATGCTAAAGTGCGCGCTATAACGGGTGGTTTGACTGTACTGACGCCAGCAAAAGGTCACTGGGTTTCTCCAACTGGAGAAACATTTATTGAGCGAATGATACCAGTAAGAATTGTTGCAAATAGAACTCAAATTGATCAGATTATCGATCACACTCTAGAGTACTACGATCAGCTTGCAGTAATGTGTTATAAGGTCAGCAGCGAAGTAATCATTAAACACAGGGCACAGCAATGAGTTTTAAGCATCCGCAAATGACGCTGCGAGACGAACTGACATGGAATTACTATCCATGCCCTGGGTGTATTGGGCATGGGAAAATTGTCGGGAAGAGGCGCGCCAAGATTTTATTTGCGCGCTATCAGGGTTCACCAAAAGGTCACATGTTTGCAAACAAGTCATATGCAATGTACTGGCGGAGCCACCCACAAGAGTATCAGGCACTCATGGGTGGCATCGGGCGAGGCCGAATGAAATCAGGGCCGAGCAGTCGAATCAAACTACAGCAAAAATTTAAGCCACAAGTTAGCTGACTGATTTGCATACTTAATCAGTGACGCACGATTCTGTTCAATAAAAAATACCTTGTTTGACATAATTGCCTCAAGCGCTTGCATTGAGGCAATGTGATCTGTAGGCGTAGAGGTCAGCGGATACAGCCATGGAATTTCAGAGCTGCCAAGTACTGGTCGCCCAACAAGCACGGCATCAGCTGCGACAATATTGAATGTTTCGCTGATTGAATCCTGCAGCAGCACGTCAATCTCGGCGAGGGATTGTAAGAACAGCTCCCTGGATTCCCAGCCATGTTCAACAAGTTCAAATTCATCGGCTGGCAAGTGCTTGAACATTCCGGCCACGTTTCGGTACGGGCCCTGTCCACTGGCGTCTACTCGGCTGTTTACATGTAACCGTAACTTTTTATTGATTAACTTTGCATATTGAATTGCGTTCAGCGCTTGTTGTACGTGGTTTTTTAAAACTCGGTACGCGCCAAACAACCCTACGTTTATTGTATCAATTGTTCTTAAATCCAGGTCGCTTTGACTGTACGGCTGAAACACTGTTGGATAACAATTTGGCAGGTACGGGATGCTGTTGTTGACATTGCATGCAATCGCGAGTTTTTTAATTTGGTCTACTACGCGAGGGCTGTTTGGCGCAACCGTAGTACCCATTTTAAGGTACTCCATAATCCAGTCAAACGCAATACCTTCACTTGCCAGGAATGGAATTTCAGAGTGAACTCGCACAACCCATTCTCTATCGGCGTGTCTGGCCAGACTCTGCAGTTCTGCAATTTTTTCTGGAACTACCCACAGTCCCTCAATAAACACAATTGACGGGTTGTATCGCATGACTAACCGGTCTATTGAGTTACCATCGATCGCAAGAGCAATCATTGCTGGATAGCCTCGGGCGTTGAGCGTATCGACAACAAACTTTGCCGAGTTCCACATGCCGGTGGCAATTTGGTAGGACCCAGAGTAACTTGGATCTTCTGAATAATCTTCTCGAATTTTTAGTAGAAATAGGGCTGACATAGGTACCTTTTTGTTAACCTCCTATTTAGGATCTCTGGTGATGTTAACAGGTATATAATTTGTGTATCATAATTAAAAGGCCGCGTATGGAACTCTATCAGCTAGTTTTGGGATTTGGAGCGTTGAGTGTAGGAGCTCTTATATTTTACGGTGTGATCATGCTTGCAATGTTGGGTGCCGTAAGTGCAGACCGGCATATGGAGACGCAGTCATTAAAGTGGTGGATATTTACTTTTGTTGTGACCTCAGCAACCGCGCATGTGTTCTTTGCTGACTATTCACACGCTGTCCTGAGCACTCTAGTGTTGCTGGCATTGGGTCAGTACTTGTTAATTGGGATCGCTTATTCAGTGCTCGCATTTGTGCTTGAAGTACGCAAATCTGCTGCGCTGCACAAACGCGATTGGGCCGAGTGCCTGCATTCTAAGAATTTTTACAACCAGCCTTCTAGATTTGAAATGATGAAAGCAGTTCACGAAAAAGGCGCGGTGAGTGGGTACTGGAATGATGTGCATAGTTTTGCAGATTGGTTCTGCACTACCTATGCGCGAAGTGACAACTTAATTAGGCTTAAGCTGGATGTTGATGGTGTTACACCGACTCCATACGTGAATAAGCCGGTGCTTGTCAGACATGCTGGAGCGTGGATTTTGTTTTGGCCGTTTTATTTGATCACGCTTATTATCGGCGATGTGCTGGTAAAGGGAGTAAAGTATTTTGTGGACCTGATCGTCACGCTCTCCGGGGGTTTTGTGCGAGCCGTGTTTAGCGACTCATTTAAATTATAGAATGGTGCTATGAAGAATCCTGTCCTCACGCTTGAACCAAATACGCGCGGTCGAGATCTTGTCATTGGCGACCTGCACGGTTCATTGAGCGCGTTGGTTAACATGCTGCACAATCTAAATTTCAATCCTGAAGTTGACAGGGTAATTAGTGTTGGCGATTTAGTCGACCGTGGGCCTGATTCATTAGGTTGTTTAGAGCTACTCAGGGAACCTTGGTTCCATGCTACTCTTGCAAATCATGAGTTCATGATGCTGGAAGCATTTGATGGTGGTTATTCTGGCGCGTACTGGATTCCGAACGGTGGCTCTTGGGGTGCTTCAGCACTCTCTGACTGGCAAGCGCTCTATCATAAAGAGACGCCAGTCTTTAAAACCTCTCAGCAAGTATTTGATCTTCTTCCACTGGTGCGGGAGATGCCGTTCTTAATCACGATTAACATGACTAGCGGCAAAAAATACCACGTGCTGCACGCAGAGTTACCGCCTGGCTACAACAATTTAACTGATGCTGATTTGAGTTCTCCAGATAGAGTACAGGAACTTGCTACTACTTTTGACGGCCTGAACGGTGAAGCGTTCCTGTGGAGCCGAAATATCTTTAATCAATTTCACGGTGCAGACCTCAGGAACTGTAATTACGACAAAATTAAACGATCAGTGCAGCACAAATACAGCAGTGGTACCGGGCCGTTTAACGACAAACTGTCTCATATCATTAGCGGCCACACCATTATGCAGGCCCCACTTACAATTTTGGGTCAGACTAATATTGACACTTGCGCGTACGGCTCCTACAGCTCTGGTAATAATCACGCCAAATCCTGGGCCGGCCTGACGTGCATTAATCTAGCAGAGTGGAAGTTTTACCACGCAACAGAGACTACATTCAGGGAGAGCACTCCAATAACAGTAAATAGTACGCACCTCGCACACTCTTAAGGGAATACTATGCAACTGATTACTGAAGCAACCATGGACGAAGAAGTTAGCGTGCAGCTGGGTAAGCTCCAGACTGTAATTCAAAAGCTGGAAAAAATGGCGGATAAGTTTGAAGCTGAAAAGATTCGCCCAATTCGCTCGCAAAACACAGCACTGATTTACGCCACGGCTGATCTTGAAAAACTACGTAATAGATTTGGAGCTCTCTTAAAATGACCGAACTACGTATTCCATGCTCACCGGATCAAGAGGATGTGGTAGTGGATCACATGCTCTCCGGGGCGGCGCTTGGGATGCAACCAGACGAACGTGCCTGGATTATGGCGCACGTTCGTAAACATAATTCACGCGCTCGCGTACTCTCGGCAGACCTTGATCTGGAAACTGCTGAGTGGGTTTTACAACTCCAAATGTAACCACGATAAACACGCCGCTGGATTAAAAAGGGTATAAAATGTCTTATCAACCCTATGAGATCCTATATGCTAACCGAACAAGACAAAGAAGACTGCGCAATCTTGCTTAAGCGCTCGCTCTTAAACACAACTCTTGCAGGCTTTGGTCGCGATGGTTTTGGCCAGTTCGGCCAGTGCGACGCTGCACAACATTACCCGGTTAAAGAGATCACAGTCCTGATGCACCCGAGATCCAATGGTGGTATCGCCCTCATCGAACTGCAGGGGTATCACAGCGGTGATCACGGTCATCTCATGACTGACCGCAACATTGAAATTTCAATCAATAAACTCCTCAAAGACAACTCAATCGACCCAGGTTGCTGGGCATGGGCGGACGAGAAATTTCAGGGCGAAGATTTTATTGTGATTCACTTTGACGCGGACTTTCTCTTAAACTAGTATACAAAATCCAGGTTCTGTGTTACAGTACTTGAACTGGAGGATTTATGGACAACTCAGAATTATTGATAGTGCACGCCGCAGATGCACATAAAGAACTCTTCCCGTTACGTAAAATTTTTAGTGAGTGTGAGGGATATTACATCAACCGAAACAAAATAGTGTTTAGGGAACTTTCAGGACGATTTGAAAGTATTTCAGAGACTTTAGTTGGAAAGAGTAATTTTTATATTTTCACTTCTATAAGCGGAGCCGCTGATGGCCCCCTTGGCCCTCCGTTCTTGACCCGAAACCGTTTGCTTCGCGAGTTGCACTATAATAGTGAATGGGGCGAATTTTTAAAAGCTGCCGACCTGGAGCCTGAGCCGGCACAGAATGTTAGCGCCAGCGATTTTGTCGGCAAGTTCGTAGTAGGGTGCTGTAGTGAAGGTGAGAAAATGGAGGTGTTGCCTGGTGCGTGTTTGCTGTTAAAAGCGCAGGAGCGCATCAATGAGCAAGCGCTAATTAATCCAAATAAAACGTACTTTCTTTTAGAAGTTAAAAGCTCTGCTAAACAAGTCGCAGGAGTTGTCTGGAGCTAACGTGAATGTAGCTAATTTTAAAAGCAGAGCGCACGTATTGCACGCGCATCTTGCGGGGGTTATGGTATGAATAACATGGTGTGGCCTGAAGGCTGTGAAGTATTCCTTGTGGGTGGCGCGGTAAGAGATAAGCTCCTAGGCCTCAAGCCCAAAGATCTTGATTGGGTCATTGTTGGAGCCGAGCAGTCCTGCATTGAAGAGCGGTTACTTCGTGCGGGCTTTACGCAAGTAGGCGCTGATTTCCCTGTATTTTTACACCCTACAACTGGCGATCAATACGCACTGGCGCGAACTGAGCGCAAGACTGGTGTTGGTTACCACGGCTTTGATGTTGCAGCTGATGCCACAGTTACCCTGGAACAGGATCTCTGCCGTCGCGATCTTACTATTAATTCAATGGCGATGAGCAGCACGGGAGAGCTCATTGATCCGTATGGCGGGCTTAAAGATTTGCGCAATCATGTACTGCGGCACACCAGCCCTGCGTTCTCTGAGGATCCACTGCGCGTACTGAGACTTGCCAGATTTGATGCTCGCTTTAAAGACTTTAGGGTGGCAGCAGAGACTCGTGAACTGTGCAAAGCATTGGCGGAATCTGGCGAGTTAAACAATCTTGCCACTGAGCGAATTTGGACTGAAGTTGAAAATGGTTTAAGGGAAAAGCACCCCGCAAAATTTTTCGAGGCACTTGACGAGTGTGGTGCGCTAGAGCACTGCACAATATTGAGAACTGCTTTTGGTTCCTCACTTACTGCAGAGCAGCGTAAAGTCTGTGTGGTTCTTGAAACCATTAAGCCAGCTGACAGGCTAGCAGTTGGAGTAGCCGCACTGTCACCACGCCTGGCACAGGCTGAAGAACTGTGTGTAAGTAAACGCGTCATGGACTGCTATCAGAATATTCAGCTCTTATTGCGGAGTCGCTATACTGCGCAGGCTTTTGCCAAGGTTCTCAAGTGCTCTGGAGCTCTCAGAGAAGGGCCGTCTTTTAACGACATGTGTCTCTCCGCGGCGGTGCTGGAACTTGCTGGCCATGCTGAATCAAAATTTACGCCGCGACAGCTTTGGGTTGGAGTAGGAGTTTATCGTCGAGTGCGATCAGCGCAGTTCCAGCAATTGACTGGTAAAGAGCTTGGTACTGCAATTGATCAGGCGCGAGTGCATAACTTGCACGTAGCAATGGGTATCCCAGAACTCTGTGAGGTCAGCGCCGCACAGAACTTATAATTAATGTACTTACTTATTTGGAGCTCAAGATGACTATTTCCTCTGGTACTAAAATCTTAATCTTAAGAGTAATTTTCTTTTCGTGCTTGCTGATTGGATTTTTCCTGGCACCGGTCTGGGTGCTGCTGTTAGGTACTGCAGCGCTTGTGTACGTTGAAATAGACGGTGCAGAGCAAGATGCGCTCAGAGAACTTCGGCACAAGATTGAAAAGCTTAATGGTGAAGTATCTGAAGCTGAACTTGCCATGCGGCGTGCCAATCATGGTCTTGACAGTTATTAACCCGTTATCCAACACTCTCAGATAAAGTTGCTAAATAAGCATGTCTACACCTCTACCCTGTTTACTTAACATTTACCTTGATTCAGATGGGGTAGTGTGTGATTTTGACGCAGCACTTGCTAGATCAGGCCTCTCAGTAGAAGTTTTCAAGCACCAACCCGGAACTTATCTTTGGTTAGATATAATGCCTGGGGCCACTGAGTCGCTGAATATCCTCAAGGCGCTTGATGATGAAGACAAATTGCGAGTTTGGATTCTTACAAAGACTCCCAGCCGCGCTCCGTACGCCTACACGGAGAAAGTACTGTGGTACCGCCAGCATTTTCCATGGCTGGAGGACCGTGTTATTCTTACTCAAGATAAACACTTGATGGGCACTGAGCGCGATATTTTGTTGGATGATCGACCGCACAAAGCAAACGCTGATAAATTTCGGGGTGAGTTCATGTTGTTTGATCCGCTGCACTCAAGAGACGGCTGGGCTGCCTTAATTCAAACCGTGAAAACGCGGTTGTTTCATCAGGCTTTTGCAGAGTGCGAATTTAAAAAAGAATAAGCGTAACAGTTACATGGGGAAACCTGAAAATAGTTACAATTTAATTAACATAAGTAACAGAAATAGAGTACTATCTATTACCGAAACATTGGTAAAACTTAAACCCCACAAGGAGTATATCTTGAATAAAACAGTTATTGCTTTAGCCATCCTGGCAGCATCAGGATCTTCGTTTGCAACAGATCCGGTATTTTCCGGTTCAGCCGCAGTATCAGGCGCGATTCGCAACTCGGTCACATCTTCTGCCTCAGTAGTTGGTGTTGGCACATCTTACTCGGCAGCAGGATCAACTGCGGCTTCGTCTGCAGATGCGGCATTTACAACTCGCGGTACTCACACAACCACGGACGGTGTTACTACTGTCACAGCAGATTCAAGCGTTAAGGGTCAAACTGACACAAAAGTAACTGGTTATTCGTATAACTCGTCAACTGGTACAGGAACAGGATCTGCAACTTCAACTGGTTGGTCGGATGCCGGATCCAATGCACACGTAACAACCACTATTCAAGGCATGCCAGGCCAGACCCTGTCTCTTAGTGGTGCCAGTGACAGTGGACGTCCAAACCATGCCAATGGCTCTGACGTTGCAATGTCTGTTGGGACAAATCAGGGAACGTCTGCAGGAGCCATGAGCGGTGGTGATTACGACGCAACTGGTAATCTTACGGTTAAATTTGGCGATGGCTTTGTTGCTGGCTCTGTGTCTGATACCAAAAACGCTTCGTCGTACGCAGGAACTGGTCAAGCGCCAATTGGCAACTTCTCTGGCACATACGTTAATGCAACCACTCTTAACGCCAGCACAATGTCTAATGCTGGTGCTAACGGTAGCTTTACAATGTCAACAACTACGCCTGGGGCGTTTGTGCCGCCGGCAGATGATAGCGATGATAGCGATGATAGCGACAGCTAAGACGAGCTAAGAGCCTTAACTGGCTCTTATTTTAATAATAATAATTAAGGATTAAAAATGAAAAAGATTCTCTTTATGGTGTTGGCAGCCGCGACAACTTTCGCGTCTGCTACCGAAGCACCGCAAGGAATGACACCAACACTGAGTTCTACCACCGCTTCTACACAAAGTCAGGAACAGTCCTCTGTTTCTGCAGCCATGAACGCTGGTAATGCGCAGTCAATTACTTTTACATCACCCGAAGTTTCAACTTCAAATGTAAACTCCACCGTAAATGGTCGGCAGGAGCAGGTAGTTTCAGGTGGTACTAATAGCACAGTCCGTCAAGAGTTTGGTTCGCAAACTATTCGCAACACACCGTCAGTAAGCGGTCAAGCACTTGTTTCGTCAAACGACACGTGCATGGGTTCGGCAAGCGGCTCAGTTAACGGACCAGGTTTTGGCTTGTCGCTAGGCAAGACTTATACTGATGCAAACTGCGTGCTGTTGAAAAATAGCCGTGAGCTCTGGAACATGGGTATGAAAGCGGCTGCAATGGCGCTAATGTGCAAAGACCCAGATAACCGCGATGCGCTTGAAGTCACCGGTTATACTTGCCCACCGTCCCACCAGCACAATAGCCGCACAATGCAAGCGTCGCACGACGTGTCCGGAAACTAAGGAGGCCCTATGAAGAAGCTGCTCGCAATCTCTGCACTGCTCTTCGCATCGGCTTCCTTTGCTCAGACGGTCACACTTGAGAATGAAATTCTCGGATCTGGTCAGCCAGGTCAAACGGTTCCTGAAGTTGTTGTACCAGTAAACATTCGCGAAGGCATCTATCATGGTCAGCAGTACATGCCAGGATATCCAACCGCTGGTGTAATCTGGGCCCGCGTAATTGAAGTTCCCTGTATGAAAGTCAGTACAGGTCTGAAGTGTGATGGATATACCTGGAAACCAGCTTTCGGCCGCGCAGAATATTTGTTTGTAAAGCCAATGGTTACTACAGTTGCGGTGCCAGAAACTGTTGTTGTAGAAGTTCCAGTTGTTGTGCTGAAAGAAGTTCAAGTAAAGAAAAAGAAGGAATAATAAGTTCCCGTTAATAGCCGCCAAGTGCGGCTATTATTTTGCCCGGACACTGCGCACCAGTGATTGACTTTCTCCAAGGCTTGTTAATAATTAAACAGTGCCGCCTTGGAGAAAAGTAATGATAATTTATATTGCATGCGTGGTCTTGATTTATTTTTTGCTGTGTGCTGTCGTGCGTCAAACTCAACACAGACCTAATATTAGATTCTTAATTAATTTGCTCTTTGGTTGGTTTATAATTGCAGCAGTAGCTGGTTTCTTTTTAATTAGTTTTAGGGCATTCTAATGGTTATCGTTGATATTGCATTGGCCACAATTTGTTTCATGGGTACATGTCACAACGCGTTAATTGGGAACGACACACCACGTGGCGAGTTCACTCTTATTCAGCGGCTGACTGAAACTCCTGGATATGGTGGTGATGTGCTGCAGTTCAAAGAGACGGAAGAGGACGTGTACGCCATTCACCGAGTTTACTTGCTACACCCAGCTCAGCGCCGTGCTCAGCGGCTCAAGAGCAAGAATATTGCAGATCGCACAATTACTAAAGGCTGCATTAATGTTTCGCCCGAAGTTTATGAGGCACTTGTAGAGTGCTGTTCAACTGATACTGTGGAAATTAAATAATGCCAAATTATACTGCTACGAACACTGGCCCTTTCAAACCGAAATTACCAGCTCACCCTGATGATTTGCAGCGTTTACGTAAATCAAATAACCCAAACAACGAACGTGTTGGTCACTTCACAGGCCGCTGTGGGCACTGCGGTTCTTCAAGCCTGTGGGATGATAATTTAGCCTATGGTTGCAATTCCTGCGGTGCCCTATTATCTGGAAACTAGATCGAGAATCTTCAATATACAAAATCTGTATCTCCAGTGTACTTTCGCCGGCGGTGTGATATTATGCCCTCATACCCTTGGAGAACAACATGTACAGAGATGATGACAAATCTGATTATTATATCTGGGAACGAAACGACGGGTGCACCGGTTGTACTCGGTACAAGCCAAAAGACTGGTTGACTTCCACGGGGCCAGTTAGTTTTAAGGTGTTGCAAGTAACCAACAACTGGCCAGATGCCCAGAAATTCTTGCAGAACCGTACAGCAAACACTGCCGCTTAATACACTTAAATTAATATGTCAATCATTAAAATCTACTCTAGCAAGTCTAAGCCTGCAAAGAAAAAGCCCGGCTGGCGTGAAGCTGAGCAGCAAGAAGCAGAATGGCTGCAGGGTATTCAGCGCATGTCTCTGTCAGGCGCCAAGAGCAAAGCCGTACAGGCTAAGAAGCCGGCACCCTCGAAGATTCCGGTGATTGCCGAACATCTGAGGAATAAAGCACCTAGTCTTATTAGTACGGGTGGATCCTGCACCAAACCGGTTGCTCGTCCAGAAATCATGTACCGCGATAATCCGGAAATGTTAGAGCGAGAGCTCAAAGCCCGCGAACGTAAATTTTGCACTGCACCGGCGTACAACAAAGGAAATGACGTCTACATCACTGACGAAATGATGAAGGATATTACCGCTGGACTAACTCGACGCCGATAGGAATAATCATGACTGCACTAAACATCGCGGTAAAACCTAACTTCAATCAACACACTGATAATGCCGTCAAATTCCCAACATCATTTCAGGTGCTACCGCGGCCAGGTGACAGCATAGTAGGCTACCGCATGACCACGAATAAATTGGAGGGGTTTGAGTTCCCCGTGCTTAAGGTAGTACATTCTTCTACTCAGATTTATCTTGTTGTTGGCGAAGCTGAGTGAGTGTTCTTGCAAAAATTGCGCGCGATCTGTTGCTTGGTAAATTACCGGCGGCAGCCGCGGCAGATCTAGAAAAGAGCCGGTTAGCAGTTTGCCAGGCCTGTCCAGAATTTACTAAGATGTCTAGACAGTGCCGAATGTGTTCATGTTTTATGGATTTAAAAGTAAAGCTGCTTGACGCCTCTTGCCCGATAGAAAAATGGTGAACAAAAATGATATTTGCAAAATTACACACTGGCTCAGTACCCCTCAACGCAGTTGAAACGGTGAGCGGTCGGTACGTGGATGTTACTAATCCACAGAAAAATGACATCTGTTTATCAGATATCGCATGGGCGCTGAGCCGCCAAACCCGATTTGCAGGGCATACGCTCTCGGACGAAATTTGGTCAGTTGGCCAGCACTCGCTGTTTGTGCACGACTTGCTTGATGCTGCGCTCGACGTCGATACTAAAACGTGCTTAAGCCGATCACTGGTAAGCTTTTTATTGCAGCGAGGCCACACGGATATTCTGCAAAAAATACGCAATGATGGAACGCTGGATCTTAGAGTGCGGCTGGGCGCACTGTTACACGACGCCAGCGAGGCGTACTTGGTGGACCTGCCTACCCCAGTTAAAAAGCACCCCAAGATTAAAGAGCAGTACGTGCTAATGGAGCGCAACATCTCTGCAAAGATCGACGAGGCTTTTGGGCTAGAGCCGCTTTGCAAGGGGGCCGGATCTGTTATTCTGTGGGCAGACTTAATGGCACTGCAAATAGAGGCAATTGCGCTTATGCCAAGTCGCGGTCGTGAGTGGAATGTTGATTTTCCAGAACTAGACATTGATGAAATAGTTTTGTTCCCAGAGATAAAGCGCTGGAAAGAAAACTATAATCATTTTCTGAATACCGGTAATTACTTGATCCGAGCAATTAAGAATCAAACGCTGCAAGTATAGAGGCATTAGGTGACAAATAGCGTTTACAGGGTCTAAGTTAGACCCTGTTTTGTTTCCAGGCACGCTAAATAGATAACTATCTTAATGGAGCTACTATGTCTGACCTAAATCGTTTAAAAGAACTTGCTGCCTTGCTGCGCTCTAAGCCAGAATCAGTTGTTGAGTCCCATAAAACGCGCTCTGGCGCTCTTGTTGAGGAAAATAAAGATCTCCAAGAAATGTCAGCAGCCAACAAGTTCAGCTCTGGCGCCATGAAAGCCAGCGCCGCTAAGATGATGGTAAAGTCCTTTATGGCAGGTGAAGACACATTTGATATGCCTAACGGCGACAAATTCACAGCAGTAAAGAGCCTTACAGTAAAAACATTAGAGGCTGGACAAATTGTGATGGGTTCGTACGATGCCAGCAATCAAGGTGCACATTTGTACGCTGTGCTGGGCTTCAACGACGGCAATGACAATGATGCGGTGCAGCACAAATCAGTAAAAGAACTGCTGGCTAAGGCTGGTGTAAAATCTCTTCGCGACATTGACGGCGCGCACATGGTTGTAAAAGATCTTTCAAGCGGTGAAGAAGGCGGTTGGTTTTACCAGTATAAAGGCCGGTTTGTACGCGGTTCTGGCGCGGAACCACTAACGTTTACGCTTGTAGAAAAAGTGTAATGCGAATCAGAGACCTAAACGAAGCCACTGTTGTAAACTTTGCCGATCGAGCAGAGGCAACTCTTAGTGGCATTGGCTCAGCGGCCAAGCGTGCGCTGGGCTCGTTTAAAAATGCAGCTGAAAAGGCCGATGCTGACGCAAAGGACACAGCCAAAAAAGCTGCTGATGCGCTCACTAAGAAAAAAACCGCTGGTGGAGAAGTTGCTGCTGCACCTACAACAATTGCCTCAATTATACTTTCTCGTCAACCTGATGAAAATGACTTGCCAGAGCTTGAAGGTTTTGATGCGTTGCAGTTTGAAAATCTACAAAACGCACTTGTAAAAATGCTTACACGCATGAACAGGTTTACCAAGACGCTCACAAGAGAATTGGAAAATGCAGATTTTGTAAATGATCAAGACAAAGGAGACATTCCAATCCGCCTTAAAAAGCGTGAAAAAAATATTATTGAGGCCTCTGACAACATGCTCTCCGCTGATAAAAACGGTGAGCACGAGGCGTGGACGCTGGCTCTTACTGATGATGATGGGACCACCGGCGCAAAATCACTGCTTGACATGCTGTACTCAATTTCGCAGCGGAATGGCGCGCAAAATCTTGCTGGCGCCGGATCTCCTGGTACAGGAGCGGGGCGTGAGCGTGCAACGGGTATGAATCTAGTAAACATGCTTGGTGCGCAGCAATTTATCTTAGAACAGCGCTTGCTGTTATTAAAACCAATTTTTGTACGGTTAGCCAGTAAGCCTGTGACCGCCGAGTGTCTCCAACGCCTTGGCAAATTAGCAAAGCGCCTCTAACCAGGGCTGTACTTTCTAGCAACGCTGTACATGATATAAATACTACTGACCACCCGGTCAACCTACAGAGTTTAATTTGGGCTCTTGCTCTGTGAGCCGTACAAGGAGAAGTAATGATGTATAACGACAAGCTCGTTGTCGCCGTCAAGGCGCAAGGTAAGATTCTACGCGAGCATAAAGACACCGCGCTGATGCCCTTCGGTACAGAGTACTCCATTCTGATTAAAAACAAAAACACTGTTCGAGCGCTAGTACGCGTTGAAATCGACGGCACAGATGTAACCGGCGGCACTCAACTTATTGTTGGCCCCAACAGTTCGATTGATCTAGAGCGGTTTATTAAAAACGGGAACTTAAAAGAGGGCAATAGATTTAAATTTATTGAGCGCACACAAAAGATTGAAGAGCATCGTGGGATCGGCGCCGAAGACGGACTTGTCAGAGTTGAGTTTGAATTTGAGCGAGCCATGACAACGACGCTGACTGTCAACAACTTCAACAACGTACATCATTATGTAAACCCATGGCCTAATCCGCTGCGTGGTATGCCACCTTACTATGCCCAGACATCAGATGCGATTGGGCCGACCAGCGCAGACTCGTTGCCACTTGGGGTGTTTGCCGGTTATGCTCAATGCGCTAATTTATCGGCGGAATCCAGTGTAGCCAGCGCCACCCTGACCACCTCGGCAAATGAAGTAGGCATTACAGTACCAGGATCCGTATCCGACCAGCAGTTTACAGTTGGCGGCTGGTTTCCAACAGACGGGGTTCAGCACGTGATTATCATGAAGCTGCGCGGCGAAGTTAAGGGTGAGGCTATTGTTGAGCCGGTAACCGTCAAGACTAAATCCGCGTGCAGCACCTGTGGCACCAAAAACAAGGGTCCGGCAAAGTTCTGTCAGGAGTGTGGAACTGCTCTGAATATAGTATAGGTATTAACGTCATGAGTCAGATCACGCAGCGCGTCTAAATAGCCTCTATACTACAAGGATTCTACCTCATGACGCTGCCAGTATTCCCAAATCCTATTTCGCTGGACTCTATTAGAGCAGAGTTTGGCGGATCCTATCCTATTAGCTTGAGCTCCTATTATGCAGGCGGCCCGTTTGTGTCGGCTGGCACAGTTGGGTTTCCTAGCAACGTGCAGGTTGCTATTCCAGCTGGCGGCCCAATTAGCCTGTCTAACTTTCACGGTGCCAGCGCTGTTCTCACAGGCCAAGCTGCAAGTGCAGCCACCAACACAGTTCTCCTGGCTCAGCTCCCAGCACAGGCCACATGGGTGCGATTTCATCTGGTT